TTTGCCAGACAACACCGTCTACGAGATCCACGCTTGGATAGCTCGCTTGTTGAAGATCTGCAAACGCCGAGACATAGTGCTGCGGGTATTAGAAGGCACGCCGTCTCATGACTGGAAACAGAGTCGTTTGGTGGAAAGCATCAATGTAGACGTAGGGATTGGGGCAGACGCACGGCACGTGCCGGAGTTGTCCATTGAGCACCACGAACGGTTTGGTATGGACATTCTGTACCTACCCGACGAGTGGTCAAGCGACAACGACGATACCTGGAAGCAAGTGCGCCAACTGATGGCCGAGCACCGCTTAGACCAAGTGGACTTTGTGATGATGCACGGGCAATTCCCGTATCAGCTACCTCCCCACGTCAACGTTCCGACACACGACCCCGATCGGTATGCAGATCTTGCTCGTCACTATGTGTTTTGCGGACACGTACACATCCCCAGTCGCTACCGGAACATTCTGGTGCCTGGCTCGTACGACCGTCTTACTCATGGGGAAGAGCACGCTAAGGGACACTGGCGTCTTCGGGTCGATCCGAACGGCGACGACAGCGTTGTGTTCCACGAGAACACCGGCGCTACTCTGTACCGAAGCATTGACTGCACTGGGTTAGAGATGGATGCGGCCTTGGCGATGATTGAGCGTGAATTGGTCGCCTTACCGGACGGAGCTCATACTCGCATTGTAGCCGATCGCAATGACCCAGTGGCCGCTTCCTTAACGGTACTTCAGCGTAAGCACCCGGAGTTTCGTTGGACCAGTAAATTGCAGAACAAAAGCAAGTCAGGAAAAGAGATGTTGCAGGATATGCGGGCCAAGTATCAGACCAAACCCATCACCGCTCGAACGATCAATGAGATGGTGGCGGATCGGCTGAAACGAATGGACTGCGATGAGTCGACTATACATCAGTGCATGACTGCGCTGACTGAGGTCCACTAATGAGACAATCGGAAGATATCTTAGCCGAACGGGAAATGGGTCAGTATCCGATCTCGATAGGAACGTCGTTAGCTCTTGAGGGAGCTAACGGCGTTTACCCAGACCGTGAAGAAACCCCACCCCCGATCTTACAGTACAACCGCCTGTGGGTTAATGTGGCCACTCTGTTCCGTAACCTCTTCAACAGCATGACCGCTGAAGAGCAGGATCGAGTGATCGCCAGAGATCTGAGCATTGCCCTGGCATCTGAGTTGGGTCCTATAGACGCTGCGGTAGCGGATGTGGCGGGACGTAAGGTCAAGGTGACCTTCTACCTGAACCAACTCACTCGAATGGCGGTGTGGTTTCCTAAGGCCAACTTAAAGAAGCCCACCACCCCCAAGCAACGGATCTTTGCTGGGCTGATGGCTGAGACCTTGTCTTTATTACCCAACTACCTGGAAGACATAGATTACCGTTACGCCGATGGGCCATTGGAGGGCGACGGTCGGGCGCTGATCCTCACGCACAGCGCGGTTGATTTGCTCTCAACCTATCGGTTTGATGAGTTAGTGTTGTTGGAATCGCACACCGGTAAATTGAAACCTAAGTCGCAATGGGGCACTAAGCTCGGGGCTAAAGATGAGACCATGCCGTTCAATGCGTTTACGCTGCAAGTCTTCGGTGATGGGTCAACGCACTTTTCACCGATGTCGATTAAATATCGACGCGCGGTCCTAGAGGTCGCAAAGAAAGATCGTTGGGTTAGTGTCACTACCTTGGCGAAAATCAGAATGGGCGTGAACACCATTAAGGACCCTCAGATAAAAGACGATCTGATAACCCTGATGGACGACACGTCATTTCCTACATAACTACCTAATCCTCTAGGAGGACGTCCCATGGATCAGAATCAGAAGCCCATTTTACTCGACGACAAGAAGTTTGCACTGTACGGTAAACCCACTGAAGGTGGACGTGGGTCCCCAAAGATGCAATTCGGTGTGTTCCGCGGCAACCCGAACATCTCGGTGTTCACCAACGATCCTGCCGATCCTGAGAAGAAACCCATCCGCGCGGCGATGGACCCGATCATCTGGGGTGGCTTCATTCAGACGTTGATTGATGCCGCTACGGCGGAACCGAACTTCCAACGTCGACTGCTTAACCGCAAAGGTCCCCCGCAGAAGACCTTTGTCGACAGCATGACCATCATTGGTAAGGACGGGGAAGGTGTGGTGTACCTTGCCATTCAAACCCAAAACCGTCCTACCAAGAAAATCCCACTCTTACCTGGCATCTACGCTGACTTAGCAGACGATCAAGGCAACCCCATTCCAGACGCTGAGAAGTCTCGTGTGTTTGCTTTGGGTTTGGCGAAAACGTTGGATGCTCAGATGCAAGCGTTCATGCGTGAGACGTACGAACCCGCACAGCCCCCTCAGGGTGCAGCAGCCGGTAACCGTGGTGGTTACGGTGGCGGCGGACAAGGCGGCGGACAACAAGGCGGCGGACAACAAGGCGGCGGACAACGCGGCAGTTACGGCGGCGGACAACCAGCACCTCAAGGCGGCAGTCAACCGGCACCTCAAAGTACCGGCGGCTTCGAAGACGACCTGCCTCTCTAAGTGTCTCTCCAAGACCCAGGTCCGTTTGGGCCTTGGGTCTTGGTTAATGTCCCAATGGTCCGTTGGTTTTCTAAAAAAATAGAGTCATATATCATCCAAGTGTTGCAGTTGTTGGCCAACAACGAAACGCACTTTAGGAGAGTTAACGAATGCAGATTATCGATGCAGGCGCTCAAGGCGAACCGTTTTCACGGATTTACACCGAACACAACGGCGAGAAGATGGCGTGGGATCTACAAAAGTTCTACGGTAAACCCACCAATGCCACAGTCGCCGGCGTATTTGAACTGATCAATGGTTACTGGTCCAGTCTACCCAGCAGCCGTCAAGACAAGATCTTCCGTATTTACGGTAAAGCCCGTCAGTGTCTGGACGACATCATTGATCCTAATCAACAACACATCGCATTGACGAGTGTGGTGAAAGCGCTGTACGACGAAATGCCGTTTGATGAAATTCAGTACTGGGCCCGCACCCACGGTAACATTCGTGTACCGCCGTCCATTAAGAGTAACTACTCCGAACTTGAAATCTCCGACCGCAATCAGGTGGGGCAAAACTACCAAGCTAAGACGTACCTTCGGGACGACTACTTGGAATTGGTGAACATGGCGCTGTTAATGAAGCCAATGATTCCAATCTGGGCTGAGTACGGGCGTTTGCTGGAACAGGTGTCTAACACCAACAGTTTCCGTGAGTACCGAGCCATGTCGTTGCTGAACAACTCCAAAGCCGTGGGCACTGAGCCTATGGAGCGGTTACGGCGCTACGTGGAAACGGCCTCGTTGGATGCACGCACCGCCATGAGTGCAGCGTTAGGGGGCATAGGGTCTTCAGAGTTGCCAGACTGGTTAATGTCCATGGTGATCATCCGTAAGTTGGTGATCATTGAGTTGTCGTCGTATGAGGACAGCAACAACATCGTCAGTGTGGTGTATCATCACGTACGCAACACCATTAAATCGGTGGACCGTAAGTTTTCAGGGCGCATCCGAGATAAACCCCGGCCTCGGAACGAAGACGACGATGAAAACAAGTCGATCATCGAAACGTACAAAATCAAACAAGAGATCAGCGACGGCGATTTGATGGTACTGTCCATCTATACCGAGCAGACGCTGGCCATGACTCGGCAGTTGTCTCCCGACATCCCCGAGAAGTTGGTGGATCGGTGTTTAAGTACCATCCGTGAGATTGAGCATCAGCAGCCCACAGAAGGGCAACTGACGCTCCTACGTTGGATACTGTCTTCGGTGATTCCCCCACGGTCGATCGACAACATCAGTAAGCCCTCGTTGATGTCGTGTTTCGCCGCAGCTCAAGCCACCCTATGGTACCATCAACAACCTGATCTGGCTTTGTTGTTGACCGCTCATGAGACCCGAGATTCCCAAGGTTACTTGATCGGCGGTATCGAATCTCGAAGTCGTATCCCAAAAGAGTTTGTGGATCGGTTTGTAGAACTCTACCCCCATTATCAGGAGAAGGGGGCCAAAGAACGAGAGCGGCAAACGAATGTCGCCTGTCGAGCCATCGACAACATTACTAAGGACTTTGTTAAATGCAACTGGGTCGTCCACGCCCCTAAGGAACTCATTAACATGGGTACCGCGATCGATGACAGCAAGGTGATGACTGCACCTTCTGATATCAAAACACAATTGTCCGTCCTAGTCCTCAGACTTGCCGAAGCGCAAGAGCTACTCCAGGAGCAACGTTGATGTATACTTTTACTGTGTCCAGAATGCTGATGTTTGAAACAGCCCGGTACGACGACGTGTACTTACGTCCGTATCAAACGCAATTTGACCAACAGGTCTCTAATATCCTGTACGAATCCAGTGAGGGCGGGCGCAATTACACCCCAAGTTCGCTCGCCTCAGCGGCCAGCAGTTTCCTCAGACCCTCCACCGAAGCGTCGGTGCGAGCGAATCTGTCCAATGGGTTTGGTGAGAAGCGATTCAGCTTCATGATGGAAATCACCCTACCTACCCTGGGTCAATTCGGCGGTGGCATGCGCTACATCATCACCGGATACACCAACCACCTAGGGGTGGCAAATGCCGCTGGTGGCATGCATCTTGATCCTAACATGCAGTTGTTCTTCAACAACGTGTTTGAGTTGCGTGATACCTACGTACCTACCCCCCACGGTCAAGAGCACCAAGTCAACGTAGCCGGCAGTCGTCACGTTCTACACAACTCGGCGTCCATGGACTACATGCAATCGGCCCCCCCACAATACACCCTTCGTCCTGAGGATGTGATGGGAGAGTTGGAATACAGCGATCGGGCCTTCTCAGGCAGCGACGAAGTGGTGAATGGATTAGGGGTCTTGTCAGGCGTGCGGTTAAGCGATCGGTCTAACGAGAGCCGTCCTACGTACCTGGCTAAGACCATCAAATCGTTCAATCAGGCCTCCATTGAGAGCGATACTTACGGCGACATGTCGGGAGACGATCACGCCATCGATGGCAACAACGTGTGGAGTCACGCTCGTGATAAAGTGCGGGATAAGCCCCTGTCCTCGAACAAGTTCCTAATGACGGTAATGAACCAAACCCAATACGGACAGACTGGCGCGGTGAGTTACGCTGAACTGTGTCGGTTGCTGCCCGACCTAGATCCTAAGAACGAAGTGATCTTGGCGGGTGCTACGGCTAAAGCCAGCGAGTACCAACCTGGCCAAGGTGAGAGTTGGGCGTCCATGGCCCATGAGACCATTATGGCCTCTATCCTTCAGCAAATGACCCCGGCCATCATGTCGGATTGTTTGTTGACCCGGGTAGGGTTTGTGGCGACCAACGACACCATCGGTGGCATAGACGACGTGCGTGTGGTGGATGCTAAGGGCTTTACCCACGGCATCGACTATTCTCGGTACATCGATCACTTCATCGGACGGTTGCAACGTGAGGTCCTTCAGGATCTGAGTCACAACGGTCAAGTGCGGTACTCGGTAGAAGTCAGCATCAACCTGTTGCGCGACAGCTACTATCGGATCAGTCACGATGGCGGTCCGTTCGTCTATCACAGCGCCCCATCCTTCTGCGATGGACTTTACTCACCGGTCGTCAGTGGCGATCACCACTCATTGGAGAACATGGCACAGGACGTCTCCACCATGTTGAACACCATCAATAGCGAACTGTACGTCGGACGTCAGACCAACACGCCCATCTACGGGGGCGATCCAAGCAACGTGCGGAGCAATCTCCCAGCCGTTGCAATGCAACCATACACGGGCGATACGTCCATTTAAGTTAGGAGAAGGCTTATGAGTAAGACCCAACCGTTGTTGGACTTCTACACGGATATGTTAGCGTCGATGAACATCGTCGACGCCTCCGATGGACGTTTGTCGCTGAAGGTCCCCAACGAAGACGGCGAGTACAGCGACTTGCCTTGCTTGTCCAACGACCGGCGGGTGGTGTTGCCCACCGACGCCATTCTTCGAGGAGGTTCCTTGGACGGCATGATCGCCATCCACCCTCTGTCGGAGAACTTGTTGCGCGGGGAGAGCGAGATCATCAAGTTCCTGCGCAAGATGGTGAAGTTCCGTCTGAGCAGCGTGGCCTCCCAGCTGTTGATCGAGCTGATGGACATAGCGTCTGACCCTGAGCGACATGAGGACCTCAGTCCCCGACAAGGTGAGTACTTACGCCACGTCCCCAACGCCAACACCAAGACACTGAAAGCGTTGAGTAAGATCATCGAGCAACACTCAGACGACATCATCAACATCTACCTGAAGCGCGAAGGCGGGCGTGGGGATGAGACTTACCGTCGCCTAGCGTCGGTCAGTTTCCCGATCTGGGATCAGCTCAATAGTCCCGGGTCCAAGGTGTATGAAATCGAAACCGGCAGCGCCAAGAACAAGAAGACCATTGCGTCTTTGTTTGAGTTTGTGTTTCCGGACATCGATCACCCCGAAGCTTGGTCTGTGGGTAGCAACAGCGGCGTAGCGCCTTACTTCGACGCTCTGATGCGGTGTTACTCGCAGATGGGACGGCACTTGGCTCGATTGGTGTACAAGTACCGTAAGTACCTGGACTACCCGGACTTGTTGCGCGGCAATCTGGACTGGGATGAGGGCCTGGATAACCTGGAGAAGTGGAAGACGTTGATTCCACCGCTACCGGGCAACGAAGGTGCGGGTAAGAAAGGAGAGAAGGAACCGGCTCCGGCAAAACAACCTGCCACCAGCCCTACCTTCAAACCCAACTACAGCGCCGTGGCGCAACAAACCACTACCGAGGCCCCTGAGAACACCGTGCCACCGTGGGAAGAGCAGCCCGTGGCTTACCCACCTACGACGCCTCCACAGCCCATTGCCGCGAGCGGTAAGGTCGACTGGCGTGCAGCGAGACAACAACAACAAGCGCACACACCTCAGGCGCCAGCGTGGGGTGGACCACAGTACCAGCAACCTGCCCCGCCTAGCCACACCACATTCCCTATGGGATACTCGGGTCAACCACAACCGCAACAACCCCAACCCTGGGGTGGTGGTAACCCAGGTTACGGTGGCGGTACGTCTATCTAAACGTTAATCCGGCATAGAGGGGAGGCACTTGCCTCCCCTTATTTTTTGTCGTCAAGCTACGCGACTTTTGTTGGCCAACTTCCGATTAACCCGATAGACACGGGTCAACCCATCAATCAAGCTCGCTTGCGGTATCTTTAAGACCAGTCGATCGGACTGATACTCCATCGGACTGGTGTACCCATTCAATCGCATGATGATCCAATGAAATCTGGGTTCTATGGCGTAGTCCTGCAACACGCTGACCAGGTCCCCGTGTCCTTTATGGGCCGAACTTGGGTTGATCTCCACCGACTCGGTCTGGGGGTGGTCCTTTAAGTAGCTGAGATGGTCTTCCAACATCTGTCGAAACCCCGAGTCGTAGTAGACCGCAGAACCTTCGTTGATCATCAGTCCGTTCAAAGTGATTGCCATGGTGCCCCCTGGGCGCTGGTGGTCGTGTCGATACTATTCGGCATCAAGATAATTTCAAGAATATATCATTAGAAGGATATCTTCGTATCAAACGATACACCGAGGTCTCATCTTGTGTATGAGCCCGGTTCCCGTAACACGGGCACTATGTCGTCGTCCCACCCAACAATAAAAACCGCACTTCATTATAATCCGCATAAAGGAGTTACCAGTGATCGATGCACCTGTAAAAGAAACTCGACGTAACGAGCTTCGTCCCGACCTCTTGTCCGTCAATTGTCTACACCCCTGGCCCGGTCAGATCTCGTCCCCGCGCCTGCAGATGTTTGGCAGTCACATCAGTCAGAGTTTAACCACCGCCGACGCCAGCGAGCGACGTTGCTTTACCGGACTGGAACCCAAGTTCGGTGAATACACGTTCGGTATTCGGATGGAACACGACGCCCGGATATTAAAGAGCATTCAACGCTACCCTCGCACCATGGGCGCGCATGCCATCAAAGACAACCCCGAGACCATTTTGATTTACGAGTACGACCGCACTTTACCGAACGGGCGTATGGTAAAAGAAGTGGATTACATCAGTTGCCCGTCGCATCACGCCATTCACCAGTCGTTCGGCTTTAAGTACAACTACGATCAGTCGACGACCGAGTTTATGGGTAAAGGTACGGTGTTGGCTCAAAGTCCAGCCATTGCTAAGAACGGCAACTACAAATTCGGCTTGGAAGCCAATGTAGCGATGATGTCAGTCCCTCAGATCATTGAGGATGGCGTCGTGGCCAGTGAGTCTTTCTGTAAACGCATGACGACCACCGGCATTGAGACCTTTGTCATCAACTTCGGTAAGAACCGCTTCCCGTTGAACATGTACGGCGACAACGACAACTACAAGATATTCCCAGACATCGGCGAACACGTCGCTGAGAGTGGTATCTTAATGACCATGCGCCGTTACGACGACGAACTGTCTCCGGTGACTATGTCGCGTGCTGCCTTGCAACGACCTGACTTTAAATACGACGAACGGGTCCACGTGGAGCCGGGCGCTAAGATCATCGACATCAAGGTACAGCACGACGATCGCTTGCGGGGCGCCATTCGGGGTAAGAACATGAACACCCCAGTGGGTATGCACACTCAGACGGATAAGTACCTGACCGCCGAGCAAGTGTTCTACAGCTCCGTACTCAATGAGTACAAACGGCTGTACGCCTCACGAAAAGAAGCGTTGCGCATCACTCCGAAGTTTCACAACCTGTTGGTTCGGGCCCATGCCTCAACCGCCACTGGCGACAAACGTCGGATGTTGAGAACCTATCGCGGCGTGCCGATCGACGAATGGCGGGTTGAGATCACCATCGAATACCCCATTGTGCCGAACATCGGATTCAAGCTTACAGATTGCCATGGGGGGAAAGGCGTCATTTGTGACATCAAGCCCGATTCAGAAATGCCGTTGGACGCGGACGGCAACCGGGCGGAGCTGATCATGGATGGACTGTCCACAGTGAAACGGATGAACGTCTCTCGATTGACCGAACAGTACCTGAACGCCACCGGACGCGACATTGCTAACCGGATTCGCACCATGGCCGCCAATCCTAAGGAGCATACCCGAGAAGATATCGACAACTACCTATTGCCGTACTATCGACTGGTGAGCCCTCGGATGATCGAGTTGGTGACGGACAAAGACGGCAAGCTTACGGATGAGCACTTACAGGCGGTGTTGGACGACGGTATTTATCTGTGGCAACCTACGGATAACGAAGTGGACATCATGGACGCTATCGCCACCTTAAATGAGCAATATCCACCTACCTTCGGACCAGTGACCTATCGGGGCATGAGCGGTGAGGTAAAACGCACCTCAACTCCCGTACTCATTGGCAGCATGTACATCATGCTCCTGGAGAAGACCGGACGCAACTGGGCCGGCGTGGCTTCATCTAAGCTCAGTCATTTTGGTACCCCTGCCAAGTTGACCAGCGCAGATAGACACAGCGCTCCAGGCCGTCCTCAACCGATCCGTTTCGGTGAGTCGGAGGCTCGGTTGTTCGTTGCTATGGTCGGTGGTCAGGAAACGGCGAATCTGTTTGATCGGACCAACAACCCCATGGTGCGTAAAGCGGTGCAAGAACGCATTCTGCGTGAAGAGAAACCCACGGCCTTAGAAGAAGTGATTGATCGAAGCAAGTACCCCAGCGGCAATGGCCGTATCTTGTCTTTGATCCGACACTTTGGTGAATGTGCGGGTTGGCGATTCACGCGCGAAGAAACGTACAACGATTAACAGAAACTCAGTGCGCTTACAGGCACTCCTTGTAAGCGCCCTTACCCCATTCTGTTATATGGAGCAGACAGATCATGACCAAACCCGTAACCATGAAAGCCCGTGATATACTGGCGTTGAGTAAAGATGAGTTGTGGGCCTTGCCTCACAGCACCCACCTCACCGTGGTGTTCGACGATGGGGAAGTGGTGACCACCACCAAACGCACCATCTACTGCACCTACTTGTGGAATATCCACCGGGTCTACCCAAAGACCCCTCTGCTGACGCGTCATCACATGGGGATGGACCGCATCTCCAGTAAGGTCCACAACACGCTGCTGGAGACCATCTACCGTGACTGGTACACTACGTACTGCCAAGACCCAGACTACGACCGTGAGGCCTGCTGGAAGCTGTTGTACGAGACGGTGAATGAGATCTACAACGATTTCACTCAACGCATCGACGATCACGTGGCAACCTTGAGTATCTTGGACTTTGTCCAGGTGCTGGATACCCCCGCCATCCGTGAAGCCAACAGCACAGTGGTGCCTACTCAGAAATCCATCAACGACACGTACGACTCGATCACCAAGTCCTTGATGGACGATCAGGCGTTGAACCACAACGCCATTGCGCAAGCGGTGCGTTCGTCGCTGGTGGACATCAAACAGGTGCTGCAGTGTGTGGGTCCTCGGGGATTTCTCACCGAGATCAACTCCACCATCTGGCCACAACCCATCACCGTGGGTTACGCTCAAGGCATGCGGTCACTGTACGACTCTATGATCGAGTCTCGGTCGGCAGCCAAAGCCTTGATGTTTGCCAAGGACCCACTGGCGCAGTGCGAGTACTTTAACCGTAAATTGCAGTTGGTGGCCCAAGTGGTGGAAACCATCGCCCCAGGCGACTGTGGGTCTCAGCACTACATGTCGTGGAAGGTGGAGCCGTCTGAGTTGAAGGTGATGGCAGGCATTCATTACGTCGAGAACGGTGAAGTGAAAACCATCAGCCCCACCGATCGGTCCTTGGAGGGACAGATCTTGCAGCTACGCACACCATTCGGGTGCATAGACCCAGATCGTCAGACGGTGTGTGAAGTCTGTTACGGACAACTGGCTCACTCCATCCCGGACGGTACAGTACCAGGGCATCTGGCGGCCATCAGTATCGGCGAGAAGACCTCCCAGCTGGTGTTGTCGACCAAACACGTTGACGGGTCCAGTTCGGTGGACGACATCGACTTAGGAGAAGCCTACGCGGCCTATCTGGTGCCTGGGGCTGAGGACAACACCTTGCGGTTAAGTCCAGAGCTCAAAGGACTGCCGGTGCGCATTGTGATTCGAGAAGACTCCGCAAAGAGCCTTCCAGACATCGACATGCTCAACAATCTAGACGACATCAACGTAGCACGCATCACTGAGATGTCGGATGCTAAGTTTCAGATCGGTCACGACGACGACGAAGGTGGGATGCATGAGATCACTGTTCCGGTGTCCATGGGTTCTCGGCTGGGTTCGTTAACGGCCGAGGCCTTGTATTACATCAAAGACCGTCGGTACAGTCAAGCTGACAACAACGACTACGTGATCGATCTCACCGAATGGGATCACAGCCTAGCGTTGTTTGAATTGCCACTCAAGCATTTGAACATGCTGGATTATCAAGACAGCGTGGAGTCGGTAATTCTGTCGGCAGACAAGAAGTTTGGGCTAGCAAAGTTTGATGACCCAATGGAAGCGATCAAGTACCTGTTGGCGCTGATCAGCTCGAAGTTGAGCATCAACCTCTCACACGTGATGACCATCGCCTACGCGGTCAGTGCGGTTGATCCTAAGAACGCAGATTATCGACTGCCTCGCGGTGGTGAAGACTTCAAGTTCGCTCCTATTGGCGAGCTGATGTCCAACCGATCCATGGGTGCAATGATGGCCTACGAGCGTCAGGAATCTCCGTTCACTAACCCAGAGACGTACATCATCCGTAATCGACCCAGACACCCGATGGATTCACTACTTATCGGTTAGGATCAGGAGCCATGGCCTCACGAACGACGATCACTCTCTACTCCCACGGGCTCATTGTAGAGCCCGGGAGTCAGCGCGCCCGAGAGGCCCTGGTGAATTACTGCCAAAAGCTGATTCAATGGGAGTTCACTAAGAAACCTCCGAGTTGGCGACCGATTCGCACTATGAAGAAAGTCTACGCCGGAGCCACACGAGACCGCCGGGAGTTCCGCTTCCATCGGGCGTTGGAACAAGAACTCCTCCAGCAATTGGACAGCTATGGCGTTCGCCGTAGTGGGATTAAAATCATTGACCTACCCGTCCCGAAACCCCTTCGGGTCACCCACCCCATGATCGACTCCATGAAAGCCCGGGACTATCAGGTCCCGATGGTAGATTACATGGCCAATCCACAGCAAAAGATCAAGGTTACCAACCTTCAAACAGGTAAAGGCAAAACTGCCATCTCACTGATGGCAATGGTGCGCATGGGGTTAAGGACTGTGATTCAGTTGCGAGGCGGCTACGTCGCCCGTTGGATTGACGATCTGGAAGGATTGTTCACGTACAAGAAGGGCGACATCCTGGTCATCCGAGGTCGAGACGCGCTCATGTCGGTGATCAACATGGCCAAAGCGGACGATCTGGACGCTAAGGTGATCATCATCACCAACAAGACGCTCTACAAGTTCTTTGAAGAGTTCGAGAAGAACCCACATGACAACTACTACGGCTGTCGGCCAGAGGAGCTCTACGGGCTTCTAAGAGCCGGTCTGAGAATCGTTGATGAGGTGCATGAAGATTACCATCTCAGTTTTCGTACCGATATCTATTGTAACATCCAATCTTCTATTCACTTATCTGCCACCCTGGACACAGAAGATCCGTTCCGGCGTCAGATGTACGACATCGCGTTGCCTCAGGATTGTTGGTATAAAGGGGTGGAGTACGACAAGTACATCATCTCGTACGCCTTGTTTTACACGGCAAGCCCCGAGGCCATGCAGAAGCTTAGACTCAGCGAGAAAGGGCAAGACAACTACTCTCACGGCGCTTACGAGAAGTCCATCCTAAGACACCGCGATCTTAAGGAAGTGTATTTAGACGTCTGTACCTACCCGGTGCAACGCTTCTACATAGAGGACGACTGGCAGGGGGGACAGAAGTGCATTGTGTTCTGTTACCTGGTGGAGTTCTGCGAGGTGCTTAGAGACCACTACCGTAAGCTCTACCCGGAACTGTCGGTGGAAGAGTACGTGGCAGAGACCGATGCGGGGGTCTTGAAGACGGCGGACATTATCGTCAGCACCATCAAGTCCGCAGGCACAGCGCAAGACATCCCCGATCTGAAAGTGGCCATCTTAACGCAAGCCGTGCGAAAGAAGGAAGCCAACATTCAGACCCTAGGGCGCTTGCGCAAGCTTAAGCGCTGGCCAGAGGTGACACCGGTGTTCGTGTACTTAAGCAATTCTGCGGTACCTGCCCACATGAAGTACCATGAGGCTAAGAAGGAGATCTTTCGAACAGTCACGCTCACCCAACGATCGGAAGGCATGCCCCACCGATTGTAACACCGATTAACAACGTCAAATGACACCGAGTTTATAGGCGAGTGCATCGCTTCTTTTAAGGGGACCTTCGGGTCCCCTCTTTTTCCCTAACCCCGATGGAGACGTGTGTGTCTAACCCCAACGAATTTGAAACCAAATGGCCTGAGATGAACAAAGCGCTCGAGATCGCCGGTCCCCTAACCCGAGGTAAGTTCGGTCTGATTGGCGGCATTACCAACTCATATAAGACAGGTCTACTTAAAGAACTGTTTTATCAAATGTGCACAGGGAAGTCCGCGGCGCCAGTGTCACCTCAAAGGACACCAAAGATATTGTACATCACCGCCGACGAATCGGACACATCAATGGTAGAAGGATTTATTGATTTTGCCCGCATACAGAATGACCTTACTAGATCGAATGGCGATCGGGATCTGGCAGAAGACGACCTGGAGTTCCTAAGGAACACGTTGAATGAAAAAGGGTACGAAACGGAACTGCTACTCATGCCTTCCACGCCCCCTCAGACAGTGGACGATCTGTGCGGTCTCATTAACGACTTCATCACCGATGAGTCGGAAGTCCACGCGGTGTTCATCGATGGCCTTGATAAATTCAATCAAGAACCGCTCAGCGATCACGTTGTGGCGTTGAAGACATTGAAGGCCTACGCCGCTAAACAAAACATCCTTCTGGTAGGAACCCATCAACTGTCGTTTAAATCAATGGCGGATCGACGCGAGGGCTTCACCGGCATCGAGTTGTTGAAGCTTGCCTACGGTCACTCGCATTGGGCGTTTGGCGGTGAGCAGATCGCCAACCTTGTAGACGTGGAGATCTTTGTGGATCTGCATAGGCAAAACCCCACTGTGGCCATACTTTGCGGCAGCCATAACCAAGGCATCGATGTTCCTTCAGACGACTGTCTATTTACCATTACTTTTCCGCATTGGTAGACTTGATACCCCAACCTTTACGGTCTTTCTAATCTTCTCCTAGGGAGACCTTCGGTCCTCCCCTTTTTTAGTCTGTAAACAACCGCCCCCAACAACGGAATGGGGGACTTCTGCATGGACGCTTTATTAACTCAACCTCCAAAGAGAGATAACCATGAAGAAAATCGCTAAGTTTAACCCCAACGTCCGTAGCGTGGGTGAAGTGCTCACCCACAGCGTAAGCTGGGCACTCTTCAGTAACGTTCGCACCGTGATGAAGTATGTGGCACGCAGTCACCCGTTGCCCGCACCGGATCATCATCCTAATCTAAATGATCGGCAGCTGACCAACCCACTCCCACCCAATGAAGGTCGTGACCGCCGATTTCTTTCAGATTACCATCCACCGATCCCCACGGTAGTACTGAACATCGTTCGTCATCTGACCGTTAAGGGGTTCGTTGCGTTACATCATTCTCGATCCCCAATCTCGATAAACGGCCATGACCGACTCCAATCTACGTTTCACTCTGAGACAATCGATGGCGAATCGAGATTGCACATGATCGTGGCAGATCGCCGACCCCATCCTACTCAGAAGGCTAAGTCGACAACCCCCATATATGTAGTTTGTCATTACTACATTTACCCAGACCGTAAAACAGATAACGTCCGTTGGGAGATTGAAACCTTCAACAGCGTAACGCCGGAACGACTGGACAGTTACCTTCCACCCCCGGGGGAATCGAAGTATTACCCCCCACTCGAGGGCGTTAAGTTGGCGTGCATATCCTACCTTAACTATGGGTTTGGTCAGGCAACGAGCCGACGTGGCCCGGAGATTAAGTCGTTGGCTATTCAGACGAATCAACTGATCACCGCCATGGGCACCCTGTCTACGCAGGCGCTACTGGACGAGATGCGAGTACGGTGGGTAGCCAAGTTATCAGATATTAGTGACAATATCTGGAGCGCGCAAGAGAAGCACTACATAGATGTACCAACCTACCCGTTTGAGTTTAACGTCGATCCAACCCAGCGTGTTAAGTCACCCCACCCCGAATATGACGATTGTGAGGTTTGGGAATTGTTTGTCTATCGCGTAGAGAACGACGCCATGTCTACGACGTCGATCGTGCGGTATACCAACGAGTACAGGGTACTGAACAAACTAGGTACTAGCGTGAGTGATCGACAAGCACGACGCCATGCCCGCCTAGCCACGAAGTATCAAGTCATGGCCAGAATCATCCGAGAAGTCGGACTCAATCCACCAGGCGATAATATCGACATATACAGCGACCGTTTGGGCGCTAAAATCGTGAAAGAGAGTTAACTCCACACAGCAATGCAATTGCTGCTCCTAGGAAGGACTTCGGTCCTTCCCTTTTTTTGCCTTCGTATGATTCTGATCTAAACTTATTTGAAACCTATATCACGAAGGTGAGACATGCCCCTCAACCTTTAAAAGGAAAAAATATATGTCAAAGCCTTTGAACGAAAATACCCGCAGCCGCTCCGTCACTATGACAGAGCGTGACTGGAAATTTCTATACGCGTTAGGTGGGAATAACGTGTCTTCCGGAATACGGATAGCGGTCGTTCTAGCTAAAACAATAGGCGGGCAGCCCGAGTACTTCCAAAAGTTCCTGAAAGAAAATAGCATCAGAAGCTCCGTCAAACTGACAGATCATGACAGGGAATTCTTGTTTGAATATGGCGGTAACAACGTGAATGCTGGTATAGCAGTGGCTGTCTCTTTAGCCAGAGATATGAATGCGAAGTTTGACTACATCCCAAAAGTGAATGTCGTTGATACGAAAATCTAACCTTTAAGGAAACGACCATGACTTCGTCTAGAGACAAAAACCATAAAGCCAAGAACAGAACCGTTTCCATGTCCGACCACACCCACGATTATTTATCCGCGATTGGCAGCGGCAATGTCAGTGCCGGTATACGGATTTTGATAGAACAAATACGACACGCAACAAAGTATTTTGAACAGGCTCCAGTCGATGAGATCGCCGATGTGGAGACGATGCGTGAAATACTAGAACCGTTCAAATACCTTCCAAGTGAAGATATGGTCGCAACGTTAACCGAAAAACGCATTGCTATGGAAGAAGCAATGACTAAGATAAAACGTAGATACAATGAACCGATTTAAGTAGAGCTACAAACTTTGCTCCTAAGGGGACCTTCGAGTCCCCTCTTTTTCCCCGATACCTTTTAAAGAGGATGTATTGTGACCAACACACAACCGCCGTTTCGCACGCCGTGGAGTGAATTAAACGACATAGCCACTGGAGACATCGCGTTACAACGCGGAAAAACCGTATTGATTGAAGGTTTGACACACTCATACAAGACTGGGATGTTATTGGATCTGTATATAGCCCTGTGTACTCTGAACGCCCCTGAAGAAACGTCAAAGAAACCCACCATTTTACTGATCAATGGGGAAACGTCAGCGACCTCTTGGTTGACTCGAATTTACGATACGTTAAAACGTGAAGAGACGGGAGGACAAGTCCCTACCGATACACCTTCGCCGGCCGACATGGTTGACTACGTCAATACCCGTTTGCAAGTGGGTACCGGGTGGACCGTGAGTATGTTGACGATGCCAACGGGCAAGTGGTCGGCACAAACCTTCTGCGACTATTTGGATGAATACGCCGCCTCGGGACACGACCTTCAAGCCGTACTCCTGGATGGCATGGAGTCTCTCTCATACGCCGCGATTAAAGACTCAAATCGTCTGGAGGACCTAAAGATCTTACGCGCACACATGGCCTCCCGCCGCATTCTGTTTGTGGCAACCCGACGGTTGCCGGTAGCGAGTATGGAAGTCCGTCGGTCAGGCGTTGTGGGAGAAGACCTTTTGGACAGAGCGTTCGATATGACTCGACGTACCGGAGGTGAGTATGCGGACGCTGAATTGATGGTGGCCCTTGACCGAGGAAACGAGAAATACGATATCCTTATCGGGTACGGCAGTCATCGTCACAAAGTAAAACCAACGTATAAACGACTGTCTTTCTACGATGGCCTCCGGGCCATTAAGAAGTAACTGCTTAGATAGACACGGCATAAAGGGCCCCCACAAAGGAGGCCCTTTATTTTTTGTCTTAACCCGACGCTTAACCGCCGTAAAAAGACTGCAGCTTTTGCTGTTGATTGTTGTCAGTGACAAAGCGGTAAACCACTTTCATGTCCACCGACTTGTTGACGTCTTTTGGGTTCTTAACGTCCGCCGTTGCCAGCAGCAGACTGATCAGAGTTTCCAAACGCTGACGCTCACCGCGGCTGACGCGCATCCGATCAAACCCACGGAAGATCATGGTTTCAGAGAACACCGTGGTCCGATGTGCACGGATCACTCGCGCTAGGAACTTCAAACCGTCTCCAAAGCGGTCATCGGCCAAGTCAAGGACGTTGTTGATCACCCCCCGCAGTTTCAGTTGATTCTTTTGAAGACCGTTCTCATCGTGAGGAACGTTGGGTTGCATGGCATCTACATACCCCCCAAGCTTGTAACCAATGCTACTCAGCCCTTCAGGGGCACTGGCCATGTACTCACTGGTGTAATCCGCGTACTCAGAGACTGAGTCTGACTGAGGCGGTTCAACGGCCGGTGCTTCAACAACGGGCGCTTCAACGACTGGATCTTCCACAACATCAGCATCTTCGGTGGGAAACGTCTCACTGACATCAAAGTCCGTAAGGGCCTCGTCTTGAGCGACCACGTCTTCAGACGGTTGGGTGTCGTCGGTCTGTGCTTCGTTCGCTTCGGGTTGGTCTTGGGGTGTGTACTTTTTCTTAGACATTAGGAAATTCTCCTAGCCGGTATCGGTTATATTGAAAGGACACGCGTGTCCTAAAGCATACTATCTGGTAAAACCTTTAGGTGAGCTCGGTCTTGTAGCTGTACTTAGCCGTCTTGAGGGCTTTGCCGTGCATGGAACTCATGAAGACGGCCATCATAATAGACCCTATGTTAGACGCCGCTGTCGCCAGTCCTGTGGTGTGTTCGCCGTAACGTCCGCCAATGCACGTAGCGCAGAAGTTTGAGCGTTCGGTGCGGCAGAACATGGGACTGCGCATAATGACGTCTTTGTTCAGATACCCCCCTACGTTCTCGTCGGTTAATTGGACCAGCTTACCTCCATCGAGAAGGTAGTTGCCCACAAATTGATCTTGAGTGGGCTTGGTGATCTTTACTGGCATACCGTTCTTACTTTGACAATCGTCCTCAGACACCACGGTGTTCTGCATGACCCTTAGGATGAACTTTACAGCTTCACCACCCAACGCGGTCGAGGCACCACGGTCGTACGAGCCTTCGCGCAAACTGGACGCCAACTCCGGTAGGTTCTCAGCCTTCCACCCTTCAGCCAAAGCCCCTCGAATCAGAGTTCCTTCACCCCCCGCAGAGAAAGACGATTCATACCCCATCATCAAATGCGCTTTCTTACGCACCACATCCAAGGATTTGGCTTTGATGTAGAAGTCCATCGACTTATCCCCGGCCAACCACTCGCGGTCGAGCTCGCCTAAGGCGGCGTCTATCTTAGCGATGGTGGCAGGATCGTGTAGACGGTCCTTGTACTTCTCCAGGAGCTCTTCCCGGACTTTAACGGTGTCAGGGTGGCGGGTCATCGACTTAGCGGTTGCAGAGGGCACACAGAGCTGTGTGAGACCATCGATCAAAGACGCTGCCTGACGGTACTTAAAGTACTCATCCACGTAGATCTTGCTCGGGTCACGGCCTTGACCGTTGTCTGGGAAGTCGTCCATCAAGGACTCAATGTGCTTCTCTACGTCTTTAACACCAAAACGCCCTTCAATGTAATCAATGCGATCGCCAAAGGGATGCACACACAGCAACCAATTGGCTAAGACATTGCCATAACTGGTTTCTATCTCTTTCTTCTTAAGGTTGACCATCTCCTCATCGCTGATCGAGATGCGTTCCTTAAAGGTGTACGGTGGCTTGGGGTCGTTGGGATCGTAGTCGTAATCGGACAACTCGATCATTTCCCCACGGTCGTCAATGAACACCACTCGCGTATTCTGAGTGACCTGTCGAGTGGCGTCGTTTTGATCCACGTACAAGATGTCCCAAGGTTTCATATCGGCCATGGCATCGATCTTGGGTTGGATGATGCTGAACCCGGCCATCAACCAACGTTTGTCTTTAAACCGTCCCTCGGCCATCGCTCGGATAAAGAAATCGCGCTTGTTCATGACGTCTGTCCTTCGTTCAGGTACCCGCGCAGCACTTGCAGTACTTGTTGGAGAGTGTGTATGTCGGCCAAACGCGCTTCCAGGCGATCGCTGGCTTTATCCACGGCCACCACCGGCGCTTCACCCGTTGCAAGAGCGGCGGCCATGTATTCCCGCGCAATCTCGTCGATCGACATGGTCTCATCGTTCAAGGTTTGGTTCAGATAAGTCGCCAAGGAGTACCCAAGACGACCCCCATCGTGAATCAAGGCGACAAAGTGTTCGGGGTTGTGCCGGTCGATGAAGTCTTTAACGATGGCACGGGTGTGTTCGCCCACCCCGGTTTCGCCGTCAACCCGTTCTATGTCGACATCGGCGATCTCATCGTCTTCCTCGTCTTCGTCCACATCCACGAACTCCACCATCTGACTGGAGTTGGCTATAAACCGCTGGATCAACGATGGTTGAACATAGTCGATTGCCTGTAGGTACCGCTCGGAATCGGTGGCGTGAACCAAAGCCAAGATATCCGCAAAGATCTCTTCTGGCAGATCGTCTTGATCGCAGATGTCCAAGATGGCCTGTTGATCGCTGTAATCGATGATGTCGTCCATACCCGTGAAGATCGCCACCAAAGTACCCAACTCACGGTCCTTGATACCAATGGCGTATTCGGAGATCAAATCCACCAACGATTGTGCGATGGCGTTTTCAGCGTAATCGATCAAATCCACCGTGGTCATATCTTCCGCCAGGGACAGAAGATTTTCCACCGCCAAATGGTGGGTACGGTGACCCACACCGGTTAAGACGTGGTCAGCGTGTAAGAAGGCGGAGCGCCTGGCTTCGGGTACCACTTCGTTGATAAAATTCATTAGAATGCTGCTCATGACCATCCTCGCTTAAAATCAAAGAGTACACAGAGCCGTTAAGGTATTGAAAGGGTCTATGCATCAACCATACCATCGGTTTCATCTGTCGGAACTAACCTATTCTATTTAACGCATTTAACAAGGAGTGGCTCTCATGCCCAAAAGCAAACCTCCCCGCAAGAAGACGTCCCCGGGCGTGTACACCAAACCCAGTAAGAACAGCATCATGAAGGACCTGCGTGAGCTGGACAATGCGTGTGAAGAGATGCTGTCTGCCACCGCTGAGTTCGCGCCTTACCTAGTCAATCGCGATCTGGTCGAGGCAGGCGATGTTGAGAAGATCGAAAACAACGCCAAGATCCTGACACGGGATACGGTTCAGTTGAAAACCGATCTGACCAGCATCCGCCGGGAAGTGCCAACCAAACTGAACCCCGAGAAGACCGACGACGTCATGTTGGGTCTGTCCATCGGCGAGAAGTACAACAGCTGGCAAGAGAACTACCAGCGGGCCGTGTTGCCCACCGTTCTGCGTTTGAGCGAGTTGTTTAAAGCCGCGGCCGTGCGTTTGAAGGAAAAGAAGGAAAGCACCGATGAGTGATCCAACCAAACCCGATGACCAGACATCACCTGAAGGTCAAGTCGAGACTCCAATCCCAGAGGCGGCTGCCGAGCCAACCGCTCAAACACCGCCTGTGGTTGATCCTAATAAAACGCTGTATGAACAGATACGTCCTATTGTGGCACCCCTGACCGACGAAGACAAAGCCCGTCGGTTTGACGACGCTATCTTCTTGTTGATGTCCTCTCGGGAAATCGCCACCAAACACTTGGACGATGTGAAACCTGATCAATTGACCGGAGGACGCGCTGATCTGCTGCGCTGGCAGCAAAGCATTCGAGCCGTTGACCCACATTACCCGGACACCAACGTGAGTCCCTTTGAACGCCCAGGCGGCCACTGGCGTCAAGCGGTTGAGAATGAAGGCGATGAGTTGACCGCTGGCCGACCTCGATTGAATCAAACCTCCGGTAAGGTCACCGGCGAATCGGCACTGTTGAGGGTACGTGCGGCGGTAGGTCTAGGTACCATCACCAACGTGCCTCTGTGGCACTCCGGACTTTGGTTAAAGCTCAAGGCTCCCTCGGAAAGCACCTTACTGGAACTTGAACGTCGGATCGCCCGAGACAAGACCATTCTGGGAAGATCCACCATGGGCGTGGCTTTCTCCAACGTGTCGGTGTACACCCAATCCAATCTGACGGACATGATCTTTAACCACGTCTACGATGGGTCGGTGAAAGATCTGTCGGTGAAGGCATTGAAAGAGCAAGTGTTGATTACCGACATTCCTCAGTTGGTCTGGGGTATGGCGTCCACCATCTGGCCCAACGGCTACCGTTTGGTTCGGCCCTGTGTTAAAGACCCAGCCGTCTGTACGCACACCGACGAAGCACACGTTAACCTGAGTAAGCTGTCGTGGGTCAACAACCGCATGGTATCTAAGTTCCAACGCAACCTGATGAGCGATCGCGACGGTAAGTTCACCGACGACCATCTCTCGACTTACCGCAAGGAACACAAAGCCCCGCAAACTCGAATGATCAAAATCAACGACGGTTTAAGCTTAAAGCTTCAGGTACCCACGATCGCGGATTACGAGCACTGCGGTTTCCGTTGGGTCGATGAGATTGAACGCATGACCGACGAAGCCTTCGGCCAACGTCTGCGTGGGGAAGAGCGCGAGCAGTACATCCTACAGCAAAGCGCCATGACCAACCTACGTCGATACAGCCATTGGGTGAAAGAGGTGGTCTTCTCTGAGGACTCGGTCACTGAAGACCGTGAGTCGGTAGACGAGGCGTTAGACAGTCTCTCTGGAGACGCCCGGGTCAGCAACATGATCATCGAACAGATCGAAGGCTTCATGCGCGACTGTGTGATCAACGCCATTGGCATCCCCAGCTACGATTGTCCTAAGTGCGGTCAACCGCCCAACGAAGACGACTTACCCCGCCACCTGAATGAGATCATTCAACTGGAGGTCAATGAGATTTTTTTTACCCTACACTACATGAGGGTTTTAGGGATCTTGGAAAGCGACTAGCTGGCCAAGCCAAACCCCATGTAGTGGATCGCGTGTACGGGCTGACGCGGGTGCACAGCAACCCGTTGTTCGACAAGACGCTTAGGAACACCGGGGTACTCACCTCCGATCAGGCGCAAGTGGTGCGCTCGATGTTGTACGACGTGTCGTTTGACATCCATGACCATTACTCACCGGACAGCACTAACCCACTGAACACCGTGGCGGTGCATGAACGGGAGGACTATCGGGAGTTGGATGGGCTCTATCACAGCGTCTGGCGTTACGATCAGCAAGACATCAAAGGTCGGTTTGGGCTGTCTGTGGTGGAGTACCTGGAGCTTCCTCGGGACGTCATAGAGACGTTGACCTCGGTGGGTGAACGCGCCAACAAACGCATGCAAACCATCGAGGCCAACGCCAAACAAGGGGGCGCTAATGACCATCAGTCTGGAAACCCGTGGCGACATCTTCGAAAGTAAGGCCAGCGTCTTACTGTGCCCTGCCAATACGGTGGGGGCCATGGGCAAAGGGTTGGCGCAGGTGTTTCGACACCGCCATCCGGATCTGTATTACCGGTACAAACAACAGTGCCGCAAGCGTCGGTTTCACCCCGAGACCTTGATGTTGTTCAGTCCAGCAAAGAGTCCGTATAAGGTTCTGATGGCCCCGACTAAGGTACATTGGAAAGACCCATCGCCTCCTGAGTTGGTTGAGAAGACCCTTGAGCGCATCGCCTGGTTGGGTGAACAAGGCCGCATCGCCAGTCTGGCCTTGCCCCCTCTGGGGTGCGGTGAAGGTGGGTTGGACTTTGATCAGGTGCGGAAGTGGATCTACCAGTACTTGGACCCTAACCCAATGGAGGTAGAGATCTGGTTGGGCCCATAAAGATTCAGACTCAACCCTATTTCAAACCTACATCATACCCGTGAGTTACCCACCACCCACAATCTATTTTTAGGAGCATACCCACATGCAAGCTACTGTTTGGGAAAAAGCGGGCAAGACGTTGCTGGCCACCGCCGTGCACGCCGGCATGAACCGCTTGAGCGGCGAACACTACATCCAACTGACCGACGGCATTGAGACGTTCGTGATCCACGGCGACGACTTGAATGAAACCGCCAAAGAAATCACCGACAGCCTACGCCCCCACGAATTCACTCACACGCTGTCCATGCAAACCCACGGCGGCGACGAACAAGCGACGGTGCAGATGTTGGATCTGATGATGCAGCAGTGTTCGTTCTTGACCGCCAACGGCGCTATTCCGTTTTCAGTCATTACCGAAGATCAAGTGAACACCGTGCGAGAGAAGTACGAGGACTTAAGCGAAGCGGTGGGTTACTGGAACCGTGGCGTGGCGTTCTTGGACCACGAACCCAACCGAGACACAGGCGATATGGAGCTGGTGATCCGGTTGGTGTTGCACGGAGTGATCTTTGCCAGTCGTATCCAAACCGACGATGGCACACCGTTGCAGGAGTTTGAGTTGTCAAGCAATTATCAAGCACGTCCTCGGTTCAACAGCGACGCCATAGAAACCTTAGGCGGCGCCTTAACCGTGGCGTTCGATTTGGTGTACGTCTCAGAACCGGCCTTTGAAGAAGTTCCTGATGATGAAGCCACTGACCTGAACCTTAACTGAGGATCAACAAGAGGAGGCCTCAGGCCTCCTCTTATGCCGGTTTTATTAGAGGACCACCGTAGCTGAGGTTAATGTATTAACACGACTCACGGCGTCCCTGAGTCCAGTGTGAGTATAGATTACGATACAAGTTAAACTCTTCTTATTTTTTGTCGTGATCCTATGTCAATACCGACATTGCCTCAATGGAAAGTGCATCTATGGCCACCCTACAGGACCTTGAAACCAAACGCGCCGAGTTAAGCACCGCGGTCAACGCCTACACCGCCGCCAAAGAATCAGGGGTAACAGCAAACATCGATTCTACCCTTGAAGCCGCTAAGATTAAAGGCGACGAGTACGCCAAACTGATTCAACAAGTCAAACAGGACGATTCCAACGTCACCAACGACGACCAACTCTTTTCCAATCCAGGGCGGATGAACGCTCTGGTAAGAGACGACATCGCCACCATCGTCCGCACCGGTAAGCTGTTCGGCGCTGGCATGAAGTTACTGGTGGATACCGAAGGTAACGCGGCTAACGCCACCAACGTCATCCTGTCGTTTGCCGCCGGCAGTGACGTCACCATCGATTGGGGTGACGATACTGGCTATAAGTCGTACACAGGAGCAGCCTCACACGACTACGCGACTCCAGGTCAGTACACCGTGGAAGTCCACGGTACGGTCAACGGGTTTGCGTCCACACCGACAGCTAACAGAAAACAACTCAAAGACGTGATGCAGTGGGGCTTACTGGAGTTTGCTTCAGCTATAGCTATGTTTGCGAGTCGCACCGGCTTTGTGATCAGCGCCAGTGACGGTCCGACGTTCTTACCGGGAGCGTCTGCTGCTAACATGTTCTCCGGTGCCACGGACTTCAACAGCCCGATTGATCACTGGGATGTGTCGAACGTTGTGAACATGTCCAATATGTTCAGATTCGCGACCGTCTTCAACCAACCCTTGAACAACTGGGATGTGTCCAATGTGACGGACATGGCCTTTATGTTCTATATCGCCGTCGCGTTCAATCAACCACTGAACGCCTGGAACACCAGCAGCGTGACGACTATGGAGAGAACGTTTAGAAACGCAACTAACTTTAATCAACCTTTGAATAGTTGGAACACCGCCAACGTGACGGACATGACCGGCATGTTCTATGACGCAGCCGGGTTCAACCTGCCGTTAAACTTGTGGAACGTGGCTAACGTGACGAACATGTTGGGTATGTTCTATAGAGCCTACGCGTTTAACCAAGCTCTCTCTGGATGGGACGTGAGTAACGTGACTAGCTACGGGTCCTTTAATAACAATGGGATTATAGACAGTAATAATCTTCCAAACTTCGTCTAACGGCATAAGGGAGAGGCCATTTGGCCTCTCCCTGTATTCAGTTATGCCTCTTCTAACTCGTTCTTCTCAAAGTCAGCTAACAACTCGTCAAACGTCGGTGCTTTACAGATACTGCACATGATTTCAAGGGCGTTGGTTGCACCCCCCGTAAGGTTAAGGCTGGCCACTCGTTGATTGTGTTCATCAACCCCTTTAATCTTCACCACCTCAGCGATGGTGGTTGCCTTAGAACAGTTAAGAATGCTTTCCCCATTGGGGTAAGCCGCAGTCACATCGAGATCGTAAACGGCCACCCGGATCAAGGTTTTCAGATCGGGCACTTCTTCAATCAAGTTCAACCCATTGTCGATCACCAAGTGCGCAGGCAAGGTCGAAATCCAATTTCGAATTGAGACCGTCATAGTGTCGAATTCGGTTTTAAGCGTATCCGAGGTCGACGCTATGACCTTCTTCAACTTAAGGCACTCAAAGTGCAAGTCGTCCACGGTACGTCTGGGCTGAGACGGAAACTTGTCGTAGTCGCTGTGCCCACACTGCATGGAGATGGACTGCCGTAAGTCCCCAACCTTAGGGTTCTCGTCTAAGAGCTCGCAAGAGATGCAGTCGTACAAGTTGTAGACGCCGTATTCAAGCGGCTCGTTCATCTGCATGTACTGATGCCACTCTAACCCCCCCAGAGTGTCGGCCTTCTCGTTCTTCAGCTTCTGAGTACCGGCGTACTTTCTTAGGATGGCGTCCAGCGCGTAACTGGACTCACGCCCATTGGCCATGCGCAGCTTTCGAAACACCGCCGCTTGATCCACCACCCAAAAACTCGCAGGACAGTACAACGTGTGCCAACGATCCACCCAATGCAAGGCCTCTTCACGCCCGCCGGCTGCAATCTTCTTAGCAGGACCCTCCTTCCAACGGATCTTACGAAACTCAACCGGCACACTAGGGTCGGAGAAGATGTCGTCGGCGTTGCCACCCCAACGCTCAATCGCCGCCAGAATCTTAGGAATGTCGAAGTTGATGTTCCAGATCGACAAGAAGTCCGGCATCCATTCGTGACACCGCCCTATGACGTGCTGTATGGCCCCTAAGGGTGTGGGGGTATGGATAACTTCAAGGTCGATCTTGCGATCCTTGACGAGCTCTGGAAGGCGTGTCTCGAAGTACTCCTTCATAGCTTGCGGGAATTGGTCGTTGGATAAGTTCCAGCCTTTACAACGATCCAAGAAGCGGTCGGTTACGGCTAAGACCGCTTTGTCCTTAAAGGTAACGGCCACGTAAATGGGGTCACCCATGTCGTTCGGGTCGTTGGTCTCGGTTTCAATGTCCAACACCGCCACGCCGTTCTCACTGACACAGTCGGGGAAGCGCTCCATGTAATGCCGCTTGACGATCGCGGTGGAGGTGATGTCGGAGCCGTAGAGGTACGGACTGCGGGAGATCTTGCGCAACCCAAACACCGGTGAGCGTATGTTCAAGGCGCGTTTGATGTGGGTCTCTAATTCGGCTTGGGTGCACTCAAACCGGTCTAGCTTGTTGATGTCTTCCCACTCTTTCTTTTCTTCGTGGTTCTGATACCCAGGCTTGGTGATGTAAAAGGGCCGTCTGAAGTTCTTCTTCATGCGCACCCGGGGAATCCTACGTCCGTCTTTAAGGTGAACCACCTCTTTGATGACCACCAAATCGTCGGGCACCGCCCCTCGATCAAACGGGTTGCCTTTGGTGTAACAGACGTGTTTGCACTCGATGCCTTCAATCTCGTCTTCGGTGATGGCCGGGGACTGAATTGCCTCAGTCATAGGGTAACTCCTTGGGTTTTACTGGGTTAAATAACAACATCGCCACGTGCCGTATATTAGTGTCGATGGTGGGCTGGTTATTTTTTGAACGGTGGGTGGCCATCTTCCCTACCGATACCATCACGATCATATGTAGTAATTAAAGTCATCGACCGACCGACGGACGGATTCTAACCATGTCTCGTAAACGTATATTGACCCAATCGATGGAAAGCGTCAAGCATCAGCCCAACCCTCGGTTGTTCCGAGACCTGGTAACCGCCTTCACTTTCCTGCGTGAAACTGACCATCCGCTAACCAACTCCGCTCGCGATCGCACTGTGATCAAAGAGTCAAACGTAGAACGCGTGGTCAAACACTACACCAATCTGAACATCCGCTTAAGCTCTGGTTCGGCAGGTGCACGGGCGTACGTATCGCCCCCCAGGCTTGATAAAAACCACCCCTTCAACACCCCAGAGCGCCGTGCACTCTCAGACAACAGCGATGCAGTTTTAGCCATTCGTCGCGCTAAAGGTAGGGTCCAGGGCAGCATCGATCTGGACAAAGGTCGGGTTGAGGGAGTTTACGCCGAGTTGATCAACGACGTCTTTGTCTCCAGTGAGATTATTCAAGGCGATTTCTTTACGGTTGAGGAGGCCACGGCGCTCTTCCTTCACGAGCTCGGTCACTTGATGACCTATTACGAATATCTAGGTCGTGTCTACACGTTGAATCATGTCCTAGGGGATCTGGTTCGAGGTTACGCTAAAAGCACCAGCATCAAAGAACGGGTAGAACTCCTGTCGGTCACCCGCGACGCGTTGGATTTGACGGAACTTGACGTCGATGCCGCCAGTAGCATTACCGACACAGAGACTGTACAGATGCTGATTGTGTCTGAAGTGGTAAACGAACCCTCCAGCGCCACCAACACTCGGATTTACGATTATCGCACTTCTGAGGCCTTGGCTGATCAATACGTCAGTCGAATGGGGGCAGGGCGTCACTTAGCCACAGGTATGGATCGACTGTTTCGCCTGGCAGGCACGAACAGCTATTACAGCGACCGTAAGTTCCTGATGATAGAAGCGGTGAAGATTCTTTTGATTGCTAAGTGGTTTGTGGGTTTCTTTGTATTGGCCGCTCTAACCGCCAGTTTGGTTAGTCCCGATTTGAAGTACGACCCCATCGGTCAACGACTTAAGCGTATCCGTCAGGACATCGTTGAGGCCATGAAGAACCCCCGGTTAGATAAAGACTACCGCAAACGCCTGCAAGAAGACGCTGACGTGCTGGCGGATCTTTTGAGTAACGTTAAAGACCGTGAGACGATTATTGGGTATTTGTGGAAACGTCTATACCCCCCGAATATCAAACAAATGAACCGCGTCAAGATGATGCAGGACCTCGAAGCCCTGGCCAACAACGAATTGTTCGTCAAAGCCAACTTACTGACTGTAAAAGCCTAAGGAGAACACCATGCGTAAAGTGGCAAGCACGATCACCGAATGTGTCAACTCAATTCTGCGTACCAAAGACGTACCCGAGAACGTAGACCAACGTCACCTGAACACGATCATCACCGCAGCGAGCATCGCTTACCGACTGCCTCTGCCCTCCGGTCCGGTGCACCGTCCTGAGGAGTGGTTCCTGATCAATTGTTTGGCAGGGTATGAAAGCATCGCAGGCGCATTGAACGAATATCTGGTGATGGACGTTAATGAAGTCGATAAGGTAGTGCGCACCACGTGGTTGCTGCGATACCGCGTTCTGCACATTCCGTACTCGCCGCAAGCCTTGGAAGCGTTGATGCACACGTTAGGCGACTCCGATTATGAAGTTGCTGACGTGTACCGCAGCTGGATTTGCGCTTTGGGCGACAACTCAGCCGCGCACGTTATGATGCGGGTAGGTCAAGCCATGAACGAGAACGGCGTTTTGGCGGTGGAGACAAGCGATGAGTAACGGGGCCTACAGCGAAGAAGACGCCCTGTCGCTGGAAAACGCCTTCGAAATCGAGCTGCAGAACCTGGCCGATCTGGAAAGCCGCCAACACTGGGTGATCCAACATCGAAACGTCGATCGCTTAACCATGGAGGCCCTGCATCAGAAGTACCCAGAAGCGATCAACGCTGACTATCCGGTCAACTCGTTCAGCAAAGACCCTTCGGATCAGAACCTCCCGGTGTCTTTAGAGTCGTTCAGCATCGCCAAAGCGGTGGCAGTGGCTGCCGCAGGCGCGTTATTGGGCAGCATCTTGTTCATGTTGATCAAGCTGTTTCGCACCGACAACGCCGAACAACGCGCAAGCGATGTGGATAAGAAGACCCGTGAGATGGCCGACACCGACAAGGACATAGCGACCTTGATCAAAGACGCCAAGTCCTTGAATCTGTCCGAGGCAGACACGCGTTTACTGCGAAGCCTGACCGACAACCGTTATCAAGAGTATCTAGACCCTCCCATTAGTGCTCGCGCCAGTTCTCAGGGTAAGATCCTCATGGACGCGGTTGTCCCTGGTGGAGACGTGTTTCAGTTGTTGTCTAAGTGGTCGCGCAGCATTCACAACCACTACACCAGCTTCAGCGCACGGGTTAATGAATTGACGGAAGCTATTGGGAAGATGTACGAGGTGGAAGCCAAAGATTCGGCCAAATTCGTGCAGGATCTGGACGCTTGCGTCTTGCAACCAGACGATGAGTTCTTTAAAGACATGGCACAGTTGCACGATACCTTCCAATCGTTCCTACAGCGCTCTCAGGGCGACTACATGAGCTTTTTGGCGGATAACGTACTCAACACACGGGAGTATTACGACCTGGCGCTGAACGACGATCAGTGGCCTAAACAGGTGAGTAAGATTTCACCTAATGGCGGTAAAGGGTTGGATAAGAACCTGGATCGGTTAGAGAAAGACGCTCAAGCCTTGATCGATGGCAAACGCGAAGCCGCGTTCAAAGCCAAACGTTCTAAGAACGGCGTGCGGGTAGACGACCAAGGCAACATGGAAATGGACGCCGTGGTCGGCAATGTGGACGTCGAGCGGGCCGTGAAGAACGCCGAACTGGCCATTCGTTCTGAGGTGCAGTTTCTCAGAGCGTACCGCACCAACCTCAACCGCGTCTTGGAGTTCTATCGTCAAGCCGCTGTCACGTCGTTGAAATGCAACACCGAACGCAGTCGTCAGCTTCGGGAGATGATCAACCGGTCACAGAACTGAGTTGGCAAAGCAGCATACGGGGAGGGCGCATGCCCTCCCCTATGCCGTCACTTATGCACGATGGCGAATGAACTCTACCGACACGTCGTCTTGTACGGTCAATTCCCCGTTAGGCAACACATCTAAGCGTTTGCGAATCCCCAATCGACTGGAGTCGTCTTCCAACGACAGCATCTCATAGTTCGCCTCCCCGCCTAAGCCACTGACCACCACATCCAACACTTCGCTGCTGACCTGATCCTTGATCCGCCGAGCCATGGCTGAGACCGAAATGGTCGCATCGTCCAAGGTCTGGTTAATCAACACCACCGCGGTGCGACTCAACTCTGCCCTCAGATCCACGTTGTCGTATCCGATCTTCGTCAAGTAGTACTTGACTCGGAAACTTTGATCGGCCGACACAGCCGTAGACAGACCGTCTTCCACCAGCGCTCGAACTGTCCCCAGCGTGGTTTGCGGATAATACCACAACTGAGTGTTTTCCAGCATCCGTTCCTGAATCGCCGCTATGTCAGTACTGACCCAGTTGACGATGGCTCGAGCGGTGTCACGGGCGTAGTTCAAGACCCTGCGATCGGTGGCCAAGGTGAACGACCCTTCTAGCAACAGCAACTCTACTTGTCTGAGGATCTTGCGTCCCGACTCTGGCAGTGGGTTGCCTTCGTTGTCGCGCTTGATGTCCCCTTGACGGTACCTGAGCACTTGCACCCCATCGCTGTCCAACACCGCCTCACCTTGAGCGTGGAGTACCTCATAGAGGATCTCTCCGGTCTCAGGATCTCGGGTCAGTGCAATGGCTCCGGTTTGAGGGTCACGTTGATACACCGTGGCTGCGTAAGTGGCTAAGACGTCACTTTGATAGCGCACGTACTCCATAGAGCTCACCACACTGCGTGAGCGTGCCCACAATCCACCCAAAGCCGTGCCAAAGCGCACCTTCAAGGCTTCTTGTATCACCACGGTGTTGTCTTCCGGTAACAGAAACTGCCCCTTAACCGTGTCTAACGTTGTGGCTTCCAAGCCGTCGATGTCGTAGTTGGATACAATGTACTGCAAATCCAACACCCCATCCAACGGCACCCCAGTGGCGCGGTTTTCCAAGTCGTACATGCGAAAGCTGGTCAACTGCAATTGATCCTCATCGTCCACATCAAACCGACTCTCTAACAAGAACTCAAAGATCCTCTCGTTATCATCAGTCCGGCCTAAGTAAGTACCGTTCAAGTAAGCCCGATCAATCTCCCCTTTAGGAACAAAGCTCAACTGAGCGTGCACTTGATCGTCGGTTAAAGCGCGGAACGCGTCTCCACTGGTGGTGACCAAGATCATCCGGTAACCGGTTGGGGTTTTGTCGATGGCAAAGCGCATGGTACCCACTTCCAGCCGCGCGCTCTCGTTCTCCGCCACAAACTGCTTGGTGTACACCACCGGCTCGTCCAAGTAATACGCCCGACACGCGAACTGCTGTTCGGTGCTGTCCAATACGTAATGGAACGGGGTATACAAGTACTGGCCTTCTGCTAAGATTTGCGCTTTAGCTTCACCTGAGGCGTCGGTCAAGGTCTGACGGTCGTTGTTGCTCACCACCTCCAAACGACCGTCCGCCACTTTGAACAACATCTTTGAATCCAAGGTCAGCCGGGTGCCGTTGTCGTAGACCGAGTTCAGCGTGGCTAAGTTGCTCATGCTTTCTTCTAGCATCCCCACCGTACACCCAATCGCTGTGGTCAGGTTTTCTGAATCCGGTAGCGGCAGATCGCGAGTGGCCAGATAGGTACGATTGGTGATGTTGTCCACGTCTTTAACGATGGCGTAGCCTAAGTTGTCCAGCTGCGCTTCAAGTTGCACTGGGGTGATGGGGATCTTGATTTCCCCGAGGGCGTTGTTGATCACTCGCTTGCGTAAGGCCTCAAAGCTCAGTTTGTCACTTCCCCCCTTAACCCGATCGGTGGAGTATAAGGACATGGTTCCAAAGTTGCGGATAGGCGCCACAAATGGACTTTCGTTCTTATTCAGATCCCGCCACCGAGCCTGGAAGCTCCTGGGTTCATAGCGCTCAAGGGAAAGCTCGACGTTGCCTTTGGTGGTGTAGACGTCAATGCGAATCCCCCTGGGCATCAACCCCCGATTGAAATAGATGTACGGTACGGTGACTTCCAGATTCTGCCCATAGACCTTCAGTTTGGCGGTCGGTGTGGTGGGGTCATACACCTGATCCGAATGGGTGGTTAAGATCTCCTCCCATTCACCGTCCACACCGCTTGAGACGTAGACCCGAGCGTAATAGAACTGATCGCTGAACGTGTACGCTTTAGTGAACCCGCTGGTGGGGTTGAGTTGATCGTAGTGGTCGGTCAGTTTGAATTGAAGCATGGGGATGCGAATCATCAACAGTTCGATGTGATCCAAGTCGCTGCCACTGCCCGACATGCGCACCACTTCCCAATCCAGCAAGTTAGACTCCAAGGTCTGCAACGGACTGGGTCGGTTTACGTCGTAGACCACCTGAACGCCGCCGTGAGGCATCACTCGAATCTCAATGGGATATTGCAAGGTAAAGGTCATGCCCTCGACCACCACTTCGGTCTCCCGAGGAATGATCACCTTACGCACACCGTTGTCGTCCAACACCGCTCGATCGATGATCTCCGGTAGACTGCCCATCCAGACCATGGTGGCTCGTCCAGGACTGCCAAAGCGGTTGGCGTAATCCACATCGGACATGTGTCGGTATATCTCTTCTTCGGTTTGCGCCAGCGATGGGTATTGATACCGCATCAAGGCCTCGTTGCGTTGCATGCCAGCCGCACCCACCACACAGGCACTTTCTAATAGAAACACAAACGGATTGGATGGATCGACCACGTCGTAGTCACCGTCCACCATCGATTCCAACGCACTCAATACCACCCGTTGCACCGCCGCGGGGTTGTTGCGCAAGTCCCCAACTTCGGTCATTAATTCTTGTACGGATTTCATGCAGTCATCTCCGCGTAATCTTGGGCAGCCACCCACCACTCCAACTCCAAGGTTTTGGAATCAATGCGAGGGTAACCGGTGAAGTTAAATCGATCCAACTCAGACGCTTTTAGTTTGACGTACAACGACTCACGGTTCTTATCCGACATACCGGCGTTGAAGTAAGCCACCGTCTGATTAAACTCATCGTATAAGATCGGATCTTGATACTCAGCCCCAGTGCACCGGAACGGAATGGAGATCTGATCGTTGGCATCGCTGTACGGCGTCTCGTTGGAGTAGTTAAACGCGTTGCCCAAAGGTGAGGCTAAAGGAAAGCAGACGTTGGCACATCCGATCTTCTTAACGTAGCGTTTGCTGCGGTCTAAGATCAGCCGCCAGATCCGACATTGATAGTCAATCTCGTTCTCCACCACAAACTCTGGGTAAGGCGCCATGTCCCCTGTGTAGACGTTTCCCATGTACCTGGCCCAGTACTGAAACATATCGGTGATCGGATCGCCTTCGATGTTGGCAAAGCTGGCAGTGATATCGTATGTATTATTGATCTCTGCCACGTCGTCAACGATACTATAGGATTCTTTGCGCATACCCTCAGGTGCCGTGTAGGCATTGATGGTCACATCAGGGAACCCTGTCAAATTGACGAGCGTGTTGCTCAGTATGGTCATGAACGCTTGTTTTTGGTCGAACAGGTTGGAGGTCAGTTTGTTGGCCCCCTGACCCAATCGAGAATCCAACATCAAACGTATGGCTCGATACATGGAACTGGGTTCACTATCCAGTAACGGAAGCAGATGCCGGTCGGCCAATACGTTGTTCGCACTTAGGTTCATCTGTGGCCTTGTAAACAAGACCAGACCTTGATGGTCTGTGTTCTTTTGAAACGCCGCACCGGCATTACGATGATCCAGACCTTTGTATACATCGGTCATGGCTCCGTAGGTACGTCCAAAACCGGAGCCCGTTGTCACGCGATCAATGTCACGACGTCGATTGGGCGTGACTTGACCCGTGTCACTGATGGTAGTCTTGCTAATATCCACGATTTCGTTCTCCAATCATGACTTAAGGAAACGACTATGTTTGACAGTAAAGTTGCGGTGACGGCCCTGGAGTTTGCTGCCCAGGTTCCCGATTTGCTCCGTTCCAGTACCAGCAGTTCATTAATTGAGTACACCCGACCTACGCGGGTCGAGCCTGTGTGTTTGGTTGATTTGCGCGCTGCTCAGTTGCCGTACATCGACGACGTTATGCACGCGGCCTTGAATATCTTTTCAGGGTACTATTTACAGGCCGTGAGTCTGGCGGTCAACGTGGGCAGTGTCAACGTCTTAAAGACGCTGGACAAACTCAACCCCAACCGTTCCCCCATTGAAGCAGCTGATCGGGGAGCTCGTGACTTTGGTAAATGGTCCTTCTCAGGAGAGTCGTTCAGCTTTGGCTTGCCGTTTCCGGATCAGGATCGAGGACTCGTGGCCTCATTGGAGGCACGTCGTCAAGACTCTGAATCGAGCATGGAAGCCACCATCACAGAACAAGAGCGCGATATGGAAGGCGGCCCTGGCGCTAAGAGCATCGCCGACATCAACGAGAACTCAAACCTTTCCGTTGGTAAACTATTGGACGTCAAGGTCAAAAGTGAAGGGCAAGAAGGTAGCTTCCCGGTATCGGTGCGTTTGATGGTAAGTACCATCCGTCCCGATGTCATGGCTCATACCTTATCGCTTGGCTCCAAGGACACCAGCATCAAAGAACGCTGGCACGGCTGGCGGTCGGGTCAGTTAAAGTTCTTCCGCGATCTGGTGATGGCGCAGGACATGATCGATGAACACCGCAAGAACCTGATGACCGACGGCAGCGGCTATTACCAGGCCCAAGTCGGGCGCAAGAACAAGAACATGATTTCCGGCATCTTGTCTCGCAACCCATCAGTGGCTACCGCATCGTCCATATTCGTCATGACCAGCGACACCGCTAAGGATCTGGAACGGAACGCTCGGGCGCGCTTGAAGAACTTCAGTGATCGGGAAAAGATATTTAAGGACACCTACGCGATGATGTTTTTTGTCATCGACCCCGATTGGGAACAGGTGACCATCTATCACCGCAGCATTGAATCCCCGAGTGAGGTTTCCATACGCGAACTGCAGCGCAGCAACAAGCGTGGCGGCGGCCCGGACATCATGGAAATTCTCAACGCCTTCCGCCAGGCCAAGTCACCTACACTTTAAGGTCGGGATAGACGATGAAGATTGCAAAATACGTTCAGTCATTGCTACCAAGCATTGAAAAGAAGTCAGTCCGTAAGAACCTCGACGATCTACGGGCTGAATTACGGGATCACACCTTACCTCCGTTTCAAACGTCCCATGAGATGCTCAAACGCTGGCGGTTCAAAGACCGCTTCTGTCAAGACGTCGACAAGCGCTTTCCTCGGGAAGTGGGTTCCAAGTTCCGTGGCAACTACGTGGAAGTCACTTACTTCATCCTTAAGCGGACGTTGGAGAACATCGATACGTTTGATAAGATGGTGGATGAGGCTTACGCCCACGATGTAGTGCGTTCCGCGATCTCGTACAGCGACACCCAACTGCTTCAACTGATCGAAGCCATTTCCTTTGCGGTACGTTACGCCCGGAAGCTGTTGATGTACACCTTGGCGCAGGAAGTGGATCTGTACCGAGACAACAATCTGCGTGGCCAAGAGCTGACCAAAGCAGAAACCGACTGGTTGATCCGTAACGTGCAGGTGTTTTACCTGACTCTGCGGGCTTTGGACAAGCCGGGTAAGGACTACCTCAGCATCTTCCAAGAAATCCCAGACATAGCGGTGGATGTGGACAACGCCGACAATGTCGCGGCCATGGTGGGGTCTCAGAACCTTGACCCGCTACGGTTAGGCGCCCATGGTTTGATCTTAAACCCCATCTATCACGTTCGCATCGCTTGGACCGAGTGGCAAGTCGCTCGTTACGACTCCGCGAAAGAAGAACGTAAGATGTTGGAGTTCCAGATTCTGGATATGAAGAACGCCCTTGATAATAAGAGCGATCCTAAACTGGAGAAGGCCCTTGAGTACACCCAAGACCGCGTGTCTCGGTTGAGCTACAAGATTCAGAAGATAGAAGAAGGGGAATGACTGTGAGCGATCAGATCCATATTTACTATCCACGTGGGTATCGGGTCCTTCGCCACGGTCAGATGCCGATAGAGCACAACGACGACCACAGCGTTGAGGATAAGGAAGGCCACTCAGTGGTGTATTCCAACGGCGATGACGAGGTCAAAGAACTCTATCGGCGCTACCGGGCCAGCGAAGACACGGCGACGTGGAAGTACGTTACCGATGTCTTGGCTTGCGCTAAGCGACTGATGCCCCACCCAACCAGTTTCTTTTTCTTCCAAGCACACAACCGTCGACTGCACGGTCAATCGTTTGAGTTTTTAAAAGAAGTCATGCAGTACGTTGAAACCGGCCGATGCACACTGCAACCTTTGTCCGCGTTTGAGTTGATCGAAGATCACCCAGACCGTGACAGTTCAGTGAGTGCAAGTCGTAAGGTTTTAGCGTTAAACGTGCCCAGCACTCATTTGACGCCATTGGCGACTTGGGTCTCGCACCCAGGCGGTTTGACCCACTTGGTTGAGACCCTCTATATCTTCTTTGGCCCTGCCCGAGTAGAGAAGACGGTACAGTTACCCATCCGTAAGCTGTCAGAGCGTAAACTGACCAAGGGATGGATGACCGTCGTCAAATGAGGGAATAGTATGTTGGAGCACGGCTGCAGCTGTGTTTTGTTGAAGTCTTCTGCGGTGCCCAAGGGCGACCGCATCCTTAATTGCAATTAGGAGCATTACCTATGTCACGTCTGTTTCGTAGCGCGCTTTCCATGGAAAGCCATATCGACACCGCCATCGCCATTGATCCGCTGAAAGCCGAACTGGCTCTTGAAAGCGCTGCCATTGAAGTCAGCGAAGCTGTCTTTGAAGTGCAGATGGCTGAACTACAGCAAGAAGAGCTGGAGCACGCACATGCGTCTCTGGAATCTATGGCCCTCTCCCTGGAAGCGCTGATCAAAGACGATCCTCGCGGTCTGGACCGGGTGTCAGCTCAAGGCTACCAGCACGCCATGACGGCTATTCTAGGCGACAGCCTACCTAGCCCCGTTGCCTCCCTGGAAGCCTTTGGCGGCGAGTCTGAGTGTGCCGAAGCCACCAAGCTTTCCTTGGAAGGCATGAAAGACACCATGAAGAAAATCTGGGACGGCATCAAGCGTTCCATTGAAAACGCCATCCGCGCCATCGCTGACTTCTTTGCCAAACTGTTCAACGGCGTTAAGAAGCTTCAGGACCGCATCAAGTCTATGCAGACCGACGTGGCTGCTAAGAAGAAAGCGGGTGACAAAGCTACCGGTAAGTTCAAGGTACCGGGTGTAGACGCGGTTCAGTTGGGCGGTAAGGTTGACCAGCGCGCTCTGGAATCCGGTGCTAAAATGGTCATGGACCAAGTAGCCGGTACGGCCGATGCACTTCAAGAAGCGGCAGAAGACTACTACAAAGGTCTTCAGGCGTTTTACCTGAAGCCAGGCGACGACACGTCAGCAGTTGAAGGCGCACACAAGAAAGCCAAGGACAAGATCGAATCCTTAAAGCTGGAAACCGGTGAACTGCCAGGCGGCAAGACCTTCGAATACGAAGTAACCAAGGCCGACTTGGAATTTGTGTCTCCACCTAAGTTGGTGGATTTCTCTGGTAAGCAGAAAGCTCCAGCGGGCACCGTGGAAATAGACGTACTGGATCTGAACACCATCGACAAGTTCTTGGGCGAAGCCGCCAAGTTCGCCGATGAGATGGCCAAGAAAGGCGATCGTCGTGCTAAGTTGAAGTCAGCTCGTCAGAGCGTTGTCGCCGAAGCCGACAAGTTCGTTGAGACAGGCGAGAAGAAGCTGTCGGACAAGTGGACTCAGGCTAAGCTGAACTACGCACTGCGTTCAGCGAACGCAGACTTCACAGCCACCATCGCTCGGGTAGACGGGTACGTGTTCAAATACGTACGCGCCCTACTTGCGGTTCTGTCAGCGGCTCTGGGTGAGTACGGCAACAAGACCGAAGTCAAAACCGAAGAGATGGATCAGGACGCAGACGACCTGAACAAAGACGGCAGTGAATCCGATGACGGCGCTGAGACGTCCGGTGATGAAGAGTCTACCGAAGGCAAGAAGTAATTGTCTTTGATTAAGGTTCGATAAAAGAGGGGGCCTTCGGGTCCTCTCTTTTTTTGTCTTGATGGTATGGACACGATTATTACGACACAAGGGGAACACCCATGTCATCTGAACATTTACTGACGTTGACCATCTGTGAGCGGTCAGCGGAGGAACATTACCAGTCGTGCGTTTACTCGGCCCTTCAATTGGAGAGCTTAGCACAACGGGAAGTGGCTTTATCGGACTTTGCGCACGACACTCAAGGGGTGTCTTTGGAAGGTCAGGCGGCTTTGCAGCAAGCGTACACCGTCTTACTGGACGATCAAGGCTCAGGGCAACTGAGCACCGAGGTGATCAAAGAAGCCTTGGAGAAGCTGTGGCAAGCCATTAAGAACGCCATCGGGCGTATGCTCCGTGCCATCAAGGATTTCTTGTATCAGCTGATTCGCGGTACCGAGGGGTTACTTAAAGGCATCGACAAACAGCGTGAGCAGATCGATCAGATTGAGAAAGCCGGGTTGGCTGCACCCACTCGACCTATTACTGTGACTGGCGGGTCGCGGTTGCACATGGGCGGGGAGATCAAGATCGCAGAACTCACCGACGGTGTGCGTAACGGCGTGACGATCCTGGGTCAGATCAAAGAGGTGTACCTCACCGGAGCCTTTGGTCTCATCGCCGATCTTGAACAGATCACCGACAAACTGCGAAAGGTCGATGCTGACAGCGCACGGTCTTTGCAAGAAGAGATTCGGTCGTTGTCGACTTACCCGTCACGAGTGTCGATTGAGATGGATTCCATACTTAAAGGTCTGCGCGATCGAGAATTGCCGGGGGGTAAGCGGGTCGACGTGGACATGACCGAGTACAGCAAGCGCGGCGTACCTAAGAACATGCCCGACCTGACCCTGAGTGACTACCATAGCCGCACACGTTACCAAGAACGTACCCAAGTAGCGGTGCCTGAGTTACACGACTTAGGAGGGCTCCTAGACGCTCTGGAGGAGATAGTGCGCAGCATGTTGGACGCCAACGATCGGGTGGATACGTTAGTCACTCGGTACGACCGCATCGCCAAACGCGCAGACGATCTGTTTGACCGTCAATCGGTCATGGGTCAGTTGAAAGAACACATGCACGAACATTCGGTTGAGTTGCTTATGCGATTCTATCAAATGGCTATGCCCATGGCGATTCATCGCTTAACCAAGTATGAATTCGCAGTTGCCCGCGCCACTTTGGCGTACGTGAGTGACTGTTTAAACTCCTACGAACCTCCCCGATAAGGAAGAAGAAGATGACATCTCGATTAGACGTTACTCTGGCCCAGGCCGAACACGACTTACTCTTGAGTACTCAGGCCGTGTCTATGGAAGCCCTCCGGGGCGATGTTCTGGGCGATGCGCACCGATCCTTAACTCAGATGGCCGCGACGTTAGAATCTCTGGTCACTCAGAACCAAGCCATGACGCCGGTCTTAGTCGAAGGGTGTCAACACGCCATAGCCACGATTGGTGGGGGCGGCTTGTCTGAGTCGATGGTGTCCCTAGAAGCGTTCGACGGCGACCCTATCCAGCAAACTGCGATGTCTCTGGAGGCCTTGAAAGACAATCTGAAGAAGGTTTGGGAAGCCATCAAACTGGCGATTAAACGAGCCATACAAGCCATCTCCGATTTCATCTCCAAACTCTTTGGTGGTTTGGCTAAGTTAGAGAAGAAGGTCACGGCTTTGTTAACTAAAGCCGACGACTTGATCAAACGGCGCGTTAAGACCGATGATAAGATGATGATCACCAACGTTAGCCGCATCATGCTCAACAACAACGCTAACCCCAAGATCGTGGAAGACGGCATTCAGATTGTGTACAAGCAATTCTATGCTGCCACCACCGATTTCACGGGGGTGATGGGAATGTATCAGAAGCAGATCCTAGCTCTGGTAACCTCTTTAAACTTTGTGGATAACTTCACCCTTAAGGGCTTTGAGGAAAACGACGTCGACATGACCAGTCAAACGTTGAAAATCTTTAAAGGTCTCACCGGTCGAGTTGAGTTGCCAGGAGGGCGTGCGCTTAGGGTTGGTATGATAGATCTTACTGAAGTGAAGAACCAATCGGCACATGCCCCGAAGATACTCCGCAGCGTTAAAATCGTCGACCACCCTAACAGCAAGAACCCACCGGACAAGATCGAAACCAAGATCCCCAGTGCTGAGTGGGTTTCCGATCGACTGAACGAGGTACGAGCTTTCACCAAAGCGTACACCAAGGACAGACGCGAACAGCGGATAGAAGAATACAACTCGACGAAAGAAGCCACTATCGCAAAGTTTGAAAAGTCGACCGCACCTATGGGTTCGACGATTTCTATCGAAGAAGCCACTGCCAACGTTCGAAAGACGCTGGATTACCTGCAGCGTAACTACAGCGACTCGATCGCGCGTTTGGACAGCTACGCGTTCCGCTACATGCGGGCCGTTGTCAGTTATCTGGAAGATTGTCTTGATGCTTTGGAGAAGGCTACATCCAACTCCAAAGAGGTGGACATAACGCGGTAGTGTGTGCTTAACCTTAGGGCCCCATCGTGAGGTGGGGCCTTTATGCCGCTGTCATCGCAAACCCACAAGGCTCATCGTATAGACTCTTACGTTGTTTCCACGCTTATCGAGGTAGTTATGCCCACCATTACAGTAGACGTTGAGAACACCGAACAGACGGTCACCCGCCGCGTCGTGATGGATGTGGTGTACGACCTGATTTCAGCATTCGGCATCAAGTATAAGGTCAATGTGATCTACCCCAACGCCACCGACCCTGAGGACCTTCCGATCTCACTCGCCGCGCCTAGGAACTCACCCCATCAGAACATGACCTTACTGATCGAAGCCTCGGAGACGTTCATTGAAAACGACTTGGCCACCATGCAGTTCCGTACCGCCGAGCAAAGCCCGATCTTCATCGATCGAGACTTAGCCGTGGTGGTTGCCCCGGCCTACGCCCGCAAACGCTTAACCTTAAACTTGAGACTCCGCTTCCCCGACCGCAACTCCGCCATCACCCAGATGAACGACATGCGCCGCCACGTCAGTCTGCGTCAAGACGGTCTGTTTCATGAGGTGGAGTACGAGTATCTGATCCCTAAAGTGAACGTGGTGATCCTAACCGAGGTCCACCGCCTCAGAGAGAAGCTGGCCGGTTATGGTGAGGATTTGAGTCAGTGGTTGATTGCGTGTTTCTGCGATCAGGCCTTTACCTTATCAAACGCCGATGGGTCTCAGCGGGCGTTGGCTAAGAAGGAGTTGCAGACAGGGATCTTAGGCAAGTACGACTATGACATCACCCCAGAGCCCCCTGAACCCAACCAAACAAAAACCGCCCACACGTTGACCTTGGCGTATGTGGTGGAATACGACGCCCCCATTGCCACGGTGATGACATACCCCATCTTGGTGCACAACCAACCGATCAACTCTGACTTCTATCAACACACCCTACCGTTTGAGTTGGCCGATCGTTTGGCGTTGCCGTCTCAATCGCGTCGTCAATTAGATCAGTTCACCAGCAACCAGTACGTCACCGGTTTCCCCATGGGTGCCCCGGTGCCTACCTTTATGCAATGGCTTCCGCCAACGGTTCCCAGTTACACCGAAGGGCTGTTACGGGTTATGTGTGTGGTTGATCCCAACGATCGTTACGACCTGGCCAGCTTTTATGAACTAGGGGAACTGACGTGGCGCCAACCGTACTTAGACTTTCTAACCGCCGAGCGGGAACGGGTGCCTTACCACCGACACTCGCCTTTGTTTGTCGCGCTGTACGAAGACGACAAGATGTTAGGCCCCGAATCGATCACGGTTGATGAGACCTTGACCGTGCGCAGCACCTTTCCAATGGATCTGCGCCGCCGGTATCACCTGTGGGTAGGGATTCTGACCAACTGGGAGTTTTTGAAGAAGGACGCCCAAGAACGCTTACGCAAAAACGGTCTTATGTGTCGCACGTTGATGTTGGGCATAGACCCAAGTTTCCCTGAGAGTAAGTTGCCTGGGTCTTTGTCTGGGGACTACATCCCCAAACGCAGCTTCGACACCGCCGTTGACGATCTGAACCGACGCAGCACGCCCATCCGCGGCAACCCGCGACACTTGAACTTACGCATCGGTCACTTTGTTGTGGCCGTTTGATAAAAGGAATCGGACATGCCCGTTTTTAATCCCTCTAAGCCCGGGGCGGTGTCTAACCCAACCGTCCCTCTACCGACCGAGAAGACGTACGACACCAGCACCGTCAGCAGCCGTCGTGTTCCGTTAAGTTCCTTGTTGACCAACATCGAAGGTTACCCCTGGAGCACGGAGTACTATCATCAATACCTAGGACCCGATGACGCCCCTCAACCTTTGGGTCTGAGCGTTGATCCCACGTTGCAACAGTACCATCTGATCCGCGACTTTGAGATTCGAGTCACCGATCCTTTAACCTTTGATTTCATCAAAGAACGGCGGTCTGAGCGCCTGGAAGGCACGGGGATGGTGTACCCTGGGTTGATCACACCGATTCGTGGGGACATGTTCATTGCCGACGTGGGTGATGGTACTGTGGCACTGTTTGCGTTGACCGACGTCACGCCTATGTCGTACTTTAACGACACGTGCTATCAGGTCAATTACCGGATGACCGGGACCTTGAGTGAGCTGCACAAACAAAACCTTGAAAGCAAGGTGGTGAAGACCAGCTTTTACAGTAAGGATTTCTTACTCAACGGGCGCGACCCTATCTTGTCGACAGACACGGTGGAACGTAAAGGGCGCTTGGAGAGTCACGGGCATCAGTTGTTGGAGATGTTTCTCAACGAGTTCATCGATCCACACACCCGACACTTATGCGTACCCTCGCAAGAGGTGGCCACGTTTGATGCGTACGTCTCCGGGTTTGTCCAACGGTTTTTCAACATCACTCAGCACCCATTGATGCGCAAAGCCAATTGGCCGGAGGTGTATCAACTGCAAGACCTGCGCAGCGCCACCTTGTGGGATCTGTTATTGGAACAACAACCGATCGACACTCGATCTTTGGCCAGCCGGATCACCAATAAGGTCAGTGTGGTCGATACGTGGGTGCTAAAACAGAGTCCGTTCTTTGGAGGATTGTACTACAGCTCGATAAGACGCGTTGTATGGCCCACAGATCGACTGGACGACCGTTTAAGTTACCCAATGAATGAGAGTAGTCCTCGCAACGAATCACTCTCAGAGACGCTCTCAGACACCACCACGATAACCGTCGACGTTAGCAACTCACCAGGTGGAGATCAACCCCTAGCCTTCCCAGTATTGGTGGACGATTACTACGTCTTCTCTGAAGCCTTCTATCTGAACGATGCAGTCAATCAATCTTGGTTGGAACACATGGTCACTCAGATGCTGAACCGTGAAGCGGTGGCGGCTGAGGTCTTGCTCGCTGTGTGCGACAGTGCTTATGGCTGGGGCACCCTTGAGCGTTACTACTACACACCCGTGTTGTTGATCCTGATCAATTACACCATACGAGGACTGTGAGGATGAGTGAAACAAGCTCACCGGAACTGACGCCGGCGTATCGGCTGTTCCATTTGTATTACGGCTGTATGATCCCGGCGCCTTATGCGTATGAAAAACACCACCGCTTAGTGGGCTCGGTAAAGTACGAGAGCGCCCAAGCTGAACAAATCGCCAGTGAAGAGATGGTGTCTCGACAGCACACGGTGGTGGAGTTGATCAAATACCACGAGCGCGGCGCGGCCATCATACTCACCAACCCCAAGGACGCAGTGACCATTTACTACGACCTCAGGGACCACTTGGTGCAGATGCGAGAGAAGATGCGGTACAACGTCAACCATCAAACCGCCCCCTTGGACGATTTACGCGCCATGGACGAGTTTGCCCGAGTGGTGTATCGCATCGCCCGTCAGTACGAAACTGGGGTGCCGGCACAAGGTAACCTCACCCGGCGTATGGACGACATGTTTGGACAACGGCGGAAGATCCGTCGCTTGGCCGTTCAAGAACGCAAAGAAGCCGATGCCACTAAGGAAAAGTACCCAGATGGTAAGCCGGTGAAAGAGCACGACTCCATCTCAGACGACATCAGTCGTGAGGCCTTGGAGCGTGGTCTTCCTCAATCACGATAGAGGTCGAGTATGGACGTTAGTGAAAGCTCCCTCTGGGAGGAAGTCAAACGCTTGTCAGCCGACGGCGCCAAGCCGGTACACTTCCGCTGGGGGTGTGAGTTCATTCTGGAGAACGAGACTTTAAGTCCCACCAAACTGCTTCAAGTCCGTGTAGGACGTCAATACACCCGCCGCTTTACCGATGAGATTTACCTGACGGTGATGATCCCACAAGGCACCTACGCCCATCGTCTCTTCCCACAACGGGATACGTTGCTGGTCTCGTTGTTCAAAGAGCCGGTCACCGAGATCGACGGCGCGGAGGATCTGAGTCAAGACATTCAGGCACGGACGTATCGGGGGGTGTTGTTGGAGAAAGGATCGGATCTGGTGGAAGGCGAGGTTACGGGGGTATCCGATGAGGAGACCGCGGACCTTGGCGGACTTCAAGAGTACCACATACAACTGATCGATCTGGCCTCGGAACAGCTGCGCATGCGCTCGGTGGGGGGTATCTACCGTGACATGACCACCAGTGATGTGGTGCAAGGCACTTTGTCATTAGCGTCCTCAGATCTAGGGTTGGACGATCAGTCATCGGTGCAAGGGGTGGATGTAGTACCCGGCAACAACGATCAAGTGCGCGATCACATCGTGGTACCGCACGGCACTCGGGCAACGGAGTTGGTGAATTACATCCAAGAACACTCCGGGGGTATCTACAGCGCAGGTGCTGGGTTTTATCTACAAAACGGCATCTGGTACGTCTACCCTCAGTACAACTTAAAACGCTTCACGGCGGAACCTCGCAACTTAACGGTGTTCAATATTCCACAGCGGCGATTGCCAGGGGTGGAGCGCACCTACATGAGCGACGACGACCGCTTGATCGTGTTAGCCACGGGGGAGACCCGTCAAACCGACGAGTCTGAGATCGAGCAGTTAACGCGCGGCAACGGGGTGCGCTACTTGGACGCTAACCGGGTTATTGGTAGCTGGCGGGCGGTGGATCTGAATACGGCTACGGCTAAGCGCTCAGAGAACGTTCGAGAGCTGACGTTGAAGTCGCGTAAGGTAGGTCTTAACTACGCCCCTATGAGTCAGCGGCGTATTACCGCCAACCCTTACTTTGAGACCTCAGAGATAGCCCCTCGATTGGGTACGGTGGTACAAACCGTTTGGGAGAACGCCGACCCTGACCTGATCTATCCAGGGATGCCCGCTCGATACGTGTATCTGGAAGGAGACATCTTAAACGACGTCTACGGCATCGTGTTGGCCGCCGATCACTCGATCGATTTGCAAGGACAAGGCATCAGTAGCGAGCGGTATCGCTGCAACGTGGTGGTGACGTTGTTTCTAGACATAGCCGCCGCACCCACGGTTGACTAACATAGGGAGACCTTCGGGTCTCCCTTTTATGCCGCTTTAAACAGATCTTAAACCTATATTACACAAAGGAGTTGGTTCCACGAACCTCAGTCACCACAACCTATAGGAACACCGATATGAACTACACCTTGATCGTATTTGTTGGCAGCATCGAATACAAACGTCTCACCCTGAGGGCGTCTAAAGCCGCCGGTACTGCGCTATTGAACGCAGCCCCCCACGCACTTAAAGCGATCCGCACAAAGATCACTGAGTTGACCGACACCTACAGTTGGACTCACGTGGAGTTGTCTGTAGACGGCGACTCTTGTGTTATTTTAGCCCGCGGTTGAATCCCCCCCCCTACTAATCTATAGAACAGGACGTTACTCGGTATGAGTTTAATTGTTTACGACATTGACCGATTGATTGAAGAGAACGGTTTGCGATCTACGCGTTTGGTTAAAGAAGTAAAAGATCGTCACGGCACTCGGTCGCTCCCTGCACTGATCGCTATGTTGGGCGACGGCGACTGGAATGCGCACAGTTTGTTTGAGCACTTTCGATTGACCTCCTTGGTCAAGGCGACCTATCAAGTCCGCCGGGATCGCATCGTTACCGACGATCGGTTTCTCAAGCAATTAGAAAAAGAGTGCTTTTGGAAGCTTAATCGACAACAAACGTTCCGAGTAGCCACTGAGCTACTCTATCTGTTCCCAGAACAGTTCCAACACTTAACCCGATGGTTAGAGGAAACTGCCCCATGACAACCCCCCAACCCATTACGTTTACTGACTTTGCTCAGAAGTTGATCAACCAAGTCGTCACGGAAGAAGAATTGGCCTGGCCACTCAGTGCGGTCTTTTCAGTGACTTACTGTACCCGCTGCTGGCCAGATACCCGACCCAGCGGCAGCGTATCAGTTTACTTCGACACTGAGGAACAGCTCACCGCCTGGCTGGACAACTACCAAGACTGGGCCTTATTGGAAGGTAACTCCGTAGGCGGACACATAGAGACCTGGGACTTAGGTCCGGTGTTCGTACGCACCTTCGATTACAACTAATACACGGAGGCCATTGGGCCTCCTTTATTTTTTTGTTGACAGAATTATTTCATCATTTGACGGATGAGGTATTGCTGTGAAATTAAGGAGTAGTTTATGCAACCTCTAGTTCACGCGTTTGTACTGATTTTGTGCGTACTAACAACCAGTGCCCACGCCGGCATAGAAACTTGGAGCAACAATCTCAGCATCGATCTCCCACAAGACCACGACGTCATGACGGCAGACTGGGACGATCTTCAGTGCTTTGCCGTTAATCTCTACCACGAAGCCCGGGGTGAATCGACATTAGGTCAAGAGATGGTGGCGCAAGTGGTGGTCAACCGCATTAACAGCAAACACTACCCAGACACCGCTTGTGGGGTGGTGCGTCAGAACCGTCAGTTCAGTTGGACCCACGATGGCCGCTCCGATCGCCCCAGGTCAGTCCAAGCGTACGAGCAAGCGTTTAAGATCGCTATTAAATATTTGTACTTGAAGCATCAAGCCGACGTGGAGTGGGCGCCGCTATTGACCAACTATCACGCCGACAGTGTGAGTCCGGATTGGGGCGATCTGGAAGTCGTCCACGTTGAAGGTCGCCATGTATTCTATCGTCCGCCGTTGACTCGCAATCAGCGATACGCTTACACCAAACTGCAAACCACAGGAATCCAGTATGCAACGTATGATCGCCCTCGAGGGCCCTGATGGCTCGGGCAAATCTACCTTGATGCGAGGGCTAGTAGCCCGCATGACTGAGCGGGGTTTACCCGTAGAGACAGGACGGCAACCCGGAGGCACCCCGATTGGAGAGGCTGTCCGGGGACTGCTGTTGGACCCTCAGATTGAGTTGGACCCGCTCAGTCAGGTTCACTTACTCATGGCCTCCCGCATTGCCTTCTTAGAACAGTGTGTGCGCCCAGCCTTGTCAGCCGGACAATGGGTGATCAGTGATCGCTTGGATTTGTCCACCATTTTCTATCAAACGGTGATGATGAAACACACGTTGATTGAACGCTATGGGTTCACCGCCGACACCTCGAAACAGATCTTAGCGTTTCACAAGAAAGCCAACGAGATCAGTCGTGCCGGTCTTGAGGAAATCCCTTTACGGTACATTGTCTTGGACGCGGATGACCGGACCCTGAACGCGCGTCGTCCGGTCAGCGCCACGGATCGGTTTGAATCGCAGGACAAGGGATTCCAAAGGGACATACGGTCGTTCTACCGTCAGTACGCGGGTGCCAACAAACACAACCCCAACGTACGGAAGGTGTTCAGCGACACGCCTTTGTCTGAAACAGATCTTGACGCTTTAGTCGACTGGATCGTCGAAGACACAGTTGTACCCCTTATTCAACTCACCGCTTAGGTCATTTGACCCACGAGGAAGCATGTCTCATTACGGCATTGAATTAAGTGAACGTCAAGTCCTGGTTTTTGGGGAAGGCGATGTGATGAACCCAAAGGACAGTATCATCGACCATTTTCCGTCTTTGGCCTCCTATTACTTCGGTCACATAAACGTCCACAAGGATCGGATTGCGGCCGTGTTGGTGGAAGAATACTCACTCGCCCCAGTGATACTGGAAAGCACCGCCACCATGGCGATGTACATCCGCCCCATCATAGGTGAAGTTGCTATTGTTCCTGACTCGATGTGTTACTACGTGATCGACGCCGATTGGTTGGCGATTGGGTTCTCAGTAGTGGCCACAGACGACTCAGAATGTCAGATTGTTTATTTAACCCGCACCGGTACGACCATGACCATCCCTATGGCCATAACCCCTGGAGACAAAGTCACCGCCGTGTACAGCGTCCATTAATTCCTTACAACAACACAAGACTCGGTATTATGCACACACCCCCAAGAACCCCGCTCACCAACCCCGATGCGATTCACACCGAACTGACCGACCATTTACGTCAGTCATTAGGTGAGAGCCGATTGGCGAATATCTGCCACCACCGTGAGCAGTGTCGTAGAGACATGATAGGCTTTTGTCAGGAATACTCAGGCGATGATCGGAAGTTGATGTTCGCGTTGGGTAAACTGTGGCTGTCTTTGCTGGATCACACCTTGTGGAACATAGACAACCGCAGTAACTTGTACTTCGCTCCCGATCTGAGGCTGTACGATCTGAACATCGTGGGCTTGTGTTACGAGTGGCACGATTTTGCCGACTTTGCCCATATCGCTGATAAGTTGCCTGGGTATTCTGAATGGGCACAGAAGATTGAAAGCGATGAGTACGTCTCTATGCACTTCATTTTCCGCACTCGCCCTAGCAGTCCCGACTTGCTGTTGCGGCCGACGTCGGCTGAGTTTTTCTCTCTTGAGAGCATTCATTTACTTGCACCCCATATCACTCAAACCCAAGTAGGATACCCCCATGAAACAATATAAAGACTTATTAAACACCATCGTAGCCGGCGGCAGCACCCGCACCGACCGCACAGGCACTGGCACCGTCAGTATTTTTGGGCATTCGATGCGGTTTGATCTGAACCAAGGCTTTCCGCTGGTGACCTTGAAGTTCACGCCAATGCATTTGATTGTCAAGGAACTGCTCTGGTTCTTGGAAGGCAACACCAACGCTCACGACCTGACCGAGCAAGGCTGTCACATCTGGGACGAGTGGGCCACTGAGAACGGAGATCTGGGACCTATTTACGGTAAGCAGTGGCGCAGTTGGTCTGCACCTGACCTGACGAACATTCGTGCTAAGATCGATCGCATCGAAGCGACATTAGACGACACGACGATGTCCGGTGGCGAGGCGGACTTCAATGCAGAACAAGTCAGCGAGATGCGTCAATTGCTGTTGGAGATTCGTGAGCACGACAGTACGCGAACCATCGATCAAATTCGTGACGTCATCCAGATGATTAAAGACAAGCCTCACAGCCGCCGTCTGATCGTGTCTGCTTGGAACCCGACCGATATGCCAGACGAATCCCTATCCCCTCAAGAGAACGTCTCTGAGGGCCGCATGGCGTTGGCTGCGTGTCACACCCTGTTTCAGTTCTACGTCAGTGATATGACCGATGAAGAACAGCACAATTGGTTCTGTCGGCAAGAAAGCAAAACCTACTGGGAACTGCATCAGTTGGCCCGCATCCACCCAGACGCCGTTAACGACGTCCCAGAAGCGCATCGGGTGGTCTGGAAGAACGTAGGTGCTGACATTTGGTATTACAAAGGTGCCTATGAGGTCTTCAACGCGTACGCTCGCCAGCACGCGCCAAAGGGCAAATTGTCTTGTCAGCTCTACCAAAGATCATGTGATTCATTTTTGGGTGTCCCGTTCAATATCGCCTCCTATGCGCTACTGACACACATGATCGCTCAGGTCTGTGATCTGGCGGTGGGCGATTTTGTGTGGACCGGTGGGGATGTGCATTTGTATCTAAATGCAATAGAGCAAACCAAAGAACTGGTTTCACGGGAACCTAAGAAACTGCCAACGTTAAAACTCAATCCGGCCATTAAAGACATAGATGCGTTCACACTGGACGACATCGAACTGGTGGGGTACGAGTCGCACCCAGCCATTAAGGTCAAAGTGTCTGTATAGAAAGGCTTATTTGGAAGGGACAGAATCGTGACTGACAAACCGTTTGAGACGACCCCAGATGGATATCAAAAGGCCAAAGAGTGGTTATCTGAACACAATCTATCACACAAGATCGAGGGCGAGCAGTCTGCCGATGGGTTCACGCTTGTCGCCTTAGCCAACCATTTAAGGCTGGTTCTACGGTACGAGCGTCGAAAGTACGAAAACTTCCGAGCAAGCTCTCGCCTCGAGGGAATTGAGTTGTCTGCATCGCAGTCGACTGAGTCGCTGGCAGACGTTATCGCCAGACACAAGACCCCACCCACGACATAAAGAAAAGGTTACGAAATAAGATAAAGAGGCCTTCGGGCCTCTTTATTTTTTGTTTTGACTGGAGGGATGTTGAAACATATATCATCGAGGTGATCTAACCTTACCTTGTATTTAGGGGACACACATGCCTAAGAAAGACACAGCGTCTAAACGTAACTTCATCATGTCTGATAGAGACTACGATTATTTTAAGCTCCTTGGTGGTGGTAATGCCACCGCGGGTTTGCGAGTAGCGGCCATGATTGTGAGAACGTTGGACAGTCAACACGGTCTTTTGGAAGATACCCACATCCGGCCATTAGGTTGCCTATTTCAGTCTAATGCCAAATAAAGAGAGAGACACACGACTCTCTCTATTAACGCTAATTCATTAGGAGTTTAAGATGTCCGCACTCGACGCCGTAACTGTTTTTACTGAATTTTACCACAAAATAGAGACATCAGAAATAGTAAAGACCTATGACAGCGACATGTTCTATATGTTACTGCATCAAAAAGAACCCGAAGGCGCTAAAGTTGTAACGGCCGTAACGCGCAATCGCGTGCGGTTTATTCAGTTGTACACTAAGATCGGTAATCTCGTCTTCTACGTTCAGGAATTCCGGGATGCAGCACCTCAGGTGCAAGTGGAGGTGGCTGACGCGTGGCGTAGTGTTATAAAACCGTATCTACCTGTCACAGGAGAGCAACTGACTCAGTATTTAGAAGACAGTTTTAATGATGTAGAGACGAACTACTTTAGAGAGGCGTTGAGAACGATTCTAGGCGCGGCGGTGCCTGAATTAGAAAAAGAAGAGTATGAAAACTCAATAGGGACGATTGAATACACAACTGACAAACCCCCACAGGTCTATACGTACACCCTAGATGCCTATAAGGTACTCGCTCAGATCAAGAACGCGTATGAGTGAACGTTCAGTCCTTTTATTTTTGACTTAGGAGAATAACAGTATGTTTAAAAGTAGATATGTGCTCGCCACCTTAAGGGGAAACCATGCCAAGATACACATTTAGAACTGAAGGTCCTTTCGTCGGCGAGAAAGAACGCGTTGAAACGTTGGTTCAAGAACTGGGGTTATCCATCGTTAAACATTGGGTGGAGTACGATAGACGAGATTGGGCGTTGGATTTCTTTACCGTTGAAACTGAAATCGATGACGTTGAGGTCCTTCGTGCTAAGATGACCGAACTGATCCTTAACGACCCTCGGTTTGAAGATCTGCATCGGTGTGAACAAACCCTTAATCCCGGAGATGCGGTTAAAGACCCATTTTAGACAACGTCCAAGTAATGGAGAATATCACTATGGTTAGATCAACACCTGCACTTACCGACGAACAGAAAATCGACGATTTGTGGTACGACTTAAATATCCTCGGATTTAAAGACATGCGACGTTGCTGCATTAGAGACTTGGCCGCTCTACGTGGATCTATCGAAGCTGTGATCACCACAACGGAAGTCCAACTTATACTGATGGACGGCGTTGGTAAGAAGACGATGCGAGAAATTAAAGATCTGGTAACCAGCGTTAGATTCCGCCAAAACATCCTCGACGCCAAACTTCAGGGGGTGTTGAGGACCTCGGTGTCGGACAAATTCATCCAGAAAGCGATTAACGAAAGGCGTGGTATGAGCGAACGCAAGCGGCAGGCGTTAGGCATCACGGCAAGTCCCAGGTCGATGGTGGATGCGATCATGCTTCGTAAAGACATCTACGAAAAGCACGGTATGCCGGATTATAAGACGATCGGTTCAGCCGGCATTGATCTGCGCGCCTGCATTGATGAATCCATCGTGTTGGCCCCAGGCGAGGTCAAAATGATCGGCTCTGGGTTAAAGATCCACGTTCAAGACCCTAACTATGCGGCTATCCTCCTGCCTCGCTCAGGACTGGGTGCCAAGCACGGCATTGTACTGGGCAACCTGGTGGGTCTGATTGACTCGGACTATCAAGGTGAGATGGGCATGTCGATCTGGAACCGCAGCGATAAGGAGTACTTGATCGAGCCTGGAGACCGCATTGCTCAACTGGTGGTCATCAAGGTCGAGCAAATCGTATTAAGTTGGGTGGATAAGTTTGAATCCACTGAGCGCGGTTCCGCTGGGTTTGGCTCTACTGGGGTTTAACCCATCGCCATTGGGGACTCATGTCCCCTTTTTTTATCGGAGTAAGCATGTTCGTATATACGTTTTGTACCGAAGGGCCCGGCGACGGTCCTAGGGCTGAGAAGTTAATCCACGCGTTGAACCTAAAGACGGTGAACCACTGGCAGGTGGAGAACCCGATGGGGTACTTTTTGAGTGTCTTTACAGTGGAGACCGACGCGCTTCTCGAAGACCTGCGTGATCGAATGGCCGCTTTGATCCTTAGAGACACAGCCGCATGTCTGGCAGGGGAAGATTACAGACTCCTACCTTTTGTCGATCTCCATCAGTGCGCCCAGACGTTAAACCGCGGTATAAAACCCAAATGGCCTTACGACGACCCTGCGAGTGAGGATTAAAGTCATGAATAAGAAAACTTTTATCAAAAAGTATTTTGAGTTCTTAGAGCAGTTGGGGTTGAGAGCTTCAACCGACGATCGGGCGAAAGCCAAGGAAGTCGTGGAACGGCTATACCGTAACTACCCAAAAGAACCGCCGTCGCCTGCTGTCCTGGAATCCTTAAAGAAGTATGCGCCTGAGGCCAGTGATGAGGAAGCTCATGCAGGTACGACCGACGACCAGCACCGATCGCCCATGTCGGTTCGAGAGTCTCTGGCTAATGAACCGACATTCGCTGGCTTGTCGATAGCGACCGGTGACTACGACCCTGCGAGTGAGGAATAGCACCGTGAATAAGAAAGCCTTTATCAAAAAGTATTTTGAGTTCTTAGAGCAGTCTGGCCTGTCTGCTAATCGGGTTCGAGTATCTTACGGAGGCGCTCTGTTGATGTTGGGGCTGAGAACCTCAACCGACGATCTGGATTTAGACATCCCTAAAGAGTCCTATGAGCATTTGGTCACCACCCACAAACTTAAACGAGAAATGCGCAAAGTTGGTGAGTGCGCCAACTGGAATCGCGACGTTAGTCTAAAAGCGGACGGCGATCTGAGTAAAGGCGTATTCATTGACGGCGTTTGGGTGGATACGCCAGAAGACGTACTCCGGAGAAAGAAAGCTCTCAATCGACCAAAAGATCAAGAAGATATTGTGAAGCTTACACGTCTGATTGAATACAACACGCCAACATCGCCGAAGAAATCTCGTAGTTGGGTGAACTGGTAGACAGTAATAAGGGTAGTTGATTATGGACAAGTCTAATGTTGAGAAAAAGATCGAAGCACAGCGGGAGCAGTTTAAGGCACAAACCAAACAGACCGACCAGGCCTTTGACGCTCTGATTAAATCCTACCCCGACCCTCAAAAGGCCTTGTCCTACCTGAAAGGACGGTTGAACATTCGGTAGTGATAGGAACTAACAGCTAAAGGACCGATTATGAAACGTCTATTAAAAACCGCATTAACCTCAACGGCGGCGGTTGTCCTTATTGTCGGAAACCCTGAGAAGATGAAAGGCCAAGAGAAGTTGGCCGGCGCTTACTACCGGGCCATTACCGACTTCGTTGAATCGCAAGGCTTTGCGGTTAAAGTCGACCCAGGCGAACCCAAGACGTGTCCAGACATGAGTGCAGCGTTCTGGATAGCGCACAGCCGTGGGGTGGATCGCATTCGATGCATCGATCCTAAGGATCAATGGCGGTTTTTAAAGTTAGGTGACCCAGACGGCGTTATCCACCCGGTCGACGCTAAATGGCAGGCTGGAATCACCGATCACCGAGGCTCTAAGGAGATGCCCCCCAAGGAACACTTTGAATTCACTGAGAATCAGAAGCAAGCAATTGTGGATCTGATCAAAAAACTATAAGGTAAGGAATACCGAAGTAGGTCGTTATTCCCTTAACTGAAGTAAAACCAATTTTAAAACCCGCTCCTAACCACAAAGAGACATGCTATGAACCTATTGATCATTGGCCATCGACAACACGGTAAGACCGACGTTGGTAAAACGCTGGCGGATCGGTTGGCCACCAAAGCTCACGATTCGTCCTGGTTCATGGCCGAGCGAGTCGTTTACCCGGCCCTTAAAGTTGAGTGCGGCTATTCGAGCGTTGAGGACTGTTACGCCGACCGAGGCCGCCACCGTCAGGCGTGGTTTGAGTTGATCGAAGCGTACAACGACGAACCCGACCGTCTGACTCGGGCTATCTTAAGCGAAGGCACCATCTACATTGGGATGCGCTCTCGCATGGAGTTTGAAGGCTCCAAGCAGCACTTTGATGCGGTGATCTGGGTAGACGGCTCAGAACGAGTGTCTGAGGAACCGGCCACATCCATGAAGTTAACGCCTGCCGATGCCGATTATGTCATTAACAACAACGGCACGGTTGACGAGCTTCCGGCTCAGATCGAACGATTATTACTCTGGTTAAACGAGATACAGTATGAATAAACTGTCTGTTATTTTAGACGCACTGGAAGCCAACGGCATACGTGTTGTGCCACCCCCGCCCATAAAACAATCCAAACACAAGCCACCGACGGAAGAGCAGGAACGTCTGAAACTCGAAGCGCAACGCAAACGCGAGCGTCGGGCTCAGAAACGCCGCCGCGCCAGCACTCGGTAAGAAGACTCACATTAATCCAATAGATGAGAAGGAAGTGATACGTGTACGCTACTGGCAGTATCTTAACCATGCCCCGGATAATAATCCTTCTGGTTGCTTTGATTAAGATCAGTGAATTCACTGAGTCCAAATCTTACGTAAGGCAAACCTCTTTGGCCGATACGGAAATTCAACTCACCCACTCGACCGAGGTACTTCATGTCTCCAGATAGACCCCAAGTCGACTTAGACAACACCGGGATGGACGAACGCACCATCGAAAAACGCTACGCGGCCCTGATGGGTAAAAAGAAGTCCAAGCTGGATCGAACCCAGACGGATGAGAACGCCCTTCAGGACGCTCAGGAGAAACGTCGATTAAAGGCGCGTAAACGTCTAGCCCAAACTGCAACGGTCGCTCAGAGTGTTTAGAACCTGCTTCTACGCGATCTTTGTCTTTGCGTTGCTGTGTCTGGGTGCCCCTGTGGCCTCAGCCGACACCCGCTGGACAATCAATCCGAACCACATCGCCCGCTATTACGACGGCGATACGTTCTACGTAAATCTGCCCGGACTGCCGGTGGTCTTCGGAGAGGAGCTGCCAATCCGACTGCTGAACATCGACACTCCTGAATTGCGCAGTCGCTGTAAAGACCCAGATATAAAACTTCAAGAGAAAGCCCTGGCTCGTGAGGCTCGGGATTACCTTATCCAACAGTTGGAGCAAGCGCAGGTTATTCGCATCCAAGATCTGGAGCGGGGCAGTTTCTTTCGAGTGGTGGCCAACGTGTACATTGACGACGTTTGGCTCAACGCTCAGATGGTGGAAGCCGGCTACGCGGTAGACGTCTTTGATGGTAAGAGTGCCGACTGGTGTGAGTTGCTGATCGGACAATAAACGGCATAAGGGAAGGGCCGTGGCCCTTCCCTATGTCTGCCTCAAACGTAGTAACCGCCAACGTCCGCTGTCCCGCGATTGTCTACGGGTTCCACGTCGCGATCTTGAGACGACGCAATCACGTTCCCTTTTGCCAACCACTGTTCCACGTCAAGTGCTAGCTCAGCGCGTAAAGCCGGTTTGTTCCACGCTTGGGTCTTGATGTGCCGGATCGTGTCGTTTGAAGGAGTCTCCAGGTCCTGATCCGAGCCGCTGTTGTTTGACAGTACCATCTTCTACGTTCCCATGTTAGGTTTGTGTGTAACACTCAGTGTGCCATACCATGAGAACAACAATTCCATCCAGTCATCTATTGTCGAAATAATGCGTGGACTATAAACCGAGGTAGGACCTAGGTCCTACCTTTTATGCCCCTTTAGTCGTTAATCTAGACACCACAGCCACTTATTTTGACCCACGGCCCCTTTGGAGGTTCTTATGTTTAGTTACAAGGCACAGCTTGAAGAGCTAAAGTCTACGTTGGACAAACTTCAACACGAGATTGAAATTCGGTTGAACGTCGGGGAAGACCCCGGTGAGGTGTGCATCGATCTGCGTCACACGCTAAAAGGTCTGTCTAAGGAAAAGGTGTTTGACATACACACGCATCTGCCAGCGTCAGAAGAGAAGTTCGAGCGAGTGTTGGCGGCGTTGTTGCACGACGCGTTAGGACGCCACTGCGTAGACATCGGTGTGCTTAACGACAACACTCAACTGCTTGAAGCATTGTACACCCGTTGTCCGGAGTGGGATACCGTTGCCTGGGACGCCGACCTGGCTCGAAAGAGCATCAACTCTTTGTCTATCGCCCACCTGATCCGCCACTTAACGCTTAAAGACAGAGTTTTCTATCGGGTCAGTTTGATGGCTTCCCAAACCCACGACCCGAGGATTGACGTCATTGCAGAACATGAGCCGCACTTGAAACGCATCGTCATATTTGGTCTTGAAGTCATCGGTCGAGAACTTCCATCATTCATTAAAACCTCGTAAAATACCCCCCCCCCATAAGGAAACCTGTATGAATCACTTAGACGCTGATGCAATCGGTGAACTGGAATCTCAAATGACGACTGTCGTCAATACCGTTGTCTCTACCCTAGTGGCGGAAAATAAAGACTTCGCTCACTCTGTGGGTACCGAGATGATGGAGCTATTGATGGAGCGGTTCCAACACAGTCGACCCCGACCGGCTGCAAAGGCAACGGGACTTGATTTCATGTCGTCTGTCTTTCGAGTAGGTCAGATCAAAGCCCTACTCGAAGACACCCCCGACGATCGCTTGGTCTTGTGTCAGATCGTAGGAGACAAGTCTGGTGTGTGCAACGCCTTTGTAGACATGGGGATGCTGAAGAAAGGCGATGGCCCTATGATGATCACAGTCGGTCATCCTGAGATAGCCCACTTAACCGGCACCGCCGACTACACCGAGCGGAACACGATAATTAATGGGATGGTCGAGCAGTTAAATAGACTGAGGTAAAGGTCGGTGCGATTTAAAGGGGACCTTAGGGTCCTCTTATTTTTTGACTGCACTGAACGATTCTATACTCACCTCCCTTCTTGGAGACTCGCTCATGACCAACGTTCTTCCATTCAAACCCAAGACCTCCACCGACAACGACGTGGATCGGTTCTTAGAGTTCGCACACGGGTTGATCTTCGACGCCCGGCCCTCAACTGATCGTATGGACTTTACCATGGGTACCGTGACAGTGAGCGCGCAGAATATTCTCCGCAGCTACGAAGAACAACACTGGAAACACTTTATTGAAGATAAGATCATGGCTGCCAGCGGATTGACGTCCTTGATGATGGCCACCCCAGACATAACCCGTACTGAACTGTTTGATGTCGCGGCTGTAGACGTTCAACTGTGGAGTAAAATCCCACACCTAGAACACTTCATCACCGCCAGCAATTGTGAGTTTGAATACAACTTTCGCACCGTCAATTACGACCTTGCTCAAATCGCGTTTCAGATCCAACGTGGCGATTAAGTTCAGTAAAGACACCGTCACTTATTAGGAGCATTGAATGGCCAAGGCATCAGCGGGCATGTCGAAGTACGCGCACAAGGTTAGAAAACCATATCCAACGTTGTATCACATTTCGTTTAACGAAGAGCTACAGGGCGTCTGGCAACCGAAGTCTCCAGATGGGGATTACGACGACAGTGGCGATGACGCCCTTTATGGAGAACCAACCACCCCCCGCATTTCACTTTCGCCGTCAGTGGAACAAGCCTTTCAAGCGGTGTACGCCAACGTAAAGCATTTATTCGACAAGTACCCTTATTTGATTTTCTTTGTGTATCAGCCAGTCTTTAAAGGAACGGAAAGAATCGTTGATCCAGGTCAGTTTTCCAAACACCGCCTGGTTCACGATGCCCACATCACCGAAGAACACTCAGTTCTAGATCCTTTAAAGATGGCGTTATTGTCCAGAGTTAAAATACATAAACCAAACGATAAGAATAGAGTCAACTATTACGCGTTTAACGTTAAGGCGAACGAGTATTACGGTTGGCTCCCTGGGCAAATTAATGCCGAATGGATGTCTTTAGAGTCACGGTCATCCGTGGCGTGGTTAAACTGGTAAATGGAGAGTAACATGGTTAAGACACCTTGGGACCCGGAGTTCACTCCGAGTTACACACCCAAAGAGATGCTTGAGTTAGGTGTGTTCGAAGGTAAGTACATCAACGCTTTATCTGGTTTACCCCCCGCCTGGTACAAACTGCCTAAAGTACTGGGACCCAAAGACGAGCCCGATGCCACCATCGATCACTTTGGGGTCAAGTCCCGCCAGCCGCTGTCGGAGTGGAAGAAGAAAGGATGGACAACGGACTTGTCTCCTTATGGCTGGTTTCAGTGGTATTGCCTGTATTGGACGGGGCGTAGGAACGACAAAGAAGACACGCTTCAGATCGGCCGGTGGAAAAGTTTTATAGCACGTCACCAAGGGCAAGTCGACGCTAAGTGTACGCCTAAGGATCGGACGTGCAACACCCGCCAACGCCAGGGATTGTTACAATGGGCCTGGGACTCAGCAACGTCGTTTACCGAAGCCCAACGCAAAGCCAACCTGTCTCGGTTAAAGAAGCGCCCTGAGGTCACGTTAGAAGACCGCCGTTCGCACTCGTATCTTAATTGGTGATCCTTATGCCTAGAGCCGTGTCCGTTTTGAGACTCAGTATAACCCCTGACAACTTAGCCCGTCAGATCGTGATGGATGGGTTTGCCATGCAGAAGAAATACCCGTCTCGCCTTGTTGAAAGTGCGTTGCCCGTCCCCATCGCTAAGAACTGCCGCGGTCGATTGGCAGCAAAAAATGGTGTGTTTTTAGATCCGGAGTTCCATTCGCTGTTCGATAAAGCCATTCGACTGATTCAAACGTCGATCCCTACCCCACAAGAGATACCCGACGATGTCGAACTCACATGCAGTTGTGACCGAGGTTAGAGGTGCTACCTCGACGCACACCTGCCCTAAGTGCGAAGGGCCTGCCACTTGCGCCATGGAGACGGGTAAGTCAATATCGGCCTGTTGGTGTTTGCAGTACTCCCCAGTACCTTTAACGCCTGACGCTGTAAGCGATCAATGCATGTGTCGGCGGTGTCTTCAGAGTCTGACGTCTTAAGTATAGCGGGGACACTCCTCGCTTTTTTTTGTCTCTATAGTTTGATTGAACACCTCACTTGGAGTAATTGCAGATGCTTTCAAATATACGACGCGTGCTGGGGTCGATTGATATTCGGGAGAAGAACGACGAGATCCACGTCAGTGGTATTCCAGCGAACATCATGGCCGGCGACATCGCGCGTATCTGGAAGACTTCCCGCATCAACACCTACATGTTCACGCAGCAAGGAAGAAGCAACTTCTCCTTCCCTAAGTTTTTTACGGTAGACGTGGTCTTTGCTTTGAACCGACTCAAGGAAGAGGCAAGAACGTACACCAGCCGGCGCGCCGCGGATAAGATCATTGCTGGCATTGAATTGATCACTTGGTTGTCATCCACCAAAGATGAACGTCCAGACATCCTGGATTTTCGAGAAGCCAAGCAATTTAAGAAGACCATGTTGCCGCATCAGGACGAGTTCCTTAAGCAATACAACGACATAGTACCTCGCTATGAGTTAAACGGGTACATGTTAGCAGCGCCTCCTGGGGCCGGTAAGACCTTAACAGGGTTACTGCTACACGAGATGCTTAAGCACGACGTCGTGGTGTGTGTGGTCCCTAAGGTCTCTGTAGAGCGCGTCTGGGTGAAAGCTTTGCTGGAAGAGTACCGGCGTCCTAAAGAGAAGTACTGGGACTCGGTCACCAAAGGCGACATTGTTGATGGTCTTGATGCTTACGTGGTGCATTACGAGTCGTTGAACAAGTTGCAAGAGATTGTGCCTTACCTACGCCGTAAACAGGTCACCGTGATTCTGGACGAATCGCACAACATGAATGAGATCGGCTCTCAGCGCACCGAGAACTTTGTCGAGTTCTGCAAAACCATAGGCGCAGAACACGTAGTCTGGTCCTCGGGCACACCGCTCAAAGCCATGGGGTCTGAGATGATCCCGTTCTTGCGCACCACAGACAAGCATTTTAATTCCGGGGTGGAAGACCGGTTCAAGCGCATCTACGGCATGAGTGTGGCTCGGGCCAACGACATTCTGTCTAATCGCCTGGGCATTGTCTCCTATCGGGTGGAGAAGTCCTTGGTGGTGCCGGGTGAGCCTTCTGAAGAGACGATCAAGATTCAGATACCCAACGGGGACCATTACACCTTACGGGCTGTTGCCGAGCGGATGCGGGAGTTCATAGCGCAGCGGTTGGAGTATTACCGTGCCAACATGCCTGAGTTCAAGGAAACGTATCGGCGCAGTTTGGATGTCTTTGCACAAACGCTGAAGACGCAACGTGAGCTGGATGAATTCCGCTTCTACGAACACAAGGTCAAGCAGATCCGAGCCACTAAGGATTACTCAACCGTCGCTGACATCATGATGGAGGCAAACCAATACGAACTTAAAACGATTCTTCCAGCTTTGCCTAACGAGCTGAGAAGTCCGTTTAAGAACGTCCGGTCCATCATTAAGTACGTTGACTTAAAAGTCCGGGGGGAAGCGCTGGGCAGTATCTTAGGTCGAGCTCGAATCGAGTGTCATACTGAGATGGTGCCGTATTCTGGGTTGCCTGACATCATTAAAACGGCGGCTAAGAAGACACTCATCTTCACCAGTTACGTTGACGTGGTGAAGACGGCAGACGCTTACTTGAAAACACAGGGTTTTAAACCAGCCACGGTGTTTGGGGAGACCAACAAGGACTTGGCTAGGATCATCGGCCAGGTAGATAAGGATGCAACCGTCAACCCACTACTGGCCACCTACGCCTCCTTATCAACGGCCATGCCTTTGGTGATGGCCAATGTGGTGGTGATGTTGAACCAACCCTTTAGATCTCACGAGCGCGAACAAGCAGTGGCGCGTGTGCATCGATTAGGACAAGACAGTCAGGTCTATTTCATCACCATCTTACTGGACACCGGCGATGAACCCAACGTCTCCACTCGATCCTCTGACATTATGGAATGGTCCAAACGTCAGGTTGAGGAGATGATGGGGGTAAGAGGCGATGTGTCGTTGGAGGCGTACGGGGAGTTAAACGACCCTGAGATCCAATTGATTCCTCACCTTGAGGAAATTGAGCAACTTCTGAATCCACCGGCAAACCGCCAGTGGCACACTTGGTAAACGGCAAGTAGATCCACCGCGATGCTACGGTATAAGACATAACCTGGGGTAGGGCTTAGGCCCTACCCTCTATGCCGTCTAAAACCGTTGATCCAACCGAATCTCAAACCTATATCACACAGGTGACTTGGAGCAGCATACCGCTGTAACCGTAACCCGTAGAAGGAAATTAACCATGTTCAAAACCATCACTGATACCCTGAACGATCCTAAAGTAGCAGGCGCAAGTGGTGCCGTAGCCGGTGTAGCAGTTGCAGGTCTGTTCAGCTTCGGCCGTCGTAAGCTCCGCGAGCGGGCTATCGCTAAAGCCCACAAGGATGCTGAAGATGCCATAAAAGAAAGTATGGCTGCTGCTGCAAAGTAAACCACAGTCGGCGCGATGGTGGTTATAAGAGGGACTCAGGTCCCTCTTCTTTTTTTTGTTCAAGCTGTTAATTTGCACACCGATTACGATTGATGTGAGAGTTTGAAGGATACCGCAAACGTGGATCGGCATTCAATTCCTCACCTACGAGAATAAACGACCTTATTAGGAGCCGTCTTAGATGACTGTATTATCCGATATCAGTATCCGCGATTTGTGCACAGGTGAATTTATAACGCGTTGGACCGAACCCGTAGAGTGGGACATGCGTGGCAACGTTAAAACAGAGAGATCTTTGGGGGAGTTGCGCAACCACTCCGGCAAACCGATGATCGCGCCGTTTGTCGATCGGTCAGTTAAAGTAGACGATCAAGGCAACCCGATCATCTCGTACGGACTGTCCAGTTACGGGTACGACATTCGGTTGTCCAATCGGTTCCGGTTGTTCACCAAACCCAACGACGGTCGAGTAATCGATCCTAAGAGTTCCAACCACGACGATTTTTCCGAAGCGGTGGTGGCAGACACCATCGTCATACCGCCTGGGGGGTTGTTGTTAGGTCACAGCGTCGAGACCTTCAGTATTCCTCGTGAGGTGATGGTGGTGTGTTTAGGAAAGTCAACGTACGCAAGATGCGGTGCCTTAGTCAACGTGACGCCCTTGGAACCTGAGTGGGAAGGGGAATTGGTCATAGAGATTACCAATGGCACGAACTTGCCGTTGAAGATCTACGCTCACGAAGGCATTGCGCAATTGATGTTCCACGTCGGTGATCGAGAATGTGAGACCAGCTACAAAGACCGCGGTGGTAAGTACCAAGGCCAATCGGGCGTGACCCTCGCCAGAATCTAATCTTAATTTCAACCCCAACAGAGCAGCAGTACAATGATGTTGAATCAAGGCACACTTCCGTTAGAAACAAACCCCGCTGGACAAACTGAACCGCTTGACACCGAAGTTATTTATTCAGGCGAACCACTGCCGATGGAGTTTAGTTTCCCCATCACCTACGTGTACGCCAACGGAGAGTCCGTCGTATGCGATACGAAAGAGGAAGTGTTGGCAGCGGAACAGTACGACCTTGAGTTGACCATTTACCCCCCGGCTATTGTAATGATTGGATTGATGGTCGCTATGGCCATTGCTATGTATTTCTACTGAACAATAAAGACTACGAGGAGTTTGAATCATGATCGTATACGGTAAAGTCACCCACGATATTTTTCATTCTGCAGACGGGTTGTACCACATTTTCAATATACGCCGCCATGGGGGGCAACCTCTGGTGGCCACGTACACGGGAGATGCTCCACCTAAGCCACTGAAGACCGTGGAGTACGAATTCCACGGCGAAGAAGCGGTGCACCCTAAATACGGTAAGCAGTTCGCTGTGACGTCGTATTGCCGAAGTACCGTTAAAGGCGAGTCTCCCGCACTCAATTACCGCCTTAAACGTCTTGATCAAACCGCCGCACACCACATGAGAGACTTGTAAGGTCGTGGTGTACAAAAAGGAATCTGCACCATGAGTGATGACAACTACCAAGATTTGGGCTTAGACGACATAGCCCCTATGCAGCTGTCGGAGCTGTCGGTCGAAGCTCAGGCACAGCAAGCATTTCACCGCATAGCGCCTAAGGTGCCTGAGGAGCTCTCTGAGCGCTTTGTACAGTTAGGTATGGAAGCGTGCAAGCGCATTGCTGCAAACCGCCCTGGTGGCGTTGTCAGCACCGACGAGCTGGTTACGGAGTTTGAGTCTATCTTACGGGGATTGATCACAGACTCCCGCTAGGCAACCTTAAGGTGACCGATGAGTTTGAAACGTTCTTCCCAAACCAAACGCCGACCGTCTGCGGGTGAATTAAAACGCCGAGAACTGCAAGGGTATTTGGACAAGTTACAACAAGTGCCCAACAAAACCTCTCAAGACACCGACCTGATCCACGAGTTACACGTCGCTTTAACCCGATTAAAACAGCGGTAGGGTTCGCCCTACTGCTGTATGCCCAATCCGATTGAACGATTTTATAAACCTATATCACACAGGTAGCACACGTGTGCCGCTCTGTCGATTCGTAATACCCCACCCTGTACGGAGAACACCCATGAAAGCCTACGTCCAGAAAGTAAAAGAAGCCGGTATCCATAACCAAACGGTTTACGGCAATCCGGATACCGCCACCTTAAGAGCCCACATCGCCCGCCAGATGCGCGATTTGGTTTCTGATGTAGTTGAACAACAAGTGCGAGACGGCGCCTTCGATCGTCTAACCTTGCCTGAGTTGCAACTGTTAACCTTACGCCTGCCTGAGTTGTCTGCCGACGACTTCCAGATAGTAGACGCGATAGTGGATGCAGTAATACCCCCACCTTCTGAGGACACCATCACGCTGCGCAACCGTGGCGTTAACATTCCAGAGTAATGCACATCTTCGGAGAAGTGGGTTCGCCCACTTTCTCCATCCCTTTTCTTTTTTCGATAAGGAAACCTGTATGTCCCTACGTGAACAGATGCTGCAACACCGAGTAGATGCCTTAGAAGAGGCCGTTGAGAACTTAATCGTAACCATTCAGACGCACCTACCCAGCGCAGGCGGTATGGCAGACAACGCTCGATCGGCTATCTATTCGGCCGGCGCGTACGTTGAAACAATGGTCGCTCAAACACTCGCCGCACCTAGAGTCGCGCGCAGGGCAAGTCACGATAAGGTATTAAGCAACGGAGATCTTGGTCGACTAATGCGGATCTACATTCCCCTGTTGTTGGAATGTGACCCAGAGCAGCGGTTCTTAAAACGAACCGACCGGGATAGAGGTAGGAGAGATTTGTCGGATACATACACCTTGGATCTTTCATCGATACCTAAAGCTGCTCACACCCCAGTACCCCATTCCCACACAACGGCGAACAACGACCATACGAGAATGGCGTTGCGCGTTTCAAATAAAATACAAGGTATGTGGTTCGCTACTTGCATCTCAGGCACTGAGTTGTATCACGACGAATGGTCGAGTTACTCAACTGAGTACGATGGCGTTGCCATGTCGTTGTTTGAAAAAGAGCTCATCGAAGCCATATCACAGATCTTTAAAGTCCTGAACCGATCGGATGCGATGATCGACCCCAACTTCGATCTGCACGGTAGAAACGGTGTGAACCACAAGTTGACCTTATCCCACGACACCTGGCGTCGGGAAGCGATCTTGCTGGGGACAGCCATTGAGGGACAAGGAGTGACCCTCGCCTCTAAATCTTCCAACGAGGACGTCATCCCCAACCTAAGGATCACGTTGTGGAAAGACCTCCCCGACAAAGCCATAACGATCGCAATCGGACCTCAACACGGAGACACCTTCGTACTGAAAGTCTTCCGTGACCAACAAATTCTATCGCTACGTAAGTACGACGGTATCGATCAAGAGTTGCGCCCAAGTGATCTGAATGTACTCGATCGTGCTCGACTCAAACTGCTGATTGAATTTGTCGTGGCGCTGATGCGAGGCGAACATACGGGTACCGACTTATCGTTCCGTGATCCCACTGGGATTCAGGTGGACTGGGACGTTACCGTCATTCCGACCCCAGACATCGAAGACGCTCAAGACGAAAACTATTCGCTTCCTACGTGAGGTAACTGTATCGCAGCCACACTAGATGTGACTCCATAGTGCTGAGGCGTAACGCATAAGGGGAGCTTCGGTTCCCCTTATTTTTTGTCATGGTATGGCCGAAGACCTATATTCTTCTAACCGAGGATACACGTATGCTACGCAGACACTTCTTTGAAGAGAACGCCCCCTCCTTGGAGTCGGCGGATGAAACCATTGAGCAGCGCATCGATGCGATGGCAAAACTCAAGGATGTAAACGACAAGAGCTTCAACGCAGTCAACTGGCAGATCGCTATGGACCACATCGTTCAGAAGAGCGATAAGGCGTCCGCTAAGACATTGGTTGGGTTGTTGACGAAGGGTATGACAGACACCCTTGAGAAAGCCGTCACGGAAGGCTCACTGGCTGACAGCGATTTGCCCAGCGCCGAGCAACGCGACCGGCTGATCGATCTTGGACTGATGTCCCTGGTTTCGGAGAAAGGCAAGAAGATGAATGCCGTCTCCATGGTTGGGTTTAAGTTCTGGGACTTGGCTGGGGGTGACACCGCAGCGAAAGACGACAAGGACGACGGCGACTGACCGCCGGCATAGGGGAGGGCGACGGCCCTCCCCTTATGTCGTTTTTACGTTTTGCTGGTCAAATCGATCTCTGTTGAGACGCCTGTGGGTTTTTGGCGGGAAGGTTCTCCTCCAGGGTCGCCACCGATCCTTCCTTTGAGGTCGGGGTTCAACGCCGCACCGGTTAATAAAGCCCCAAACGCCAAATGGAACAGTCCTGAACCGCGGAGTGTAAACGGCTCGTACCCATTGCCCACCACGGATACAACCTGACTCTGTATTCCAACGTCCATGCCTTTGATCTGATCAATCAACACCACCAAATCCAATCGGTTCAACCCCACCCATGCTGGGAATACCACAAAATCGCACAGACAGATCAACGTATAAACAAACGCCGCCGCCGGTTTCCAGTGAGTTACCATCCAGTTATGTACTTTCATACCCTATTCCTATTTAAGAACATACATACCAAACGGCATAAGGGACGGCCGAAGCCGCCCTTAAGAATACTGGTTACTTTTCGTAGTTGGCCAGGCCTCGTTCGCAGTACTCAATCATCGCTCGACTGGTCTGGAAGATGTAGCCGTACGCTTCAATGATGTTGTCCAGGAGGTACTCCATCCACACGGTGACGTTGTTACCGAAGTAATTGCCGATCATCACCTCAGCAATATCGATTAGGCCTTCTTTACCGTTGAAGATTTTACCCACCGGCAGCTTTTGTTGAATCAGTGGCAGATTGCCTTTGGCCTTGGACATCTCACTGGCGTCGGTAAGAAGGACTTCACCTTTATCCACCATGTCTTCCAATGAGGATACCGAGGCCTTAGCGAATGCAACCAAGGTTCGCATCTGATCCATCGTGGGGGCGGTTACCTGGTCCTTCTCACGATACGTGCCGAAGGCATTGGCGTTGAACACCGAGATCTGAGTCAAAGGCACATCCCGAGACGACATGGCGATGGTGAATTGAGTCAGCTTGGCGGTCTTCATCATTTGTCCACCCGGCAGAACGGTGCCGTCCAGACCCTTAACCGCTGAGATATACCCTTCGATTTCTTTCTCAATGGCTACTTTAGAAGACGTCTGAAGCTTTACAATCTGGTCTTTCTCAGTCTTAGCGTTGAATTTAAAGATCTCTTTCTGAGTGGTCTCGATCCGATCCAACAGACCGCGTCCAAATTGGGTGGTTTCTGCAACAAACGCCGTGGTGGCTTCGATGGACTTGGCGTAGTTATCAACCAGGTCCTTAGGTTCCATGCTGGTTTTGATGTGCAGCCGAGAGCCACCGGCCACTTTGATGGTGTCTTTAATAGGAACGGCTTTTCGATCTATGTCGTCTAAGCCCCTGAGAACGTCTTCAGCACGTTTTTCCAATCCTTCGTACGACCCAGTAATGCTTGTAGTAAAGTCCTTCCAGCCGCGCTGTATGCGCCCACCAGCGTTCAACGTGGCCCGTCCGATCCGTTTGACCAGATTGATCATGCCTTCTTGAGAGAACTCGGCTTCGACGGCAAACTCAGCGCCAAAGAAATTCTCCAAGGTCAAACGATAGCTTGCTTCAAGACCGTCGATTGATCCGTTGCTTTCCAAGGTGGCGGCGTACAGATTTGAGAAAGCTTCGATCGATTGTTGGGCGCGGGTTAGACTCTCCATCTGAAGCGTCGCTAACCTAACCTCGTTGCCAGCTTCAATCACCCGCTCAGCGGCGCGTTCGCCTGAGATGCGGTCTTCCAGAGTCATCGCAATGTGAGGCTCTGGGCGAAACAGTTCTGCGGCTAATCGCATGGGTTGTATCCTTTTAGTGAGAATTGATGAGAGTGCCATACCATGACGGACATAAGAAAGGGTCCGAAGACCCCTTCCTGTGTTAAACGTTATACCCGAGGTTTCCCGTGAGGGCCTTCGTCAGGTCCAAGGGCCTCCAGGCAAGTCATAGTGTCACGCTGCAACTCTTCGGCACGAACCAACAGCGACACTATGGCTTCATTGTTGACGCGGATGCGGTCGTTGGCCGGGCAGTTACCCGTCAGTTTAAGGGTTTTGGCTCTCAACTCCCGTTGCAGTTGAGACAAGAGCGTCTCTAACTTGTGTCCGTCGGGGTTATCCACACTCATTAAGATTGGCATACGCTCGCCTCTTTAGGTGAAGTCAATCTGCATTCCCGCCTCAGCGGTGGTGAGGGATTCGAACGACGAGTCGTCGACGTGCAAGTCATCGGGTACATACGCAACTTCTTGGAACGGCAGATAGAAGTGACGGTACTTCAGTGGGGTGGCTTTCACTGTCCGGTGCTTTCCGCGGTGAATGGCCAGGTAGTGTTTCTTATCCCGTTCTACAATGTCCACGAAGATTTCAAGATCGGCCTCGTTGGCAATGCGCTTAGAACCGTCCCAGTAGTTCTTACCCGCGATCTCTGCCACAAAGTTCGCCACCCCTGAGCGTTTCACGGCCATGGCCTCTTGCGACAGCTGATGGGGGGTAACAAACAGAATGTTGCGCGCCGACATGAACGTCCGCACCCGTTGCATCAGCATGCGGATGTCTTCACCGATCATCCCCGACTGACACCCTTTGCGGTTGATCATCGCCAGGTAATCGAAGTAGATGGCGTGTACTTCACAACCTTCCGACTCGTACCTCAGAACCGTGTTGTACAGTTCCTGATAGGTGAACTGACTGGGGTCCAACCGAATCATCTCGACGTTCCAGCCACGGGCGGTCAGCTTTTCAGCAACGTAGCCGGCGGCTTCGTCTTTATCGATTCGGGTAATGTCCACCGCGGTGCCGGTTTCATTCTCTTTAAGCGCCACGTACATCCGGATCAGGTCTTCTTCAGCGCGGTTCTCACTGGAGAAGTACAGGATGGTGGGCTTTTTATTCTCAGTTTCTTGGATGGGGTCGTTGTGAATGCACGCATGACGGAACAGATCGTGCACCAAACCAGACTTGTAACAGTGGGTCAACCCCCCCGCTAGTACGAACATACCTCGACGCATCTGACCGCTTTCGCCCATCATGCGATTGAATGCTTGCCAGCCGCTCTTAAAGCCACCGCTGCCCTCGTTGTCTTCTTTGGCTTTCTCTAATACGCTTTTCAAGCTCTCTGGGTCGCTCATGCTCATTAAGTTGATAATAAACTCCTGTTGATTTTTGCTCCAACCGTTAGAAAAGGCCTCTAGATCGGCCACCAAGTTCTCGACGTACTTCCTCCAATCCAGAGGCTTCTTGTTATAAAACAGCTCTCTATGCGCTTTGTGGACAATCTCACGGATGGCCCACTGGTGTAAGAATTGCTTCAACTCGGTGTTCAGACCCCCACACAACTTGATCAAAGACTCATCGTCAACGGCGTGGTACCGGTCCACGTCTTCAAACGCCTGGAACACCGTGAAGTCTTCCCCAGCATTTAACCGCACACGTTGCAGCAGGGCGTTGAAATCAAACGGTTCGCTCTCAGGTTGATCGCACATCCACATCACCGTTTCACGCAGACCCACGATGACGTTGCGGCCGCTGTCGGTCTCGGTGATCTGCTCAGGAAGCTTTAAGCGGGAGATGATGTCTTGAGCAATGTCGATGCTGCGGTGGGTGGTGCGCTTGCACAGTCCTTCACAGTACAATAGGGTGATGATCTTAATCAGAACCAGTTTGGAGTCCATTGTTCGTCCTTCGTTGTTACTTAATCGAGTGTCGATGTGACCGCTGCGAATCGTCACTCGAGAGTAGAAAATTGTTCGAGCTATACCATCCCCAAGTCCCATCCAATTTGAATAATGCACCATAATGTGATGCAGACCTTTATGAACAAGTCGAAGGGAGCCTACCATGCGACTGATTTGCGTACCTCTGTGGCTGTCACAGACCCTAACCTACCACGGCCTGCCGGAGAGCGCATTGTTGAATGAGGCAGCGCTCTCTCCCTACATGCCTAAAAAGGACTTGGATTGCTACAATGATCTGAGCCTGGATGCAAACGAGTACCTCGAGAAGACCTTTGGTATCCAGAACTTGGTGCACCACGCGTCTGCTCCTGTGCGGGTTGATCGACCGTTTGGTCAATCCAGTGACGTAAAGGCCAGCTTAGCTGCCCGGATCGTCCGCGATCTCGAGATCAGTCAAGGAACTAAGGGTTTAGATTACGCCATGGTTGGACGGCACTTACCGTCCGGTTATGTCTGGTCAATGACGGCCCGCCCTCTTAACAGCACCCAAGGCGACGGTGCGATTGGGTTGTTTGTGTATTTAATAGAAGGCACGTCCGCTGACAAAATAGAAGCCGATACGGTATTTTTGTCCGAACTGCTGGAACTATTGTATGCACACAATCTAACCATCGACAGGCTGGCGCAGTCCGGCTTACTTGGGGCTTACATTAATCGCCTAACCTAAGCTTGGTGATAAGCGCCGCCATTGTATAGTGGCGGCTTTGAAATCCAGCTACTGGCCCATTAGATTTCTTTTGAGCAAAAGGAACCAAACAGCATGTCTAAGAAAACGCGTTTTTCGAATGAATTGAGCGGTATCATCTCCAGTCTGGAAATGTCCCTTAACCACAACGGCATCGAAGTCACCGACGGTGTTGCTAAAGGAGCTTACTCTCAGGAGTCAGCACAAGACTTCAACCAACACTTTGACACACAGACTCAAGGTCTGCGTCAGATTGTTTCGGATGCGATGAGTGAGATCGATCCGGGCTTCTCCCAAGAAGCGATGAGTGCAGACATGAGCGAGCCTATGCGCGCTGGTCTGATTGCAGCCCTGGCTTCACGTAAAGGCGCAGCTCAGTACCACAAGCAAGCCCTGGCTTCCCAGAACAACGACCGCAACCTGTCCTTGGAATCTATTTTCAATGGCGTAGGCGGTGAAGTAAACGTAGCCGAAGCCAACGCTTATTCTCAGGAATCGTTTGACGAAACTGAGCTGGCGAACTTTGCTGCACAGAACATCATGTACAACGTACTGGCCTCGCGTCAGGACCCGTTTGCAGAAGCGTTCTTCCCAACCAAGGTTGTGACTCCGGCTGAAGCTGGCATCAAGATCACCGTGGATCGTCAGGAAGTTCTGGACTACGCTCAACACAAGACTGACGGATCGTCTTTGGGTGAGAAGCGCTCCAACCTGATCGATGCCTTTGCCGATGCAAGCATCCTGAACCGTCCGGCTACCGAACTGGTACCCTGGGCTAAAGAAGACAACAGCAACGACGGTTACTTTGTTGCTAACGACGATGTTGCTGCACGCTCGGTTGAGTTGTCTGGCCATGCGGTACGCACACGTCCGTTGAAGATGGGCAAGCGTGTTAACCTGCTGGGCATCTCTTCACACCCAGGTCTGATCGACAATGGCGTTCTGGACGTCACCGATCAAATCGCCAACGGCATGCGTTTGACCAACCTGTACGTTAAATTGGTCGACAGCACCGCCACACCGGCAACTGTTGAGATTGTGAAGTTGGGCGTGGGCAACATGACCCGCACTCAGTTCAAGAAATCCCACGAAGGCAAAGGCCGTGAAGTGGTACTGAACTTCATCTCCGACGCGGTGGTGATTGACAGTGCTAGCAAGACACCCGCCGGTGCTGCTCTGGCCCTGTTGGCCAGCCAAGTAGCTACCCCTGACCTGACCGTTCAACTGTCTCTGTCCGTTAGCGGCTCTGGCAACCTGAACGAAGGTACTGTGGACGTTCATTCTTCCCCGGTCCGTGTTGAGTCTGTGGTTGATTCTGACGGTTCTGTGTTGTCTCTGTCTGAAGGTGCTGGTAAGGCGGTTGTAGATCGTCTGGAAGCCCTGAGTGCATCTGTTATCGGTTACGACCTGAACGCACGTCGTTCTAACAGCAACTGGCGCTCTACCGGTGCCCTGATCGACGTAACTCCGTACACCGAGAGCTACGCAATCGAGCCAGGCTACCCCATCAGCGTTCTGACGCCGACTGACGACACCCAGAATGGTGCCAAGATCTCTGGTATGGTTAACGCTGCGCGTATCCGCAACAGCAACAACGCCATCACCACTCTGATCAACTACGGCGAACAGCTGGAAGCGTATCAGCAAGCCATGCTGCGCGGCGTTAAGCTGGACATCGTGGGCGCTGGTCGTCACGTGGTTAAGCCGTTCTTCGCATCGGACAACCTAGACGTGGCTGCCCGTGTTACGTCCATCAGCTCGCATGAACGCGCTGAAGACGTGTCCATGGTTCTGGTTGATGCTATCCGTGACATGGCTTACCGCATGTACCGTGAAGCCAACTACGGCCCGGCTCTGGATCTGGCGAACGCCGGTACTCAGACCAAGCCTATCGTGCTGATCGGTTGTGATGCTGTGGTTCAGCGTTACCTGATGGTGTCTGGTGATGACCGTCTGCTGGGTGAGATGGTGGATTACCGCATCGTGTCTACCAACGACACACGCATGACCGACAGCATCTACCTGACCTTCACTCGTGAGCGTCCAGGCAGTGAAGACGGTCTGAGCTTTGGTGTACACGCGTACATCCCAGAGCTGATCCAGCGTGTGACTACCAACCGTGGTGGTTCTACTGCTAAGAACGATCGTGTCGTTCCTCGCAGCATCCACGTACCGGTACTGCCGGTTCTGGGTCACATCCGGGTTGTAGGACTGAAAGAAGCCATCACCAACACTTAACAGTGAGGTGACTTGAGTTTCGGGCACGGTGCCTGATGCTTGAATGTAATGGGCGCATAAGGGGCAGGCTTCGGCTTGTCCCTTATGTCGTCTTGATGGTATGAACACTCGCCCCTTGGAGATAATGATAACATGGCTACTATTACTGATCTGGACGCAAAACGCGTTGAAATGAATAATGCGATCGATGCGTACAAGCAAGCAATCCTGGATTACCAGGCATCGACTATTACTCTGGCACAACTGAATGCAGCTAAAGACGCCGCCAGCAGTAAAGCCGATGAGTTCGGCAAATTGGCCGGTCAAGTGAAGAAAGACAATCCTGGTACGCCTACTGCGGATTTCTTTTCAAACTCAACCGTTCAAACCCAGGCACGGATCGATCACGTTGCAACGACCATGACCAATGGCCCAGCGGTTTAGTCAGTCAGCATAAGGGACAAGCCAAAGTCTGAGCGCCAGCAACTTCCTTAACTTCGCATAACCGCATAAGGGAGAGGCCAAATGGCCTCTCCCTATGTTTGCCTTGCACTTTTTTTGAGTCATATATCATCAAAGTGTTATCCATTACATTCACTAACGGACGAAGACCATGTGACATGCAACACATCGAGCCGCAAGAGACCCGATACATCGAGGTTGGTGATGTCGAGGTCTATACAGCCATAAGCCGTGCTCGAGGTCCTTTGGAATACAGTCTGGCGTACTTCAATCACCTCAATCGAGAGGTAACGATCACGCTGCGCAACGGCGTGCCGTTCAAGCTTCCTGCCGGAGACGGACGGAAGAACTGCGTTGAGGTACTAGCCACCTTCAGCATCGATCCTCAGGTGAGGGTAGATCCGAAGAGTACATTCCACAATGGCACCAGCGTCTCTGCGGAGTCGTTGGCGCTTAAAGCGGCCCTTGAGAACTGTGAGAAAAGCGGTCGATTCAACCGAAAAAGCTTCACGCTGAAGTACAGCGTTCCGGCGGAGAAGGTTGAAAAGAACAGCGGTGCCATCTACATTGCCGACTTGGACATGACCCTCTCGGTCAGTTCGGACGATCGTCGTGCAATCCATCCGTATAGCCCCAGCAGCGATCGATACCGTCTCATTGAGGCGGAGGTGAATATCAACAACCCCGAGCGGTTTGGGTATTCTTTGTATCTGATCAGCAACAACGGAGCCATCACAGATAAGTACATTAACGTAGGAGGACGAGTTTATCGCGTACCCAGCATTGAGAATAAATCATTACGGGATGGCGTTTATCTATGTAGTAGTGGCTGCATAGAAGAAAAGGGAAACGCCCCTGTACCAGTCACCGAGTACTACACCCACGAACAAGCTATTGAGCAACTGAGGCTCTTCGACGATCCTGAGACTGCCCGGAACCACGGCGATGCTTTGGCTGCTCGAGAGCAGGAACTTAAAGACCTTCAATTTAAATACAAAGAACTAGAACACGATCAGAAAATGGAACGGTTGAAATACGAGCATAAACTGGCCGTACAAAAACAGGAAGTGGAGGAATTAAAGCTTGAGCAAGAACGTCAATTCGCCCGTGAGGAACACGAGCGTAAGATGCGAGCTATGCGCGATAAGGAGTACTACGACACGCGTCAATCGGCCCGCAAGGATTCCAGCGAGCTTATCAAGTTCATTCCAGTATTGATCACCGGAGTAATAGCCATAGCAATGGTTATTTCTAAACACAACAAAGACTAGGATCGGTTGTTGATGGACTCTCAACTATTAGAAGGGGTACTTGAGCGCACGCCTGAGATCAACCCTCGCATTGCAAACGGTCTGGCCACTGAGCAGCTCCTGGGGGCTGAGCAGTTTGTCGACGAGATCTTCCGCTGTGCGGCGGTGGATTTCCCAGACGGCCTGACCTATGAGGGATCAAGACGGTGCACACCCAACCAAGAGTTTAACGAAGCCACCCGCGCAAGAGACAACCGGCAAGTCTACGAGCTTGCCCAAAGCGACTTCTATTTAATGGAGTACCGCTTCAAGCACCACGGCGAAGACCTGTTCCCCCGTTACTTGTACTTACCGTACGTGTCTCAGGGCGGCATGCTCAGCGTTCGGGGTAAGAAGTTTGCCATCTACCCAGTGTTGGCGGACCCGGCCTTCAGCGTTGGCCCAAAGAACATGTTCATACAGCTAACCCGTGCGCGGTTAACGTTTGAGCGTGTTACCCACCACTACATGGCCAACAACGAACACGAAGCAACGTACGTAGCTTGGTCTTGGGTCCACAGTACCGCCCGCAACCGGCAAAGACGTAAGTCAGGCAACGCCAAAGTCATCTATTCCACTATGGCCAACTATCTGTTTGTCAAGCACGGCTTCACCGAAGCCATGCGGGAGTATACAGGAGCTGACGTAGTAGTGGGTGAAGATGAGATCACTCCGAAGGATTACCCCCCTGAAGATTGGGTGATCTGCAGCACCGTGGGCAACAAGCCGCGGGCGTTTGTGGGAGGCGCTTACCGCAGTGCTCGAGTTCGAGTGGCGGTGCCTAGAGAGCAGTACACTCAACCGGTGCGCTGTTTATTGGGCGGCTTCTTCTACATCGCTGACCACTTCCCCAATCGAGTCCGTGCCGAGTACGTTGACGACGTGTGGATGTGGAAGGTGATTCTAGGACACATCATCTACGAGCCAGGGACCAGCGAAGGCTTGATGGTGCAAGAGATCGAAGACCACTTGGTCTCTTTGGATGAGTATCTGGATTCCATCGTCTGGAAGGAACTGAAAGCAGCGGGGGTGTCGTGCAATGACATCTACGAGCTTTTCATGCACGTGGTTGAAACCTTGGCGCAGAAGACGGCGTCCTCCGATGTGGGGGTCTCCAGCATCTACGGCAAGCGATTGATCACTCTGAGGTACGTGTTGTTTGACATCGTCAGTCAGATCAACACCTTGATGTACAAGCTCCGCGCCGCGCAGAAGAAGCGCAGTAAGCTGGAGATCACTGAAATCAACAACCTGATGAACATCTACTTACGCAGCGGCCGTATTGCCAACGTCAGTAACCACGCAAAGCACCCGGAGGTCAATCCCATCTCCACCTCGAACGACAACCTGTTCTTTGGCGTCACGTGCAACATGCTGACCCAGGACAATGCGTCAACTACGGGGGGTAAGAAAGGCAAGATCAATCTCAACGATCCTAGCAAACACTTACACGCCAGCGTGGCGGAAGTTGGCTCATACAACAACATTCCTAAGTCAGACCCCACAGGTCGGAGTCGGATCAATCCGTTTATACACATCGGAGCCGACGGAATGGTGGAGCGCGATCCTGACAAGAAACCCTTGTTGGACCACGTTCAAAGAATGCTGATGCTGTAAAGATGTCCCATGGGGAGGGTCTAACGACCCTCCCCTTTTGAGGCCTTAACCTGTAAACTTCGACCCTAAGGAGTGATGTCATGCCACCCGAGCAAATCAAACGGATACAGGGCGGGGCCCTGATTCTTGCATTCTACGCTGTTATCTTTGGACTGCCGTCGGCTATATTGAGTCGGAGTCTGTTGGATCTGTTAGTTCTGCCATTGGTGTTCGGGTTGCCAACGTGTTACCTAATGGGCGTCTTTGATTCTAAGGTGTGGAGGGTAAACCATGACCGTACCAAAGAACATACGCGACTTCAGCGATCTGATTTGCCTGTGCCTCTCCGACGGGTGGGAGTTTACCCAAGGACCCCCGAGCGAAACCCAGTTGCAACAATGGGCCGCTCGAGGCCGCGCCGAACTGGCGTTCAAACGTCCGAGGTGTCATCCTCAAGACTCGTCGAATCACAGCTTACATCTGATTCGCTGTAAAGAAGAAACGCGGGTCCGGATGGGTCATACCCGATGGACTCAAGTGGGACTGTGGACAGCCTGGCTCGACACCACGTCCAACGAGCTTATCGATGTACCGTGTAGATTTGATCGAGTTTAAAAGATATATCATCCAGGTGAACTGGATACCAACAACCAATTCCAGGGGAGATCCACTGGGTCTCAAAATACTTAGGACACACGTCCAATGGTAAGTCTTTAGGAGCATATCGATGCACAATCCCCAACAACACCTACCGGTGTCTGCCACTCAGGTGCAGCAACACCAGTTCGTAACTGGGAACCAAATGCCCACGTTACCGAACATACCCGAGGTTGGGACCCTGCCACGACAAGAGGTCGTAAACCTCCACATGGCTTTGGTACACACCTTACAAGGGTTGGCCCCAAAGTCGGCGATTCGAACGTTCATGGCCAACTTGTTCAGTTCGAACCAGTACACGAACGCAGGCTACTCTGAATTACTGGGGGCGGCCATTGACTACTACACGGTGCTTAAACGCGACAACCAAGCCGACGTCCAACGGTGTGCTCAGTTGATCCTGGACGCCTACGTGCCTAAGGTGGTGGATGAGTTTGCAGCCCTGTTGGCGTTCTTGACCCCTCAACAGCAAGCGGATTTGAACTCCTTGCGAGGGCTGCGTCAGCAAATCGGTGAGCAGGTAATGCAGGCACATGGTGGCTACCCACCCCAGCAGCCAGGAGGCTATCCGCCGCAACAACCGAGCGGCTACCCACCGCAGCAAAACGTTGGCTACCCACCGCAAGGACATTACCCACAGCAGCCAGGAGGCTACCCACCCCAGCAGAATGTGGGTTATCCCCCACAAGGCGGTGGCGGCTACCCACCGCAACACGCAGGTGGTTATCCTCCTCAAGCTGGTGGAGGCTACCCACCGCAAGGCGGAGGACACCCGGGTGGACCTGATCTGCGGTTTGGAACCGGAGGTTACCCACCGCATGGCGGAGGTGGACGTCCTACAGCCGCTTGGGGTGGTGGTGCGCCACCTGCACCTGCGATGGGAACACGGCGTCCTGCAGGACCGGGTGCCAACAGCATGCTGAATCAAGCCGGTAGTAACGCGCCTGTACAGGGCGGAGGGTCACGTCGTCCCACCGTCGGAGGTGTACATAACCCACACGAAGTCAACCCAACCACCAACGAAGTACCAGGAGCTGAAATGAAACACATTGAACCGGAGAACCGTCAACTGGGTCACTGGTCCGCTGTGCATGAAATCAGACCCCCGGCTCCACCGATTGACCGCGAAGTAACGTTCACATCGGCTTCTTATATACCCGTACGCCGCATCGATCAAAAGATCGTCACCACTGAAAAAGACGGACGCACCCAATGGGGCGTTGTTGACCTTGAGGAAGGATTTATGGATTACAACCAACACGAGCAAAACCAGAAGATGACGACCTTAGCCCGTCAAACTCAAGTAGGACCAAAAGTGGGACGTGCCGCGCACTGGGCCGATGTGTCTGTTCCCAACGTTGTTAGCGCCGACGACCCTAAAGACGAAGAACACTCGGAGTCGTTCAAAGCCGACGTAGCGGTTATCCTAAATGAGCCTGTGTTGGCGTATTCGTTCAGTCATGGCCGGAGTCAAGCGTTGGCCAGTGCTGAGACCTTAGGGGTGGAGTACAGCCCCGAGCGGGTCTTTGAGTATTACATAGATCTGATGACGCCCGTGGGCAGTGCGGTGGCGGCTGAACAGATCCAGAAGTTGCGTGAAACTGAAGATCTGGCTCACCTGGTTACGGTGTTGACGGAACTGGCGTCGGAAATGGACAGTCGCTTGTGGTACCAGATCCACGATCGATTGACTGCGGTGTTCTGTCGTCGTATGCGTGGTGGCATTGGCTTTCCTGCAGACATCACCTCCATCGTCGACGATTACGAAGTGATCATGGGTATTTTGAAGAGTAAGTTCTCCGACCCGGCGGTGGACACATTCAAACGCAATGCGTTTGTAACTTGCCTGAGAGCCTTAAACCTAAGGGAAAGCAACAGCAAAACCTTAGTGGCGGAATCGGTCAGTGTGACGGAGCTGCCTTGGACCAGTCAAGAGATTGGGTTGGTGATGGAAGCCAAGTACTGCATGCTCAGTGCAGCGGTGAATGAACAGATGGCGGGGGCAGCTTTGGCGTTGTTTGAACGGACCAACGTGAAGAGTCGTCAGATGAATCGACGCTTCTGGGTAACCGCCGACAACGTGGTGATCGAGTTGCATCGAGGCGATATGGGTCAGAACACGTTCCTAATCTCCAAATCCGAACTGTGCTGCTAACGCACGCTGAATGAGAGAGGGCCTTCGGGTCCTCTCTTTTTTTGTGTACGCCCCCGACTTATCCGATGAGACGCCCCTTATTGATTCGGATGATTTTATGGAGATGTACATAGGCAACGTTGCCATGGTGATCGGCGAGTGCGACGTTGAATGCATACGACAGGACCTAGAACACTTTTACGGTATGAGCGTCGGCACCGTTCAACGCGTTACACCACAAGTCCCCTACTCTGGGGAAATACGGGATCGGGACAACACCTTGGTACACATCGCCACCCCGGTCAGACTTCCCAATGACTTATACGACACCACTACCGTTCGCAACAGCTTTGACTTGGCTGAGGTCGGTATGTCTGAAGACGCCTTTTCACGAGCTGATCTGGTTTTGGTGTTATTGCAAGATGATAAAGGCGGCGTGTACTACTATCCATACAAAGTAGCCATGTACCGTTCGTCTGAGGAATAGCTATGCCATTGCGTATGTTTCACCTTGTCCCTGAAGTAGATAACAAATTACACACAACCGAACACCGATATCGACTGAGTGACCCAGAGCTGATCGCTAAGATTTTACCCTCCCACGATGCAGGGGTGGATAGGGGCGTGATCGCCGGCCGGCTAAACGGTTTGGTGGAAGCTGCGATGAGTATGAATATAGACATACTGGTGGTGTCTCCCCCGGAGTCATATCGAGGATTGCTTGAACTGAAGCTGACCAAAGCCGGACTTGTCGTCGCCTACGAAGATTATGCAATCTTAAGCGACGGGTCGCTGTACAAAGTCGGCTATCGACTGGCAGCCACTGTCCCTGCTGCGCCTCACACCACCAACGCCCATGTCTGTTATGATCGTTGGGTAGCCACACAACTGGACTCCGTAAAAGAGTCCGAACTCTGGAAGGTCGTAGACCCATGGACCACATACCTACAACACGAACTACGGACTCACTATCAGAGCGAGCGGGAAACCTCGCATTAACCCCCACCCTGATCAATGGCATCACCTACATCCCCGCGGCCTTTGGCTTAGGAGTGATTGTAGATGGAGTCACCATCAGACGAACCCACATCAAAGTGTCTGCCCGCACCGGGGAGGGGCTCTTAGCAGACGCCTCAGTGATTAAGGACGAGTTGGTCTATCTCATCAATGCGACTTTAGGGCATTACGCTTGGGATGCAGTTCAGATCTTAGGCGCCGATGGTGGGTTGGTGAAAACCGTTGACAACCCACAGAAGCTACCCTCCGATTGCCGCCACCCACCGTTAAACCGACGCCATCTGGTGTATTTAGATCCTGCCCCTTAAGTGACTCACACGGCATACGAGGAGGGCGCGTGCCCTCCTCTATATTTTTTGTCTTAGTTGTACACAAAGATCAACCGCCCCGCGTATTTTGTAGACTGAGCGGATAACTCAATCACGCACACGTAAGCATAGGTGTGATCGCCTGTGAAGTACACGCCATCGTTGGCGCCGTTGTACACCACCACAGACCCGGCCACGTTGTTCTCTCCAGGCGTCGTAAGGTCTACGTACCAATACGGCCGTGCCCCCAAGCCTGGCATCAAGATGCCTTCTATGCCATTAGCCCCAAGCACGTCTCCTACGGAGAACTCACTGAGTATCTCCTTAACGTCCGTGGCTGCCATGGCGCCCAGTCGTATCTCAGCGACTTGACGCGTGGTGTCCAGACTGGCCGGATAGACCAGATCGGCGTAAGTGCCTTGTACAATCACGGTGTTCAGCTCCGTTGGAGGCGCTGCGATCTCCAGAGTGAATCGACCGACCCACATCAAGGACGCTGAGCGCATGGTGATTAAAATGGGCCCTAAGTACCCAATCGAGAAAGGTTCATCGTAGACGTCGTCCTCGGTCAACGCCAGGTGATACTTTTTGTTGATCAATGGCAGCACTTCATGCACCGACGCCATCAACGGGGCTGCCACACGCAGCTCAATACCCGCCAACAGCAAACCAATATCTTGTCGCCTAACCCGAACGTTGGTTTGACCGGTGAATCGTTCACGGTCGTTGGATTGCACCGTGACTAAGATGTCGTTACTGCCGGCGATGGCCTCGACCGGTCCAAAGATCAAATCCTTTGGCGCAAAGGTCAAATTCAACTGACGGTTGATCTGACGCGTCAGGTAGGCCCGCGCGTCTTGTTGGTGCGGAAACGAGTTAGACATTGCTGCTATCCTGATTCAACAGACTGACTCCTTCAAGCGAAACCCGGTAGCGAGCCACAGCGTTGTCGGTGATGTTGAACATCATAGACAAGTCGACGTTGACACTACCTTCTCCGAGAGAATTGTTCAGTCGTATAGGCCGCACGCCAGCTTGGCGACGCAGTGTTTTATGGGAAGTGCTCAACCCAAGGGTGAGCGGCTCGATGCGGTGTATGTCAATGGGTTCCGCGGTGTGGTACACCGACGCTATGTCCGAGAACCTGGGCATTAAAGTATCCAAGATCCGATACGAGGTGCTGTTGATGGTAGTGAGGTATTGCACACTGTAGCTGGACAGTCGTCCCATCAATTGCATCATGGCGTCTTGTAACTGGGCTAAGGCACTGGCTGACCCGATTTCTTGACCGGTCACTGTGGTGATCACGTTGTTGGCCAACAAATCTAAGTCCAGCGCCCCCAGTTGAGCAAAGTCCAACCCCCGTTCTGCAAACCACTCGGTGTAGGCTTGACCCACCCCCAGATCGCAAGGCATGTCTCGATAACAGTAAGCCGCCGCGGCTTCCATCATTCCTCGGTTGAGGTGATACTCTGGAATGGCGTAGACTCCCCGTTGGTAGTTCTGAGCAAACTGCACCTGTTGACAAAATTCCCGATAAGCTGCGAGTGACACGTACACACCCATAGGCGGCTGATGTTCCAGCAACACAGCAAGCTGAGCCTCAGTAATCCGATTGGGGTCTACTAAGGCAAGCATCTGAGCGGTCGTCGGCAACGTCGGTTTACGCACTCGATTGGCGTAGACTTTCGGGATGGTGTCTAAGACTACCCCACGAGCGCCGTTAAAGGCGTATAGGAAGACGATGAAGGCCTCTTTGGCCGTTAGAGCTACAGAGACCCCCGTAGTGGGGTCAGGTACGTTCACGATCGCCTCAAAGCGGTTGCTGGAGGCCAAGTAAAGCCAATGGTTAAGAAAGACTTCTTCCCGAGCAAAAGGCACGCTGTCGGTGGTGTCCAACAACGCCGATTCCAACACTTTGGTGGGCAGCCGGTTGCTGCGTGAGTGCACCATGGTGTTCACCACATCGTCCAAGACCTCATAGTGACGGTCTGAGTTAGAACGAGCGGCGGGGTACTGTTTGCTCATGACGTCGTCGACGGTGCGGCGGTTGGTGCTGCCGTCGCCTGGATGATCGTTGAGCGCTTGCCGGAACATTTCAATCTTTGGTCGTAACGCGTCGGTCTGATCGGTCTCGTCGTGACGCATCTCATAGCGCGCCAAAGGCAAATTGCGATCGCTGACGATGTTTTGGATTAACGTTTTAAACGTCGACTGCTTACCGGCGTTGCGTTGCAGGTAATTAACGTTGCGATACAAAAACAGAGCCTGCTTAACCGTCATCTGAGGCAAGAAGGCGTCTAAGCCTGCGTGGCTGGCCAGGTACTCTCGAATGTGGAAGGTGTGGGCCTCTTCTGTTCGACAGGCCTCCAGGCGAAGGTTAAGCAGCTCAAGCGGCAGGTTGGCAAACAACACACCCAGTTGTCCCGCCGGATAATACTCGTCCGTAAACCCGTACCCAGGCACGGTCCACCGAGACATAAACGCGTGTATCCACCGTTGCAGTTGGGGGATCAACGTAACTTCTTGAGATTCAACCAAAGTCGTATCGTAGTACAGGATGTCGCCATCTTGTGCACCGAGGGCTTTGTTGATATCAATGGGGTTTAAAATCCCCAGGATTAAGGTTTCCTGAGTCGGATAGCGCGCCACCAAGTCGCGATAGTATCGAGAACCGTACGCATACGCCGACGCCGTAGCCCGAAAGATTTTCAGGTTATCGCGGGTAAACTCAATCTCCTCCAGCGTGTCCATGGACGTTACTGTCATGACCGTATCGGTTGGATGATACAGACCTGCCAGATTCATATAGTACTTCCAGGTGTGAGGGTCGCTACTTAACGATTCACCGAAGCTTTGCAGCTCACGGTTGATGGTTTCAGCAGCGACCTCCGATTTCACCACCATTGTTTTAGCCAAGGTCATAACCTGGCTTACAAAGATGCGATAATACGCGCTAGACATAGCACACTCTCCGGAGGATGGGTTTTATGGAGAACAAAGGTAAGCAACGACGAGTCGATTTTGACTCACGCGCCAAACTACAACACGCGGTGGTGACCAAACTGGTACCGGATCATCAGCGGGCGAGAGCCTACGATAATACCGGTAACCGCAAAGCCACTACCCCCCCAACGTCTGTGCTGAACGCCGTCTCAGATAAGACCGCCAGCGTCACCCGCGACATAGAGTCGATGGAGCAACTGCTGCCGGACATTGAGTTGGCTGCGCAGATCATGGTCAGCAGTATATTGTCGCCTAAGGACATGGGGGCAGCGGATCTGAATTTCACCTACAACGCCTCTTTCTCCAATGTAGAATTGGGGGGTAAACTGCTGAAAATTGTGGCAGATTACTTCACTAATGACTATAGGATTAACGAGGAGCTGTCGGAAATCTTACACGACATGCTGTTTCGTAAAGGCGCTTACGCCCGCATGATCATTCCTGAGTCCAGTCTCGATCAGATCATCAACGATCGAGGTCGGGTGTCTATGGAATCCATTCGGCCCTTGGTGAATCATCAGAACATGACGGTCTCACCCATGGGCATCTTGGGCGACGTGATCAAAGACGAAAAGACCAAGAACAACCGATCCAAGCCTGAAACGACTATGTCTTTGGAGAGTTTGTTCAGCCCGTCCCCGACACCTGGGCGCACGGCCTCCTACAGTGGGATTGGCACGTACGTCACCGTCACCGACAACCCCGACGCTGTTAAGATGCCGAAGTTGTTCCGTCGGCTGAACACCGATCGCACGTCTACCGCCATGGCGTCTCGGTTTGCCACTTTGGAAGCCCGTAAAGACAAAGAGCGGGCTAAGAAGAAACTGAAGGATAAAGAACAACCCAAGATCGACTACGGCAGCAGCGATCGCGACATCGAGCGCAGCATCGATAAGAACCGCAAGCATGGGATTGAATCGGTGGTGGAGGTCAAGACCAAACACGCCGCCGACCGTGAAATGTTTGGCCATCCGATGGTGACGCAGTTGTCGGTGGAGGCGGTTATCCCAGCCCACGTGCCGTCCAACCCAAAAGAACACATCGGGTACTTTGTGTTGTTGGATCAGTTTGGCAACCCGATCAGTGCCGCTACGGCCACGGATCACTTCCGCGATCTGCAGAACTCGTTTCAAAGCAGCGGTGCGGAGAATCAAGTCTCTACCGTGTTGAAGGAGTTGCGCGGTGCCGGTAACATGGGTGAGGCCGATGGTGATCGGGTACAATCGGTGCACGAGGCCACATCAGCGTACGCCGATGTGATTGAGCGTAACTTACTGGAACGGATGCGCAAAGGCATGGGTCACGAGTCGATCGAGTTGGCCAGACCCAACGACGTCTATCAGATCATGCTGGGCCGCACCTTAAAGAAGAAGCACACCCAGCTACTCTACGTGCCGGCAGAACTGATGTCGTACATGGCCTTTTACTACAACAACCAAGGCATCGGTAAGTCGCTGTTGGAAGAGAGTCGGATCTTAGGCAGCATTCGAGTGATGTTGATGTTCGCCAACACCATGGCGTCCATTCGTAACTCCACGTCTCGGACGGAACTGGGCATTCAGCTAGACCCCAACGACACCGATCCGATGAGCACCATCGACCAGGTACGAGATGCGTTCATGCGCTCGCGTTCTGAGTTGTACCCTTTGGGGGAAGGCGATCCGGCGGCGGTAGTGAAGTACTTGCAACAAGCCGGGGTGGATGTGGTCTACTCTGGGCACCCAGGGTTGCCGGAGATGCGGGTGGAAACCAACGACCGCGCCCCGGGTAAGGTGTTGATGGATCGGGATCTGGAAGAAACCCTGAGGCACCAACACATCATGTCTTTGGGGATGTCGCCTGAGACGGTCGACGCCAGTTCCGGTATCGACTTTGCCACCACTCTGGTCAACTCCAGTCTCCTGCTGTCCAAACGTGTGGCTCTGTACCAACGCAAGTTTGAGGAGCAAGAGAACGAGTTCATTCGAAAGTACACCTCCAACTCAGAGACCCTCTTGACCAAAATGATCAAAGTGGTGGAAGACCACGGTCAGGCTCAGGATAAAGAGAGCCCTATGGAAGCCGTGGAGGCGTTCATCGCGTGTGTGGAAGTGGAGTTGCCCAAACCGGACTCCGCTACGCTAGAGACGCAGATGGAGTCTTTCCGCATGTACAGCGACAGTCTTGAGATGGCGTTGGATGCGTGGATCAGCGATGAGTTTGCCTTACTCGACGCGGAAGGCGATGTGGCTGGCAACTTGCGTGAGATGCGCTCAGCGGTCAAAGCGCACTTTCTCCGTCGATGGTTGCGCGAGAACAACGTGTTCCCTGAGCTTGAAGAGATCACGGAAGTCAATGAGAAAGGCGACTCGGCGTTCAACTTCGCGGAGATTCAGGGCAAGCACATGGATGCGGTCTTGGGCTTCGTGGCCGATTACCTTAAGAAGGCTCGAGAGTCTTCGGCTAAACGGGATAAGAAGTTGGCGGAACAAGCCGATAAATTGGGCGAAGAGACGGACGGCGTGGCTGAGTTTGGTGAAGACAACGCGTCCTCCACCGATACCGGCTTTGACGAGCCTACCGACGTAGTAGACGACCCACCGCTTGAGGACGAAACGCCCCCAACCGATGAGGGCGATGCGTTTGGTGAGGACGACTTTGAATTGCCCTAGAATGTAAACTGGAAAGGCGGGGTCGAATGGTATGATCCTGCCTTTCATTCTTTTATTCAGTAAGGAACGCACACTTATGTCTATCGTGACACGCACTGTGTATGGCGCTGGTATGCAGTCGGCCATATACATGGGCAAGCCCCATCGAGTTCAGGAAAACAGCACCCTGAATGAAAAGTTCGGCATTCAAGCCAACGTATTGCCCAGCGCCGCCGAGCGTCACGCGGTACGGTATTACTGCATTGGCAGTGGTGGGCACCGCGCAGTTGCGGGTGCCGATGGCATCCCTTACATCACCCCCAACCGACACGAAGCCACAGACGCGGCTTGCTTTCGTCATCTGCCGTTTGTGTTGCGGGAAGTCACCGACGATCTGAGCGTTGAGCAGCGGGCCAAATACGCTTTACGTCGCCGAGAGACTCACGACGGTCGTGAGTTTGTTGCTTACTACGCCAAGCGGTTGGATCTGAACACCGCCGAGGTGAATCTACAACGCACTCGGGTCGATGGCAACAACCAGACGTCTGAGCCGTTCATCCCGACCACCGCCAACCTTAATCCCCAACCGCTGGTCAGTGGCGACGACGACAACGTCATTGAAGCTTCTGGCGAGTACGTCTCTGGCAGCATCGTGGTGACCATTGGGTTCAATGAAGCCGATGCGCAAGAGTTGCGCAACGTAGCTCAGGTCATCTACGGCGATGAGAAGTACGCGGTGATTTCTGAGTTGGCGCTCTTAGGTGGCATTGACCGTGTGGTCACAGGACCTGGAGTGGGCAACAACGAGATCAACTACGAAGAAGTCATTGCGTCTCAGGTGACCACCTTCATCTCGGCGTATTACCAACTGAACGTCCAGAACAACGGCTTCTCCTTCACTGCGGATTTGGGCATCACCGAGCCCTTGTACGCCGCTGCGGTGTCTTAACCGTGTTGCTCGTACCGGACGGCGACGAGCGTTTACGCATAGTGGCTATCGATCCAGGGACGGACACGATGGGCACCGCGGTGGTGGAGCTGCACACGCGTACCTTAGTCGTTCGCGTGTTGGACGCTCAAACGTTTGTGGCTAGACGGTCCATGCGATACTTCGGGGGGTATCAGATGATTGAGGAAATGCACGGCGACCGCCATGCACGGCTGATGACGCACGCGGATGCGATCAGCCGACACCTCCAACACTGGTACCCGCACTCGGTCGCCTGTGAGTCGCCGTTCATGGGCAATCGCCCTCAAGCGTTTGAAGCCCTCACCGAATGCGTAAACGTCATACGTCTGGCCGTGTTCAACCACGACCCGACTCTGGCCTTCGTTTCAATCACACCGCCTCAAGCTAAGAAGACGGTAGGCGCTTCATTTAAGGGAGCTGATAAAAACGACGTTAGAGTAGGCGTCGCAGCGTTGATTCAGCAAGGCGCCATCAGTTACGAAGCCAATGTTCCGTTCGATCGCATCGATGAGCACAGCGTGGACGCTTTGGCTGTTGGACTGTGTCACTGTCAACAATGGGTAGAACATCTCACTCACTGACGCACAAGGAGGGCCCGATGGCCTTATCCATTGGATCGATTGTATCGAAGCTGGTACCCACCACTTTAAAGAGTAGAATCTTCGTGGTGGGGGGCGTGGTCCTATTGGTGTTCATCATCTGGGCTGGTATGAAGTGGGATGCTCTGAAGATCTTGGGGTTGGAGAAAGACAACCAGCGCCTTGAGATTGAACGAGACACCGCGCAGGAGTCGGCCGAACAAGCCGATGCCCTGCGCACCATTGAGGAAGACGTCGTGCGCAGTACCTTGGATCGGATTGACGCGATCGATCGAGACACCGAGGTAGCACGAGAACGGGGACGCAACGATGTGCGCAAGATACAACGAGAATTGGAAACCCTTGAAGATGAGCGTCAAGCACGATTGGCGGAGTTGTCTGAGGTGGAACACCGGCAACAAGAAGCCATGGCGGCTTTGGCAAAAAGCACCCACCCTGAAGAAGTCCAAAGAGCCGTCTCTAAGGCACCTCAGCCGGCTTTACTTCCAGTGGCCGACCCTTTACCGACTGTTGCTCCTCGCATCGCTGAGCGCATCGTTGGTGGGTTGTGGGACGACTACTGTGGTGAAGTTTCGAACGATCGCCGTTGTACCGCCCGACACCTTACTGAGAAAGACGCCGCTGGCTCCACCGCCCAATGAGGTTGAGTTTGTGGCCGCCGATGGGATTGAGCGTTTGTTGTTGCTGGCGGACGCATGGCGGGAACAGACTGCGGTGGTGCGCACCGAGCACACTCAAACCGATGGACTGTTGGAATGGAAAGCCCGGGTATTAAAGTACTATCAGAATCTAGAGGACACCGAGATCCGTGAAGACGTTCCCTTTGCACCGAGGTAGGCGTATGCCTACCTCTTATTCCGCGCGATGAAGAAGATTTGAATCATATATCATCCACGTGTCTTACCCTTGTGTAAACCAACACGACCTCGATGATGGTATGCATTAACACCCACCATACACAACTCCCCATTGGAGACCCTAGGAATGTGCCCTATTTATCACGAGGACTTTACGCCTGCCACATCACAGCGTCCGAAGGTGCGTGAGAAACGTTTCCTCAACCGGATCGTGAAAGGTCAAGTCCTGTCTATGAACCACGCTTTGTTTCTGCCTCACACCTTGGAACAGATTCGGTCAATCGTACACGACAAAACTCAACGTCCGTACTTAGAAATGGATCTTAAGCTACTCACTGGAAATCTGGATAGCAATATACCACACCACATCGATCGACTGTTGGAGCTGTATAGCTACACTCCTTTCTCTATGATTGATCAAATCAACGAAGTTGAGCTACACCAAGGCATTGCTCGGCTGGGGTGTGGGTTCTCATCGACCATGGCATCGCAAGCACTCTGGGGTATGGAGATCGCGCTATCCGATGACGATCTGCCGTTTGATCAATTGTCTTGGGGCTTGAACTATCTCCAGAAGCAGGATTACCTTCCCACTGTAGACTCAAGTACACTGGTAGGGTCTGACAACGGTGAGCGTGCCTTAGTGGTTCAGTTAATTGTTGCTCTGGCAGACCGGCTATTGATCAATCAAAACGGCAGTCACCACCAAGCGCGTCTACATCAACTCACACGTTGGCCAGGGATTGAGCACACAGTTCTTGAACAAGACGCTTTTGGACCGCTTCTTTGCGGTTTGATCACTAACAAAGGAATCATCCGTTATGGGTAAGAAAACAATCGCAAGCGCTGGGTGGTCCGTACACGGCGATGGAATGAAGCATCTGATCGCCAACCCGACGGCCGATGACATCGCTACATTGAGAGACACCCCACCGTCGGAGGTTCGCCTATACATAATCGATGCCGTTGTCGATGGGGCGTATTGCTCTGACGTCATTGCGGTGGGTACTATGATCATCCCCGACTTAGCTTCGTTTGACGGTCAGGAGCCGTTACACCCGGTTCTACGCTTGACCCTCAGTCCGTACTACCCCACGTTCATTAGCTACATAGTGGACTACTACGTCCGAGCTTATAAGGTCAAAGCCTATCTAGTCAACCTACAGCAAGTGCGTGCTTTGAATTAAACCTAAAGGGGAGGCCACGGCCTTCCTTTATGCCGTTTGTGTTATTTAGGAAGGTTCTGACTCATCGAATAGGAGTCAGTGTCTGTGTTTGTTTTTACAGAGGAATACCGTATGACTTTGTCCACTCACATGCAGTTTGGTCGCGAATCCGAGATTGCGGCCAACGACGTGGGACAACCTAAGTTCCGTCTGATCGACGCTCAGAACGCCGAGGAGCTTTACGTACTGCTAGGGTCTTTGCACATACCGATCGAATCGGATGGATTAATCGCAGAGGCAGAACACTACGTTAATCGCTCGGAACTAAGACCCGTACTGCTGCGGACTTTGGCGCGAATCAGTGACCGGACAATACCGGAACACGCTGAATTCGAGTACGTCCGCCGCCACTTAGAATACACGCACACGACCCCCACTACACGAAGGATCGCCCAACAATGACCCACGAACTCATGTTGCACCAGATGACCGTGAAGAAACTCACCTTACGGTTGAATCTTACCCCACGTGACGTCGAGATGCTCTTGTTGCTACACACCAGCCGCTCACTCAGCACCCCCAGTATCTACCGCTTGACCGGCACCCGCAAAAGTGAGATCAACAAGATCGTCGGTCCTAAGTTGGAAGCCGCGGGTTGGGTGCGACGAGAATCGGTGGTTCACAGTCAGAAACCCGGACTGCCCACCAACCGCTGGTCGCTGATCACAGAGAGCATTCATCCCCTGGAACAACTGATTCTTGATATACGTCGAGAAACGTTGATGAGCCTGGGACTGGTGTTCAGCGCCGATGAGGTATGGTCCACCCCTTCGCCTTGCTCAATGGAGGGTTTGTAATGTGGCCACACCTATAACCACGGTCGCTCGAGTCATTGAGCGTCTGAGTATCGAGTTGCAAGTCACTCCTCGACAAGTAGAGTTGCTGTTGACCATTTATGAATTGAAGTCCATCGGCTTGACCGATTTAGCAGAGCTGTACGACATCCGCTCAAACACCGCTGAAACCCACGTTTTAAAGTTAGTGGAAAAAGGATGGGTTGAGCGCAAGAGCTATTCAGAGGACGACCGTTTCTCGGTCATCGCTGATCGTCGTAAGGATCTGACTCAACTGCTATCGTACCACGTTCGTACCTTAAGGTACTTAGGGGGACTCTTAACCCGCAAACACAGCAGCCGCGCCAAAACAAAAGAGGTAGAGGTTGGGGTGAGTCCACCCATACTGAGGCATCCGCTGTAGTTTTTGATCTAGACGCTTGGTTTATAGAAGGCTCTGTCGTACGTTCAGAGCCCTATTCCGTGTACCCACCACGTATGCACGACCTGTTCCTTTAACGTTGTCTGTAGAGCGTCTTAGGCGAGCTGAGAGGGTGCGGGGCAAACCGCGCTTCCTGGTGGTTGATTTATAGCCAATAATGGCGTAGGAGATTGTATGACCGAAGCAACTGACCCTGGTATCACCGACTCAGAGATCCGCGACATCGCGGTGTCGTCTGGGTTCACTGTTCGAGAACAACCCGATGGAGACACAGACTTAAACCCATACGTGTACGAATTCGCCAGAACCTTAATCAAACGCGCCCGAGGCGTGTTACATCACCCCGTTCGAAACAGCAAATTCGTGTTGGTGGTGAAAGTAGATAGACGCACCGGCGCTACAGTTGCATACGACGCCGCTGTCAGCGTCGTTGAGGCAGTAAATCGGTGGCAAGCTGAGATGGGGTTGGCCTCTGGTATGGACTTGCTGGAGGAGATCACAGAAGCTCCAGTGATGTGGGGTAAAGTCCTGGCGAACAACCTAGACGATGCCCACAGCTATCTGATGGTTAGAGGTAACGAGCTATCGGACATGGGTGCCACCATCAATGCCTTGATCCATAAGCGCTGGCCCAGCGAGACATCAATAACCAACCCACTGACCCGCGACGACATAGCTCAACTGGCAGATACGTTAGACGAACCTCTTCGTAGCTAAGAAAGACTTTAGGAGGAAGGTATGGACTTTTTTATAGCGTTAGGGGTGGTGTTAGGGACAGTGATGATCATCCCTGTAGGCGGAGGGTTACGAAAGATCTATTGCATACGTCGCCAGCGAAAGTTGTTGGAGAAATACATTGGTGTCCGGTCTAACATGGGGGAGCTGGTCAGTCTGCTGTGCACCCTCGATGAGAATGAAACGCCCGCAGCCACCGAGCGGAGGCGTCAACTGGAAGCGCGCACCGGAGAGTTAACGCACACCCTGGTCTTCCCACAGGGGCGTAAAGACCCTGAGGTGATCCGCCAGCTAAGACACATGGGCTTTCCCTTGGAGTACAGCCCTAAACACGCGTACAAGTACGTGTTATCAACCACCGTCGTCATGGTGGACATGAACGTCCCCGTCCCAACCACAGAAGCGTATCGGATTTAAAAGAAACCCGAGTTAATTCAGCCCCTTAAGGAGATCCTTGTGTTCAACAATTAACACCATCACCACGGTTTAATTACCGTAATACTAAGCTATCGATTGAAATACCGCGAACGCGGTTAAATCGACAGTCGGTCAGGAGAGATCCCATGGACAAAACCGTACATACCGTTTTTGATTTGCGCAGCGTATTGACCCGATCCCCCGGCAGTTATCAGGTACTTCTACGCACCCCCGACCGAGGCCTGCAAATGGTCCACATGGTCGAAGTTAATCGCGGAGGCTACCCCTCCATCGTACTGGAAGCAGTGGGTACCCCTGACAATCTGGTGCCCTTGTCGACTCTCATCAAACACGACCGGTTTTACTTTCAAGAACACGACGACGAGGAGTTCGAGGTCATCGCGGTTGATTGTGAGCCGAGTCACGAGTTGGTTATGGAGATTCGAAGTCTCAAAGCCGGCTGGCGAGGACGCATCGGCTTAATGACCGGAGCCGCCGATTGGGCCCGAGGTCAGTATTACAACACCTTGGTCACCCCTAATCGACGTGGGGAAGATCGAGGGATACCGCCTGCCACAGGTCCCATCCCAGAACGCAGACGAGATCGGTAACATAACGGGGGGCCATGCGCCCCCTAAGTACGTTGTTCGTTTAACCAACAATAAAGGACGTAGAAATGCCTGAAGAAGCTACACACAGTCCCCACATACGCGCCAGTGCTCCGGAGAGCTCTGTTCGCAAGCCAATACTGGCCGTAGACTTCGATGGAACGCTGCACGCCTACACCAGTGGTTGGAAAGGCGCCGATATAGTGTCTGACCCCCCCATCAGCGGTGCCATGCGATTTCTGACCGACGCGTCAGAGAAGTTTGAAGTACACATCTATTCTTCCCGTTCCAACCAACCCGGCGGCATAATGGCGATGTACGATTGGTTAAGTGAGGAACTGGCGCGGTATTGGATCGATCAACCCGACTTCGGGGCTAAGGTACTCAGCCGCATCAAGTTTCCTAAAGACAAACCTCAAGCTGAAGTCATACTCGATGACCGAGCGGTGACCTTTAATGGCATTTACCCAGACATAGATGCGCTGTTGGCGTTTAAACCCTGGAATAAGAAGTAACGTCACGATACTAGGAAGGCAATGCCTTCCCTTATGCCCAAAGGTCAGAGTTATGATTGATTCTGAGTTTCAAAACTACAGCTTAAGAGTGGATTTGCAAGTGCTGCTCCGATATGAGGCCCTAGGCGCTTCAGTGGCGCAAGTCGTTCGTAGGTTAACTTACACCCACGCTTACCCCACGGTGGTGCACGTACACTTTGACGAGCCGGTGGAGCGTACTGGAACAACCCCGCCGGAATCCGCAGTGTATGACATGCCGGTAATCATGGGGGTGTTCGATAAACCTCGATCGCGCAACGTTTTGTTCAATGTAAAGTTAGCAGAGACACACATCACCGATTGTTTCAATCAACCGTTACGTCGATTGGACATCCACTACAACGAAGTCGATCAACCCACACATTAGGAGAACACCGATATGAGCGATCAAGTACAATGCGGTTCATGCTGCGAAGTCAAAGACAAAAAAGAAGTTCAAGACAACGGCCACCGGTGTCCTGAATGTGGCGGTAAAGAGTTTCGTCCAACTTAAGGAATCGCACATGTCCGACCGTATCTTAGATTACAACTACGCTCGCAACCACTCGGCTAAAACGGAGCTGGAGTATGTGCTCACTCACCCTCCCGCAAAGACGTCGTCAAAAGACATCATCGTCGAAACCCACGTCATGGGTCTGGATGGGAAGACTTACATTAAGTACGCCACGGTCAGTTTGAACGAACTGGCTAAACGTTCGTACCTTATACACTGGGGTTCTCAACACCCCTCGATCCTGTACACCGACGTGGCATATCTACCCAACGACATCCGAGTGTATAAGAGTGTTCACAACACCTTACCCATCCACCGTCTGACGGCAATGGAACAGGCGATGATGAAGAGGAACTTTAAGATGTACTTGGCGCAGAGTCTTAGCCACTGGGGTAAAGTGGACACGGTTAAGTCTAAGGGTTAACCTACCCTCACGAAATGGTGTTTATTTTGTCATTCCATTGAAATACAAACCTATATCACACAGGGGAGTATGCACCTACTTAACCGATGCTAATCTAACCTCTACGAATAAGGAATTTGATATGACCAAGTCTACTCTTGAAACCAACGTGTTTATGGAAATCGCCGAGGAACTGATTGCCTCCGACGTTCCTGTTCAGGACATGATCAATAAGACTGCACTATCGCCTGCGCAGTTTTATCGGGACTTCCGAGAATACTTCGATTGTACTCCTACCGAATACCGGGTAGCCGGACGGCAAGCGCAGCAAGCGCGTGAAGAGAAAGTCAAGACCGAAGAGGTGTTCAATTTCACCGTGAATATGCAGCAGGCGGGACTCTACCCCCAAGGCATGGCTCACACCGGACATGGTCCAATGAATGCTGAGTTCGTTATACCTTTGGTGGTGAACGGCCAGTATGGGTTTACCGCGTACGTTGTCCCCATCTCAGGAAGTTGCCCCACCCGCGACCCAGTCAATTTTCTCCGCAGTGAATACAGAGACTACTTCAACGCCCAGGTGGTAGATACTCTTATACCCTATTTCCATGGGCAGCTCGACATTGCGTATCTTCAGACCCTTAGTTTAGCTCAAACCGCACGCCGAGGCGCAGCTTGGTAGTAAGAAAACAATCTACACAAACACCCCACAACCTTTAGGAGAAGTCCCCATGAATGTCCTCATGTACACCGTCTTGATTGTAGTTATCTTCACAACCGTCGATTACGCTATTGTTAAATGGAACGACAAACGCAAAAGGCGCGCAGAGATCAAAGCGTCATTTGCAAACAGAAAACCCACAATCATTTATTAACCCCCCCCCCCTAAGTAACAAGGACACCAGCATGTATCAAGTTTATGGATTTGCCATCTCGTCGTACATCGATAAGAACGGCCTACCCCACGTCCCTATGATTGTGGTCGATCCTGATCTGGGGGTTATACTGCAAAAAGCCGTAGCTCCATTAACCGAGTTACTCGAACAAATTACTGGAAATGAGACCTCTGAGACAATCGTCGCCGGCACCCTTGTGCGCTACTTGCATGAGATAGACTCTGAGTCGGTGGTGAAGTTGCTTGAGTTACTGTACCTTGGCGATTTGGACGAGCAATACGACCAGGCCCCCCAGGTATATCTGGCCATCGACACCGACGAAGACGATCTGGAAGATAAGCTGATTGCCTTGGTGGGCGACGTTGAAGACGACGACGAACTCGATGAAGACTACCTCGACGAACTCGAAGAGCTTGAAGACGAGAACTGATTAACTGAGGTCGGGGTAAATCCCCGGCCCTATTCCGCAAGATCCTTCTATTTTCTAAAAACTTCACATAGAGAACACTAAAATGAACAACACTAACGATCGCGTATACAGCCAAAAACCCCGCCGTTCGATTCTCAGCGGCGGGTCAACACCCGAAGAGACAACCGACACCACTGGAACCCACCTGAAGCGTCACACTGGAAACTTGCACGCCGCTTCTTTGTTGGCCTCGTCTGGGGTTGATCGATCTGCCGTCTTACCCGCCTTGTTCGTAGGGGGCACTTTGGTGGTGGTGTCTAAGGACATCCACGAAGACGATGAGATCAACGAGCTCCGCCCGGAGTGGTTTTGGTCCGAACGCGAGCAATGCAGCGACTACACCCGAGTGTCGATCTCATACGCCATGGCGGTTGCGTGTCAGGACGACCTGATCTCAACGGCTAATGCATTTATCGGCGTTCGTGTCTATACCGCCGTGGTGGATGATGTGACGTACCGTTTGCCTATCTCATACACCGACGATCTGGTGCTGTTGTGTTTACTGGACCCCAGTGTGTGGTCGAAGCCTGAGTTGATGTACCCGTCGTGGATTGAGGCTTGGGTAACCACCCACAGCTCCACCGATCGGGTTCTTACCGAAGGGGTGAGGGCAGCGTTGCTGCTGCAAGCGGATGCGCTGCGCCAAAGAGTCGATGTCGCCACTGACGTGAAATCATCAGACGCATCTACGCCCCGCGCCCCAAAGAAACCCCGAGCTAAACCCATCGTACGTAAGTCGTGACTTAAAGCGGGTCTGTTATTTTGTACAGGCCCGCTACATCTATCGACCCTAACCGGGCTTGGACGTGAGTCCACAGTGGGACTTCCGCGCCCACTGCAGATATGCCGTTTATTCTTTTTTTGACATCACAGCCTCTATGGAGACACAGTTATGACTATTTCAACCGACGAAGCCAAAGCGTTAGTAACCACCCAGTTGTACACCACCCAGTTGGAGTGTGAGACGTCGATCCTCTTGGAATACACTGACATCCTGGACCGAGTAATTGAAGCCTTAGCCCTCAAAGACCCTCGGTACGTGTACCGCCACGGCGAGGCGGTGTTCGTTGATGAGGCCATCGTGGAAGGGTATCTTCAGATCGAGTTGATTGACTTTAACCTCGACGACGAATCCCATCCAGAACACCACTGGATAGTGGATGGCGATGAGTTGGACACCACCAAATGGCGACTCGACGACATCACCCTGGGGTTTAAACTGTCGGGCGTCGAGGTCAACCCCCTGCCCGCGTACATTGAGGTAGAGCAGGTGGACTATGTCACTGACACCGATCAGCCTGACCGTGAGGATTTCAAATTCAAACGCACGTATCTGGTGAACATTCGTTTGTTAGAGCGTCCCGCGTTTATTCGCCCCGCAGCGGAGTGATCTCTTTATGATGAATCCCGAGTACGCCAACGCCATTGTAGACAACATGGCCGTCACCATGATCCGGTTGTACGGCATCGTGTTGTCCGAATACCCCAACGCCCTCAAGCAAGCCGTAGAGACCTTAGCGCATGAAGACGTGCGTTACGTACAACACGGCAACCGTAAGATCTGGATTGGCCATGCGGCTATTGCAACCGAGTTGCAAATAGACGTGATGGAGTTTGACGTGGCCCAGGAAGTGGAGCCTGAGCAACCAGTACGCCCTAACGGCACGCACCTAGGGCAACGCCGGTTTGAGGTAAAGAACGTGCCCCTTACGGTGCAAGATGCGCGCAAGCAAGTCGCGTGTACGGTCGTGGTGATCATTGACGACTACCTCCCGCCTTCTGAGGCTGTCTTGGAAGACACCGCTGACTTAAAATACGAACGCTCGATTCAAGTGGCGTTCTACATCAATTCGTGAGGATATCTAGATGCACGATCAAAACGGCGACCGGAATGACGTGAGAAAAGGGGTAACCGAGCCGCGTCTCTCGGAGGCGTTTGTTAAAGACTTGGTTAAGCGACACAATTGCCCAATCACCACCCGGGCCGTCAACGCCCTAACCGCAGGGGGAGTTGACACCGAGGAGAAGTTACTTAAGCTTACTGAGTACGACTTACGCAGAGCGCCTAATGTGGGTCCCCACACAGCGCAAAGCATCGTGGAACTTCAACGTCGAGTGACCGGTGATGTTAACTTAAGAAACCACCTGCTTCAGGGATTAAACGACAAAAATTGAGGAAAGAATCATGGACCTGAAAACACACGCTTTTTTCGTTGAAGTCGCCGCTGGTGCCACTATGTATCGTCGTCCTCTGGTTATTAACGATGGCGTGGTAACCATCGCCGAAGAGCATGGTGGCGCCGTCGAAGTCCCCGAGGCAAAGAACGGGAAGCGGATGGTAATGCATTTGGTCGCCGAACGATCTACACCAGACGGGCAGAGGTACATTCAGGTATTAACCGGTTACACCGATCGCGGTGTTGAAAAATCGCACGTCCTGGACCCAGAAACAAAGATTTACTTCAACCGGTTGGTGTCTGCCAGCGGAATAGGTCAAGCGCTGAGCGCGCGTTGGACCGGGCAGATATTCACACCTAATTCTCCTATGGGCTCTGGAATGCCAATGCGAAGATTGGCCCCAGAAGACATCGTAGGAGAATTGGCATTTCAAAGAGAGTTCCACTTCGAAAGTGGGATTGAGGATGCGAGATCGTACATTTACGGACTTAAACTGACCGACGCTGCCTTTCTAGAACCGACGACGTATCTGTCCAAAATACAGGAGACATACACCCGCACACTGTCTGAGTGGGAGGAGAGCTCTCTATTTGATGACAACGATGACCGGCCCCTCGACGTGTGTTTGAATCGACTGAAGTCTATGCCAATGGCTTGCAGTCCGATCTTGGCGAGAATACGGATGATGAATGACCATCTACTCAACAACTACATCACGTACGAGCAATTTAATCAATTAGTTGACGACAAAGACGTGGTGGTGGTTTTGCAGTCCGATACCGAGAAAAACAATCCTGCACCATCACATGACTGGAACAACAACGACCTGGAAACATTGGTCTGCGCCCGGCTGGAAGCAGAGCTGCCGACGGTGATGATTAACCGGGGAGTCGTCCAATGGGGGTTTAGCATTGTGTTTGATGGAGTAGGCTCTAGCGTCAAGTTCTACGCTTTAGATACGGAATTGACAACGGAACACCCACCCACCCTGATATCCGAACTCGAACGGCGAGTGATCGACATACTGACACCGTATATGGATGAGTTGAGTACCCTCGAGGTTACCGGCGCCAATATCCATAACAGTCGATATGTCATCACGTCAAATACGGGGAAACCTCGCACCTACATCGCACCTACGTATATGAATTCCATGTACAGTAGCTACTTGTCATCAGACTCAAAACACTTTGTGAAACTCGCCAAGACGGTGGAGGACTCCTTGGTGAATCTTGGATTGGATGTCGTCACTAAGCACTGACGCATACAGTCAACCGTCCAAATCCAAGATATCCTTTTAATAGTCAGGTGTAAGTCCATTGCAAAATAAGAGGAGGGCGCTTGCCCTCCTCTTATTTTTTGTCTAAAGGGTAGGATCGATGCGCACGTCGTACGCGGCACCGCGTTTGAGAGGCACCGCCTCACCCGAGTAAACCACCCCACACCACAAAGGTCCAGAGAAATAAAGAATACTGGGTACCGACTTAGGGTCCATGTTCGCTAACCCACACAGGGCCGCGTACGCCATCTCTCGACGGTTGTCAACCACGACGTCTGTGCCGTTCACGGTAATAGCAACGGTATTTTTTGTCACAAGTTAGACCGTCGTCTGACGCGCGTACGCTTCAGCCATTTTTTCATCGTACTTGTTCTTTTTGTAAGACGGTCCGTTGTAGATGCGTGCAAACGTTGCCCAGTCTTTTTGTTCTAACGCGCGGTGTAGCCGTGGGTCCGCGGCGATAAACCGTACAAAGGCATACAGTTGATGGGCTTCGTCGATGCACATCTTCGACATAAAGTCGTCCACTGAAGCGTAGTTGAGATACTTCCAGTGAAAACCCATGATCTGATATCGTCCGTACGATGCACTTTCTTTGGCAGCTGGGGTGTTCAACTCCATAGCTTTGCGCAGACGAGTCCATTCGTGCTTGCCCCCACGGTAACCGCCCCAACCGGTGTTGACCAAATCAGGACGTGCCGCTCGACCCAACTCCGCTGCCAGAGGTAACTTGGCCTCAAGCAGACGACGGTTCATGATGTGGCGCTCAAACAAGATTTTCGGCAGACCCGCTTCTAAGAAACCACCGCCTTGACTTTCCACCTCAGACACCGCCTTGATGGCCGCTACCTCTACACTCAACATTTCCGCAGCCCGCATCACGTCTTTCTCGGTCAACTGCCAATCGTCGACGCGGTTGTCGTTCAACTCTTCCCAGGTTCGCTTACCGGCTACGCCGTCGGCCAACAGTCCCGCTTTTGTTTGAAACGCCACTAAGGCCCGGTGGGTACCTGGCCCAAAGGCCCCGTCATCGGGTGGATTAAGGTGACCTTTATCGATCAACAGGCGCTGCAGCTGTGCCACTGCCTGGCCCCGAGAACCCAACTTTATCAATTTACTCATGTTGTGCACCTTTTATTAATTAATCGGCCGCTGTGCAACCCGTTGGAACCGTAATGAGCATATCAGTATCGCCAATGATGCTGGCGGTACTTACAATGTCCACGTCAGAGAGGACAGTTCCTTTTACTCGCGAGACGTCCAAGGTAATAACACCTGCCTGACTGCGCGCGTTGTTGCCAATCGACGTATTGATCGCGTTAATCGCACCGGCGGCGCTACTGATGACGCTGCCCTTAACCAATACCCCGTTCAAGGTAGTGACGCCACCACTGATGATGTCCTTACCAACCGTGCTGCCAGTGCCAATGTTGATCGCACCGCTGCCGGTGGAAACTGAGCCTCCCACAGTAACGTTGTTGGTCAGACCTACAACGCCCGCGCCGGTACTGACAACGCTACCACACAACCAACTTCGGTCGCCTATGGTGATGCCGCCAGCGGTGGTGGCGATACCGCCGCCAAGGACGACGTCCGTTAATAAGGTAACCACCCCATCGGTGGATGACACCTCACCGTCCACCGTGCTTCTCACCCCTAAATTAATCCCGCCGGCTTGGGTGCTGACATCCCCCCCGACTCGACTTTTATACTCCAAGGTTATTACACCGGTAGAGGCACTGGTGCTGATGTTCCCAGACAGTCTACTTTCACTGGCTAAATTAACGGTCCCCACCCCGACTACGTTGGCGTTCATTATTGAATTTGCACCCAACACAAACGCCGCGTTGGTAATCAACGTAAGGTCCTCGGACGGTTTTCCAGCGTTGATCAGATTGCCCGTCCCGGTGGTGAAGGTTCCGGAAAAGGTAATCGTAACCGGAGTCACACCGCCCAGAGCGATGGTGTCGCCTGCAACCAACTCCAACGCACTGCATCCGTAGGAGCGCGCCCCGGCATCGATGAGACTACAGCCTATGGGTAGCGTGTCTCCATTGGAAGAAAACGTGTAATTAGTGGCGGCTTGAACAAGATTGCTTAACAGCAACCCTACCACCAGCAGCGTCTGACACAAGAGTTGTATCGGCGTATACCGACGGTGGGGGCTTTGGTGTTTCATTGTGGTGTTTCCTGGTGATGGGTTAATAGCTTAGTGCATTAAAAGTTAGGTAAATAGTTGGTTTGGATGTTGCTGTCGAAACTGAAACCGCCAAAGAGAGTTACTTGACTCACAGTCCAACCGCTGAGGTCCTGATTGAAGGCCCCCGCAAAACTGAACATGGAACTCATGTTGGTCACCTTACTCACATCCCACTGACTCAAAGGTCGGTTGAAGGCGCCAGCTCGATAGAACATAGAACCCATGTCCACCACGTTGCCTACCCCCCAATCGTTCAAAGGAAGGTTAAACGCCGTCGCTCTAAAGAACATGGCGTTCATGTTGGTGACGCTGCTGACATCCCAGCTGTTGAGCGGTTGATTAAATGATTCGGCCCCAGAGAACATCTGCATTGTGGTCTCAACACCGCTGACATCCCAAGCCTCCAGCGGCTGGTTGTAGCTTACGGCTCGGTTAAACATGGCCGTCATATCCACCACACCGCTGACGTTCCATTGGTTAAGCGGTAGATTAAAGGCCGCGGCCTCTCGGAACATGTGTGAGGTGTCGATCACATTACTCATGTCCCAGTGGCTAATATTGCTGTTGAAGTCAGCTGCCCCGTAAAACATATACCGACACGACGTCCCAGGGAGAAAGGCCGGACTGTCAGCGTCGTTGATCACAAACCCGGTCCGGTTTTGGAACATACGTTCGCCTGAGGCAAACGTAGTTAGTCCCCACCGCCATATATTTTTCCACTGTTTCTGATGTTCTGGTAACGGTGCGGTAAACCCGGCGATGGCGCCTAACACATGAACGTCGTATATCCCAGGGACCGCGTAAGTGTGACTGATGCCCCGGGTGGTTGTTACATACCCAGAGCCATCGCCCCAGTCGATGGTGACGTCACTGCCGGCGGCAAAGGGTAAGGCCACGTCGGCGGCGCCTGCCGTGTCACCTTCGGTGTCGATCAATATATGCGTACCGTCCCGGATCGGATGTCCCCGCATTAAGATAACGGCGATCTCATCGCGAACCGACTCACCCATAAACAGAGGTTGGCTGAACAGCTGATCGATGTCGGTGATTGTAGGGTCGTCTCGTTTGACTTGAAAGACCAGTCTTGCGTACTCATCGCCTTTGATTTGAGCCGTGGATTTGGCGCTGAGGAGATCCCATGGAGTGACCTCTGATAACACCGCTTGCCGGTAAGCTTCGGTGGCGTTGTACAGCTCATTGCGTTTGGCATAAAGATCGTCGAGGATAGCCATATCTGAGTCTCAAGGAAAGGCGAACGTACGGTACAACGACCCACCCCGATCGTTATTTACGAAACAACGTCTCACCTAACCATCCAATGGGGTCTATGCGGTGGAAACGTACTTGATTTGGGTGTCGATGATGTTCTTCGTGCCAGCAGTCACCGAGAATAAAGGGAAACATCCATAAACTGCTGTGGGCGCGGTCGTGATCGTTGCCCCAACCGTGGCCCCAGGTGTTGGCTAACGATTGCAGTTGCCACACCAGAGCCGGTGGCGCCCAGACTAGAGCCAAGGCCCAGTCCAACGGCAGCAGCCAGAGACTGCCTAACAACACCGATCCGTAGATCTTCCAGTAGTGTCTGTGAAACCCCACATGCCAGGTATCTCGCAACAAACGCCCGGCATGCCGGCCGCTGACCTCTCGAAAGGTGTACCCTAACAGCTGAATGGCCAGCCAATGACTCTGAGCTGGACTATGAGGGTCCTTAGGGGTCCCCTGGTGCTTGTGATGGGCATTGTGAGTGGCAACCCACCCCAACGTACTGCCTTGAAGTGAAAGCCCTCCCAGAAGAGTTAGAATCACCTCTACGGATCGGGGTACAGTTACGGTCTTGTGCGTCAGCACTCGATGGTACATAAAACTGATCCCCAGTTGTGAGATCAGGTACGCCATCCCTAGGGCCAGTAACAGAGCGCCACCGGCACCAGAAAAGACCAATGTCAAAACGACAGCGTGTGACGCGATGATCACGCTGTAATGCAAGACTCGGTTCAGAGGTACGATTTCTACATTGATCGCGCGCAGTCGGTCCATGGTACTTCCTTTTAAGTCAATAAGAACGTTCAAAGCGTCTCTATGTCAAAGGCATTGAAGAAGGCTTCATCCAAGTGACCATACCGATCGTTCCAGCGTCGGGTGTTTTCTTTTACCGCTTGGTAGAAGGGGTCGCTCAAATGAGACTTCACCTCAAACGCCCTGTTCAGGTAACGGCGAAACGGGATTTGCAAGAACACTCGGTCGGTGGTGAGGTTTGGGGTCCATGGGTAGATGGGACCTGCAAAGTTGGCGACAGCGGCTTCTCTTAATCGGACATGATGTCTAAGGCACATCGAGTAGGTCAAACGATCCACCACGCTGACTTCGGGTTTGATCACAAAATTGCCTGGCAATAACCCTTTCTTTAGCGGGGCGGCTAACCGATTAATGAAGTGTTTGTAATGCCCTCGGTCTGGGTTGTCTTGGGCTAAGTAACGTGCGTCCAGATCAGCCCAGTCTGGGTTTGATCGTAATCGGGCCAAGTTGAACACCGCCAGTCCCAACGTGAAATAACTCTTAGATCGCACCAGACGATCGGGGTGATGTGGATCGAATCTCACATACAGGTCGTTCATTGAGGACAACTCAAACGGACGGTCGGGTCGAACAACCACGTCTTGACCGCTCAGATCGGCGTGACTCACCTCAGCGATGGGTCGGTTACACACACTGTGACTGCTCACCAAACACACCCGGTCTTCGGTGCTGTGCTCAAGTAACGTAGACAGAACCGCCACCGGGTCAGCACGGTGGATCTGAACGTACTCAAGGGTGTCGGCAAATGCCGCTTCCAATCGCCTGAGAGCCAATACATCGTCGCTGTAGACTCGGCACCGCCAAGTCGGGTTCTTCAGTTTAAAACTGTGAATCGCCACTATGGCCTGATCGACTTTTTCCCATGGCACCACAAAAGCAGCAAAGGCCATGACGGTCTCCTTATGCGTTTAAGAAATCGATTTCCAAGGCCGCCATGACCCCGCCATTGGGACCTGCGGTGACCGTAATCTCACTGCCTGATAGTCGAACGATCTGCATGTCGTTCACGGGCGTGTCATTAAGAGACACTTCCCCCAACACCGGCGCCAGGTACCCAGGAAAGCCTACCGACATCGTCTCATTAGGTCCTAAGACCAAACGGTGGGGTTTGATCACCCGGTGGTTTGGGTTGGTGGTGTTCAGACAGATGCCGATGGTCTCTTCCAGCGCAGTGACCTTAGTCCAATACGGATTGCCTTTCTGTGCAATGTCGTCGTGGGCGGTCAGTTGGTATTCGTTGAACGTGTTTTGACTTAAGGTACTGCCTTTGACCAAGAACCGACTTTCCACCACCGGTATAAAATCGTCGGTGTACTTTTCTTCCCAGTGGGGTTTCTTCCCCAGAATGAAAGACTCGTCTTTGTCAACGTAGAACTTAGCCACCGCCACACCTTCGTGACGCAAGCGATTAACCCGTGTGCGCATGATTAAAACTCCAGAGGTTGGTCTTGGGTGTGGACATCGCCGTCATCGTAATGCACGTACAGGGCGTCTGGGGTCGATCCGACCCGCTGTTCAATAAGTTCGCGGAGTTGTGAAGATAATGCCAACTCAGCAGGCAACTCAGGCCGCAGCTCTTCGATCAACTCTCGCATACGAATGAGAGGCAAGTTAGGGTCGTCAACTATGGCTTGAGGCAACGGGTGGCTATGCACCACCCACCCCCAATCGACTAACGCAGTCTTATCGACCAGATCAATGGCTTTGACTACAAAGGACATCACGTTCTCCATCAGAGTTGTTTGGGGTAGGTACGTTGGTGCTCTAACGCGATGAGGGACAGCGTCTTCTCCATCCGCTCTGAACTGTCGTCTACCCAACAAACCCCACTGTAAGGGCTGGCTAGGAAACGCCTCAGCGCGATGTGTGGGTTGGTCTGTGAAAACACCGCCTTGTATATTTGTCGGTAGATGTTTCGGGCACAGGTGGGGTCCGTGCTGTCTACTAACTTCACGACCTTACCCAACAGTAACCCCAACAACCCCATTTCGGAGGCAGAGGTGGTGTATACGGTCTCAGCCCGACGTAAGTAATCGAACCCACTCAAAGTGGCAGGTAACACCGCCCCTGGAAAACTGTCGTTCAACTTTTTCAACCAAGCCCCGTTAGTGATGGGATGGGGTTTGATCTTACTGCCCCGCCGATACAGCTGGAACACCCTGACCCAATCGACGTTGTGTTCCAACAAGTTGGTGCCCGGTAGAAACACCACCGATGGGATGGTGGTTTTGTCCAACTGACGAGTGAGTCGATACTTATCCAACCGCATCCCCAACAGACGTTGTTCCACATCGATAGGTTCAGCATCGGTGTCGCTGACCGCCGAGATTGCCATACCGTACCGAAGTCTATCGTCGCAGGGGGTGATCATGATGGCTCGGGTAAAGAGTTCGGTGTAATGTAAGGATTTGAATTCAGGATCGGGGGTGTAATAAATGTCGTACAACACTTCTTTGGTTGTCAGCGACTCTAACCGTTGTCCTAAGACGTCCAATTGACTCAAAGCCGCCACTCGACCTAAAGGGCCGGATTTGAAGACCTGAGTCACCGCTGAGTCTATACGGTCCTCAGTAAACGACCGTCGGGTCATACGGCGCCGTCCAACCGTTTGGCCAAGATCTCGTCTACTCGGGACTGCACCCGATCGTCAACCACGGCGTTGATGTTGGTTTCAAACTCGTCCATAATCGCCGCTACCCGATCGTCAAACCGAGTGATGTGTTCCAATAACGCCTCGGCTAAGGTCTCAATGCGCAGGCGCGCAGCGTCCAGTTCGGCTAAGGTGACGGCTTTATCGGCTACGGTTGCTTCAGTCATAAAATATTCCTTGCTCAGTATAGCTGTAGTGCGATGATGGCGGTGTTGGCTGAGGTGGTGTACTCAGTGGTTCGACTGCCGGCCAAGGTGGTGGTGTTTCGGGTTAAGGTGGTGTTTCTTGCTGTGACGTGCGATGTGGTGCGGGACGCAAAGACGGCGGTGGTGACCGAAGTACTCAATGTCTTCCCGCCGGTGTCTGGTATCTCCGTAATGCGCGAGGTGGTGCGAGACCCAGACTGATACGTAGTTGCGTACGAGGTGTTGAAACTCGTTGACGCTATCCAGGACGTTAAGGTCGTGGTGGAGGCGTCTGTGGTACGAGTGGCCGTGGCTGTGGTCACTCGGGTGGTGGACACCGACCGCGAGTAAGTCACGTTTAACATGTCGCTCAGACGAAACGGTGGCGTGAGCGGCATGCTTGGAAAGCCTCGACCCAGCAGGTTGGACATGCGATTGTCGGGGAGCGTGTTTTGAAATTCGGTGATCACGTCCGAGAATCGTAGCGGTGGACTGCCTTGTAATGCCATAGGTTACTCCTTTTTAATCAGACGAATAAACCAGGCGGCAAAGTCCCATTCCCACCAGCGTTCTTGGGTGTTCCAATGTCCCGGGTGGGCGTGATGGTTGTTGTGCCATCCATCCCCAGCGGTTAATACGTTCATCAGCCAACTGTTACGACTGCGGTCGGGCGTCTCGTGGTTGCGGTAACCCCAACCATGGCCGAGGGTGTTGAACACTCCTTTCAGATGAAACAACAGAGCCGTAGGAAGACACCAGCCGTAGACCAGCAGTTTCCAGTCGATCAAACTCAACCCCAAGGCGTAAATCAGCAGAATGAGAACGTAGTAGTCGTGTGTGATCTGATAGAACCGTTGTTTACGTTCGGTTCGAATGGCGCGATGGTCCAAGACCCAAGGTCGATCCAGCCAATCTCCAAACCAAGCGTCGATAAGGCCGTGTTGGTGTTGGCTGTGTGGGTCTCTGGGGCGATCTGAAAAGCCGTGATGGGTTCGGTGTACCAATGCGTTTGTCAATGGCGAGCCTAATGCAGTCAAGATCCCCACGCCCGTGAGTGCAAGCTCAATGGGTTTATAGGTTTCAAACGACCTGTGCGCCAACAATCGATGATACCCCACGGTGATGCCAAAGAACCCATAGGCGTAATAGATAGCTAATGTAAACCCAAGCCAGCCCCACCAGCCGAGATAGATCGCCAGAGGCAGAAACACACACAACACCAGTTGGTTGCAGATTTGAAGGTGTTTTAGATACGTCATGGTTTACTCGCTCAATCGGAGTGGGTTCACTCTATTAGAGATCGCTGTCAAAGAACAGACATCCATGTCCTAATGAAACCTCAACGGCGATTAAGTCGGTCCGACAACTTGACGGTCAGCTCTTGAACGGTGACCTCCAGCCAAGCGACGCGGCGGTTGCTGATGTCCAACTCTCTCGCCATCTGTTTGATGGAGTGTTGCGCCAGGGCGTGAAAGTCGTTGTACGACAACCCCTCGTAACCGTCGTCTTTCTGTCTTACCAAGTCAGGGAAGAACGCTTTAACGTCTGTGGTCAGAAACCCGTAGTGGGTTTGATTTGAGACGTCTTCAGTTAGGCGATACGAGTAGGGTCTCAGTTCCAGATAGTTATACAACGCGTTATCCAGAGCTTTCACGTCTTCCTTCAATCGAGGATCGGAGGTGTAGACCACATCGCCGGCGTACAGATCGCCGGTGACCGTAAGATCGCCGGTGACCGTATCGCCACCCGCTTTACCGACGTACCGAGCGTCGTGATCGCCCGACACGCGGTGATCGTTCATACCCTTGGCTTGCAATACCGTGTCCGTGTCGACGGACGTTCGCAGCGCGGTGGTGGGCAAGTTCGGCTCTGCGTTGGCGGCAACGGTGTCGAGTTTGACGACGTTGGCCGACGCCATCAATCCGGCTGCTGAAACGCTGGCCAGAGGGAAGGCGACGCCATCTCCCGTAGACGACACCAAGGTAGGGGCTTCTGCCGTGCCGCCCACACTGAGGTCCGTGGCTACGTTGACCTGCGCTCCCGATTGAACGCTGGCCAGTTTACTGTGGTCGTTGATGCTCATGAACCCGGCAGCCGTATCCGTTGCCACAGGAATGGCCACGTTGTTGCCCGTGCTGCTTACCAAGGTTCGAGTGTCGCCCGCACCGGTCAAGGTCAGATCCGTACCCACATTGACTTGAGCACCGGAACTCACCCCATCCAACTTCACTTTATCGCTGGCGGACATGACGCCGGCGTTGGTGACACTTACCCCAGGAATGGCGACATTGTTGCCGTAGCTGTTGGTGATCGTGATACTGGTGGCGGTTTGCGTGAGCGCCAAGTTACTGGGTACATTGACCTGGGCGCCTGTCTCTACCCCCCCGAGTTTGGTGAACTGCGCCATGGACATCAACCCGGCCGTGCTGGCTGAGGCTGTCGGTAAGACCACGTTACTACCGGTGGACGAGGTGACACCGCGAGCATCGCCGGTCCCACTCAACCCGAGGTTGGTGCCCACGTTGACTTGTGCGCCAATCGCCACACCGGCCAATTTGGTTTTCTCAGTCGAACTGTAATCTTCGCTCGATAGCCCTTTGCCAGCGACGGTGTTCACTTTGGTGAGCAGCGCCGTGTCCACTTGAAGTTGAGTGTAATAACGCCCGTCGTGGTCGTCGGACGCGACGTGATCTACCATTCCTTTGGCCGTCAGCACCGTACCTGTCTCATTCAACGTTCGTGACGAGGTGGTGGGCAAGTTCACTTCCGCCGCGGTTTGGATGTTGGCCAATTTGGTAAACTGACTTGGCGCCATCAACCCAACCTTGGACGCATCGGCCACCACCAAATCAACTCCGGTACCACCACTGTTCTCTATGCGGTAGGTTGTACCCCCACGAGTGAACGTCAAGTTCACCGCAACGTTCTGCTCAGCGCCGGCTTCAATGCCGGTTAATTTACTCAACCAGGCATCGGTGAAGTCATTTGCACTTAAGGCTTTGCCCGTGACTTTATCGACTTTGGTACCCAAGGCTGACTGCAACCCGGCGATCGAATCGATGCTCAAGTTCTCCAACGAGTCTCGATTGAGCTTGATGTAATCCACAATCTCTTGGATCTGATCCAGAGTGGTGTCGTCGCTGCCAATCAAGGCGTTGATGGCGTCCACCGCGTCTTTCAGTACCTTACCTTGCGCCGCACTCAACACCTCACTGGGGGCGTTGCTGGTCAGCGTATCGGCGATGTTGGCGATGTCAATTTTCAACGCCAAGGCCGCATCCATTTCCGTTTCGGTGTAGTAACGCCCGTCGTGGTCGTCGGACGCGACGTGATCTACCATCCCTTTGGCGGTTAACAAGACCCCGGTGCTATTGACCGTGCGTTCGATGGTGATGGCGTTCGGAATCTGGTCCAACCCGACCTGTACTTTGGTCACTGAGTGGGGATTATCGTCTCGTGCAATGTGCGTGTCCGTGTTCTCAAAGAGAATGTCGATCTTTCCCTTGAGGGTTTCGAACATACGCTTGACCGCTGCGGTTAGCTGGTCGGTTGGTTTGGTCATACCGGATTCCCCGTACTAGGCAAAATAAGACGAAGGCGTCCTCGCAAAAGGCGCCCTCGTCGATGATTCGGTTAGGATCTTACGATGACGTGGAGCTGATCGTTAACAGTGGCATGCACAACCACAAGCGACTGGGAGACATGGGCAGATCGGGCCAGGACAAAGTAGACCCCCCTATCGTAAGCGCGGTGGCCACAAAGGTTGCCGGGTTCCAGCCCTCTAAAGTGCGTGGGGTACCGATGGGCATCCATTGAGGTTTGTCGTACGCAGGTTTGGTTATCTGCGTTCTTACGAATCGGGACATGGCCTCAGAATCGGTCACCCGCACCACCACCAAACTTCGGTCTGGGTACCGGTCTTCGAACGTTGTCTTAGTTCTAAACACCACCCCCGAGTCGACGTCTACCTCAGCGATGTAGGAGTTCAACTCCAACGCCACGTGATCCCAATAGGTTTGGGTAACAAGACGACGCACCGAGGCCGTCTTGCCAGGTCTGCGAGCAAACCAGACCTTTACCCATTTATTTTTTGGTCGCATCGATGACTTTCACCACATCGCTCAGAGACAAGCCCGTCCACTGACCGTAGACTTGAGTCAACGTCTCTACGTCCTTGGTGTTGTACAGCGCGCTTTCAATCAACTTAACCAGAAGATCGTCGATGGAGTTGTCGGTCTTCTTAGACAGCAAGACCAACTTGGTGATGATGATGCGTTTGACGGCGTCGGTACCCAGCAGACTGAGTAGAATCTCACCGAGTTTGCTCAGCATCAAAGTCATAGTGGTTTTCATAGGTCTTCTCCTAACGGTTAAACTAAGTGTGGTCATACCATTTCAAGAAGATGAGCCCGATCCTTAAAGCGGAATAAGAGGAGACCTGTTGGTCTCCTCTTTGTTTTATGCTCACATTGTCAACGGGTACGTATAATAGCGGCTACATCATCCCGCCGAAGAGACGACATTAAGTCTGGGTTGCTGAACAAAACGTCGTCTATTAAAGTGGGGTTGTCTTTCTTCACCCGCCCCATTAACTTTGCGTATTCAACGACGGTCACTCGCGCAGCTTTACGAGAAGCGGTAACCTCAAACTGTGTGGTGCGTTTGTGGTTAAACTCCTCAACCGTGCGTTTGTAATCATCGATCGCCGCATTTAACTCCGCGCGCTTTACGTTTAAATCTGTAACTGTAACCATGACTGTGTCTCATATAGAGTCGAGGGAGGGATATCCTTCTCTCTTATCGACGTGTCGCATCAAATGGTGAGTCGATGGGTTTATCGGCGATGGGTGAGCGCCTTCGTTTGAGCGTTTACGAATGATCCGAATGATCCACGCGGGTAAGTCGAACTCCCACCATCGGACCTGGTTATTCCAATGTTGCGGATTGTGATGGTGGTTGTTGTGCCAGCCTTCCCCTAAGAACAACCAAGCCACCATCGGTGAATTGCGACTGTCGTCGTCGGTGTTGTAATTACGGTAACCGACCGTGTGGGTCCAAGCCAAAGCGAACTTGAACACATACAGAATGATCGTGGCCGGCATGGCAAACGCAAAGACCACCAACCGCCAATCGATCGCCAGTAAGACCAAACACCAAACTCCCAAGATCGTGAAGTAGTGATTGTGACAAAACACGATGTCTTTCTGACGCAGCAGGTCTTTAGCTATTCTAGGCGACAGCTTTACCTCCGGCCAGTGCCCAAACCACACCCTAAAGAACCCCTGCACTTTGGGGCTGTGTGGGTCGGATGTGGTGTCTGCCTTGGCGTGATGGGTACGGTGCACGATCGTCCAGTTGATCGGAGAACCAAACCCCATCAACATCCCGACAAAGAGCAAAACGTAACGAATGGGGGTGTAGGTCTCAAATGACCTGTGGGCAACGTATCGGTGGTACCCCAAGGAGTTACCGAACAGACTGAGGACGTAGTACATCCCCAAGGCCACCAACAACCACTCGTATTGTTCGCTGTACATCACGTATCCTAACCCCACCGCGGTTAACAGGTGATTGCCGCGGTTTAACCACAGTAGTTTGTGGTTATGGCTCATAACGTCCTCCGGTATTTAGGCAAAGGTGTATCGCGCCGGTGGATCAGTTTGATGATCTGTGCGGGGATGTCCCATTCCCACCAGCGTTCTTGGGTGGTCCACCGCGAAGGATGGGCGTGGTGGTTGTTGTGCCAGCCCTCACCCATGGTGACCAAGTTGGCGATCCAGCTGTTGCGACTGGTGTCACCCTTAAGGTCGTGGTTACGATAACCGTGCAGGTGAGGGATAACGATGATGCCGCAGGCGCTGTGCAACGACAAGATTGCGGGTACGGCGTAGACAAAGACCACGCCTTGCCACCCCAGCGTTATGTACAGCAGCAAACACCAAAGGATCAGGATCTCAAAGTAGTTGGCGTGCATCCATCGGTGCAACGGGTCTTTACGAAGCCCTTTGGAGACTCGACCCGCTTGGGTAAACCCCGAGGTGTTCCAGACCCCGAACCAAGCTCTGAATACCCCGATGTTTTGTGGGCTGTGTGGGTCGTGCTCTTGATCGGTGTGTATATGGTGGATGCGGTGTACGATGGTCCAAGCCAAAGGGCTACCCACCGTGGTTAAAACCCCACAAAACAGTAAGAACGCTTCTATGGGCTTGTACGTCTTAAACGCACCATGAGCCGCCATGCGATGAAAGCCGACGTTGATGCCCAAGATGCCAATGAACCAGTAGGTTAACCACGACACCATAAGCCAGCCCCACCAGCCTTGTACGACCGCCCAGATCACCAAGGGTAAGGCGATGATGTGGGTGGCGATTTGCAGTAAGCGTACGCCTTGGTTGTGTGTAAGTTTCATGCCTTATCCTCGTTTTTTAATGAGCCAAATGAACATCGCTGGGGGATCGATCTCCCACCAACGGACTTGAAAGTTGTATCGCCCAGGGTGCGCGTGGTGGTTGTTGTGCCAGCCGTCGCCCATGGTCAAAAAATGACACAGCCAACTGTTCTTGCTGTTGTCCTTGATGTCGAAGTTACGGTATCCCCACTGATGCGCTAAGATGGCCAAGGCGTAACTGACAAAGAAGGTTGACAAAGCCGCGGGGATCAGATAGACCGCGATCACAATCTCAACCCCCCAAACCAACCACAGCGCCGCAACGATTGCCAGGTGCAGATGAAAATAATAGCGGTGTATCCACATGAACGATGGGGTATCGAGGATGTCTCGCATCGCCACTCGCCGGTCCTCGGTTTCAACGTAGTGCAAACACCATAAGGATTTCCAATACCCCATGTGCCTATGACAATGGGGGTCTTTGGGTGTTTCGGTGTATCGGTGATGTACCCGATGTATCCACGCCCAACTGTGGGGAGTGCCTACCGTACAAGGCACACTCAGAAGACCCAAGGCCCACTCTATCGGCCCGTACGTCTTAAAGGATCGATGCGATACGTACCGATGTAAATACGCGTTGAACCCGATGCCCTGAATGACGCCGTAAGCCAGCACACTGACCCACAACAACCCAGGGTCGGTCATCGCCAGATACACCACCCCAGGAATAAAACAAGCAAACAACATTAACCGCCACCAGTTTAACCGTTGGGTGGTAAACATAACACGTCTCCTAATGATGTTTCTGCAAAGCAAGGACTGAGTTTAGACCCCCAAACCCAAACGCAGTCTTAACCACCACGTTTATATCCACGTTGTCTTGACGTTGAGCCAATTGAATGGGGGCCAAGTCGGGATCGAGTGTACTCACTGGGTTGCCCACCAAAAACCGATGGTTCATCATCAGCACACTGTACCATATCTCAAGACTGCCTGAGGCGGTAACGCTGTGGCCGGTTAACCGTTTAAACGCAGTGACCGGAACGCTATCGCCATAGACGTCGTAAATCGCTTGAGCTTCGGCCACGTCGCCGTTGGGGGTTGACGTTGCATGGGCTGAGATGACGTCGGGGTATATCCCCTGAAGGTCCAGTTGCGCTTGCACTGAGGCCATGCAGCGCCGGGCTCCTTCCCCGGTGGGGTTGGTCAAGTCGCCGCCGTCGGAGTAATCCGCGTAAGCCACGCAGCGGGCGTAAGCGAACGTTCCTTGACGAGCAACCCAATGTTCATAAGACTCTACGATCAAACAGCCACCGCCTTCAGAAATGGTAAACCCCGCTCGATCTTTAGAGAAGGGTGCCGACGCATGAGTGGGATTATTGCCTCGGTACAACGCCCGCATGGCGTCAAAGCCGGCCAAGGTCTCCCCCAGAATCTTCTCAGCGCTCACACAGACCACCACATCGGCTTTGCCCAACTCGATCAAGTCCATGGCCTGGGTAACCGTACGGACCCCAGAGGCGCAGGCGTGTTGAACCGTGTGCACAGGTCCTCGAATATTGAACAAGGCCGTTAGAGGTCCTGTGACAGCCGTGGGGATAGACTTAAGCAGCGCAAACGGGGAGGTGCGCTTTTCTCGATACCCCAACAGCGAATGCAATCCGTCGATTCCTGTGGCCCCCATCGCTGAGACCAACGCGGTGCGCTCACTGGCGAAGACCTCAAGACCCAACCCGGCGTCCGCCAAGGCCCGTAGAATAGACACGTAGCTGATGGCCAGAGTGTCGTTGTACACGCTCTTAGGTAAGTCGCGGGCAGGACTGTCCTCTTTAAGGTTGAACACGCAAGGGCTCCAAAAACTGGCTTTGAGGTTCTTGCTGAGTATCGCCATGGGACTGATGTTGGACGTCTCTGCTTTGAGGTTATCCACCAGTTCTTGCTGTGTCTGCCCCATGGGGGTGATTCCACCGGCGCCGGTGATGAGGGTATGAACGGACATGGCGTGGTTTACTCTTTTAGATAGACATCAATGGGGATGGCCAATCGTAACCCTTTGGCGTGTTCTTGCACGTAATGCTGCAAGTACGATGGGAAGATCAGCAACCCCCCCGTTTGGGGTTGGTGTTTGTACGGTTGAAAGTGGTTGTTGATCACATCCCAAGGGTAACCGCGCGAAGCCAGACCGCGTGGGTCGCACACGGTTAAGTACCCCTCGCACGCTTCTAGATAATAAATGGCTGACACATGCGCCCCGGTGTGGTGGTGCAAGGGCGTACCGTGACCATCACTGCTGTTGCGCACCCACGCCTGCCAACTGTCGATCAGAGGCTCGTACGCAAACTGTTCGCACGCGTATTGCATGATCAACGGGATCAGCTGATCTTCCACAAACGCTTTGAGTCGTGGGTACTCTGGTAGATGGAGGTTTTTGGTCTCATCGATGGGGCGATCGTCGTAGGATCGACCAGGCATCAAGGCTTCTTCCACCAAGGCGTCCAGATTGGGGGCTGGAACCGTTTCTTCACGCAGTACAATCTTCCACGGTTGAATGTCGGTGGCCATAGTTGAGTCCTTACTGGGGTTCTTTTAAATACAGATCGGTGGGCAGAGATACCCGCAACCCCTGACCGTGACCGTCAACGTAATGCTGCAAGTACGATGGGAAGATCAGCAAGAGTCCCGCTTGGGGGTTCTCACTGAACAGGTTAAAATGGCGGTTCCTCACGTCAGTAGGATAACCGCGACACGCCGATCCCCTAGGGTCAACTAAGTTGATGCTGCCCTCACTGGCGCAGGGGTAATAGATGGATGACAAGAGTGCCCCACTGTGCTCGTGCAGCTTCATGCCTTCGCCCCCTACTGTCACGCGCAACCAGGCGGTGTAACTGTCCACAAACTGCCGTACCCCGAACTGCTGAGTCAGGTAGTCTTGCAAACGAGGCACTATCTCATCGTACACCAAGCGATGGGCTTGAGGGAAATCGCGTTCTGACACCGTGTTGTCATCCAACTCCAACCCATCGAAGTTGCGATTGGTGGACCGCATCAAGGCTTCTGTGATCAACGCCTCGTTGTCCACTCCTTCAAGAATCTCCCGTCGTACCACACAGCGCCAGGGTTCTAGGTCTTGAAACATGCAGCCTCCGCTAGACACTCGTCTTTAAAGTAACGCACCGTAAAATCCACCCAGAGCCCGGTTAAAGGAATGTGGTCTATCCCCCCCAGCCCTTCAAGGATTTTGTCGTAGTCCGTTTTGTTCTCACTGTAAGGCACAAAGTACGGGTCGTTGCCAAACAACAAGTCAGGGTCATCCAATACCTCGTAGAAGTCTTCGTCAAAGTGATCGCGCAACAGTCTGGCATAGATAACCGCAATGGCGTACGATTTCCCTGGATAAACAGACGCGGCTATAGGAGCACGAAAGTACCGTAAAGCCTCACCCACAACGTCAGGATCGGAGATGGTGGTGAAGTTGCGGGTATCGTCGCTGTGCTCTTCCGTCAGTCGGTGGTACAGAAGTTGATTGACTTTCCATTCTTTCATGCGATTCGCCTTTCCCAGTTGAATTCGTCTCGCATCGCTTGGGCGGTGGAGATGCAACGGTCAGCATTGGTGATGGCCATGACTTTCTGTACCCCTCGCTCGGCACACTTAGCCACAAACTCACAGCCGCCGCAGATGCCGTTGGATTGGGCTAAACTCAAACACTCGAACATCCCCGCCTCTTCTTGCGCAAAGATGCTCTCAAAGGTCCAGGGACCGTCAACGCGATGCTCGGGTTCAAAGGACGAGAAGGCCTCCACAATGAACGGCGGCACGAACAACTCGCCGTTGCGATAGACCACGTCCCAGTCCTCGCCCTCACTCAATTGCAACTCGACGATGTCGAAATGTTCCCCACGCTCGGTTGCAGCCAAACGCGCGTCGATCAGCAGTCGGTTTAGATGGTGAAGACTGGTCAAGAACCGAGTCTGGTTCTCGGGGTCTCTCAAACTGTCTCGACCGTGGGGAAGAATGAAGTCGTTGTGTGACGTTGGGTGCAGTTCGGTGTGGTACATCCGGGTCAACAGGTCTTTGGTCAAGGTGAATTTACGCTTGACGTCGTTGGCGATCGATTCTTCAAAATTGATCACGGTGTAGACTCGGGTGATGGTCACGGTCTTAAGGCAACTCTCAAAGTAAGCCACCTTCTGACGAATGCCATCCACGTACGCTGGGTTGTCCAAATGCCGCACTTCAAACGGCACCGTGAACTTCAACAGCCCGTTAGGGATCAGCGCTTCGACTTGTTCGGCTAAGCGCTCGTAGATCCGCGGGTTGGGGTCTATGAACGCACAGTTTAAGGTGGTCTTTAAGAACCGTTTGGCTATAGCTTTGATGCGGGGGTGTTCCAAGATCGCGTCTTTGTTCTCAGAGCTCAAAATGTCGGTGGGGCCTAGGATGAAATTGAGCATCTCCAACTCGGCCGTTTCAAACGACGTCAACATCCGGTCGATGCGATCGAACTCCTCCTCGGTTGGAAGTCGGTTGTTGTCTTTCTCCACCATACACCCAGAACAGTGGTGACGGCACCCAGAGGCGATCTCCATGGTGAAGTCGATCAATTTGTTAACTTGAGATACGTGCATGTTCTCACCAATCGCATTTGTGGGGAAGATGTCCCAAAATAGAAAGACACTGGTCGGTCTCTAACAGCCGTTGCAGTCGATGCACCCCACGCGTCGCGCATTTGCTAACAAAGTGACACCCAGAACATGAGGTGAGGGTGGTGGCGTGTTCAACCGATTTAAAGTAGGTCTGTTGATCCGACCGTTGAATGGAATCCAGCGTCCACGGTTTATCGAATTTAAAGTCGGGGTGGAACACGGCGATGGGGCTGTTGATCAACGGAGCAATGTACAACTCACCGTCGCGGTACGATAAATGGTAATCTGAGCCGACGTGCGAATCCAAGTCGTCAATTTTAAACTCATACCCTTTATCGAGTTGATTGGCAAACACCGCGTTTTGCTTGAGAATGGTTCTGACGAATTCTTCCCGATTGCTCTTAACGGTTAAGTCACGACGCCCATTGTGCAAGACGAAGGTGGTGGTGTCCGATCGTTTAAACAGCTGGATGTGGCGGGTTTCGTACAACACCTCTTCGGTGATCAAGCCACTGTCAAGCATTGTCTCGGTCAGGTTCACTATAGTGGTCACACTGGCCAGACGAATGCTGGTTAAGTGCTGCTCAAACCAGGCAATACGCCCCCGCAGTTTCTCGATGTAGCCCAGGTTTCGATGGTGCTTCAATTCGAAAGGCACTAAGAACTCAACATCAAGGCCCGGCATGAACGCTTCCAGCTCTTTAGCAAACTGGACGTAGGCATCGGGATTGGGGTTCAAAAATGAGCAGTTGAACACCACCGATTTAAACCCCTTAACCATGTCTTTGATGGCTGGGTGGGTGAATACGTCACGTCGGTTGCTGGCCGCCATGACATCCGTCGGGGCAAACTCCATCCACGACATCTCCCAGCCTCGTTGACGTACCTCTTCCACCACCTGAGTTAAGGCGTAAAGATCGTCTTCCGTGTACGGTGTAACGTCTTGGGTGTTGACACTGCAACCCGAACAGCTGTAGTCGCAGTCTTTCAACAACTCCAACGCAAGATTGCCAATGTTGTCTTCTCGGATCAGGAGGGTCATTGTTGCTCTGCCCATTGGATCAGGTGAATAAACCCGTTGCACGAGTACTCCGTGCTTTGGACGTCTCTTAAATGTTCCGACAGACAACGCCCTAAGTAGCGACACCCACTGCACCCAGAGTTTTGTACGCGCTCTTTCTCGGTCACGCACCATGCGAAATACTCATCGATGGAGTCTAACTCTAAGAAGAACTCGTTGTCTTGGGCGTCAAACTCCAACACCCCAAATTTCCCAGTGGGTGTCACATAGACGTGGTCGTCTGAAAAAGCGTTGCCCCGTCCGGCGATCACTTCATCCAACTGCTGTGCATTGACAAAGTCGAACTTCATCTCGTCACGGCGGGCGTGCAGTACTTTGATGAACGCCTCGTACTCCGGATAACTGACCGGCAGTTGGTTGGCTTGATTGGGGCTGTAAGGCTTGATCTCCACCGAACTGAGGTTGGCCAGCAAGTTCAAGGTGCCAATGATCTCATCCGGGTTCTTTGCCAAAAGCGCGGGTGAGGCCAACATCAAGATGCAGAACTCCCGTTCCATCTTCAGCATTTGCTGAAAGACAAGGTCGCTTTTCTCTCGGGCGTCGAAATCGTAGCTGACCGACAGGTACCAATCGGGATCGTGCACCACCGGGTTGTTCATCGACAGGTTGGTGATGATGTTCAGATCGTCAATGCCGCGAAGATGCAGTCCGGCTTTGAGTTCCGTCAAGTACTCCACAGGCAGCAGCAGAGGCTCGCCGCCGTACAGATCCACCATCCCGACCTCAGCCACGGCTAAGACCTCATCCACCCGCTCAAAGAGCCGTGAGAGCTTAAGACGTTGCTTGTCTCCAAGTTGCTCATCCGTCAAGTAACAAAACGAGCAACGAAAGTTGCAATAGTAGCTAGGATTCAGGCTGAGGTTCAGAGTCGGCTTAACCGACGGCGATGATGTTGCTGGGTACATCGATGGCCTCATTGACGTAGTCGGTAGGGATCAGTTGTCCGGTTAACCCATTGGCGTCGATGATCTGAGGGGCCAGAGCTTTCATCTTCACGCAGTGTTCTTCCACCCGCCCGGTTTTCTTTGCGTCGCGGATGCTTTTCTTGCACCCGTTGCAGATTGAAAACATAGGACAGAAGTAACAACTCTGTTTCAGGCTGGCCAACTCAACCACCTGCAAGGGCCGTTGTTTTGCCCCCGCCATCTCAACTTCAAAGTCAATGGGGTATTCTCCATCGTCACCAAAGGAGCCGCAGGAGTAATAACCGCCGTTGGGTTGCATGTTGCGAATGCCCGAGTCACAATCCCGAGCCAAAGGACAGGTGGTTGCTCCCCCGGCTAAGACGGTCATCATCTGTTGAGTGCTGTGTTCCCACTGAGCCAGCCCTGCGGCGTAGATCTCAAGGTACACCTCGTACATGTCGGCCACCACAAAGTGCTGACCTTCGTTGCCCATGGTGCCTTTTCGAGTCTGGATCACCGGTCCTGAGGCGTTGGCGTAGTTCAGTTTGCACACCACGCCCATGGCCTTGGCCAACTCCACCGTTTTTACCGCTGTGTCGCGGTTGCTTTCGTCGATGACCGCAATGAACCCAGGACGATAACCCACGTGTTCCAGCATGGCGTCTGAGACGCCCCAGAACTCCTCTTCGGTGAAAGGGGTATAATCACCCTTTAAACGTTTGTCACCGTACTGGAAACTGGTGTGGACCCCAATGCGAGGATGATTGAACAGCTCAGACCACATCGAGGGTTTCTTGTAGAAAGGCCAGAGGTTAGTGGTCAAAGATAAGACCGTCTCCTCCATCTCCAACTCGTCCAAGACCGCAATTATGTCCCAGTAATACTGCACTGGCATCATCAGAGGATCACCGCCGTTGACGATGATGGTCTGGGTTTCTGGGTAACGCACTAAGAACCGCCGGATGTCCGCCACAGACACTATGTCGTCTTTGTCGTCAGCGATGTTGGTGCTGGAGCAAAAGGTGCATTTAAAATTGCATTTCTCAGTCGGTTTTATGATCAAGTCGATGTTACTACCCTCCTACTCAGACCTACTCCAATCATACCGCTACAATTGGAATCAGACCCAAGGCAGTGTTGTGCAAGACGTCGATGTATCGGTGGGTGGCTTTATACACACACTCGTCCATCTCGTCGCGAAAGCGGTAATTGTGTTGCATGAAACAGCCCAACTCACACCGATGAAAATACTCACAGGTGGTGCAGCCGTACTTCTCCATGAACGCTTCTTCTATACCGCTGTTGTCTTTGGCTTCAATGGGGGTGGTGTAAATATCTTTGGCCACCTCCGGGTCGATCAGATTCCCGCAGCCGCAAATCGTGCCATCTTCCAACACCAACTTACTGGACCGACACGACAGACTCGACGACTGACGTTTCAACCAACCGGCGATCGGCTCACACCGAGGGTAGCGATCGATCAGAAACTTGAACATACGAAACAGGTCGGTGTCGCTGGGGGCGGCGTCGGTGCGCTCATCCGGCATCAGGTAATCAAAGTACATCTTGAACCCGGCCTGATACGCCCACTGAAAGAACTCGTCGGTGTCTTTTACAAAGTGGTCGATGTTTTGTTTGGTCATCAACAAACTGATGCTGGTCACTGTCTCAGGGCCGTAGTATTCCAGGTTGGCACGGAACTGTTTGAACTGCTTCCGATTGAACCGTCCTTTAGGATCGTAAGAGACGGTCACGGTGGTCTTGACGTCCACCGTTTGTACTCGCTCCAAAAAAGACGTCAGCTGAGTGGTGTCCGGAGTCACCAGGTTGGTGACCCAGTTCAAGGTTACCTCTAGGTTCAGCTCGCGACACATCTCAGCGATCGCTTGACTGAAGTAGAGGTACGTGTCCGCCAGAAGTGGGGTAAAGATCTCAGGAGCAAAGACCTCACCGCCCATGATGTTAAACACCACCTGCGATTTGGTCTCTTGTTCCAACAGCGACCGAACAATAGGGAGCTTGTCCAGTACGTCATCTACCCCCACCAGTGAATCGTGATCCTGCCAACAGAAACTGCACGACAGATTGCAATAGGTAAACAGGTGCAACGTGTACTCCTGTTCCTTATCGCGTTTGTTCTGTAAAAAGAGGTCGGTCATAGTTCAAAGCCTTTGCACGCCTCCGGACTCAGACTCACGGCCCAATGGATTAAGTGCACGTTGAGTTTGTCCAGATCCGCCCAGTCCAGGTAATCGGTGTGCTCGTTGCTGGCACGGAGCATGTCGATGAACAGATCGGTGACTTGGTTGTTGCCCATGGGTACGCTGGTGTTAACGATCTTCAACTTAGCCCGCTCGGCGCTGACTTGAGTTTTCTCAATCGCCTCCGACTGCTCCAGATACAACGCGTAGTCACTCACCACCGCCTCGATGGCCGCTGGCTTAAGTCGAGTAATGCCGGCTCTCAACTTAGGGTTGTTGATCATGGTGAGCCTAGGAATCTTCGACAACAAATCAACTTCTCCTAAGTGGTCTTTTGCCGTGTACCCGTATTTCTCTTGCATGTAATCTGAGAAGAACAGAAGCGTCAGATTGCGTTGAGTCTCATCGAGGGTGTTGAGTACGCCGCGCAGGGCAAACACTCGGATCGACTCGGCGATGCTGGCGCGTTTGTTCCCAGATAGATGATCCAGTAACTTATACTCCAACGACACCCGCTGAGTCAGGTCTTGGGTCAATGTTCTTAACTTGTCTTCCCTTGGGGTACGACTCAAGTTCTCGATCCACGTCTTTAAAGTCGTCGGGTCAGGCAAGCCGACGCCTTGAGCGTGCAGGGTCAGCATCTCCAAGTTAAGGAGTGTCTTTATCTGATCGTCCTGAGCGTTAGGGAAGATGGCTTTCAACCACATAGCCACCAAGGCCCCATACGTCTCCAAACTGACATAGATCACCAGCTTAGCATCGCCGGCTTCTACAAACTTGGCCAGCAGCTCGACAAACCCCTCGTCGATAAAGGCCGCCTCATCCTGAGTCTTACCCACCATCACAGGACCCACGCCCAAACGTTCGTCGTAGTTCTCAGCCAGCTGAGCCGACGCCAGATAGAAGGTGTGCTTATCCGACTTGAGTGAATCTACTTCGAGGTAAACCCGACTGAATAAATGATACATTACGCGTCCTCGATGGCTTCGTGGTTGTGCTTTAAGGTAGACATCAGTCCGTCAAACTCGGTGTCTGTGACCACCTCGGCGTCGCTGAAGGTCAACGACATCAGGTACACGTCGTTCTCCGGGATTGCCCAGAAGTGAAACAGGTTCTTACTTTTGAACATGTAGTCGTTGAAATACTTGGTGTAGTTCTTCACCAACCCCTCGTTAACTGCCCCTAAGGCAATTGGAAACAACGGGTTATCAAACAAATGAACAAAGTTAATGCCTTTGGTATCCGACGTGTCGTCTGTGGGATAAACGTCCACCACGCTTTGGAGCTTCTCGTCCTGAAACGTGGTCATCACGTACAGACTCATCGAGTCAATCAACGACAGCCACTTGCCCAAGATCTCAAGGTGCTCTTTGATCCACTGATCGGTGACCCAGCTGCACTCGGCAAGTCCTTTGATGTGCAAGACGACTTCCAACACCAAGGTTTCCAGTTGAGGGCACTTTAACAAGGTCGGCAGATTGAGGTACGCGTCCACCACCTCCAGGACGTCTTCACCCAAGAACGTAACGTCCACCGGCAACTCCAAGTTGCTCAGATAGATCAACGCTTGTAAGGGCGCTACTTTATCTTTGGAGGCACTCAGGTCCACGTCCAGGATCACGTCAGGGTCGCCGATCACGGCTCTGAGGGTGGTTACGGGTATGGGTACGTTGGTTTTAATGACGGTACTCATCAACGGCGTCCTCGGGAGTTGTGGCAGTTGCTGTGACATTGCGTATGACACACTTGTCGTGAGAAAGTTCTAAGCGTATTAACTCGGGCGCTCTGAGCGTAGAGGTTGCGCACCCGTTCAATGTAGTCGTATGTTTGAGACTGATCCACCGGCAATCCGTTGACCAACCCACCGGCGGCAGGACTCGCCAGAGGCACGTAATCGCCCGCCGGTAAATGCGCAATGGCGATCGCGTTGTAGATCACCGTGGCGGTGTTGTTGGAGTACCCGGACTTACTGCGGGTGATGTAGATTTGGGTACGACGAATCCGTGAGTACACGTTAACGTAACTCATAAAGACATCACGTAAGGTTTTGGCGGTTAACTCGTCTGAGGGCACTTGCAGTTGCGCCAACGAGGGCACGCCTAGATCGCCTGAGGTGGTGCCACCGAACCAACTCACCAGCGAGTTAGCTGGATAGATGTTGGTACCCCAAGAGATACCCGATCGGGTGTATCCAACCACCCGTCCTACGAACTGATTGTACACGTCTAATGATTTAACGTCAGCCATGATCGCTTCCTATTGATTAAATTCCCATACGATCTGACGACCGCTTATCCGACGTTGAGTGCCGGAATTAGTTCAGGCGCGCCGTATTTAAAGTGCGAGAGCAACAACATCAACCCCGGACACGAATCGCCCTGCCACACCAAGCGGTGACAATCGCCTCCACACACGTCCAACAGATGGCAACTCACGCAGTTGGGGTTGAGGTCCAACTCGGTGGTGATGCGCTCCATCCGTCCTTCACTGACCAGAAACTCATCAATGGGGTCGTTCAAGGTACCGTTGGATTCTGCCTTAGCCCCGTTGGCACAACCGCCGATGTTGCCAGCTCCATCAATAGTGAACAGATTCTGTTCACAGTCACGACAGTTGGTGTCTACTTTGAACTGATTGGTTTCAAACTTGGTTTCAATGGCGTCCAAGGTGTTGATGTGGTAGTTGGGCTTTAGTCGCTTGTACGCAAAGTACAGGTCGTAGTAAAACCGATCCACCGCTCGATTGTCTGGAAACATGTGGGGGTTGTCCACCGCGTTGCCATCGGACGTCAAGCGCTCCACCGCAATCTCCGTTACCCCAAATTCTCCCCACAAGTGAATCAACTCGTCGATGTCGTACGTCAGTAACTGATCGGTCACCGTGACGAACATCTTGATGGTGATGCCTTGAGCTCGCAGCATGGTCAAGTTGTTGCGCCACTGCGTGTACATGCGTTCGGTCTTAAACCGATAAACCGGGTCCCAACTGGTGCCCACGTGACTGCTCATCATCGTCTTAAAGAATTCGACGTGGCGATCGGTTAGCTTGTAGATCAGATTGGTGGTGGCGCCAATGGAGATATCTTCCCAACGTTCGACACTGACCCGCGACCGCACCGCGTTAGCAAACTGCCAGTGCTCGTCAATCGGGCGTAAGAAAGGCTCACCCCCGTGCAATTCTAGATGTAGATGTTCCTCGGGAAATCGCTGACCTAATTCACTGGCCCACTGTGCTACTTTATCGATGTCCCAGACGGTTTTAGCGCCCTTAGACCCGGAGGTGAAACAGTGATCGCAATCGAGGTTGCAGGTGTCCGTGGGTTTTATGTAAACAACTTTCATAACTTCCACCGGTCTTCAATAAAACGTTCATTGCCAAAACTGATCATGATCGACTCCTCGTGATTCAACGCGCGGTGAGGCACACCGGCGAGAACCCAGACACCGGGGTTGTCTGCGTTTAACGTTACCAGCTCCCCTGCAATCTCAAGGGTCTTAGTGCCCCAGATCCACTTTAAGTAAATGTCATAGGGGTCTTGATGAAGAGGGAAACTGGGAGCCCCGGCACAGGCCCAAAACAAATGAGCGTTGCAAGGTCCCTCGTGTCCGCTTTCTTCTTTGATACGACACGTTTCTAAGTAGACCTCTTTAAAGACTTTCTCCAACTCTTCTACCTTTACAGTTTTTAAACTGTCGTCAAACACCTCGGCTGCCGATTGAGCTGGGCGTATCTGTTGGTCAGCATCAATGCGCGAGACCATACCTTCTTCGTACAAATCGGGTAGGGTGAGCAGCAGCTCAAGTCGGTCTTTAAAGTCCATCGCGTGTCTCCTCGTTAATCTCATAAGGTGTATGATTAACGTACGGCTTTATATAAAAGGGAAAAAAGAGAGGACCGAAGTCCTCTCGTGTGGGGTGTGCGTTACTGCCACTGAGGCGGCCAAACCTGACGCCAAGTACCGGCCACATACGCTTGCAACGTGCCCGCGGATTCACGCAGCGACAAAGACTCATTGACGTTCTTCTGAACGTATCTCGCTAGAGTGCCTGTGAGGGTCTCTGTTACATAACTACTGACCAACGCAGGGGTCATGTACCGGTCAGACGCCGTACCCGTAAGCGCTTCCAGAGAACTGGCTACAGGGAAATTGCTAACCGACCCCAAACCCACTTGCGCCTTAGTGACTTGGTGGGGGTTGCTGGTGTTGCTCACGTGAGCAGTCAACGGCAGTCCAGCCTGGAACGCAATGGCTTCTTTTACGCGCTGCGGTGTCATGTACCGATCGTTGCGAGTACCTTCCTGAGCATCCAACAAAGACCCCAGAGGGTGATTCGCCACCGAACCCAAGCCCACTTGGGTCTTGGTCACCAGATGCGGGTTGTCTTTATTGGCGTCGTGTGCCGCCACCGCGTCTCCAGCCAACTGATCAATCGCCGCCACCAAACTCGGAGGCGTGATGTACCGATCGGAACGTACCCCTTCAATTGCCTCAGCCGGGGTGGCGTCCAAGTTGTTACTGAGGTTTCCTAAGCCCACTTGAGCTTTGGTCACCAAATGCGGGTTGTCTGACCGAGCTGTGTGTGCACTCAGATCCACCCCAACCTGACTGGCGATGGCTTGACGTACCCGATTGGGCGTCATGAACCGAGAGTTGTTCAGACCCTCTTCCGCTTCGAGTTGGGTGGCGTCTCGGTAGTTGGACACCTGAGACAAACCCACTTGAGTTTGAGTGACCTGATGTGGGTTGTCGGTGCGGTCGGAGTGAGACTCCAATTGGGTGCGCACTTCTTCAGCCCGGGTCAACGCTAACTGGTATCGGTCTTCGATCTGTATCCGTATCTCATCGTGCGAGGCCACATCGCCGTACAGAATCGCTTGACGGATCTGATCCAGCTGCTGCACCACGTACTCAAAACCGTAAATGTCGCCTAAGTCGTGCAGGTGAGGTGAGGGTGGAAACGCGTCTGGCCGTCCCAGCAAATCGCCCCATATGACTTCACGGTCATCGAGGTTCAGGTTATCAATCAGATCGATAATGACCTGAGTGATGTTGGCGTAGTCGCCTCCCACCACCTGATAGTCAAGAGTGACCTCATCGGATACCGATCCGTCGGTGACGATCACCGCCGTGCAAATTTCCTTACCCGAGCGCTCGCTGGGTTCGGCGTAGTACATGATCGGAATGTACTGATCGTTCGGAACCAGCAACGCACCACTGATGCCGTCGCGGACCACCAAGGACTCGGTGTAAAAGGCACCGTATCTGGGTACCGCCGCGCGGTTGAGGCCTGGGTGCAACGTGTGCGGTTCCCCAAGAAGCAAGTTCTCAGGCGAGGTACCCGTTAAGTCTAATGGGTACTTGTTGACGATATCATTCATGGTGACAACCCTTTATCGTTCGAGGATCAAGAAGCATTGGGGTTAAGTACATCGGCGTCTCCCGAATAATCGGCCAAGTACCTTTGCATACGAGCGCTGTATTCAATGCTGCGGCGTTTATTAAAGCGCCGCCACCCGAAAGCTCGCACCGCCAAATACATTCCTTTAGCGTACCTATAAGGCACGCCTTCTTCCAACATACACTTATAAAACAGCGCATCCGCGACTCGACGGTCCATCTCAGTGACGGAGTACAAAAAGTCGTGGAGCAAGGCGGACCAGCGGGCCCACCCTTTAATCAATGCAAAGAGACCTGGGATGTGTGGCACGGTGTCCAGGTCGCTTACAAACCCTCTCGGGATCACATACCCACAACACGTCCAGTCCTCATTAACCACCCAGTAGTGGCGCTGAGGCAGAGGACTCATTGACGGTAATTGTAAGTAGTTTTTGACTTCGGACATACCCCGTCCCTTCTTACTGTTTGGATAAAGTGTCGGTGTTACTCATAAAGATATCGCCGATCCCAAGTCCGTAGCTTTAAGCCAAGACATCGACTTTACCCGGGTGCTGAGACCAAACGCATATTTTCCAACTCAGCTACGGCCTGGTTGTATACAAGACGTACTTCCTCGTAAGGCACAAGCATCAGGTCTCGTTTGGCCTTCAATCGAATGCGGCGGATGGAGCTGATGGCCTGGCGATACATGTTGATCGCCGATTTGATGTCGTTGGTGGTCCACACCAAATCCTTCCCCGTCACTTCTTGCCAAATAGCAACGTCGGGCGGAACGTCGTCGGTGGGTTTGCCTTTCTTTTCCCATTTATCCAATTCGGTTTCAACTTGAAGGTACTCTATGTCGATGGTGGCAAACCCGACCTCCATGTGGGAGCGACGGATCTGATCGGCCAACAGATCGATTTTCATCTGGAACTCGGATCTTTGTGTGGCCCAAACGCCGTTGGTGAGTTCGGCTTTCCATCCCCCTCGGGCTTTGATCTTAACCAACTCCACTTCTTCCGGAACCAACTCAACCATGTCCACATCGAGGCTCTCAACCGCCGAGTAAGCGATCTCGACGCCGTCGCCGTTTCTCACCACCAAAGTCACGTTGCCGCGATAGTCTTTTGCGTCCTGCATTGGGTATTTAACAAACACAATCGATACCTCACGGTTGAGTAGGTTTCAAGTATTTTAAAGCCACTATGCCGTAGTAGTCGGATCGATCCGATTGCGTGTGCATAATGATCTCGGTGTTAGATAAGTAGATCGCTACTTGACTGCCGACTATTTTCCCGCCTTGGAAGTCAAGTTCGCTGGTGTGGGGCAATGACCCTGTATCGCCGTTGGTGGGGTTGTAAAAGAATGAGTTACCGCTGTCGATCCAACGTTCCCCCACGGTGCCCCAATGATTTAAAATGGTCTGACCGAGCAAATACACTTTGGTACTTTGATTGGGCAGAACGCCAAAGTTAACAACGACTGCCCAAACATCGTTTCCATCGATGCTATGTCCTGTAAAAAAAGGAACGTTGTAATCGATAGAATTGGCACTTAACAGATCGGCGGAGGTGAGGAAGTTTTGCTTCAAACCGCTTGTAAAACTTTGAATGCTGGTTTGTAATGCGGTGAGTTCATTAAGGTACGGACTTGCCATGGTTGCCTCCCTTGGCCGAATAAGGGAGGGGATTCCCCTCCCTTACGGTCTTATGGTCCCATAGGACCGGTTACATCACTTAGGCAGCGTTCAGGCTGGCCAATGCGTCGTTAAACGCAGTTTCCAGAGACGTCAGCGCCAAAGCAGTGTCGGCTTCCATTACATCACGGACGCCTTTAACACCAGCTGGTGTCACGAACAGGTTGGTTGCAGTGCCAGTAACGGTTTCAGCAACAGTCGCGCTGGCAAAGTTATCAACCAGATCCAGACCAACGTCTGATTTGGTCAGTGCCGCTACAGCCGCGTCGATGTCGGCTTGAGTTGCCTTGGCATCGATGTTGGACTGAAGGCCTTGAGCCACAGCGTCGGTGTGTGCTTTAACCAGAGCAGGCGTTACGTACTTGTCGGTAACCAGACCGGCAACCGCTTCAGGAGCTGTTGCAATGCCGAAGTTCTCAACCAGACCCAGACCGATGTCTGCTTTTGTCAATGCCGCGATGCTGGCATCGATGTCCGCTTGATCGGCTTTAGCGGCGATCATGTTGGTCAGGTTGTCGATGATGTCTGGGTTGTTTTCCAGAGCAGCGGCCAGTTCAGCGATGGTGTCCAGAGTGCCTGGAGCGCCGCCGACTTTCTGTGCCCAGAATACGTCCAGTACGTTCCACAGTACGGTCGGGGTCAAGAAACGGTCGGTAGTAACCGCACGGATACTAACGATGTCGTTCAGCAGCGCGCCGTTCACCAGAGTGATGGTGTCGTTCGGTACGTCTACGGTGTAGTCAGACTCAGCAACGCGGTTGCCGTTGATTTCAACGTAAACCACCGCAGTGTCTTGCAGCTCAAGTACGGCAGTCGCATCGTCAGCACCGGTAAACACGGTTTGATCAGCGGTGGCGGTGTACGTAAAGCCGGCACCCGAAGCTTCCACATCGGAGGCGGTGGCAAAGTTATCAACCAGACCCAGACCGATTTGCTCAGCGGTAACCATATGCGGGTTATCGCGACGGGCAATGAAATCATCCAGTGACGTTTGAACGTCTTGAATGGTCAGGCCAGTAGTACCAGCGATCAGCTCAACCACTTCGTTCAGCGTTAGGCCTTCAAGTTTACCGGAGTTCTCTGCGTACGTAGCGCTGTCGGCATTCGCAGCGGTGGCATCCAGTTTGGTTTTCAGTTCAGCAGCAAATGCTAGGATCGCATTACGTACTGCAGTGTTTTGAGTATCGTACGACATAGAGGATCATCCTTCAATTGGTTAACGTAGAAGTTACTACTTACGAAGCGCTTCGATGCGATGTTGATGGTGAAGTCTTGATTTTCACTTCTCCATACCATCGGTAATAAATTACAGCAATTATTACTTAGTCAAAGAGGCGATGACGTGGGCCTGTACTTCGAGCTGACTAAAATGCTCAACCGCAGACGATATCAAAGCAGAACCTGAGGTGTAGTTGTGGTCACAACTGATGTACCGATCTTGATAATCCAAGTCGTGTTCAGAGATACCCCGGTTGTCAGTGATCTCACCTTGATACCGAACCGCCGCCCGACGTTCGCTATGATTACCGCTGGCGTCCACCTCAATGTGTCTAAGGTGATGGACCTTACTCACTTGAAGCAGCGTGGTCTCATTCATTATGTATCGGCGGGTAGCGGTGTTCTCACGCATCAATCGAGAAAAGCTCAACTCACGCCCAACCCCAGACTCACCTTTCAACACAGACGCATAGAAATGCCGCCGAATCTGATTCATGAGATCGTCGATATCGATCTTAAGTGTGCCGATCAGATAACTGAATGATCGAGCTCCACTGTAAGGCGATTGATAGTCCTTGGCTTCAGCCCAGGCCTCAGACGTTTGCGGTTGCACAATGCCTTCGATGAATTGCATTTGATACGTCACGACCCTATACCGCACCGGCGGTGGGGCAGAATAGATTCGAACGTTGACCGGTTTACAGAACGCCTGCGTGGCGGTTGATCGACGGGCATTAAAGCCAGAGCATAAGAATGCCCCCGACATGCTATCGCTCATGTGCGCTCTCCTAAAATACAAGGATAAACACGGGTGGGAACCTCCACCCGCGCGTTGTGCAGTTTAATCAATTGACAGATACAAGACACCTTCTGGTCCTGCGGTCTGCCAACCTAGCTGAGACGCACCCAGAGCACTCAAGATGACGTTTTCGGGCGTGGTGGGAACTGTGTTCCAGAACCGACCGCCGTCGATGCTACGAATGACGGTGTTGGCTTCGGTTAAGGCGCCCCACAACCCAAATTCGTCAATCACCAAATCCTTCAACTGAGCGGTGTGTGCCAAGAGTTGCCAACCGTTGTTGACCGGACTGTATCGGTGATGCGCTCCCCCGACATCCACCGCCACTACGTGACCCTCAGCGTCCGACCCTACGTGGGCGTAAGCTTCAGTGGCTGGCACTTCTGGAACCATAACCCCACCCAGAACATCGCTCCAACTAAAGATCCCCGCTACTGTGGCCATGTAATAACTGCCAGCCGCTACCAAGGTGGCATCGGTGACGTCAGGAAACGCACTCAGATCAACTCCAGCGTTAAAGGTTAGACCGCCGTCGGTTGATTCTCGAAGGGTTTGAACACCCACCAAAGTAACGACTTGATTGTGATCGGTGACCATAGCGACCACTGGAAACAGAGGCTCGCTGCTGAGGTCGACTTCAGACCAGGACGCCCCGGCATCGATGGATCGCCACAGACGACCTGAGACGGTCGTCAATAGATAGACATCGCCAGTGAGGTACTTGATCTCAGAGACGGTTTCAGTGATGCCCACGTTGACCTGAGACCACCCCAGACCATTGTTGGTGCTACGTGCAATCAGTCCGTTGGTGCCACCCACTACCCAGCGGCTGCTGCTATCCCCGTCAATGCTTTGAACCACGTCCGTAGGTTGAGTAAAGACCCCCGACAAATCCCCAGACTCAAAGCGGATCACGTGCTTCCCACTCAGGTCCCACATGCTGTCTTCGAACGCAGTGGTAAGATTCTGGTTAAGGATGACGATCTCTTCGTTGGTCACGTAGATCTGTTCGATGTCCAACGTGATGGAATCCAAAAGATCCGGTAAGGTGAGTCCCGCAAACAACGCGCTGTTGGCCGCGGTGTCGTTGATGCTCAGTTTACCCAACAGCAAGGTGTCGATATCGCTTGCCGCATAACCGCCCACTTGATCGATGGTAACCTGATGTGGGTTGTTCAGATCCGATACGTGTTCGGTCAGAGTCGTCCCATTGTTGGTTTGAGTGGTTTCCAACTCGTTCAGTCGATTGCCCAGGTTCCCGTAGGAACTGCTGACGTAGGAATCGATTGCTGACCTCACCGTCTGTGGGGTCATAAACCGATCGCCCCTCAGTCCATCATTAGCTTCCACGGCTGTGGCGGTGGCGTAGTTGCTCACCAGACCCAAACCGACTTGCGCCTTGGTGACGTTGTGGGGATTGGCGTCACTGTTGATGTGACTTCCCGCCACGTCGCCAACCAACTCGTTGATGCTCAACCGCACCAAATACGGCGTCATAAACCGATCGATGGCGGTGGCGTCTCGGGCTTCGACTTCACTGGCGGTGATGAAATTATCCACACCACCCAAACCCACTTGCGCCTTAGTCACCTGATGAGGATTGGTGTAGTCGCTTATGTGCTCGCCTAATGGCCCTGAGGCCATGTCCTCAACCAACATCTTGGTATGGTACGGCGACATAAAGTAACTGGGTGAGTTCCCCGCTACGGCAATCGCGTTGCTGGCCATGGGGTAATTGGGTACCGACCCCAAACCCACTTGTGCGGCGGTGGTGCTGTGGGGGTTGTCTTGACTGTTGACGTGGTCCCCAACTCCCGTGCCTATCTTCTCATTCATCAATACCGTGACGCTTGCAGGCGTCATGTAATGCGCCTCAGAGACGCCGTCGCGAGCAGTCACATCATCCGCAGGCGGATAGTTGACTACATTGGACAAACCGATCTGAGCCTTAGTGACTTGGTGAGGATTCTCCAGGTCGTCGGCGTGCGCGCCGTACGCATCGGCCACTTGATCGGCGATCGCGGTTTTAACCGCGCTGGGCGTCATGTACCGATCGTTACGATCGCCCTCACGGGCTTCGTTGATACTGGCTATGGGGTAATTGGACACCAGCGCCAGACCGACTTGCGCTTTAGTGACGTTGTGAGGATTGGTGTAATCGGTGAGGTGATCGCCGACCACGTTCTCACCGCTGCCGGCGGTTTCAATCGCTGCGCGAATAGCGTCCAACGAATCGTTGACTTCAGCCATGCCCACCAGATCGGTGAGGTTCCACTCGTGATCGATCACCGGGAAAGTGGCTGGTTGTTCGACCACTTGCTCCCAGGTGGTGACCCGAGGGTTGCTCATGGCGTTGGCCAACATCTCAGCCGCGGCTTCTTCGTTGATGGTCCAAGGACCGCCCAAGGTCTGATAGGTGACTTCCACCACGCCGGTTAAGTCTCGATCGTACAGTGAGATGGCCCCATAGATCGGCTTAGCCGTTGCTCGGGAGGCACTCAGGAACTGATAACCCAGAACGTAATCGACGCCATCAACCAACTGCTGTCCGCTAGGCCAGTGGGTGATGATTAGGTTTTCTTTAAAGAACGGACCAGCCAGAGGCACAACGAAATAATAGTCGTTGTAGTCTGGGGGATTGATAACGTGACGTTCATTTTGAATCAGGTTACCGCTCGCCTGACCTGTAGGATCAAACGGATAAGCGTACTGTTGTTCACTCATGTGACGATCCTTTAGAGTAAAAGGAGTGAAATCCTATAGAGAAGCTTCTATATTTGCCATATCATTTAACCGATGCTCCGCAGCCTCTGTGGGGTCAGACCATCAAGGAGACGCTGCATGTCCTATAGCTACGTGAAAGCTATCGTAAAATCGAAAGGTCGCGGAGAGCGCTGGCGTGAGGAAGACGTGCGCGGCATGACGTTGGCTTCCCTGTTAAACAACCACGTAAACGGCCGCATAGAACTGACCCACCCCGTCTTAACCGAGCCGCAAACCTTAACCCTAGACACCATGCGCCCTTTGGTGGGCGCGTTGAATGTTACGGTCGAGGAGTGGCTGGTGAGCTTAGGCGATCGGAGTCTTCCAACCACGACGGGTTCGGTGGCCTTGAACACCAAAACGGCGACCAACATCGATGCCTGGATGGCTGGGTTTGATGTGGAGCCTGCACGAATGGGTTCTCACCCCGACAACGTTTGGGGAAAAGAGCAGATGGTGGACCTGTTACTGACCCGCGATGCAACCGACTACGACGACCTCTATCGTCATTGTCTGGTCACCGTCAACGGCTTGGTACATCGCACCTCCGCCTCAGAGGCCGGACTCTACGTGGTAAAAGGCGCCCGCTCGCAAGTGGACAGCAACCAAACCAACGTGGCTTTGACCTCCTTTGCCGACATAGCGCCGTTGCAGTTCGTCGATCTGAATCGAGATATGCTGTACCGTCCCAACCCAGAGGTCAAAAGTTATCAGCAAGCGTATTTGAACTTAGGAGTACCTACAGAGAACCGATCGGTGCTGTTGGTGATTGGTGGGTACCTTCATTTGTTGGACGATGTTTATCAATCGATTGGGGATGGATTACTGAAGATCGACTTTAACGCTTACCCGATGGTCCAGCGGTATTACGAGTCACGCACGTTGATCGATCTGAGCACATTGCCGCTGTCGACCTTTGATCAGAACGAAAGCCAACGCGACGTCAACGAGTTGATTCGCTCAGAGGCCACCATCGAAGCGCTGTTGGATCTGGATGAGACTTTCGCCGTGGTGGTGGCAAGCGACAGTCTGTACGTGGTTAAGCATCAAGTGGAGAAGTCGGGGTTGGTGGGTACCTTCATCAGTCAAACTCGTCCCCTGTGGCCGCTGCGGACGCAACGCGGAAAGCTTAAAGAGTATTGGGCGTACGAAGACGACGGGTGTTGGGTGATCAACTGTCAAAGCAACCTGTTGCCTAACTACCAGTTCGAACACACGCACTATGAGACCTTAGCCTCCATTACGGACGCACGTATCCCCAGTGCCCCTCGCTATCAAGATCGCGGGTTCTTACTGGAAATTGGTAAAGACCTTTAATCGACAGAACGGCATAAACAGAGGAGGCCCAAAAGGCCTCCTCTTATTCGGTTAAGTGAAATTTGGGGCGTTGGTGGACAGCAGTGAACTGTAATCTGCAAAGCTAGCGTATGAGGTAACGTTACTCACATCCCAGCCTTTGATGTACTGATTGAACGCGGAGGCGAAGTTGAACATTTGCCTCATGTTCGTTACGCTACCGACGTTCCAGTTGTTCAGGGGTTGGTTGAAGACACTGGCTCGGTTGAACATGCCCTCCATGTTAATAACCTGACTGACGTTCCAACCGCCGATGGCGCCATTAAACGCACCCGCTTGTCTAAACGTATCCGTCATAGTTAATACGCTACTCACGTCCCAACCACTGATGTCTTGGTTAAAGACGTTAGTTGACTTGAACATGTACGCTATACTCACCACACCACTGACATCCCAAGCGGCCAACGGCTGGTTGAACGCATAAGCAAGTAAGAACATCGACGTCATGTCCACTACGTTGCTCGTGTCCCAGTGATTGATGTTGCTGTTAAAGTTAGTGGCGCTGTAGAACATCTGAGCGCAGCTTGCGCCTGGTAAAAAGGTCGGGCCATCGCTGGCGCTGATCACAAACCCAGTTCGCCGAGCAAACATCGCCTGAGCCGAAGCGAACTCCACCTCACCCCATTGCATCACGTCTTTGAGTTGCTGTTGCGATTCGACTAATGGGTTAGTGAAACCATTGATCGTACCGTGAACTTCTACGGTGTATTGGCCGGGTGTCGAGTAGTCGTGTGAGGCAGCTCCAGTGAACGCCTGAATTTCTGACCCATCGCCCCAGTCGATGGTGACGTCACTGCCTGTGGCAAAGGACAGAATCACGTTGGTCGCACCGCCGGCCGTACCCTCGGTGTCCACCAGTAATTTCATACCGTCACCGAACAGACGTCCGGTGCGGAGGATGGTGGCGATGTCGTCGCGAACCAACGCGTTCATGGCCGCAGGGCGGCTGAACAGTTGGTCGTCATTGGTAACCGTAGGGTCGTCTTGTTTGACCTGAGAAATCAGCTTAGCGTACTCATCTCCTGTGGCTATGGCCAACGCTTTAGCGTCATCGAGTGCCTGTTGTGTGATGGTGCTGGTGCTGAAATCCAACACGGCTTGCTTGTAATCGTCGATTGCGGTATTGAGTTCGGCTCGTTTTACATCCAGGTCGTTCAGGGTCGCCATATCAAATTCCAGTGTGGTGTCATTAGGGGGTGATCATAGAATGTTGGATTATCAACCGGGAGGTTTGGGGGGGATAGAGACACTGGAACCAAAGTGTGTGATGAACCATTTCCAACTCAAATCCACGAAGATCGCCTCCCAGGTTTCCACGGGCGTAGGACTTGTCCCATTCGGGTCGATGTTTTGAAACATAGCGTTGATGGCCACGTCAGAGATGGCGTCCGAGTATTGAGTCAACAACACATTTACCTTAGCGGCGTCCAGTGGCCAAGCTACGTCGAGGATGTCAGGTTCAGCTTCCAATCGAGGCGAGCTGGCGGGTGTCGGTTCAGGCGTGGCAAGCGGGTCGGCGACTATGAAGTCGTCGTAATAACTCAAAGGTCGACTGAGGGTGGTTTCAATAAACCCACCCATAACGAAAATGGCTTTGGCGTTGCTGTTGACCAAGGTGCTGGCATCGCCTGCCCCGTGACCGTAATGTACCGACAAGAACCCAAACAATCCGGAAATGACGTTCTTCACCGTCTGAGCAGGCAAGGGGGCGTGATTGACATACCCCATCAACGCTGTATTAAAGACGAGCCAGTAAGGTGCGTACTCCACACTGCCCGCTTGGCGATCGGATCGATCGTAGGTGTAGGCCTCCATGGCCAGTAATTTGTGATAAAACGGAAGGTCGTACTCACCAATGCGGGCATCGATCTTTGATTCAAGGTGCGGTATGACCAATCCCAACGACTGCAACTGAGTGCGCAGCGCCTCGTCGGCGATGTCGGCGTACGGAATGGTGGCGGGCATGTTAATCTCCTGTGGTAGAATCGGGGGAGCCGGTGGTCAGTATGTAGGTGCCGCCCGGCAATAAACCAAGATCGCCAATGCGATGCACGCCTTGGCCTTCGGCTCGGGTGGTCTGTGAGCTGCCAGAGACGATGCTCACGTGACCGCACGTCGATAACCCTAGGCTGAGTCGGGTCGTCACTGGGATGCCGTTAGCGCCAACCGTAGCCGCCCCTGTGACCATGGTGGTGATTATGCCGATGGTGCCAGGATGGGGAGAACAGGTCCCTATCCCAATGTCTCCGATACGTCCAGGGGGTTTGCTCATGGGGTGCCTCACTAAGCGTAGTAGTTTGTAAGACCGGGTGTGTATTTGCCGTTCAACATGGTTAGCAGTTGCCCGCGCTGATGGGTTTTGATGGGGTCAAAGCTGATGTGCAACCAAATAGAGTTGCCGTGTTCAAAGATCAGCTGGTCGCACGGTAGGTTCTCAGCAATCCATTCGGCCACCTCCATGTACTTCTGAGACGACCACCCAGCCCCTTGAATGTCGGCGGCTTGACCGCGGGTGTGTTGACTGGCGCCATTTCCCACGCGATAACCGGAGTTGACCGTGAAGTCCCCAAATTGATCGGCGGTGGGCTGCAGTATCTTTTCAGCCAAGTGTTCCAAGTTAGACACAAGGTCTTGAACGCTTAACCCCCCCTGCGCTCGGATAGAATGAGGGAAGACCGCTTGGGCTGACAACTCCCCGATGGTGAACTGAGTTGACCCTAAGCGAAGACTGTAGTCTACCCGCACGCCGATCTCGGTGGTGCTGGTCAATTCCCCAGTGGGCTTTTCCGTTGACTGCTGGGTTGAGACTACTTTAGCCTCACCGGTGTACCCGCTCGGTTTAGTGTCCGGCGGATAGAAGGATGGAATCGAGTCGATCTCCCCTTCCTCGTCCAAGACCGCAAACCGCCCTGCGCTTTGTCGAAGCGTGGCGGTGGCTTTGATGCCGTACTCTTTACTCAGAGGTACCGGGTCGGGACGGACAATCGCCACAGGCGTCGGCTCTGGTCCTTTGGTGCCGTCTTGAATAGCGCCTGTGTCCACCACAGGGGCCATGCCTGCTTGGAAGTTGACACCAACCCCATCCATGGCCACAGCCCCGTCAGACAGCACTGTGTGGCCGCCTGCGTGATAGTGCCCAGCCTCGCCCAGCACCACTTCGGTCTTATTGCCGTTGCACAACACGTTCCAATCCCCGCCGACAAACTGGTTTAAATTGCCTTCAACGTAATGCAACATGTCGCCGCCTGAGGACGCTTGCATGACATCGTCACTGCGTACCCGCACTTTGTCTTTGGCGTAGCCGTACATCCGAGTCTTTTCTAAGGTGACTTCGGTCATGTCCTTGTTGATGGCCTGAATCTTGGTCTTGGCCGAATCCAAGGTTACCGTGTTGCCCACCTGGTCGGTCAAAAAGAACTTACCCTTGGCCGTATCCAGCTGCATGGTGTATTCAAAAGGCTCGCCGTTGGCTTGGGTGGTGTGCAAGGTCAAATGTTTGCCGTGGGTGGAGATCTCCAAGGAGTACATGTTCTCTGGCAAACTCAATGATACCTTCTCATCGGAGGTGGCGCTCCAGGCGTAGATGACCGTCTCCAGGCGACGTAGGTCATCGTCTATGCCCATGGGACTCCAGTAGTACTGATCAACGTCGGCGTATTGCCAGATCAGCAGGTGCTCCCCGCGGCGAACGTCGGGAGAGCTGACTCGGTTGCTGCCCCAAGGTAACCATCGCGCTGTGAGCGTGCTGGAGGTGTTGAGTACCACCGAGTAATCCACTCCGTTTTTATCAACGCCACCCACTTCGGTTTGCGTTAACGCCTCAATCAAGTCGCCGTCTACCCCAGGCACCAATTCGATGGGGGTGATGGGCAACTCGTGACTGTCGAGCGCTTTGTTTTCTGCCGCGACTCCGATGGAGACCACGCGCAGTTTGGATTTGAACATAATGCCGCTCCTAAAATGTTTCTTTCATTACATTAATGAGTCACAGTATAGATTGAGACACCCGCCGCACCTACTTACAAGTGAGCGCTATGTACATTAAGAAAGTGATCCTCAACGGATACAAGCGTATTCTACTCAGCGACATCAGATCGCTGACCATCACCATGGACAGTGTCTTTCAAGTGATCCTGGGCACCAATGGCAGCGGTAAGAGCTCGTTGCTGCAAGAGTTAACGCCTTTGCCTGGAGACCCTAAGGATTACCTCAAAGGAGGCAGTAAAGAGATTCACATCCAGCACAACGGCCATGACTACGTGATGACGTCCGAGTACAACGGGGCCAAGCACCATCATTGCTTTTTGAAAGACACCGAAGAGAAGAACGACGGTCACACCATCACCGTGCAACGGGAGTTGGTGCGTCAAGAGTTTGGTATCACCGAAGAGATCCGCGACTTGCTGACTGGGGGGTTGCGCTTTACTCAAATGTCCCCCACCAAACGACGTGAAGTCATCACCCAAATGTCCGACACCGATTTGACCTACGCCATGGGGATCTACAAGAAACTGGCCACCATAGCGCGCGACAACCAAGGTACGGTCAAACACATCCGTCAGCGCATTGCAAAAGAGACGGATCAGTTGCGTGCTTTGGGCACTCAAGACGACATAGAGTCGGACGTAAAGAAGCTGCAAGACGAGCTCACCACCTTAATGGAGCACCGTCGTGCCGATCTACCTCAGTCGAGAGACGTGGAACGTCGCTTAGAGGCCACGCTAAGCTCCGCAGATGCTATTGCTCATAAGATCCTGACCTATCCCTACCGGGAAGGTGAAGCCCAGTACGGGTCCTTAGAGACCCTCACAGAGGCTACTCGAGAAAGACGCTCTCAAATACAAAGTAAGCAAGAGCTGTTGAGTCATCAAACCAAAGAACACGACAAGCTGGCGTCCTTGGTCGGATCGCTCGGTGAGAGCGGTGTGGGGGATTTAACGGAGTTGGCTAAGAAAGCCGAGACCTTAACGGCTCGCATCGCTGCAGAGGATGCTAAGTTGGGGGAGTTCCGCTTCACCGACGACGTGAGCGACCTAGTGCCTGTGGCGCAATCGATCAAGCTGCAACTAACCGAGATTCTCAACGAGCTACCGGACAACGCCGAGCGGCGGTTCTCACGGGCTCAGTTGGAGTCGGTGGAGCAGGCCTTAAAAGAGATGCGTTCAGTGGCGGACACCAATGCCTCCAAAGCGTCTCGATGCAGCAAAGAGATTGACCACATCTTAAGCACCAAAGAGAACACCTGTCCTAAGTGCACTTACGTGTGGCGCGATGGCGTCAGTGAGGGCGATGTGGTGGTGTTGCAGGCTCGGCGTAAAGAGTACGAGGCCGCGGCTGCAGACGCCGAGGCGGCGTTCAAGGCCCACTCCGAATACCGGGAAGCCATCCATCACTACGCACATCACTTTGGGCGCATTCGAACGTTGGCCCACGCTTACCCCAAAGCCAAGAACCTGTTCGACTGGTTAATGGAAGACGATCGCATCTATCACGCGCCAGCGCAATACATCCCGACGATCGACCGATGGATGCGGGATCTGTACATCACCGGGGAATCTCAACAGCATCAGAAAGAACTGAAGATGGTGAACGAGACTTTGGCGAAAGCCCAGATGCTCAGCGACACCAACGTGGATCACATCGGCGATACTCTGCAGGACCTGCATCGTCAGATTCAAAGTACCAGTGAGGAGGTGCGTCAAGGTAAAGTAGAGCTTGGGGCTCTGGAGAAGCGTCAAACTCACGCAACGAGAGCCGAAGGGTGGGGGCAGCAGTTGACTGAGCTGTATCAGCAGATACAACAAGACCACGGGGTGATGACCGAGTGTTTGAAATCGGAGACCTTGGCGCGGTTGATTCGAGGACATCAATCGGAACTGGCGATCAAGACGCAGAAACTTAACGAGAAAGAATCGGTGGTGGGGATCATCAAGGATCTGGAGAAGTCCTTGGCCGAGGTGGATCGTGCGCACGAGACGCACAAGTTGCTGTGTAAAGCCTTGTCACCCACCGATGGGGTTATTGCTGAGCAGATGACGGCGTTCATCGCCTGTTTGACCGATCAACTCAACGACATCCTGGAGCAGATCTACACTTACCCGTTGAAGATCTACCCGTGCGGTTACGATTCCGGGGAATTGGATTATAAGTTTCCATTGGTCGCAGGCGATGATCAAGTCCATGCCCCGGACATCAACAAGGGGTCTGAGGGACAGCAAGAGATCGTTGACTTTGCGTTTAAACTGATCGCGTCTTTATACTTGGGGTTTAACAACTACCCTCTGTACTTGGATGAGGTCGGGCAGAATCAAGACGAGACGCACCTGACCAACGTGATGAACTACGTTAAGATGTTGATCGACGCCGACCGTCACAGTCAATTGTTCATGATCAGCCATTACGCCCAGGGACACGGAAGCTTTACCCAAGCCGATTACCTGGTGCTGAACGGAGCAAACATCAGTACCCCGCAAAGACACAACGAACACGCCATACTGGCTTAACCCAAGAGAGGGACCTAAGGTCCCTCTCTCTATGCCGTTTTGACTGTGATCCGAGCGAATCTCAAACCTATATCACACAGGTGAGTTGGTTCCACGAACCGCATACCCCATACCCTATAGAAAGGAATTCCCTTATGTTGAACAAAATCATCATCGTTATATTTCTCAGTGTGATCGCGTTTGGAATCGGCGATCTTCTAATTGCCAATCATCATCCACTGCTGGGTCTGTTCACTACCCTGGCCGCCGGTTTAGGACTGATCAACGGCTTAGTGTTGGTCGTGTTGATGGTTCTGTGTGGTGAGTTTCAATTGTCCAGTTTTACCGATTAATGCGATACCGGCTAGGAGAACGCCCATGTCCACTAAAACCAATAACTATTCAGATGCTAAACGTACAGACCACGGCGTTGATGTCGCAGCCCACGTCTTGTTGACTGCACGGGTTCGATACGTCACTAGCAAAGTTAAGCACCAAAGGCTGGATTACTTCAAGTTAGTTACTCAACTCAATCTGGCGGGCAATGACGCCGATGCCGAGCGCGTTGCTCGACTAACCGAACAAGTCTCCGCTGCCTACGAAACTCTGAACCAAACCAGAGACGCCCTAGGTAAACTCCAAGGTCTTCTTAACGAAGTGTCAGAACGGTTGGAGTCGAGTCAGTAACAGTATGAGCGTTTGATCGGTTATCCCACAAACTTTAGGAGTGGTGTTATGATTGTTAATACAGCGTATCAAGCCAACGCGTTATTAGAAGACAAGAACCATCAACTGATAGCGCGAGCCATCACGTTCTATGTTCCCAGTGCGTTTTATTTGTCGAACCATCACCGGCGACTGAAACTGTTGTCAGCGGTTGAATCGCATTACCAGTTCCAGGGACGCGTGATGTCGTTGATGGTGGCGGAACAAACCGATATCGGTAAACAGATCGTCTCCATTCGCCGAGACCCTAACAGCTCAATTGGTGAACTCCAGGTCAATCGTTCGCCCACATTGGCCCCGGGTTTCCGTTTAGGCGGTGAGGTTATTGCCATCGCCGTTGACACGGTAGAGAATTCTATTCTTCACTAAGGGAAGGCCGGCATGAACGCAATCGTTAAATCGTACGACGGGGACGTCTTCAATCTGTTCAGTTACAACCCCGAAGACTTAGACCAGATCGCCCTGTATCGAAACTCTGTGGTGGGACGTCTGATTCACCATCCTTACATAGAGCGGTTCGACGTGCTCGATCGCTATGTGAGCGATTGGACGTTTCAATGGGTCGCCACTTTGGGTAAAGAAAATCACGGGGTGTTGATCTTAAAGCCCACTAATCGACGCACTAAGCAATTGGTGGTGGTTGGACGTGCTATCCGACTGATCCGAGAGTTTGGGGTGGATGCACACACGGCAGAACGCTTAACCCAAGCCATGTGGGGGGTACGTCATGCCTCTAATGAAGAAGTCCTGGGGTTGATCTGCGACAGCCTTACCCCTGGGATTTGGGACGACTTTGACGCAAACCCAAGAGAGTGGGTGCGTCAACGTCTGTCGTCCACAGAGAACGGCTGGGACCGCATGCGCTCACTGCACGTCGATAAGATCGCCGCGGCCAAAGACGTGGTGGTGGCGTATCATGAGTTGTGTTGCGGTGAACGCATCGGTCCGTCGTTTCCCCGCAGTCTGCTTACTGAGGCTCTCAGCGACCCGTCGTAGCGAATGGGGCGCTAGTGTTGAGAGGCTTCGGCTTCTCATTTTTTGTCAAGAGGGCCTTAAAGTATGAGACTATTTCGAGGAAATCCCCATGTTACGTAGAACTCCGATCGTTCGTCAGATGGCAGATGCACTTGCCATCGCGGCGTCCTATACGCAAGAAGATAAGAACGACGAGATTGAGCGGGTGTATTTCGTCAGGTTCAGTGACTTTACTCAACTCAGTTCAGCGCCACACGTCGAAGAGCACGAGCAGTGGGAATATCGGTTGTTTGAAAACGACAAACCGATAGGCACCCTACGCTCCCGCAGCATCGATCAAGGCGATTCTTACGAGTTGACCATCAAGACCTACCGCAAAGGCGACGTAGGTTCGATGGAGTGCAACTTGGCGGGCACTCAAGACATGCACGAGACGGTAGCGGCTTTGGCTGACCGGGTACTGAGGAAGATCCGGTATGTGTATCGGGTACCGGTGACTCACAACGGAGTCGAGTTGGATCTTAAGTGGGAGATCGACGTCTTTAAGTTACCGGATGGCAGCTTCTATCCGTGGGTTAAGGTGGACTTGGAAGTGCCCGACCCGGCGGTACAAGCTCCTGCTTTTCCGTTTCAGTACGAAGAGATCATCGACGCCAGTTACGACCGCACACTCACCGCCGACGAGAAACGCACCATTGACGCGTTGTTCGTTGCCGTCAAAGCCGATCACTGACGGCAGTATCTATTTGGAGCAACACCATGACCGTTCGACTGACTGCAGAGACCCTGACGCCAGAGAACCTTACTCACGCCGCGGTGCACCAGACCGGTCTCCTGGGACTTTATCAGCGCCACGAGTACGACGCCCTGATGGCTTCGGGGCTGGTAGACTGGGGCTTTGGTTGGCTACCGTCAACGCTGGACCCCAATACAGGACGAGTGAAAATGCTTCCCTTAACCCAAGACGCCGTAAAGCTTCTGGATCGAGGGCGGGCGTTACGGATTCAAGACCGTGCCAAGGACATGAGTCTACCCAGAGCCATTGGGTTTATCAAAGTGGTTAAACGCCATCGATTGGGCATGCTCGGCGATGTGCAGGATGCTTTGCTAAAGTGCTGGAACAAACCCGGCTACGACGACGCCATGATTGACCTGCCGTCCTTTGGGCGGTGGCTGAAAGAACATCACGGCAACGGCTTACGTCCGGAACAACGGCGGGCGGCGTTTGAGTTGATGCCGAAAATTCAACGAGTGATGAGCAAGGACTTCAGCACTAAGCGCACCACCGCATGACGGCATAGGGGAGGGCTTGCGCCCTCCCCGTATGCTGCTTTGCCAACACGCCTACTCCGGAGGTGGCAGTAGGTTGTTGTCTATTACTAACTGCTCCAGCGTCTGGAGACGTTCAATCAGATCGCTGTTCAGTTGCAATTGATGCAAGTACTTGGCTCGGTCGGTGGTTCGAAACTCAATGTTGGCCAAGCGAGACGCTTCCAACACCTGATGTTCAGTAGGAGTGACTGCCCCTGAGACCGGAGCCACGGCTTCTTTCACTTCGGGTTCTTTACCGATGATCTTACTGCCGACGGTTTCCATCTCCTGACGGATGTAGTCCAGGTCTAGGAAATCGGGCAACACCCCAAAGTCCACAGACAAAACCACCCGTTGGTAGTTCACCACCCCCAAATCCGGGTAGGACACTATGTAGGTGTCCGGCACATAGACGATGTCGAAGTCGTCAGAGATCAGGGTAATGATGGCCGTATGGGCTTGTTGGTCTGCGTTGAAAACGCTTTGACTCAACCCCTTGGGTTCGTAATATCGACGGTAGACATCTTCACCCAACTCATAGATGTCTTGAAAGGATCGGATTGCCTGACAGGTGTACACCTTAGCCGCTGAGACTTCCCAGGGCTGGCGCAGCTGATAGATCCCACGAGCCGCGAGCGGTGGGGTTATTCTCATATGACTACCTCATCAGTCCGGTTGAGGAAACAGTGGATCGCCTTAACCGACGATGTCGACAGGCTCTACGGTGGGATCAATCTCCCCAAACAGATCTTCGTACGCCAGACGCGAGACCACCAGATACTGGAACTCCGCATGAGAGGCCACCAAGTACAACACACCGTCGCGCTCAAGGCGAGACATGCCGATGGGTAGGTCGGAGTACTCAGTCATGTCGTCGGCAACCCGCATCATGTTTGACAACAACACCGTCCAGTTTTGAGTGTCTGGCGACATACGACCAAACTCACCGGAGTCCGTTGGGATGGCGATGTAGTCTGGGAACTTCTGCGACAGTGTGTTGATGGCGTCCCGATTGTCTGGACCGCCCACGGCCAAGAACCCCATAGACCGCCAGTTAGCGACTGAGGTCTCTACCACGTCGTCTACGTGTGCTGACGGGTAACGGGTGGCGGTGAGCCTAGCTATGGCCAACACGGTCTTGTGTCGAATCGTGGGGCTGTATAAGCCTTTCACCAAAGTTTCGTTAGGAATGCTGAAGTTGGCCCACAAAGGGGTGATGATAAACTCAGTGGCCTTAAACAAGTCGGGAATGAACTCTTCCCAAGCAGCACGGTCGCGGGCGGAGTTGGCTAGAATGTACGAGGACAACGTGGCTTTGATGTTGTCGATGTTGTTGCCCGCAGGACCGTAGATAACCAGCGTCCAGGGGGTGGTCAACTCGTAATCCGGTTGAATCGGATTCGCCCAAGTGTACAGCTCTACTCGCTGGTGCGTAGGAGGCTTATCACCGATGACGGCTTGAATGCGTTGCATGCGTTCTGTGTCGTTGTACTGATCCAACAGCGCTTTGACTTCCACCGCAGTCTTAAAGAAGTCGTCCAGTGCGTCGATGGGAGGTACCACTTCGATGGTGTACTCATCATACTGTGCACGAAACGCTTGATCGCTTAACCACAAACGGATGAAGTTTTCAGCATCCACGCCTGGAGCAACCACTTTAAAATCAAGATACTGTGGCAACCAGGTAGTGGTGTCGCCCTCTTGAACCATCTGTCCCACATTGAGATCGGTCAGGCGGTCGGAGAACTCGGCCAGCAACAAACTGCTGAACTCACTTTCACTGCCGTTAAAAAAGCCGCCTATGGCGTTGGTGTATAGCCATTGACCCAACTCCAGGATCGGGTCGCGGTAAGCCACACGGATTTCGGTTTGAACGCCGTCGTCGATTTGACTGTGGAAGACCATCAGGTCTACGTCTGGCTCAGCGCTGCGGCTGTAATGCCCAATGTCTTTGCTGAAGGTTTTGGCGTAAGTGGATAGTTCGCCCAGCTGGGCAATGGCGCCTGGGGTGTTGTCGGCCAATGGCTGGATGACCATAAAGCCTTTCATAACGTACATACGCGAGCTCCTAGTTACTAATTCTATGACTATTGACGCAGGACTGGGCGTGCGTTTAAGTGGGCACACCTGCCCCTAGGCACCCGCGTACAACTGCGTATTGTGGGAGAAAACAACCATATCATGACGGTCATGCGTCGATGATTCTCCCGTTGAAACTCAGGAGTGCCATGAACTTACTTAAGATATTCAAGGTCCTGGAAGTTATGTGGCCATTTATTAAAGAGATCTTACTGGATAAAGATACGCCGGCACCGGATCGCAGAAAGAAAGGGATGGCTCTGGTGCTTACCTTGGCGTTTATCTTTGTTGGTTCGGGGGGGTGGACCATGGTTCACGCGTATGTGACACCGTTCCTACCGCCCAATCAAACCAGCACGCCCTCCGACACGGACCGAGACGATCAATGGGTTCGGTTTTTAGAAGACCGCCTGACTGAGAACCTCGGTCAGATCACCCAACTTCGACGTGAAGTGGCCACCTTAACGGTTAACCACAAGCGCGAATTGGCCCGCGCCAACCAACTGCAAGTGGAGATCGATGAGTTGATTCAAGATTTTGATCACCCAGTTGAGGAACGGGTGACCAAGAACCGCATACTGGATCGACTGGAGTCTCTGAGGAATGTTCAATGAGATACTTTGTTCTGATGTGTGCCCTGCTGGCTGGGTGTGTGGCGCCTCCTATTACCATCACTCAGGGCGCACGAGAGGCGAGTAAACGCGAGGTAGATAAGGTTGAGCGGGTGATCGTTATGGTGTATCACCACGAGGTGGTTAAACCGTCACAGATGACGATGGCGCCAACCGCAGCACCCTTACTCTCTAACGCCAGTGTGTCGGCGGTGGTGTCCTCCGAGTGTCCTCGATTTAAACGGCCCAGATACACCAACCTCCCAAGTGTACCGGTTATAGACCCAAGTCGCAGCGACGACTACCAACACATCGCGGAGGTCCTTCTGGACCATGTAGAAGCATTGATACAACACGCCGCGGACGTTAAACGTCGAAGTGCGGTTGCGTACAATCAATACGTTCAAGCCTGTGAGTTAAACGTGGATTAATCCTGACGGAGTCGACTCATCTAATGATGGGCGGCTCTGTTAGGGCATGTATTCTCAGCTTACCAACTCGGATGTAGTTATGACCGAAGAAACCAAAACCACCAAAAATGAACCCCCTATAGAAGAGTCGTTGAACTTCATCGTCTACACCGACGGGGGCAGTAAACCGTCTCGAGGTCGAGGCGGGTATGGCTTTCACGGGTATCTCTATCGCGATGAGGTGCCTAAGCAAGGTTCTGGGGCCAAAGCCACCCCCACGAAGAACGGCTATGTTCCTTCAGCCCCAAAAGACCAAGCGGTTGAAGTGGTTGAGTACGCCGATCTGTACGCGTCTATGGCTGATGAAACCACCAACAACGCTATGGAGTTGATGGCTGCGATTGAGGCTTTGGAGTTTGCTGACCGTAAGAACGTTCGGTACATGAAGTTGTATTACGACAGTCAGTACGTCGGCAATGGGTTGGCCGAATGGGTCTCTGGCTGGCAGGCGAACGATTGGAAGAAGTCAGACGGCACCGACGTACAGAATCGTGAGTTGTGGCAGCGCATGCTCAAAGCAAAAGGCAACCTTGAGATCAAGAAGGTCACCATCGACTTGCAATGGGTACGAGGACACAACGGCGATTTGGGCAACACCTTGGCTGATGCACACGCCAGTCGAGGGGTCTTATTGGCGCAGAAGCGCATCGTTGATCGGCAGCTGCTGGAAAGCAGTGGCAAAGGGTATTGGAACATCAAAGCTGAGTACAATCGCATGCTCTCTAAGAGCTGTTGGTATTTTAACACCAACGTAGGCGACAGCTTTAAAACCGAAGACGGACGGGTGGTGTATCACCTAGGGAAGCATGGGGACAATGATAATATGTTGGGCAAGCGAATGTCCGATGCCAGCTTCTCCGTGGTGTACCTGAAAGAACCCAGTCCGGTCCTTGAGACCTTGCGACACTATCAGGACCAAGTGAGCGATGGCACGAGCAATCGGGTCATCATCGGACGTTTGGACGCCATCCACCAACCTCGCAACTACCTGGACATCCACGATAATGGGGATAAGTTCTTAACGCGCGGGGGACGGCATTTGGATCTGACCAACGTCGACGCTGTTCAGTTGACCAAAGAAATGCGCCCGGCACGTCTGGCGTTCCGCGCCATTGAAACCCTGGTGGGGCTCGAGGCGTTTTTGGAGGACTACGTCTTTGATCGTAAAGACAACCCCCAACGCATCGATTATATAACCAAAGACATCACCGACCATCTGTTTGACAAGGAGACAAACGGTAAAGGGAAAGTGAAGTGTAAAATGAAGAAAGAGTTGGGTACTTCTACCCGCGCCCTTGAAGTGGACGTAGATTACGCCACTGGGACACATCAAGGGACGATGGCCATTGCCTTGGCGTTCGATCTGGACCTACCGAGCCGTAACGCGCTCTCCGCGCTGGCCGATCGCGATCCGGTGGTGAAAGTCATGACGTGGCGTGAGTCCGATGCGTCTTTCCGATACGCCACGTTGGTGGAGGCGGGAGACGACGTCGGGATCTGGTCGTCCGTGTACTCTAACCTGAAACTCGTCAACGGCGCCGCTTAACCGCACGCCTTGGTGAACTAGCTGGACTTTGTTATGATTGTCTTACGTAAAGCACTGCTGTTGATACTCAAACCTCTGATCTTGATACTGACGTCTGTGTGTGGGTTGCTTTTACCCGCTCGAGGAAAGCGGATTATCTTTGCGGCATCTTTGTACACGCATCTGAACCGAATCGACCCCAGTCAACTGGATCAGGCCGCCATGGCGGAATACCTGGACGAGCTTAACCGCTTGTTTCAATTGACCGGACGAGAGCATCGCGCGTTGCTCATGCCGTTGATGTTGCACGAGTTGATTTGGGCGGACGTAGACCTGCCCGACAACGAGCGACTGACTAAGCAAACGGTGCAAAGTAACTGTGAGGTTTTACTCAAACGCATTCCGCAATGGCTAAAGTACGATCACAAGGTGATGCGTGATGACGCGTCTTTGATCGTGCGGCGCTGTGCGGGCCGACATTTACGTTTACAGTCTTGACCCTCAGTGGGTGTGAGGGCAGTCGAGAATAAGGAGATAGGCAATGATGTACGATCCAACGCTCCCAGAGGTCTTTGGGTATCGCGGTGAATTCTTCTTCTTAAGCAACTTCTACCCCCACATGAACCCTCTGATAGAAACGTTTCAAGGAACCTCTATCTGTTACCCTACCGCCGAACACGCCTATCAAGCGTCTAAGTCACTGCGTCTGGCCTCAAGATTGACGGTCGCCAACGCCCCCACTCCCGGGAAATCCAAAGTGGCAGGTCGCAGTTTGGCCTTGCGACTGGATTGGGATAAGGTTCACCTCGACGTCATGCGTCACTGGGTGCGAGAAAAGTTCGCACAGGAGCACTTGGCACAGAAGTTGATCGAGACCTACCCCAGGAAGCTGGTAGAAGCCAATAGCCATGGGGATCAGTACTGGGGCACTGATGAGTTTGGCGACGGTCTGAACTGGCTTGGAGAGCTTCAGATGGAGTTTCGTTTGGAATTGATTGAACGTTAAAACAGCATAAACAGAGGAGGCCTTTTGGGCCTCCTCTTATTCGGTCCTACTTAGTTGAAGTTACAAGATGCCAAGTTGGGCATTGCTTGGGCGTTGGTTAACAGTCAAGTTAGACCCACCTGAGAAGGCACTGGCAGTCACAACGTTATCGACATTCCACATGGAGATGTTCTGACCGAACGTCGATGCACTAAAGAACATCGTAGCCATGTCCGTAACACTAGACGTGTTCCAAGCATTTAGTGGTTGATTAAAGGCCCCTGCGGATCTGAACATGGAACTCATGTCAGTGACGTTCGACACGTTCCAGTTATTCAGCGGACGGTTAAAAGTAATTGCATCAAAAAACATGGAGTCCATACTGGTCACGTTAATTGTGTTCCACGTGTTCAACGTGCCATTAAAGGCTGACGCGCCGCGGAACATGCGAACCATGTCAGTGACCTTGGAAACATTAAAGTGATCTATCGATTGGATAAACGAGATGGCAGTATTGAACATCTCCCTCATGGTTGTCACGTTGCCTGTATTCCACCCAGCTAACGAACCATTGAACACGCTGGCGCCGAGGAACATACGAGACATGTCCGTAACCGCACTCACATTCCAAGTGTTCAGGTGCCGGTTGAACGCGCTGGCGTTGTAGAACATGTTACTCGTGTTAAGACAGCTGCTCAGGTTCCAGTCGTTTACCGAGCCGTTGAAACTCAACGCATGTGAGAACATGTGTCTCGCGTCTACCACATTACTGACATTCCAAGTATTCAAGGCTTGATTGAAGGTACTGGCGTAAATGAACATCTGTTCCGTCTTAGTGACACCACTCACATCCCATGAGTTCAGCGGTTGGTTGAAGACGGTGGCCTGGGCGAACATCGACGTCATATCAACGACGTTAGACACATCCCAATGGTTGATGTTGCTGTTGAAGTCACCGGCAGCCTGGAACATGCTAATGCAGCTTGCGCCCGGCAAGAAGGTCGGTTCGTCACTGGCACTGATCACAAACCCAGTACGATCACGGAACATGCTCTCAGTAGACGCGAACGTGGCCACGCCCCACTGCATGACGTCTTTGATCTGTTTCCGGTTGGCGATCAACGATCTTGTGAAACCATTGATCATACCGTGGACTTCTACGGTATATTGACCTGGCGCGGAGTAAGTGTGAGAGGCAGCGCCGGTATAAGACTGATACCCAGAGTTATCGCCCCAGTCAATGGTGATGTCGGAGCCAGTCTCAAACGACAGGATGACGTTGGTGGCACCTACGGTGGTGGCTTCGGTATCCACCAACAGTTTCATACCTTGACCGAACATTTTACCGGTCGTGACGATAGTGGCGATGTCGCCGCGGACCAAGGCGTTCATCCGCCCTGGATTGGAGAACAACTGATCGTCGTTGGTGACGGCTGGGTCGTCTTGCTTAACCTGAGAGATGAGCTTCGCGTACTCATCGCCTTTGGCTTGTGCCGCAGCGCGAGTGGCATCTATGTCTACTTGAACCCCAGAGACGACGGCTGCCGTGTGGTTTTCAATGGCGGTGTTCAGTTCTAGGCGTTTTGCGTTTAAGTCGTTTAAATCGGCCACGTGGGTATCCTTTTAAGTAGGAGAATAAGAGGACAAGGTGTCCTCTGTATTTGGGCTAACGTTATTCGGTGGCCAAGGCACCGGCGGCTTCGATCGAGGCTTGCAATTGCTCGATCATGAACGTGTGGGTGGCGTAGAACTCTACCTCTTGAGCCATGACGAAACTGACCTTGGCCAACTCGGAAATGCTAACACCGGAGGCGGCGTAGGTCTCTGGGTCGGACTCCATACGTTGCAGGAGCTTATCCAAATGCTCGCTGATCGTTTTCACCAAGTCCAGTACCGTCTTCCGCGGGACCCGAGCCAGACGTTCTACCAGATCGTTGTACTCACTGGCAATTTTAGGCCATTCCGCTTGACGGGTGATCAGATCCCCGTACGGACGGCGTTCGGCACCATCGCGAGAGAAGTCTTTGGCGATCAAGTCGCGGATCGACTCTATGTCGTGAGTAACCACCTTATCCACTATTTTGGATTCACGTTGGGACTGCAAAGTCGAGGGGTCGGTGAGTAGTACAGCTAAGTGCTTCTCAAACGGTTCAAGGGTCTCTTGAATCAACCCGTCTACAGCGTCCTGAGCCTTATTGAGCGTGCTTAAGTGTTTAAGGTACGTGGTAGCCAGGCCTTTGGGAACCATCACTGGGGTGCGTCTGAGCAGCATGTAGTTGGATTTCTTAGACAGCTGATAGTGTTTGCTTTCGTTCAGCAGGTCCAGCTCCACGTCAACGTCGCTCAGCGAGTTGGAAACGAACTCGGTGACTTTGCTGAAATACGCCGGAAGTTTCTGTCGGAGGTAGTCAAAAGAACCCCGAAACGACAGAGCCTCGGTAGTCAATTCCAGTGCTGCTTGTTCAAGAACGCCCAGGTCGATGGGTTGCTCAGACATAAGTTACTCCGATTATACTCGAAAGGTTGGATACGGTTCATAAAATTTAACGGTACTCGGCTATGGTTTGACCTGAAGCATCGCACTTAGCCGCGGTATCTACAACGAACATACCATTTTAGGAGTCTTACATGACAGGCTTTACTCCTGCCCCACACATTCGCCCTCGGCCTTGCCTTGGTTCCCTGATGGACATTCCCGCAGGCCGTTACCACAAAGGTAAACTGGGCGATATGATTTTGAATGGGGGATTCAGTAATTTCGTTGGCATTGGCGGACGAGGCAACACTTTCAAGACAGCATTAGGATTGTCCAACGCACTGACCGTCTTGGACCGATACACCAACGCTGAGCTGGTGGTGTACGATGCAGAGATCACGTTTGCGTGGGACCGCATTGAAGACATGTGCGCACGGTATCGAAACATTGACTGGGCCGAAGCAGCCGATGCGGGACGTATCGTTCTGACGTCAGCGGCAGAGCACAGCGGCAATGCTTGGTGGCAGCTTATTCGGGATCAAGCCGAAGAGCGTGTTAAACAAATGAAGAAGATGAAGACCAACACGCCGTTCATCGATCGACAAGGCACTCCCATCAAAGCCTTCCCCCCGATGATCCATTTCCTGGACTCTATGAGTCAGCTGCAAACGGACGCCGTGGAAGAGATTTATAAGAAGCACGAAATCGACGCAGGTGCCGCCAACACCGACGCCCTTAGAGGGGCGGCGATCAAGACGCGTCTGGTCATGCAAGTTCCTCAAGTCACGTCGGGTGCGGGCATGACGCTGATTGCCACCGCCCACGTGGGCGATGAGATGAAGCTGGACCCTTACGCCCCCGCCAAGCAACAGTTGGCGTTCTTGAAGAAAGGCTTGAAGTTTAAGAACTGCCCGGAGAAGTTTACCTTCTTGACCTCAAACTGCTGGGTCGTCTCTGATGCCTCGCCGTTGTTGAACAAGAGCACCAAGTCGCCTGAGTACCCACTGCCGGGTATGAACGATGCGGTAGGCGATACCGATCTACAAGAGCTGACGGTCATTAACGTGCGCTCCAAGTCAGGACCCACAGGACACACCTTTAAACTGATCATCTCTCAAACCGAAGGACTGCTCTCAAGTCTGAGTGAGTTCCACTACCTTAAGTCTAGGAAAGACAAGTTCGGACTGGAAGGTCCTGAGGGCGTGACTAAAGACTATCGATTGATCCTGTACCCAGAGCCAATTCTTAAACGGACTAAGGTGCGCGACACCATCGATGAGCTCCCACGTCTGCGACGGGCTTTGGAAATCACGTCGGAACTAGGCCAGATCTATGACTACTGGCCGGATTTCCCAAGAGACGATGTGGTGCAGCCAAAAGCGCTGTACGACAAATTAACGGCACAAGGATACGATTGGGACGTGTTGTTGGACACCCGTGGGTATTGGACGTTCGACCATTACGAAAACGAAGTCCACCCACTGTCCACCATGGACCTGATCAACATGTATCATGAGCGGTACATCCCGTTCTGGTACCCCGACAAAGACAAATTGAAAGTCACACTAAAACCAAATGGTGATACCGATGGCGAGATCAACGCGTGATCTAGCGGCAGAGTTGTTTGCTCTGCTGGGTTCACGCTCACCCGATCATGCGGAGCGTTGGAAAGCGCTCTTCATCAACCGACACCCGTGGTGGACAACTGGTCCACTGCCGGATGTAAGCATTCAGATTCGTGAGATCAATGAGTTTTGGCGTGTGCAGTTAGGTATGCTCCTGGGAGACACCTTGCACGCTCGGAGTTGCATTGTAGACAACCTGGAGCCAGATGTGTGGCTGGGTAACTTCAAACGTTACGTCATGGAGGCTGTATTATACGAACCATTACCCAACCAGCGGTGGCAAGGACATTGCTGCGCGTAATCGTGGCGGGTTCACGGACGGTGAAGGATTATCTTTACGTTCGTGATCGCCTCTTAACGTTTGTGCGAGATCATCCGGATTGTGAGATTGTGTGGGTGAGCGGTATGGCCGCCGAAGGTCCCGATGACATGGCGTATCACTTCGCGCGCTGGGACATGCCCGGTCAGTGGGTTGAGATGGCCGCGGATTGGGATTCTTACGGCAAAAGCGCAGGCTACATCCGCAACGCCGAAATGGCTAAGTTGGCCGATGAACTGCTGTTGTTCTGGGACGGGCGCTCTAACGGCTCCCGCCACATGCGTGAGACCATGAACAAACAAGGTAAGCCGGTTACCACTCACGTGCTGGACGTAACCACGTCTGAAGGCGACTTTGAGATCTTCGACTTTAGGACCATTGCCCTGTAACTGTCCGAGTTCGCTCGGGTGGTTGCAGGGCCTTATGGCGTCTGTGATGATCGTTATCCTATGTCAGTTTCCATGCACACACGCCACGGCCAGCGACCTAGGGTAAAGTTATATGAGCACTATATCAGATCTTAATATCAAACGCGATGAGTTGAACGCAGCCATCAACGACTACAAGCAAGCGGTCGGCGACTTTGCCGCCAGCACCATCACACAGCAAGCCTTGAATGATGCTAAAGCGTTGGCTATTTTAACGGGTGATGAGTATGCTAAGCTGATCTCTCAAGTCAAGCAAGACGATCCCAACGTGACCAACGACGATCAGCTGTTCAGTCGTCCGTCGGCGATGAACGCCCTGGTAAGAGACGACGTGGCGGTCATCCTGACCACCGGGTCATTCTTTGGGTCTGGCCTGAAGCTTTTAATCGACACCGAAGCCACCACCGTCGGGGCCACCAACGTTGTCCTGCCTTTCGCCGTAGGCAGTGATGTCACCATCGAGTGGGGAGACGCAACCGCGCGTCAGTCGTTCACAGGCGCCGCCAGCCACAACTACGCCACGCCTGGGCAGTATGAAATTCAGATCATCGGTACGGTGAATGGGTTTACCGCCCCAGCAGTGATCGATCGTCGTACCATCAAAGATGTTCTACAGTGGGGAAATGTTGAGTTTCAGTCCACAGAGCTTATGTTCCGCGACCGTACGGGCTTTGTGATCTCAGCTTCGGATTTCCCACGCTTCCTACCCGGCGCCTTCATGCGAGCGATGTTTGAGAACGCCAGTGACTTCAATAGCAACATCGAACACTGGGACACGAGTAACGTAGTGGACATGATGAGGGTATTTAAAGGAAATACCGTGTTCAACCAACCGTTGAATGCATGGGAGGTGGGTAACGTTATTAACATGGATGAAATGTTTCGGCTGGCTCTCGCGTTCAATCAAAACATCAACGACTGGGACGTCGGTAAGGTTGAGCGGATGAGACTGATGTTTATGGACACGGATTCCTACAGTCAAGGCATGTCCCGTTGGAACACAGAATCGGCCGTTGAGATGACCGGCATGTTCCGTAACGCGGGTGTGTTTAACGAGAATCTGTCTTCGTGGAATGTGAGTAACGTCCTTTACTACACTCAGTTCAGCGATGGTACTCCTATGTTTACATCGAATTTACCTAACTTCCAATAACCGAATAAGAGGAGGCCCAAAGGCCTCCTCTGTTTGTTTCATCCATTAAGAATACGCAACTAGGAAATCGATCGTCATGGCGACTTTACAAGACTTAGACTTAAAGCGGGTTGAACTCAACAGCGCGATTAACGATTACAAGCAAGCGGTGGTGGATTTCAGAAACGCCACAAACACCCAAGGTGACGTAGACGCCGCTAAAGCCTTAGCCGTCACCAAAGGCGATGAGTACGCTAAGCTGATCTCTCAAGTCAAGCAAGACGATCCCAACGTGACCAACGATGATCAGCTGTTCAGCCGCCCTGCGGCCATGAACGCCTTGGTGCGGGACGATGTGGCGACCATCGTTCGTACCGGACGCCTGTTTGGCGACGGCATGAAGCTTTTAATCGACACCGAAGGCAACGCGGCTAACGCCACCAACGTCATCCTGTCCTTTGCCACAGGCAGTGCGATTGATGTGGATTGGGGCGATGGCAGCAACATTCAGGCGTTTACAGGTGCAGCCAGCCACAATTACGCCATTCCAGGACAGTACACTGTCGAGGTTCACGGCACCGTCAACGGTTTCACCTCACCGCTGGTGGAGAGTCGTCAACAACTTAAGGATGTGATGCAGTGGGGTGAGCTGGAATTTGCCAATGCGAACCTCATGTTCCGATCTCGCACTGGGTTTGTGATCAGCGCAGCCGATGGTCCGACCTTCTTACCCGGATGTTCGTGCACGACTATGTTTTATGGGGCATCTGACTTTAACTCAAACATCAATCATTGGGATGTGAGCAACGTTGTCGATATGGCCTCAATGTTCGCCTCAACCGACGCTTTCAATCAACCCTTGAATTTGTGGAATGTGGGTAACGTTGTCAATATGGCCTCAATGTTCTACTATGCCAGCTTATTCAATCAGCCCTTGAACAGCTGGAACGTGTCGAAAGTAACGAATTTCGCATCCATGTTCAGAGACGCCGCGGCCTTTAATCAGCCGTTGAGTCCTTGGGTCGTTTCTTCAGCAGTAGACATGAGGGCCATGTTTATGTACGCCAGCGCCTTCAATCAGAATCTGGGCCCCTGGAATGTGAGTAATGTCATCACCCTGTTCCGCATGTTCTACAAAGCCACGGTGTTCAACAAGAACATCGCCGCTTGGAACGTGAGTAGCGTTACAGATACTAATAGTTACAATGATTTTGCGTATCTATCGAGTTTGGCCGGTAGCAACTCGCCGTTTTAACGCATAACGACGGGACATTCAGCCACGAGGGAGACCTTCGGGTCTCCCTTTATTTTGCAATCACTATGACCCATAGGGTGAGACTAACCGTTACGGGAGAGCACTATGAATGCGGCGCGTAAAGAAGCCACCGACTACGCGATTAAATTGCTCAGTAAATTCGCCGGTAAGAACGAATCGGTTGCCGAGATGCAAACGATGTTGGACGCTTTAAGCGATGAGCGGTTTGATGCGTACATGCAACAACTGGCCAGTGGGGATGAGGTCTTGTCCTACATAGTGCCGAACCTGGGTACAGTGCGATTGAGTGTGGATACGAACCTGAAGATTGCGGAAGAACTGAAGCACGAGTTCTTTGAGCGCTTGTGGTTGACCGATCCCGCCACAGGTCAGACCTATCTTACCCCAGAGAAATATCTGATCATCGATTTGCCGTTGAAACGTTTGGCGCAGCATCTGCACAAGAAGATCTCGATTCCCGAAGACAACACCCACATCGACGAACTGACCGGGCAAGCCACAGGCAACTCCAAAGGCAGCGGCTTGTCGTTCCCAGAGTTGCAGATCATGTACTCTCACGGACTAGAGAACGCCATACGTGAGTTGTTCAAGTTTCGGGGGGGTGATACTGAGGCCTACAAATCGCTAACCCGAGAGATCCTCTCCGGCGGCCTGCCCAGTATGGACGCGGTTGACACGGGTGAAACTCGAGCCCGTTCCACAGACGTATTGCAAATTCTGTTGAAGTCCGCGCACCTCGACAACAATCTGTAATACTACAATAACGATAAAGATCTAGGAGCAGTACCGTGCTTAATATTCCACAAATCAACCACATTAAGACCACCGCTAAAGAACTGTTTGTGCAGTCCTACCTGACCCCCATTCATCTTCGCAGTAGCTCTGAGATGATGGTCACTAATCCGGAGTTGGTAGAAGCCATCATGTCCGTGGTGGGCGATGCAGGTATGATCTACCTGTCTGTCTGGGAAAACGTCAGTGGGCTTTGGGCCAAGTTTCGGGAACAGGATGACGCTGGGGTGTGTCAGTGGTTGCTGCAGGCCGCCACGACGTTTCGAATCTTAGCCTTCACCAATGGAAACGAGTATCAGAATTGGGTTGAACATCTGGTGTCCAGCTATTGCTCGCACGCAGTAGCGTCGGGTAGCGTAGGACAGTCCAGTCAGAAAGAGCTGGAAGAAGCCGTGGCCATTGACGATGAGTACGCCGATCGTATTCCTCGGGCAACAGAGTACCGTGCGTTGATGTACGCCAATCCTTGGTTTGTGTACTTGGCGTCGTTGCAGTTGAGTTACCATGAAATCTATTCTGAAATACTCACCTCCCAGTTCACCGATGACTTGAAGTCACAACTGACCGGTTCACGAGGAGTTCCCCAATGACCCAAGTCCTGACCAACCATTTTGACGCGGTGATCTCTGTGTTGTTGTCCGATCCGTTTAACGATTGGGAGCAGTGGCGTGCGGTGGAAACGGGGAGAGACTCGTTATGTGTCAACCCCCGTGACTTGCACGACAGTCTGGATGAGTTCCGAGGGAAGTTTGACGTTGCCATCGTCGACCACATGTCATACGTGGGCCATAAGCTCATGCGCGATGTGAACAAAGGCGATGTGGGTGCCACTAGAGGCTTTCAGAGGTGCTTAACGCGCTGGTGTGAGATGCCCTACTTTACCCGTACACCGGAACCGATCACCCACAGTGAATTGAACGCCGTCTTCTTTCGCTATCCGTGGTTCTTTTATCTGTTGTTCACGGACCCTGCGTTATGAAGCGCCGGTTGTATGTGGAGTTGGATGGACTGCTGGACACGCGCTTGGCCACGTTGATCCTACTGGATGAGGCCGAAGCTGCCAAAGCGTTGGACTTAGGGTACCGGACCCGATTGAGCGACGATTGGGTCAAGTTGGGACTTGCGGTGGATCAGGCGACTTACGATGAACGGTATCGACTCCGTGATCGAAAGACGCTTCAAGCCGCGCGTCCCACCGGCATTGTACCCATGGTGCATCAGTTGGTAGGGGCCTTGGGAAAGATGGCTGACAACACCCCGTTTGTCGAAGCGGTGACCTTGGACATCAACTTCTGGCCTTACCAAGTCAGCGAAGCCGAGCGGCAGGAGATTCTAACAGCGGTGAGTTTCTCGGTGGGGGGGACTGTACAGATCGATTCAGTCTACTTCTCTCCTGGGGAGTTGTCGCCCAAACTCATCGAGCAGTGCTGGGATGGGGTGATCGTGTACGACTTCAACCGCTGGCTGGTGGAGAATGAGGAGAAACTCAAGACCGATCGCATGCCGTCGGTGGCGTTCATTGCCCCAACGCTCTACGCCAATCGCGAACCCACCGACAAAGAGACTTACGTTGAGGAGATGGGCGAGGTCTCGCCGTTTGCGGCTTTGGAGGCGGTGTTGGTGGAATACTTGATGTTGCATATGACCGATACCGAGTACTTCAGCTTTGTAAAGGTCTGACGGCATAAGGGGAGGCCACTGGCCTCCCCGTTATGCTCCCTGCCGTTGCTGTAACAGTTTACATAGGACAGCGATCTTATAGCACTATTTTGATTCCATACGCTCTAGAAATTCCTTCGAGGTCTCCTGACGCACACCGATGTCGGTTTCCCCATCGCCGACGTTGGTCTCAGGGATCTCACCGAGAGCGGGGGTAGGAATGCGGTCGACTTCTTCTCCTGGAGTGACGGACAAACCGCGAGGGTTGATCTGAGCCAAACGCTCAACCAACTCTTGCACGGCTTTACCGCTGGCGGTGTTCTCACGATCCACGTCCAACTTCAGTCGGTTAACGGAGGTCTGATCCATGTCGTGCAAGGCTTGCAGTAATACTTGTCGATCGGCCTTGTCCTCAGGCAGGCCTCTGGTGGTCATGGACTTGACCAGATTCTTACGTACCCCTTGAGAATACCGCAACAGACCTTCAGCGCTTAAGTCTTCGTCTGAATCGATTTCATCGCCCGGTGGTTTGTTGGGGATAAACTCACCCTCGTACTCGTGCTCGCTCATGCGTAACCTCCAAATAGTTTCAGGGATATATCATCCAAAGGTAGCTTCCAGGAATGATCCAATGGATTACTCGAATGTTAAAAGATATGTACTATCGTTATCGGTACAATCGTCTGTTGCTGTTCGAAACAAACCCGCAGAGTCGATGTCTGCAGCTGTTAGAACGGTATCATCGATTGTGTCGTATAGTCTCATTTAATAAGGTCGCCTACCGACGCCGTATTCGGTATTCGGTCTCCACCAAAACCCGTCACTTAGGAGAGTTACTGGATCTCTTAGACACCGTCTTAAAACACGTTGAAGTCCGTTCTATCGATCTGGATACCCTAGCAATTCGGTACGTCGATCGAGAACAGCGTTCGGTAGACATGTGGTTGGTGAACAAAAACCAAGTCGCCTACGCGGAAGACCAAGCGGTGGTGGAGTTGATCCAACGTACGGACTTACTGATTCAAGGGGTCGGTGATTTTAAGAAGAACAAACCGTCGCTGTACACGTACTATAATCAAAACATGCAGTTCGTCTTGTACGACGTCTTAGAAGTACTGGATGCCTTGCTAGCGATGCAACTGTCGGTGGATCGAGTCTGTACAATAAAAACCCTGACCGGCCACTGATTGAACCTTTAGGAGTTGACAATGTCCGAGGAGATTCACAAGATCCTCTCCCTAGATGATCGCGGAGTACCCGAAGCCCGAGACGCCCCTGCAAAACTGTTTCGAGGTATCTTGTACGACGTGCGAATCGAGCGGATGACTTGGGATCGATTGATGCGCGATTTCTTAACCAATCCCCGCAGTGGGATTCCCGATAACCCCACCAAACGCTCCAGCGAGCGCAGTAACCTGAACCGCGCCTTGGCCAAACCGAACATCACATGGAAGATGTTTCGTAAAGCCATTCAGGTACTTAACCCCAAAAGCGTATCCTACGAATTGGAAATTGTCTGGTCTAAAGACTACATCTTCCCGAATGAGAAGCCCCATACTCTGAGTTACAGCCCGCAAGCCAAAGAGAACGAGCTGGCGCAGATGTTTCGGATCTTGAACCGAGATCTTGGGATCACTCCGCAAATCTGGAAACGGTTGGTGGAGAGGTACTTGGATTCGGTGAGTAACCGGGTTCGTGACAACCCACCGGATCGGTCCACGGTGCGGGGAAATCTAAGCAAGGCCTTGTTGGCCAAAGACGAGTTTACTTGGTCGACATTCTGTAAGGGCATGCGGATCTTGGGGATTAAAGAGGCCACGTTGACGGTGACTCTGCATTGGTCTAAGAAAGCCACCCAACACAGACACCACTTCACTACCGGGATTGGAACTAAAGAATGACTAAGATCGATCACACGCAAGATGGGGTCACGCATATCTGTGTGGGGCCAAACGGAAAGACAACGCTGGGGCGTCTTCTGTACATCGGGGCACATCGACCGTTCGTTGATCCTCAGTATGGATTCTTTGCCAGTGTCATTGCGTTTTGGGTCTGGTACGACAGCGGTCGTCACGACTCTTTGCGCGAGATTCATCACGACACTATGATTCGCTCCAGTTTGAGCGGTCTGCCGGATATACCCGGTAACCGTCAAGAAGTCATGGGGGTTCTTAACCGCAGCATCAAACAGGACACAACCTTGGCGACCCAACTGGCTCAATCAACTCTGCCCTTAGTGGCGTATGAGACGATTGAGTACGAGGGACGTCAAGCGCCTGTCAGCTACCCGTTGCCAGATCGCGAGTGGTACGTGCACGTGTTAGAGAAGATACGCCACGAACTTCAGGCGTAGATGAATTGGCTGTGGGGAGGGCTTCGGCTCTCCCCTATGCCGTCATTTTATGACACGTCCATTATTTTTTCTGAGCGTAAGTAGCGGGAGAGCATTATGATTAAAGTCACTGGTCGGGGGTCACGCTCGTTGGGGACGGGTAAAAACGTATCCGGTGCGGCCGACACGTTTGTAGAGACAGGACCCAAAGACGAATTGACCACGGTGGATGCTTACGCAGGGTCCTTACCCAACGATCGCCCTGTAAGTATAGATAGTGCCTCCACAACGAGCGCTCAAGCCGTAACCTCCACCGATGGGGGGGATAGCATCAGTGAACGACTCAGTGGCTCTGGAGGCACCTCAGAGCGTGTAACGGCTACTCTCTGGGAAGCCTTATTGTGCGGCTCACTCAGTCCCAACGCCGAATCCGATGGTAACCGTCGAGCTCGGATGAATCGTCTGGCGCTGTGGATGCGATCCACGGGATGTGGGGCTGAGAATCTGATTGGATTGTTGGCCGTAGAAGGAGGTCGTGCGGGCATCAATCGTGAGGAGTTGCAACGGCGCTTAGATGCAGCTTTGGACAACTCGATCGCGGTGTTGGATGAGGAAGAACGCGACAACCTGATCAACCTGCTGGCTGAAACCACCGGTTCTGATCCTGGGGTGATTCGAGCGTCTATGAACGCCGGGGCTGAGTACAGTGAATTGCCGGTGTCGGAGCGAGAAGAAACCGAGCGCTTCTCTGAGCTGTTAGGGCAATACGCGGGGGTGAACGACGCCGTTCAGATCTTAGACTTGCATGCCGAGGCGGCCATTTTGGATTCGTTGGTCAGTAAGGCCATCGCCTTAGGTTTGCCTCAAGCGTACGATTCCATTTTAGACCAGATACAAGATGACACCCTAAAAACACGGGTAGCGTTAAGATCGTTGCGTCAAGCGGCTTTGATGAGTAATCTGGAGACCGTGCAAAAGACGGTGGACCGCACTGGGCGCTCTCAAGCCTTGGCCGAGGTACCGGATTTGATCTCGTTGATTTTGCAGTTCTACAACTGGGGCGCCCGCACTACCGCGGGACAATACCCAGAAAAGCGTACCCAACTGCTGGAGACCTTGGCGGCGGTCGATCCCAATTGGGCCAAACACCAACGACGTGGTGTGTGGGTGGACAATCTAGAACCCTTTACCAACGCATCGCATCAGGCCTTGACTTTGTTAAAAGATTCCCCATACGCGGTACAGGCTATGATCGCCCAACCGTTTGTGGAGATAGACTACCGCAGTGTAGCACGCAAGTACCATCCCTGGGCTTTAGACTTTACCGCCTAGACGGCATAGGAGGAGGGCTCTTGCCCCCCTCCTGTTTTTTTTTTGTTTTAGCGAGACGCTTCCCTGGCAAAGGCGTTTAACATTTGTCCGGGGATGGTGTTCGCTGCCCACATACCGTACTTAGCCGGTGACGACCACTGGCGCCAACTGGCCATCTTCCGGGTCAGACTCAACCGTAAACGAGACCCTGCGTAAAACTGATCCGCTAACGACAAGCTGCCTAAGACGGCTAGGTAGTCGGTGTAGGCGTTGTCCTCATCAAAGATGCCTGGAGAGGCGTTCATGGGCATGTGCAAAATGCTGGACAGATCCAACACCGAGAAGGTGACGTCTATACCCAACGGCTCTTGGTTGCGAGTCCAACCCACGTTACCCACACCACGGGTGATCTGCAAGCTGTCAATCACACCCAATCGAACCTGCTGGCGGCCTTTGTCAAAGATCTCCACTAAGAACGGCGAGTCGTACGAATGCTTACCCGTAGACTTCGGTAACGCACCGGCTAGGATCATGCTCAAGGGCACGTACAGATTCATAAACCGAGACATCTTGTTGCCGTACGGGGTACGCAGGTGCATGGTGTAAGTGGACTTAGGCAGATCCGCGGTGGAGTTTTGCCACACTTGTGGGATGTCCACAAAAGCGTTGCCCATCAAAGCCCCAAGACCTGAGACCCCAAGCGACTCGCCCACGCCTCCAACAAACTCTTTTGCTGAGTTAAGTACCCCCCCAACCAAAGCCCCCACGGCGCCGTCGGAGATGTTGCCATCGGCAAAGCTGAATCGTCCTGAACGTGCACCGGACGACATGCCGTTGATCTTACTGGCAATTTGAGATTCACCAGCGGAGTTGCTAAACGATTCTCCGATGTCACCGGTGTGGTTGACTCGGAACGTGGCGAACTGACTGCCGTCTCGAATCTCCGCTTCGGCGAATTCGATGAAACTTGAAAACCAACTGGCGTTCTCCTCAGGCTTATCGAAAATCCCTTTCTCCATGCTGTCGCCTGCGGTGCTCCCTTCCTTAGGGGTACCCGGGGCTTGATCCATCCAATGCGCCAAGTAAGTCTGCGCACCAGGATCGACTCCCGGAATGGCTTCGAACTGATGGGCTGGGACTTTCATGGTCGTCACTTCATTGATGTGGTCGATCATGTTCCCTTGCAGGTCACCAACGGTCTCGGTTTTGGCGATGACATCGTTTAACTTCTCCCGCGCTCGATCTGCCAGACGCTGTGCTCGACTGGCCACAGCGTAGACATCGATGCCCCCACCTTCGTGATAAATGTCTGGCAGTAAGTTGTGGTACGCGGCTATGTCGTCTGGACCGTAAGTGGCGCCGTCGTTTTGATCCACGATGGCGCCTGAGTTGTATTCCTCCCCTTCCGCGGCGTCGTCTGGACGAGTGGCGGTGGCTTGGTTTTTATCCGAGGCAAACACCCGCGGGATGATGCCCATGTTCACCGCTATGCCGTTGGCAATCGAGTTGACGGCGCTCCAGTACAGCGGCATCGCCGGTTTGAGGTAATAGAACTTACTGGACGGTTTGCGGGCCAAGTAACGGTACACGCGACCTGCCATGATCAGGGGGAGCAAGGGTAGCGTCACCACAAACCCACTGACTCGACCTAGGTTGTAAAAGAACCCTGGACTGCGCCCGGTACGAGACAAGATAGAGGCACCTGAATCGTAGAACCCGGTAAAGAACGTCATCAACGAATTGAACTGAGGCAAACCAAACCGCATGTGGATCAGCTGGCCGTTGTCGTCGATGGCTTCGCTGTACTTACGGCCCATGCCTTTTGAGCGCCCACCGCGGACATTAACCTTCAGATCCGCAGTGCGTGTGAATTGGGGTGGGGGGTTGATTGCAAAGTTGCCCCCCAGGGTGGTGTCTGTGAACTTGGAATAAGCACCGCTGAGTCGAGACCGTTGAGCGGCCATCTGATCCGCCGCGTGGGACGGAATCATAAAACTGGATTTAACCCATTTACTGTCTTCAATTGGGCTGGTCATGGGGACTCCTACTGAGAAAAAGACTGGGGGCCCGAAGACCCCCAGAGTCGTTTCATTACGTCAAAGGCACACCCGCCGGTAGAGGTTTGTCAGACTCACCTCCGCTCCGACTCAAGGTGCCCCGACCACTGGCCGGTTGCTTGCGGGTTTCCAGGTCCCGTTGTTTCTTGTGGTCTTGGAAGTACGCGTTGATTTCCTTAAGCGAGTGATCCATGCTTTGCTGCGTCGTGTGACTGGCGGTTAGAACGGTGACCATCCGAGACATTTCCTCAGACATCCGCACGCTGGCGGTGTTGGCTTGCACCGCCGTTTGACGGGCGATCCGTTCTTGCCGGGCGCGTTGCGACACAGCGCGGTCCGATGCGCCGTCGGTGACCTCGATTTGACGGCCTTGTGACATAGCCTCGCTTTCTGCGGCCAGACGTGCTTCGGTCGATTTCTCAACCCAAGGGTCGGAGATACCGGACGCTGCTGCGATAGGTACCTTTGAAGCACTCTGAGAGGCTGCTGGTACAGGACTTGTTACTATCCTAACCGGACGCCCATTGCGATTTGTCTTAGGCGCCACAGCTCTCTGAGTGGCCTTCATCGCTGCACTCGCAGAAACCACAGCTTCAGGCGTTGGTCGATTGCCCGTGCGTCTATCGGTTTCCGCTTCCGCCAGTGCGTCGGTGCGATCGGCTTCTGAGGGTGGGGGTAGGGTCTTGAGTGCTTTCTCAAGCTCCTCGTTGACCTTCTCCACCCCTGGAAGACGCGACACGGCGACGAACGGCGATACTGAGCCATACGGCATCTGGTCGCCTTTGAACTGGGTCCGGCGCAAGTAACTGCGTTTAAGGTCCGAGTCCATGTCGTCGGTTTCCGTCAAGTCAGCCGAGCCTGTCATGTCTTTCGCTATCACAGCGTGACTTAAGTACACCGGCTTAAACCTTTCTTGAAACCACATCAACCAGCGACTGACTGCGACTTGATCGCTGATGTCCACGCCGAAGTCGTCCATAACCTCTTCCAGATCGATGCCTTTACCCAAAGTGGCTAAGCGCTTGCCGTCGAACTGAACTTCGTCTTCCATGGCGTCTTCCACCAACGCGATCTGACCGACCTGATCTTTGTCGTCCGGGTTGGCGCCGTATTGCGCTAACCGCACCCGATGCAAGGGACCGTCAGGCTGCCGTGAAAAGTGACGGTACGCAAGGTAACCGCCCACTCCTACAGCTGCGACTGCGCCTGCGGCTAAAACCACCGGTGCGCTGAGCACACTGGCGGCCGCTGACCCCAGACCTAACAGCGCCTTACCAGCACCGATCGCTAACGCCTTACCGCCCATCAAAGCTGCGGGTATCGCAAACTTAGCCGCCGTGCCGATACCTCGACCCACTGAACCACCGACTTTCTTAAGACCGCCCCACAAACGCCCCAATTTACTGGTAGGACGCGCAGGAGGAGTAGCCGGCGGACGTGCGCCGGGCAGTAAGCCGCCAGCCACATCCAGACCTGCACCCACAGCCGCGGCACCGGCGCCGCCCAAACCGAGCATGCCTTTTAGCTTATCCAACATACCGCCACCGGCAGAGTCTCGGTCTCGGGCTTTGGCCTTCTCTCGAGCCGACCTGGGTGCAGACGACGCTTCTTGATCGTCGCCGTACAGCTGCGACCGCCAGCCGCCTTTGCGCAGCGGCTTTTCCATCCGGTCATCCAGTATGTCACGGATCTCTTTCAACAGCGACACTTGCTGTTTACTGGACGATCCCAACAAACTAAACCCTCCGCCTTCCTCAGCCTCGCCACCGCCACCGCCACGGGTTAAGTTAAAGGCACCCTTGGCCAAACCGCCCATGGCTTTGTAAGCCCCAGACAGATAACCGGTCACGCCCTTAACCACGCCCTTGACAGCACTCTTAGCCCCACTGAGAAGTCCTCGGATGGCTTTGCCGCGCCAATCGGTCAGTCCTTGTTGAATGTCGGCGTGCGATAACACCACGTTGCCCTGTCGGTCTTTGACCTCACCGTCTATGTCTCGGAGGCTGTTGATCACTTTACCACTGGCGGCGGATACGTAACCGCCGTTTTTCATGATCACCGCTAAGAGCCGAGGTTTGTTTTCCCCTTTGACGTATATGTCTCTGGGACGAGTGAGCCAACTTTTGCCGGTACTGAGTACAGAGCCCGCCACTGAAAACATTGCCCGATAAGGCGACGTCATGGCGCTGGTCAAGCCGCCCGTAAGCGACTTGATGCGATCCATCACGGACGCGCCTTCACGATTGACCAGAAGACCTTCGTCTAAATCGTACTGACTGATCACCACGTCGCCTTTGTCGTCGATGACTGGACCTGTGATCTCATCAATGCGTTGGACTATGTCTCCGGTTTGCTGATCGAAGTAACGACCCAACCGCAGATCGCGAGCCAGCATGACGGGTCGGTTTTGTCCTTGAAGGTAAATGTCCATGACCCCGTCGCTTTCTGAGCGACCGCCTGAGAACATCTTCCCCGCAAGGTTGCCCAACATGCCGGTACCGCCTTTGGCCAGATTACCGACCGACGACCAGACCCCACCGTAAAAGCTCATGATACCACCGACGCCCGATGCGGCGCCTCGCCCTAACCGTTTAAGCATGCCCGGTTCGGTAGACGCTCCGGCCATCTCGGCCAACGTCAGGTTCTCAATGGAGGTTTGCAGTTGTTCCGTCTTACGGTCTAGGTGCGACATCAGTTGATCCAACAATCCCTGAGCGCGTGCCCAGTAACCGTCGCCGCTGTCACCGCCTGTGCCGTCGTTATCAGAACCACCACCATCACCGCCGCCGGATGAGATCATGCGCCGCTGCACCTGCTCCACCACCCGATTTAAGACGTCTCGACCCAACTGCGCTGAGGCTTTTGATTTCTGAGCGACTTTCTCACTCAGTTCGCCGCCTGCGATGTTGAGTCTGGTCATGACCGTGTCTGTGGTGTCGGCACCCAACACGCTTAACTGCTGCGTCTTGTCCGACAACCCAGACCGCAGTTGCCGTCCTTTGTCTTTCCCACGGTTCAGCAGATCGCTCAGTTGTTGACGCGAATCCTCGTCGGGTAGGTGCCCTTGCAGGTACTTCTTAATGTCCCCCATCTTTGAGTCGTAACGCTGATCGTTCATAGACACAGACGCACTGCCGGCCACTCGACCCATCCCTGTGTCCATCGACTGTCCATACACCGTGCTGTCTTCCCCGACTGCCGAGGCTCGAGCTTGTGCCCCGCCAAACATGCTTTTCATTTTTACAGGAAGCATGTTCAGTTCTCGGCGACCGCGCGCAGCGTCTAATTGCGACACTGACCCTCGGGTTGACCCTAAGACATCACCCCACCGATCTTGTTGTCGCTCAGTCAGACCGGTACGAGCGTTTTTAGGTTGATCTCGACGTGAAGGACCTTGGGGTCCAGAGGGACCGCCACTAGGACCACCGCCAGGACCGCCACCTAGACTGTCTTTCAAGAGGGTGTATATGTCTTTCAACCAGCGTGCGTTCAGATCCAGATGTTTCAGCGGGTTGATCTTCCCGATGGCGTCTAGGACGTGTTCGAATTGTCTCCGGAGGTCGTCGCTTCTTTGAACCTCCACAAGTCGTTCCAGAACCCCCACAACTCGATCAAGACCCCGAGGGTCAACGCCAGAGCCGCCACCAAGACCGTGACGGCCAAACGACCCACCCGTCTCGTCCTCAGCTGCACCATCGCGACGACGTACGTCAGATACCTCATCCGTCGGTTCTCCTCGATTGGACGTTTCGCCCAGGTTGATGTAATCCAAGATACTGGCCGTGTCGGCTCGCGTCTCTCCTGGGGCTTGATCCTGGGTCACCAGTCCCGCTTCTCTGAGCGTTCTGGCGCCGTATAAAGGCATCAGTCGAGCAATGGTCTCCTGGTAGTTGGGTATGTCTTCTTTAGCCCGGTTAAAGACCCGCGCGGAGTCGGATCTTAACGCCACCGCGTGTCGGTCGTATTTGCGGAAGCCCCCGTCGTCTCGAAGAAACCCTTCTTTGATCAGGTGGCGTATTTCTCCGACCAAGTCCTCATCGGCGACTTCGTACAAACCACCCGGCTCAAAGTAACGGACAGGGTCGAACCTGCGTCCTTGAGACGCATCGCTCAACATCTGCCGAGTAAAGGCCATCCGAGCGTCGTCCGACAAACGGCGGTCTGGGTCTATGCGATCGACAATGGTAGTCAGATCGTCACGGATCGATTCCATCCGACCTTCGGGTAATGCCCGCTTAACCAACCGACGTTGCGTGGCGCCTTGGGTGCTGATCTCACCGGTTTCAAAATCGAACCCACGTCTGGGAGTGCTGGCGTCTGAAGTGCGCATCATCTCCGTTTCGTGCAAGATCTCACCCAAGAGTCCGGGGATGATCTCAGTGATCGACTTGTCCGCTAAGCTGGTGTAAGGCGATGCTTCGCTGGCCAACTCAGTGGCGTCTCGACCAAACGATGCTTCTGGTGATTTGCTGCCCATGAACCCAAGCATCATCTCAGCCAAACTGCCTTTAGTCGCATCCACAGCTCCGCCAAAGCCGGTGCGTTCCATGCTGTCGCGTTGACCCATCAGGTAATCGCGAACCATCTCAGACTTGTTGTCGCTGTAATACTCCAGGTTGTTGCCAATCCGAGAGACGGTGTCGTTGCGACCCAAGGTCATGCCAAGCTTCTTAGCCAAGGCCGCCATGCCACTGGAGCCCGCCACATCGCCACCAATCTGACCGCCGAGTTCGGCTTGGTCGATGGGAACGTCGTCTACCATGTCCATGGTGTTGGACGCGGAGCGAATGCCCTCAGCAAAGTTCCCAGTGACGTTACCCACCGCCTTCGTCAGTTTCTCTTTTAAGCCCGCGGTTTTGTTTTGAACCATACCGCCGACTTTACCCAACATCCGTTCACGCAACATCGCCCGTGCGGCTTCGTTGGTCTGGGTCTTGACAAACTCCGGCATAGCGGTGTTCTTGACCACCGCGTTCAGATGTTCATTGGTCTGCTTAACAAACGCCTGACTTAAGGCATAATGGTCCCGAGCAACAAAGAACTGTCTGTATTGAAGTTCCAAAGACTTGCGTTGATAAGATGCGGTTACGCGGTCTTGATAATCCACCAGCCGCTCAACACCCGAACGCATCATGTTCAACAGATTGGATTCGGTCTTCCAACGGGCTTCACTGATCAGGTCTTCTTTGAACCGCTCGCCGTTGTCGCGCTGGTCGCGCTGCATGGCCAGGTCTAACTGAGCGCCCAACAGATTGCGAGTGCGGACCTCACTGCGTAACCGCTTGGATTGATCGTCTTTCTGTTTCTGTGATTGATCGGCCAAGAAGTCCCCGAAGACTTCGGACACCGCTGAGGTCATCTCTACCTTATTCAGATCGATCTGCGCCAGACGTTCGTCGACCACATCCTCAGGTGCAACCAACTCCTCCAATCGAGCCTGAAGGCCCGGTGGAAAGATGTCTTTGGTTTTTCCAGCGACGTAACGACCGATTTTCTTCAGGTCACGTCGTACGGGGACAAGGTTTTCTCTCGCCGTATCGTATAGATCCTGGCCAAGATCGACCGCACTTTCAGCGTCTCCGACCGCTTTGCCATAACCCGCCGGTAAGGCGTTGCGGATCATCTCTCGCTGATTGCTGCGGTTGAGCGCAGCGGTTTTCAAGCCGTTGTAAAAGCCACCGGTAACTTTATCGATGGGGGTGCGTTTGTCGTTACCCCCATCCAGCATTGAATCGTCAAAATCTGGAATGTCGAGATCGTCATCCAGGTCTGGCTTATCGAGATCTGGGTCTTTACTGGCCATGAGCTCGCTCCTTTTAACTTGTGTCATAGGATTCGAAATGGTGACCATCGATGGCAACTGAACGAGCACCGTTTAATGTTAAGCTTCTAAAGCTGACGCCGGCGCAATTGCGCCTTATAAACCCAATCGCAAGTCTGGATCGCTTTGACGGTGCAGGCTCCGCCAACTTCCATGCGCATGGGTTGTTCTCCACCGAGATCTTCGGTCGTGTGGGCGATGAGGCCCGTGATCAGAACTTCGGGTACATTCCTTTAAAGACGGCCATACTCCACCCGGTCATCTACCAGCGCTTGGAACGCTTGAAACGTTTGTACATCGGTATCCTCTCAGGGAAAGAGTTTGCCGTTTGGGATACCGCCGAGAAAGACTTTGTGGCGTCTGATGAGTTGGATGGCCAGACCGGTTTTCAATTCTTCATGGAACACTGGGAAGAGTTGACCTTCCGTGACGGTGCCTCGGAAATCCGCAAGATGCGGATATCGTTGATTGATAAGTTCCGAGACGAGGCGGTGTTGAACAACGTGTTGGTTATGCCCGCAGGCTTAAGAGACGCTGAGGTGGACAGTCTAGGTCGCACTCGAGAAGATGAGATCAACGACCACTACCGCAGCCTCATTCGAATCTCCAACACCATTGCCAAGTCCACTAAAGGCGATTCCGAGGTCTTGAACGCCCCTCGCTGGTCAATGCAACAAGCGTTCAACGAAGTGTACGTGACCATCGAAAACATGCTTTCAGGTAAGAAGGGTTTCTTACAGGATAAGTGGGGCTCGCGGAACATCATGGACGGCACGCGAAACGTGATCTCCTCTATGGACATCTCCGCACCCGACTTGGACAGCAAGGACTACCCAGGGCCGGACGATACCGTCTTAGGGCTGTGGCAGGTCTCACGAGGGGCTTTACCGGTCACCCTTGCGCGTCTACGTCAGAACTTGTTGGACGACGTCTTTGGCGATGTGGAAGGCAACGTTCGTCTGGTAGACACCAAAACCCGAGAGGCTGAGTTTGTACAAGTCTCCGCTCAAACGTACGATCGCTGGACCACCACTGAGGGGTTGGAGAAAGTGGTTGGTATGCAGAAGATGATTGAGATGCGGGCCAAGCCGGTGATGATTGAAGGGCGCTACTTGATGTTGGTGTACAAGCCCAAATCCGATCTGGTGTTTAAGCTGTTCAACGACATCCGCGAATTGCCTGAAGGCCTCAGTAAGAAAGACGTCTACCCACTGACCTACGAGGAACTGATCTACCTATCCAACTACCGAGAATGGAACAGCCTTAGGGTCATCTCCACTCGGTATCCGGTAGCGGAGGAAGGCAGTACTTATCCGTCGCGGGTCTTTCTAAGAACCACAGTAACGTCAGAGGCGCGGGTTGAGTTGGGGATGGATTGGCAACCGTTGCCTGCTGAGGACAACACCGCTAAGGTGTATCCGGTGTTTGATCCTGAGTCGTACATCGACTCCGCCATGGTGCACCCATACCGCGTTAAGGGCCTCAATGCTGATTACGATGGTGACATGATTTCTAACAACATCCTGTATACCAAAGAATCGATCGAGGAGATTGACCGTTACCTCAACTCGAAGTCGGCACACATAGATCCTGCCGGTGGCCTTAGAGCCAGCGCTTCGATCGATACGACTAATCTGGTCATGTACAACATCACCGGCTAAAGGTCGGTCGACCCACATTCGCTCGGAGTGCGTTATGCAACCGTATGCTACGTTTTACCGCAATCACGGCATTCGCCTGAAGGCGCAGTTAACCAACCCGCCTCTGGGGGCGGTCAGCGACTTGATGTTGCCTAAAGACAGCATTGTTCATCATCTAAGTATGGACGATGTGGCCTTAGGGCCAGAGCCGGAAGACGCGCTGTTCAAACACCACGATGGCCGTGTGTTGGTTGAGCACGTGGCGGAACTGAGTGGTCCTGTAGGTGGCCCTAGACCCAACCGCAGCACCCCACAAACCCAACTGTCACGCAATTACCACCGGCGCTTTCGCACCATGCGTCCGTTGCACGACTTTGATAAGTCTCTGCGCGATCCTCGCACGTTGATTGTTGAGAACTATGCCCACTTAAATCAGCTGTGGCAGTACATGCGTTCGGTCTACGCAGGTTACTACAAGTGGCACAACATCTTAAAGACCCTGGTAGAAACCGTCAGTCTGCGGTGTGAGAACAACGACCGCCAACACTTCATCGCTATGAAGGCCCCTAATCGCCTGCCCACTCGTGCCATGCTAATGAAAGCCGAGCAAGGGCATAAAGCCATGCCTAAGGATTTGGTGGAGATCTTTGCCCGGCCGGAACAGATGTTCCTATTGGAGCTGTGGACTTGGTTGGGGGAATCCTCAGACCAGTCGGTGTTCAGTGCGTTAAAACCCGAACATTACCACAAGATCAATCTGGTCTATGTCGAGAGTGGGTCTTGGTTTGTGGTCAACCTGGGGAAGTTGCTGGAAGTCTTTGGGGAAGAAGCCGATGACAGTGACGGCAGCACTCAGATGCAACGCTATTTCATGCGTCTGATGATCTCGGTGTTTGAATTGCGCACGGCGGTGATTAACGAAACCGACGACACTCAAGGTGAGGTCTCAACCGTAGTAACCAAAGACCCTGAGAACCGTGTGGACGAGCAAGCCATCGACGAGGACTTGGAACAACTGGAAAAGTTGTCTGAGACCATCGCTGAGAAAGAAAGCACTCAGCCGCGTCAAGAAGCCCCAGAAGATTCTTCCGATGCTCTGTTACAACGTGTGGAGGAGATGGGCGAGAATGGCAAACTCTCACCCTCACAACAGAAACGCTTTATCAAACTGGTGGAACGGCATCGTCAGATCCCAAGCCCTTATGGTGAAGGTACCTTAGATGAGTACCGTAAGATCAGCCCTAAGGATTTGGAACTGAACCCTGAGTTGATCAAACTGCCAAAGATGGCGGGGGTGACGGATGAGTCCATGTTGGAATCCACACTCATGGCCTTTGACAGTCAGTACCTGAGCACGGTCTTTAACAAAGACGTTATTAATGCCGCCATGGCGGTGCAGAACGCTGGGGTGATTGTTACTGACTACGAGGTTGAGGAAATTGAGGACGCCGCGAATCACTTTCAACAAGTGACCATGCGCCTGACGCCGATCGACGGAGAGCCGTCTACTGTTAGGTTCCGCTTACCGGTGGTGGATAAGGATGGGGTGTTTGTCGCCAACAACGTCAAGTACCGACTGCGCAAACAACGTGCCGATAAACCGATCCGTAAGACCACGCCGAGCAAAGTGGCCCTGACCTCGTACTACGCCAAAGCGTTTGTCGAACGGTCTCAGAAAAGCGTGGTCAACTACCCTAAGTGGTTGTCCAAGCAGATCGAGTTGAAAGGCATGGACAGTGAGGATGAGTCGGTCACCGACCTGAAACACATCAAGACCTTTGTGTCAGATCAAACTCTGCCACGGATTTACACCATCTTGTCACACCACTTTCGTGAGTTTACCGTCGACGGTAAGTACCAAATCTACGTGGACTACACTCGTCGCCTAACGCGTTTTACCGACGCGGTTGTCTTGGCGGTGGAAACGGATGGGTTTGTGTTTGTGGGGATGAGTGGGAATGATCCGTTGGTGGTGGATCAGAACAACACCTTCTATTTGGTGAAGAACGGGAAGCGAGAGATCCTGGGGCGCATTGAAGACCTGTTGGGGTTGGATGCCAGTAAAGCACCGGTGGAGATTGCTGAGTTGCAATTGTTCAGTAGAACCATCCCGGTGGGCATTGTGTTAGGTCATCGGATGGGCTTGAGTGAGCTGATGTCGTTGTTGGAGGTGGTGCCGCGGCGAGTCCCGGTTGGGGAGCGTTTAACGCTCACCGATGATGAGTACGCTCTGAGGTTTGCCGATGAGTCGTTGGTCTTTAATAAAGACAACCAGAAAGCGCAGTTGGTCTTAGCGGGGTTTAACCGCTATCATCGCAGCATCCGTCAGTACAATGTGGATACGTTCGATGATTCTGAAGTCTACGTCAATGTGATGGAGGATAGTGGCATTCGGGTAGGGTCGGTGCGCGAACTGGAACTGACCATGGACATGTTCGTTGATCCGATCACTCGCGATTTGCTGGTAGAGATGAATGAGCCTACCACCTTAGCGGGGTTGTTGATACGGTCGTGTGAGTTGCTGATGTTGGACTGGCATCCGGATGAGACCGACATGTCAGCGATGCGCATTCGGGGTTATGAGCGTATGGCGGGGGCGGTTTACAGCGAGTTGTTGAAAGGCGTTCGGCGTTACCGCTCACGAGGCGTTGGCAGTGCCGCTAAAGTGGACATCAACCCAGAAGCGGTGTGGATGAACATCAACAAAGACGCGAGCATCTCTCAGATTGAGGAATCCAACCCTATCCAGAACTTGAAGGAGAAAGAGTTGGTGACCTACATGGGCACCGGTGGGCGAGGAACTCGCAGCATGGTCAAGCACACTCGAGCGTTTCACAAGAACGACTTGGGGGTGATCTCTGAGGCCACGGTGGATTCATCCGCAGTCGGGGTGAACGCCTACCTCTCAGCCAACCCACAACTGAAAAGCCTGCGGGGTATTACCGGGCAGTACGTCTCTGGAGAAACCCCAAACTCAGCCATGATCAGCACCTCAGCGTTGTTGGCTCCGGCCGCCGACGTGGATGATCCAAAGCGTGTTAACCTTAGCACCCTTGCGTTGTAAGACGCATTGAATAACTTCCCTAAAACGGGAAACTCTTACTTTTGAACGAGTATGAAGTAGTTTGACATATGGTATGTGATATCAATAGAGTACGTACCCATGTCAGAACCAAAGAGAATACCAGGCTATAGTCGCTATGGAATAACTGAAAGCGGCAAACTGTTTAATCTAACGACCGGAAAAGAACTTAAGACCAGTGCAGATCCACGAGGTTATCACCGGACCGCATTGGTGAACGATGACGGAGTGCAAAAGGGCGTTAAACGCCATCGCTTGGTTGCACTTGCTCATCTTAAGTACCCGGAAGGAAATATTGAGGAGTTTGTCGTTAATCACAAAGACTCCACCCCAGGGAACGATTGGAAAGATAACTTGGAGTGGTGTACCCAACAGTGGAACGTGGATCATTGGAAAAGGAATGGCGTTAAGAAGAAAACCATTCCATTGGAAGTCCTAAACAATCAAGACGGTACGCTTGTGAGATACTCGTCCATCGGCGAGTGTGCGAGTGCCTTAAATATCGAACGATACTCGATATGTCTCAGATTGAACCGGGGTCCGGAATACGTTTGGCCGGAAGGTGAGCGTTATCGATACGGACACAGTAATGATCCTTGGCCAGAAATCGAACCGATGAAATACGGTAGATCTAGGGACGTGATCATTAGGGACTTAAGATGCAATAAATCCATTGTGTTTGGGAAGCTCAGCGACGTTCTACCGTACGTTGGGTTTAAACTTGCTGCGGTGTGGGGATGGGCAAACGATTCATCTCAGCCCGTCGTCTCTGGTCTGTTTCAAATACAGTTTATGGACGACTTTGCACCTTGGCGAGAAGTGAGTGATGTGTACGAAGAGTTACAACGTGGAATGAACTGTAAGGTTGTTTTCGTGTTTGACTCAAACTGGTGCGACCCAGTCTGGTATCAATCGGCGTCTCTATGCGCCGAACTCAACGGTTTGAAGCCTACGGGTTTGAACTACCGATTGAAAATAAAAGGACAACGTGTCTTCAGTGATGGTAAACGATACTGTTACTACGACGATCTGTCCGACGTTCAAAAGAAGACAATCCGTTACGAAGTCCCTCCTGAGGGATGCGTTCAACGGCCATCGAAAGCTGCGGCCCGATTCTGGGTTCAGTGACATCCGTATAAAACCGGGTGGTTGTCAACACTGGCAATTAAAGCAAGTAGAGTACAGCCCAAGCGATTGGGGTTCAGGTCTGGGGTAATCACCCACTAATGCCTGATTAAATGGAAACGGGAAGCTTCCTGATACACTCAGGAAGATGAGATGGTCTGACCCTTACGGTAACGTAGGGCGGGTGCCTAAGCGCACCGGCTTCGAGTAGCGATCGAAGTGGACATAGTGTAATTTTATCTCAATTCAGAACACCCATATGGTTTCCGCCGAAGGCTATCGCCCGAACCCGGTACGTACGGGGTATGAACGGATGATGCCGCATCGGGTAGACGATCTGTTTGCCTACACTGCAAAGCAAGATGGGGAAGTCGTTAAGAAAGACAAGTACCACGTGACTGTGCGGTACGCGGACGATTCGGAGGTCAAGATTGAGTTGGGTCGGCGGTTTGGAACGGTGCCTGGAACTATTGTGCCCCACGAGGTGGTGTGCAATCTGTCCGTGGGTGACACACTCAAAGACGGGGACGTGGTGTGTTACAACCGCGACTTCTTTGAACCCGATCCGTTAAACGCCAATCAGGTGTTGATGCGCACTGGGATCATGGCTAAGACCGCCATCGTTGAGCGCTCGCACACTTGGGAAGACGCGTCGGTCATCTCAGAGAAAGTGGCCAAGGCGTTGGGGACTAAGATCACCAAGATCCGAACCATTCTGGTGCGTTTCGATCAGACGATTCGCAACCTAGTGGCGGTGGGTACCGAGGTGGATTTGGAAACTATCCTATGTACGATTGAGGACTCAGTCACAGCGGACAACGATCTATTCGACGAAGAAAGTCTGGACAGTTTGCGCTTGATGTCTTCCAACACCCCCAAAGCCAAAGTGCACGGGGTGGTCGAACGCATCGACGTGTTCTATCACGGCGATCTGGAAGATATGTCGGAATCTCTGTTGGGCATTGCCGAAGTGGGCGATAAAGAACGCAAACAGAAACTCAAAGCGTTGGGTAAGAAAGTCACGTCTGGACACGTCGACGGGAACGTGAGGATCGATAAAGACCCTCTGGACCTGGACAGCATGGCCATTCGAGTGTACATCACTGAACGTATGGGTGCCGGCATAGGCGATAAAGGCGTGTTCGGCAATCAAATGAAAACGGTCTTCAGCAACGTGATGACTGGGATGAATGAATCCGAAAGTGGGGTAGAGCTGGATGCGATGTTCAGTTACCTAAGCATATCCAACCGTATAGTCTTGAGTCCTGAGGTGGTGGGTACTACCGCTACCTTACTTCGAATCATGTCCAAGAAAGTGGCTGAACGCTATTTCTCCAAGAAGGGGCAATAAACCATGAGTAGCAGTGAAGAAATGAAAGCGCGCGAATACGAGACCTCAGCGGTCTTGGCCAATGCGATACAAGCCGGGGCAAACGTGATCCGACGTGTGGCAGGCAACGACATTGCCGATGGATTTGACGGTGAGCAAATCACCTCCGACGAATTGAATTCCACGTTGGCCGCTAAAATCAACAGTTACTTGATGAACCCGACAGGAGGTCAGCGATGATTACGGAAAAAGTCCTGGCGGCGGTTCATCCCCTCCAAGCGCAGTTGTCTGAAAAAGGGCACTACCTGAGTGTGGCAAGCGGCAGTCCGTTGGCGGAGTTGTTGGACGCGAACTTGTCTCCAATGGCGTCGGCCATGGCCACCACCCCTGAGTCGCCGATTCCAAGTGCCTTACTGGTGGAAGATTCCAAACGGATGGGTCCGGATGGGGAACGTCAACACGATCATTCCATGAAGGAACTGGTGGATTTGGCGTCTTCCGCCGTCACTGGTAGTTTCCACATTACCCGCAACGACGTGATACCTGCTACTAAAGCGGTGCACGAGGTGTACGCGGCGCGTTTGCAAGAGATGGAGATTGATGCTAAGCAACCGGTCACCATCCTGCCAAACATCTACCACGCCATTTGGGGTAGCGCGGAACTGAACGGATTGGTAGAACGGTTTGAAGACGTACCTCTGAACGAAGCCAAGTCCACGTACAGTCTGCCAAAGGTAGACGGTGCAACGCTCATGGCAATGTTGAAAACCGGCATTGCTCAGTTTGATGCCTTGACTGACGATTGGATGGCCAATCAGCCGGTGGATAAACCGATGGAGACCTATAACCGGTTCTTCGTGGGGGGTGAGATGGCCATAGGTCGTCCAACCAACGCCGTTCACCTGACCAACACCGGGATGCTGGATCGCAACGATCTGTTGCTCGTCTTTCTGGTGGCCAGTAACTTTGAAGAACACATGCCCGATGGCATGACCGTGGCTTTGGATCAACTGCGACTGATGCTGTCACGCATTCGTGAGCAGGCCGGTCGGGCCGTTGCCGGGGAACTGACCCGTCGTGATCGGGATCGTCGTAACAAAGTCTTGGTGTACGAAGTCAATAAGCACGACTGGCACTTCAGCACCGATGGTCGGACCGTGGTCAAAGTCAACAACGACGTCTATAAAGCCTATTTAGAAGAGAACGGTACGCCGGAAGCTATCTATGGGGCCGTCACCTCAGGTGCCAGCACAGCCTATCAGGCGCTGTTGGACGAGGGCGATAAGAACGCCGCTCGTTGGGCGCGGCACGTGGGTCTGCACACGCAAAAGGTCTCAGCTCAAATCTTCACCAGTCAACGGGAAGCGGCGCGCTTGGCAATGGTTCGTTACATCAACGAGCAAGACGAAGAGGAATTGATTCGTCCTCGGGCAGAATTGCACAAGAACACCGTGGACGCTCTAGGGAAGATGCAACCCAAAGACTTCTCCGACGACATGGCTGCCTTGCGACGGGTGGTGTGTGAGGTGCTCTTCTGTCACACCAACGCTAAGATGGTGCTGGATGCCATGGACACCGCGGAGATGGAAAACCCTGAGATGAACGCACGCGAGTGTGCGTTGTTGGCGTGCATTGATCTGGTGGCTCGCTGGATGGCCGCGCAAATCAACGTCAGTTACTCCAAGTGAGGTGAAGCATGAACCTGTCTGAGTTTCAACGGGACCCAGCACGGGTTCAAGCTCAATTGCAAGAGATGGATGATGGGTCGGTGGTGTGCAAGAAAGAAGTTAAGTTGTACATACCGACTCGGTTTCGCGATAAGAATCTGTGTACCATGGGTAACGAAATCTACGTCCTCGGGATCTTCATGCTCGCGGTAGAAGATCGTTACTACGCGGTGAACAACATCGCCGCGATGATGCGGATTGAGCCGTCGTCAGTGAACACAGTGGTGCTCGATGACAAAGACTATTTTGAGTTTCTGTTTGAACCGGGCGATCGGGTGTTTGCGGCGACGGATCTGGTGAAAGACGACAAGTTGATCTATTACATCTTTGATGAGATTGTGGCCAAAGGTAATGTGCCGGTCTATCTTGATTATTTGGATCTGGGGCGTTTGTTTGATTCAGCACCGCACTACGCGGGGGTCACACTGGCCAGTACGCCCACCGTTCTACACATGTTGTTGTCGGTAATCGCTCGCAACCCGGACGACTTGAACCAGTTCTTCCGGCAGGTCACTACAGGAAAAGATCTGGAGCGGGTAAAGTTCATTCAGTTACGCAGCAGTACGCACGGGGCGAACAACACCACCGCTCGCTTACTGGGCTCTCACTTCTCGGACAACCTGACCAGCGCGTTGGTAAACCCGAGCGATCGTGAGGAAAACATCGAACGCATTCTGAGAATGTAAGGAACAACTACTATGACCGAACGCGTCATGTTCAATAACACGATCCTTAAGGGGATCAACAAAGGAGGTGTCCTCAACGCAGACGAGGACGGCTACTACGATATGGTGCTGGGTGCCTTAGGGGTAATGAACAGCGCAGGCGAGTTATACGTCAACAGCGCTAACGCCCGTCGTACCTTTGAGCAAAACTCCACGCTGATGCGTCGAGTGTCTCAGGGGTTGTTACGAGGCGAGTGGGGACATCCTGACCCAGCGGACAGTCCCAACTTCTTGGCGTTCGAATCTCGGGTGCGGAAGATCAAAGAAGACCGCATCTCCCACCACATCTCCAAAGTGTGGCTGGAAGAGATTGACTATAAGGGAAAGAAGACCTTGGCCATCTTAGGCAAGGTCAAACCCTGCGGTCCTTACGGCAAAGCGTTGGAAGAATCCATCAACAACCCGCAAGAGAACGTGACCTTCTCAGGTCGTTATTACTCCAACGTGGGTACGGTTGGTGCCATTCGACAACGAGAGATACACACAGTTGCGACTTGGGACTTTGTGTCTGAGCCGGGGATTGAGTGCGCCAGCAAGTACGCGTCACCCTCGCTGGAAGATCGGGGTGGAATGATGATTGATGTCGCTCGTATGCAACAAGCGGTGGCGTTAGAAGCGCGTAACGTGGAAGCGTCTATGTCCATGGAATCTTCGGGTGGGTATCTGGCCAAAGACTTGATGGCGGATCTGGGGTTCAAACCTCAAACTCGAACCAAGCATGGGTATTTGGAGTGGTGAGGGTTGATCTTACCAACCCAAGTTCTCTTTAAGGTGAGTCTCTGGGTAAACGGCATAAGGGAAGGCGTTTGCCTTCCCTTATGCCGTCTGGGCGGTGTGATAGAGCACTTATGTGTGTCTCTCAAAGTGCACTGAAATGGACCTATACAATGACTTACATCGGAGGTACCTGTGACCCAATTCAAAGACTACTCTTACTTAACCCTTGATCGTAATCGCCCTGTGGTCTTCTTAGACTTGTGTGGGGTGTTAAACAACTATCTCAGTAACCACAGCCCTTGGGCTGAAACCGCAGTCCAGACCCGATGGTTAGGACACGATCACGTGGATGCGTATAAGGCCGATCTACTGTTTGCGCTGTTTCGACATTACCGGGTTCAGGTGGTGATGGTGTCTTCCTGGGTGGGAAGCCATTTAGATCAGCGCCATTCGGATATTCAACGACTGATCGATTTCTTCGACTACCCAGACGTGGTTGGAAGCGTCAACACCGGCGGTGGTGTCGGCCGTGGTGAGTCGGTGGTGGCTTGTGTGCATCAACATCAACTGACGCGCTGGGCGGTGGTGGACGATGCTAATCGATTGTACAACTTGTCGGCATTGGGGGTAGGTCGCCTCTTTTCACCGCACGGGCGGTATGGCATCACCGATTGGTTACTGGAATCGCTAGAATGGCAGGCACTCTCAGAGACGCCTGAAGAGATGTTTATTCACCCCTAGGCCAACATTGGTCTCAGGTGACATGTGGCCACCACAGCCAATCTGAGGACCGTACACACCTACTCTAGATTATTTCAACGATATATCATCGAGGTGCCTATACATACGTGGGTCTCGCCGTGCGTAATTCGTAACAGGTCGGCCTGCTTTGTATGTCAAGCACAACACGCGTGTTTAGAAATGTACCAACCAAACCAACTAAGGGATATTCCTAATGTCTGACATTAAACCTCACGTCATCGCACTTGCCGCTAAACTGAAACCGGGTTTGAAACTCGGGGAAGGCGGTGTGATCATTGCTGATAAGGATCTGTACGAACAGAGCCTGCCAGACGAACTTACCATGGACAGCGTAAACGCGGTGTACGCCCACACCGAGAACCTGGTGGCTGGACTTACCCTGGCTACTGGCGAGATAGCCGAAGAAGCCATGAAGAAAGATAAAAAGCTGGACAGCGTGTCGTCGGAGCTGAAGATCGGTAAGCATGCCGAAATCAACGTTGGTTACCTAAGGTCGCAGCAGCAAAAGATCCGCGATCTGCAAAACCCGAAGAACCCACCCCGCGACGTAGTTAAATACGGTGTAACCACCGCGCGCGTTAAGACCCTGGGTCAGAAGAACAAAGGCGAACTCAAGAAAGTCCGCAGTGAACTCAGCGCCAAAGCCGAAGGGTTGTTTAAGTAGTAAACCTGAGCATCGAACTGGCCTGGGGGTAACAGCCCCCAGGCTTTATGCCGTGGTCTCTTATACCCGGTGCCATCGGTTGTTTTTTGTGTGTCTGAGTGTGTTTCACTCGGAATTGTATGACACAGACCAACTCGGCCGTCGCCGGGTACTTGACCACACGACGAGGAGCTACTTTCGTCTGGAGGATTGTCATGATTAATCCACGCATTCGGTTGCTGCTTGACCCTCAATTTATTCGGTTCTCAGCCGACAGTTATCAATGGGCGCTGACCGCCGATCAAGAATACCACACCCTATCTCCATCGAGTCGTGCTGACATAGATTGTTATCGTCGAGGTGTGGTGTACACAGACACAGCCGTTGAGCTGATCAACGTTGAATTTAAAGACGTGCTTAAGGCCGATCGGTTAGGTAGAATCGTCGAAGCCGACGCTAAGCGGTCATGGTTGATCGTCAATCGCGCAACGCCAATCGATCCCCTAGGATTGGCATACACCTGGTTCATCACGCGGATCTCGTTGTACGTTCCAGACCGACACGGTCGGGTTCACCGTCCGATACCTGAATCCTTAGACCGCGGGGGAGTGATCGATCATCTGTTCCGTCAGTTTTTAAGTTGGGCGGATAAGAACAATCACTTAACTGCTTTGAGTCCCACGCCCGAACAACCGGCGTTTATCGATGAGATCGAAGGATTGTTTACCACTACCGTTGATGTCTTGACTGCCAGTAACCCATACGTTCAACAGATCTTTAAAGACAACGCCCTGGCCGAGACCTTGATTGCATCCACCCAGATCAAAGATAGTCACACCAGCACAGAGCCGATTGCCCAAATGGGGACCGGTAACTAACGGAGGTACCACCGCCGAGTGAACATTCTAGATGCATTGGGTAATGTGTTAGAACGCCGCGTGTCGGTCATAAAGATCGATGTGGTTTTAGGCATTCGTTTTATTGATGAGGTTCACGACTACACCAGAGTCGACCTCATTGCGCATTACCTAAGTAAACATAACGTCACCCTGTACTGTCACGACTTTGAACGGGCAGAACACATTAGACGGTTGCATCAGATGCACATTTTTGATCACGTTAAATCCATGTCCACCTCCACCACCTATTTTGCCGATACTCTGTCGGTGATGTACGAATGGATCGGACGACACAAATACGTCTATTGTACCGATCAACGCAAGGACGCTTACCGGTTGTTCGTCTTGTTGTGTGAAAGCTATCGATGTACCAGCGTGTTAAACTTGAAAGAGGATTTGCGTGAATTTATGTTTAACTATATCTACTCGCGGGATTTTATAGACCACAACTTATCTATTTAAGCGAGTGCTGGTATGTCTCAATGCACCATTTACACCGTTCAGATCAACCACCTACGTGAAGCTATACTGAAAGACATCCCGGCGATTGACATCACCGTGAAATCTGGGGAGTTGGCCTTTGCCCCCACTTGGGATATGGTCTGGGGGTCTAAGATGGGAACCTTATCCAACGCCCGGTACGAGGCGGAGTATACCGAGATGATGCTTGCCAGTCAGAAAAAGCACCCTGAAGTATGGCAGAAGGCCTTAGCCTTAACCGAAGTGGCCTTAGCGTGTTATTGTCCTCCGGGCAAGTTTTGTCATCGTCATTTATTAAAACGTATGCTCATCAATCTCCACTTACGCGAAGGCGTGGACGTGGTGGATGGGGGCGAATTCCTACCACAAGGAACACCGTGATGTTAAAGAAGACCTTATTTGAAATACACGATGAAGACCGGGCCTTAACCATAGAGCAGCTCGCAGAAGCGGTCCACGAGGCCAACCGCGCCTATTGCCTTGCACAAGGCGACCAAAGCCAGCCCTCCTGGGATGCGTGCAGTGAGGACGTCCGTGCAGGCACTCTCGACGGGGTAGTGTTTCATCTGGATAATCCAGAAGCCACCGCCGATGGGTCTCATGAGAACTGGATGAACCATAAAACACAAGAAGGTTGGACGTACGGCGAGGTTAAAAGCGAAGCCGATAAGACTCACCCCTCAATTGTTGCGTTCAACGACCTTCCTGAAAAGGAAAAGGTCAAAGACTATCTGTTCGAATGTTTGGTACGGACCCTCAGTAGTTTCTGAAAACCGCATAAGAGGAGAGGCTTCGGCCTCTCCTTATTTTTTGTCTCGATAACACGAAGACGTAAAATAGGGGAGCCCTGAGGCTCCCCTGGGTGTGCTTCACTGCGTTTAGCTTTCGCCTACACCGCTCTGCGCTGCCGCTGCAAGATCTTCCTTGTAGCCGCTCTGAACCGCTGCATTGACGTTCGCATCAATCGCGTTAACGAAAGCGGGACGTTGCATTGGGCCTGCATTGACGTAACTGAGCTCATCCAGAATGGTCTGGGCAAACCGACGTGTACCTTGGCTGACAACAGGCATGCCTGCAAATTCAACCGACAATTCTGGTACGTCAGCACCTGCGGTCAGGTCCATCTGAGACTCAAGTTCCCCTGCGGTCATTGGGAACATGTTGGTTACCAACCAAGCTTCCACCACGTGACGACGCAGCGGATCGGGTTCAATGTACAGCGTTGTAAAGCTGTAAATGTCCGCCAGCTGATCCGTCGGGGGGTTTTCCCCACTCATGATGCCAGGTTGTTTGGTGATGGGTTCTGCGATCAAGTTCCGAATGTAAGCCTGCCAGAAGTTATGGATGGCTCGACCATAGCGCTCATCCCACACGTGTGTGGGAGTAGACATGGTTTCGGTGACGTTGGTCGGATCGCGTTGCATGTGACCCGCACCGCCTACCGGACGCTCGGATGATTCAACCGTCAACCCGGTCCGAAGACCGGTGATGTTCTTTGACTGGTTTTCGATCAGAGATTTAAGAACCGCCACCCACTTCTGTGGATTGGGTAGGTTCTGGAAGCCCCGAGGGGCCTCCACTAAGATCGGAATCAAGTTCCGGGGCGTATACCCGGTGTTGGATACGTAGGCCCCAAAGTCCGGCTGAAAGCCGTACTGACCGCCGAGCGAAACGTCAATCATAGGCGTTTGACCATCTCGCCCTTGGTTATACGCCTGCGCGTCGATCAGGGTACCTTTGAGTCGTGACATAATTCAATACTCCGTTGACGATGGATTAACCGGCGAAGTCGCTGCGGCGACGGGCGACGATGGTGTAGGTACCGACGGTCATCATGTTGTTTAAGTACAACGCGATGTCACAGCTCCAGGAATACCCCAAGGCATCATCGAAATCGGTGAAGTAGGTCCGAGGCTCTACAATCACACGATCGTCGAATCGATCTTGCGTCTTGTCGATGATCAGTTGGTTGCTGCGCTCAATGAACTGCTCGCGTGTCAACTTGCTGGTACCGGTCAGTTCACGCCAAGCCCGCTCGGCGACTTTCTCAATTTCAACGATGATCATCATGTTGATGGCGGAGTTGAGTACCGAGGTGGAGTCGTCGTACACCGTTTGCACGGCTGGGAAGAACAACGACCGACGGTCAAAGTTCTGTACCCACACCAAACCGGAGTCCCAATCGCGATCGTACACCCGTTGTGGCTTGTAGGTGCAGTTGACGTCTTTGAACATGGTGATCTGGTTGTACGGCGCAGTATCAAACCCGCGATCGCGTGCCCAGTAACCGTTGCCGGCGCCCATGAACCGAGACATCTTATCCGCAAGCTCCAAAGTCAAAGGCAGTAAGCCTTTGTATTGACTGTTGAGCATGTGTCCGGAGTGACCCACCACCAGAGCCCGACACACAGGGGTGCCAAAGACTTCGGATTCTGGGTACATACGTGCAGCAGCACGCAGGGCAATAGCGACGGAGGTCTCTTCTTCCGCGGTGTTCTGACGGAAACCTGGGGTGGTGACGTCTTGAGTCGAGAGGATCACCGAGATGTCTTTACGACGGCCGATTGGCGTCAGCATCTTCTTCTTAGTGTCCAACGTGAACCCGGTGTCCCAAATAATGGACTGTGGGTACATGGCACTGTCGAGGAAGTTAAAATCCAGATCGCCGTAGTTGACCAACTGATTGGCAACCAACGCATCGAACGTAACGTTGTCCAAAGAACCATCAAATCCGCCGGTGGCGTAATGGTTGGTAGAACCCGTCAATTCAATACCGCCTTCGGCTTTGCCCAACACCTGGATGGTGTGGTACTCAACGCCGCTGACGGTTTTGCCGCCAACGATGTTGACCAGGTGACGCCCTACGTCTGCATCTGCTGGCCACTCAGGTTGATGCACAAGCTCGGTGTTGTACAGCATGTCCAGAATCGTCTGGAGGTTGTCGTGGTAAACGTGTAGGCCGTTGAACGGACCAAACTGCTTGGGTGCGTTGTCCAGATCGCGGTACGCATCCAGTAAGATCTGATCGATGAACAGTTCACTGTCGGTGCGGGTGTTGATGGCGCCTTCTTTAAACGAGAACTGCACACTCTGAGAACCGGACATGGTTTGCACCACGTTGGGTTGACTCTTAGCGTCAGGACGCTCGATCATCTGAATGCGATACAAGAACGCATTTTGGTCAGCGATGACTTCTTCATCGGCGGGGTCGGACGCAGATTCGGTGGTCGGAGCCCAAAGACGGATGCCTTTTAGGTTACCATGAGAACCGAAGTCAGCGACTTGCAGATCGGCGATGGGGTAAATAGTGGATTGCGCTGTGTCGCCTGCGTTTGACAGAGACCCAGCCATGGATTGACCCGTACCGATGGCATTGTCCGTCAGCTCACGCAGAACCCAACGGGTTTTGTGGCCAGGGATCATATCGCCAGTAGGAATAGGGTTGCCGTCCTGATCCAGAGTCAGGCTGTCGTCGTCTCCCCGTTCGTACACCGGGACGTCATCGGCAAGGACTTCCAGCGCCAGACCCAGAGTGGCAGGCGGTGCTGCGTCCTCAGGCTTCATGCGCTGAATCATCATCGCGTTACCATTGCCATTGACAATGTTGGTCAACAGAGTTTGATGGTTGGCGTACTTACTGCGTACATCAAACGTTTTCGCACCGTACATCCGGGTGGCGGAACCACCAGAGACTAACTGGGCGTCTAACGGCCCCTTTTCTGTGAACAGAAAAATATGCGGCAGGTGGGAAGGGATCTGTTCCGGAACAACCGGAAGTATACCTCCAGATTCGTCCTTAACCCCTTGCAAAATCGCCTTAGGGGCGGCATTCAAGATGGCGCTCATTCGAGCCTCCTTTTTAACTAACCATGGTCAGAGTCAGATTCTATGATCGATGCCGTCGCATCTTCATAGAATTACAGACGCATTTGACCGGAATGTGGAAATTAACAGGTCTTTATCTTACATCGGAGTGTAACTATGTTTATCTCACCCTACCACACGACAGCGTGTCGCAACCATCGGATGGAGGACATCCACCGTGAACTCACCAACCTTTTCTTACAAGACGAACTGCGTCATCTCAACGGTCGTGTTTATCTGGTAGGCGATGAGCATACACAATTAAAGCCGTTCGCTCACCCCATCGTCATGGCTAATCCACACAACCGGCGCGACACAATCATTGTCGCCGACAGCCGGTCGGTGGCTAGGGCCTCACGTGAGACCGGTGAACTTAAAGGCGGTTCCGATTTTGAGTACCTGAAGCTTCGAAGTCAGTTAATGGACCTTGCCTGGATCGACGGGACTGGTAACGACCTGCTGAACGCTGGCGACTTTCAAGTCCGCGTGTATTCTCGGTTGATGGCGGAGAACCTGGGTCGACGTATGAACCTGTCGTTGGATACCCAAGCCACGATACAAGTAATCGCAGCGATGTTTTACATCTCGCTGTTTTACGACGAGCTGCCAGAGGGTGAGGAATTCCTTTTGAAGTCGGCCAAACGCATCAGTCGCTCTGTGGGTATTCCCGTGCCGACTGTGTTGGCTCTCATCGAAGAAATCCCGCCCATGAAAGATCTGACGGCGTTTACTGAAACACTGGTGACGCACGGTCACAGCGTTCGATTAGAGAAACTCAAGCCTGGGTTCTTGTACACCATGCTTGGGGGGATCTGGTTCGGGGCCCACAGCGTTGAGAACGTTGCCGTGGCGTTGGAACACCCACCCACCTTTTGTGCCATGCTGCAATTGGTCGTGTTGGATCGCAGTTATCGTAAGAGTATTCTCGGACAATTGATCCAAAGGATCGACCGCCGCAACGAATTGGGCGAGACCTTTTCATACCATCTGCAAAGGATGGTTTCCGTATCGTAACCGACGTAGGATCGTGGTATGTTAGATTATCTCGTGAAGCACGCGGTGGACAACGTCTGGTGTTCGCCCGAACAAGACCGACAAGTGATCATTCGCCCCAAGCGCCTGAGCCATCGCTTGGGCGCTCTGGGTCTTCAACAGGTGATGTGGGAGCGCATTAAGTTACCCACCCAAGGCGACTATTACCACGTCTTTCAGATCGGTCACGTGCACCCTATACTGCTAGGTCTTCATGGTGTCGATGACGATTGGGTTCGACTGGACAGCATCATCAATACCACCACCTTGATGGCGGAAGTGTATTTTGGTGACGGCGTGGTCTTACCCAGAACCGAAACCTGGATCAAGTACGATCGACATAAAAACTTGATTGTGGCCATTCCAGACACACGGATCTTCAGGCGACTGCGAGACGACGGCATCTACTGCCGAGTTTACAGCAACGCCTACTTCGAATCCCATCGGGCCAACGCCACCACCGAAGGCACCTTCATCGAAGGGTTAACCGTCAGTGCGGCCTCCGACGTCTTGACTTTGCAACAGAAGTATCATCTGGCTTTGGTTAAACCTGGAACCGCATACGCGTATCATAACGGCTGGTTAGTCAACGATCTGAGACCCAGTCGCATCGCAGTGGGAGACAAGATAGAATACGTCTACGACAGTTCTATCTACCGCACCATCAACTTCCCTATTTCAGAACTGGGGACCTTCGACAGTACCTTAGACCTCAAGCGCAAGTACCTATTGAATTACGCGCTGTTCGACAACGAACGTATCGATTTTGAAGACGACGTCGATATCTATCTGGTCAAGCGGGATGAACAAGGTCGGGAACGGGGCATCTACTACCACCGCAATAAGAAAGACGCAATACGCATGTTGTCCCACAAAGACTATGCGATCCCAGTGTCCTACGTGGACGGCTTCCAGCAAGCCCACGAATCCGTGTGGTCCAACATGAACGATCTGTCGGTACGGGTGTACGTGCGCAAAGCCGGGTTTGATCGACCGTTGATTCAAGAACACCACCGGTTGTTTGAATTGTATCGGTTGGACGCTGAAAGTGTGAAGCGGGCTATGTTGGGGGTAGACTCCACCGTCACTGTGTGGCAAGCGGCTGCCTTGGAGGCCAGTCCCTACGTAGCGCTGATGCGGGCCAAAGACACCGGTCTTAACTCCTTGTCGGTGCAAGAAGCCTACGGGTATAACGCCGTGTCGCGGTTGGTGGGGGATACTCCTCAAGCCGTGCGAGTCACTGCCAACGGACCCATGGTGGATCTGAAGCCCGGTCATTGGGAAGAGACCACCCTGTACGAGTACAGCGCTCAAGGGAAATTGTTGGGCTACTATTTTCACGCTTCAGGATTGGAATACGTCTGTCGACACCCAGAGACTGCTCTGGTAGAAGCTGTGGTTGGGGAGGTCTCTGAGTCCTTGGACATGACCTCCGGAGAACTCATGGTCTCAACCGACAAACGGTATAACTACCGAGCGTATCTGTGCACCCGCTTAGGTGATCAGTTATTGTGGGATTGGGTCGACGTCAGTAACTCCGAGATCCTGTCGGTGGGTGGTGGTACTCTCAATTTTACAGTGGACTTGCAGACCGATTACCCAACGGTGATCAGCGACAAACGGTTCATCGGGTACCAAGTACCGGTACCGGTGGCCAACGGTGTCTTGACCTTGACCGTCAGCAGCAACGAAACCCATTTGGGTGAAACGGTAAGACGCACCATGACCGTTCCGCCCAGAAGGTTGGATCTGTGGTTGAACGGTCATCCGCTGATCGAGGGGTTGGATTACCACGTCGATTTCCCTGAGGTGGTGGTGGTCAATAAGCAATACTTGACCAACGCTGAAAATCAGTACCTCGACGTTCGATGTCAAGGGTTCTGTGCATCGGATATGAAAACAGAAGCCCCACGGGAGTCTGGGTTTGTAGAACACGGGTACCTGAGCAAAGACCGTCAGTACAACGTGCGGGATGACAAGGTGGTGTCTTTCATTGTCGGGGGTAAGTTAACCTTGCGCTCGGAATTGGACTTTGCGGAAGACAACTCCGGTATCTCCGTGTCCCGGGTAGCCAATGGAACGCCTTACGTCATACGTGAAACTATAGTACCCATGCGCGGTGAGACCTATTTGGACACCTACAACTTTCGGGCAAGATCCATAGCCGTTGACACGGAGATTGAGGCTTACCTGACGTTGAAGTACCCAGAGCCGGTAATCCCAGGGCCCAGTCCTATTCTTGAGCGTTATGCCGTCTACAGTCCGTTTTTAAGTCGAATCATCAACGACCTGCAAGAAGGTTACATTGATGAGAGTCGGTTAAAGACACCTTACTCCAACGCTGAGGTTTATGAGCTGGGACGTTACTACGAGTTCTTGTTGCCCTTTGATCCGGCGAATTTAGGCGTGGACGATCGGTACGTGGCCATACACCCACATCGGTTCTTAACGCCGGTGCCTTTGAGTATTTATCAATACAACTTTGTTCAACGAATCAACGCGCTGTATTTTGACAACGCCATCTCGCTGAGCCAATTCATTGAAGTTCAACTCCCTCAGACGCAGGAGTAAATCATGGCTGAAAGTACGCTGGTACCCATCGCCGACCCCAACCGTGGGTTTAAGGTCTGGTACATCGACGAGGTCTACGCGGGTGAAACCGGCACGGGTCGTTATGTACCCAACGAACGAGATCTGGTGATCTCATACATCGACGGGTGGCTTCGAGTCATCAATGTGGATTACACCACAGGACTGAGTGAACTGCAACCGTTGGACTTCGCCGACACCGGAGGCGCTGATGTCGTCACTGATCGGTTGCTGGGCGCCGGACCTGGCCGCATCAGCGAGTCGTTTCGAGTGTTCTTGGACACCTCGGTGGTACCGCACACACTGGCGTTCGACGCGCGGATGAAAGTCCACGGCACCACCGTAAAGTACCTCAAGTTGTTTCGAGGCACTAAGATTGAAAACGGTGAAGTCGTCTCACGGCAATACAACCAACAAGGCGATCTGCTGGGGGAATCGATTCCTTTGGAGTTGGTGCAAGTTGCGGGGGCAGAGAACCTGGCCATTAAAACCCCTAAGGTAGGTCATTGTGCGGTGTCTTTACCTGATGGAGAAACGGTCACTGCGGTGATGTACGACGACATGGGTGGGGTGAGGTACACCGCTGTGTTGTTGATCAAGAACACCGGGTGGATTCGCAGTCTGAACACCGCGGTTAAGTACGTCACCAGCATCGAATTGGAATCGCCGTTCTTGTCAGCGGCAGACGACCGGCTGCTTGAGTGTCCGGTTAACATTCCGGTAGGAGCCATCACACGTCGGGGGGTAGTGAACTACTCAGACGGTTCAAAGAAGACCTTGCCGATCGACGGCACCAAGTTTGCACTCTTTGGGTTGCAGCGCTTTGTGTCTACCATCCTGGGTCAGAAACAACCGTTGACGTTGATCTATTACCTGTCTCCGGATGAGGTGTCTTACGGATCGGTTCCAGGCGATACCATGCACCTGACCGAGAGTTACCTGGCCACCACGATCAAGGTCGATGGGGCGTACAGCGTTAAGTTGTTCACCTACCCGGCTTGGATCGACGCCATCAACGGCTACCGACTGACGCACTTCCTGTACAACTTGGAACGGGACGAGGTCTTTGAGGTAACGGCCTTGGTGGAACTGGCAGCCAATTCTCCAGCGTTCAATCCGTTGGCGTACGGGGTCAGTCAAGACATCACGTTTGCGTTGGATCTGTCCAAGGTCTCCAGTCGGTTCAAGAACTACCGACATCTACAGACCACGCGGATTTCGTTGTTAAGGCCCGGCCTTGATGACAACACCAACTGGACAGTGAACTACGACAACACGCTGCCGGCTTACGGCGTCAGTGACGAGGGTGCAGGACTTAAGGCGGAGGTTGAGTTCATCAACTCCAATCTGTGGTACCTGAGCATCGACAACGGCTTTGGCAGTGTCGAGCACTGGTTGCGTGAAGTCTATGAGAAGACGCTGCCTCTGTACGACCAAACCGCTGAGGACAAAGCACCGACGCCCAACTATTTCCGGCTGATCGCAGGGGCGTACACCATGGAAGCCCCGGTGAGCATGTGGAACCACAAGTTCACGGTCAACAACCTCTTGGATTCGGGTGAGAACGTTTACCTGCAATTCTTCCGGCGCAACTCACAAACCGATCTACAACTAAGCACTGCGGCGCTGATCATGCGTCAAACCAACTGATCAAAGGGGGAGGTTCGCCTCCCCCTGTGTTTGGCTTGGGGGTGGCGCAGTCTACAGGACATTGATGTATGGTGGTCTTCAAGAACGACTAAGTTGTCTAACCTAGTGCTATTAGTATAGTCAAATAAACATCGTGTGGTGTTAACTATGCTAATTGAAAGCAAGAAGTATCGTGGGTTTTTTGATGTGCCGGGGGCACCGGGATACCTAGTAAACCGAAGTGGCGAATTCATCCTCGCGATAGATGGCAGTAAAATCAACGTCGGTAGCCGAAAGGTGGGTGTTTTAACAGTAAACTTTAAAATAAATGGGCGTTGGATTAAGCGTAGCGTAGCGAGAATAATTGCAAAGCTGTTCGTTGATGTACCGACTGAGTTATCTAACCAACGAGACACTCTACTGATCGACTACGTGGATGGAGACCGGTGGAACGTTGCAGTAGATAACCTTATATGGGTGACGTCGTCTGAACTTCAAAAGGTAGCTTTCAAACGGAAGATAGAACGTTTTCGCCAACAACACCCCGGATCTATTGCGGATGGCAAGAACGATAGATATCCGTATGCAATTGAGTGCTTCACGTTACCTGGATACTACTACTTACCGAATTTAAGTAATCCGGTAGTAATATCTAAGTTAGGACAAATTGTCAATCTGGAAACCGGAGCTGAACATCATACCAGAGTAGATAAGAAAGGATACCTTACCACCGCATTATACAACCAAGATCAAGGCAGATATATACAGGTTAAGGTTCATAGATTGGTTGCTAGGTTGTTCTCTCCTATTCCGCCTCGACATTCCGAGAGGGCCTACGATGATCTACAGGTTAATCATCTGGATGGAGATAAACTAAACAACTACTATGAAAACCTAGAGTGGGTGACTAACGTTGAGAATATGGACCATGCTAGGAAGGCAGGGCTGTTCAGTAATGAAATCACGGTATTGGCTAAAAATATCCAAACGGAAGAGATATCTAGATACGTATCGATTTCTGAGTGTGCTAGAACGTTCTTAATGTCCGCTAGTGTATTATGCAAACATCTTAAATCATCGTCGGCGGGTATGATCCCTAAAGAAAGCCATGTTTTCAAACTTGACGATGATTCTCCATGGCCAAACTCGATAGCTGAAGTAGATACGGAAAACGGGTTCTATGCCAAATGCGACGTTGTGGCAAAAAACCTAAATACTGGTAAGTCGGTTATTTGCAGCAATTTAGCGCATGGCTGCAGGATATTGGGTTTAAATAAGTATACTGTCATGAACATTAGATCCCGTCAAGGAGTAGACTGGCCGGTTAAAGGTTGGGTATTTGTGTCGGTAGCCGAATTCAAACGAACAAAGGGGACGTACGTTGATAATCTTCAAATCTAGTTGGCGAAAATACCCTCGGGCGATTATCGATAGCAAAACACCAAACACCACCTTTTTGCGCTTGGCCTCGGTCTATCGCGCTATGGGTGTGGATCATTATTACTTTCACTTGGCGTTACTTCAACCTGAGCTTCAGGGGATAGACCCTCACAATGAAGACGCGTTGACGCTTGAGCAGAAAGCCATGATTTTGTACGAGTGCGATAACAACCCTTGGTATTACCTGAGGGAGATCGTGCTCGATAAAGGCGCAGGTTTGGAAATCGACGACTGTCGCTTTCGAGCCAATCGCTCTAACATTGCGGCTATGTGGTTGTTGCTGTCGTGTGTTGACTACATTCAAATACAACCACGGCAGACCGGTAAGTCCTTTGGTACCGACTGCAACTCTTTGTGGTTGATGTATTTTTGTTATCGCAACACGGCACTGAACCTGATCACTAAAGATGAGTCTTTGCGCAAATCCAACATCGCTCGGTTGAAGAAACTCCGGGATATGTGGCCAGACTTCATTAACCGCAATACGTCCAAAGACGACAACAACCAGATCTCCTTGTCGTGCAACATGTTGGAGAACAAATACTACACCCACGTCTCCCAAAGTTCTGAGAAAGCCGCGAACAATCTGGGTCGGGGGATGACCAGTCCGTTTATCCACGTGGATGAGGGTCCGTTCATCAACCACATAGAGACCACGGTCAGCGCGGCTATGGGTTCGACCAACATGGCGCGGGAGATTGCCAAGCGCAAAGGCAAGCCGTATTGCACAGTGTTCACCACCACAGCCGGCAACCAAGAAGACCGGGATGGGCGTTACGTCTTTAACATGATGGCAGGGTCGGCAATCTGGACCGAGCGTTTCTTTGACTGTGTGAACCGAGAGGAGCTGGTGGGTTACATCAAAACCAACTCCGATGGGCGGGCCACCATGGTGAACCTGACCATGTCGCATCGTCAGTTGGGGTTGTCCGATCAGTGGTTGTACGAGGCCTTGGCCAACGCGCGCTCGGAAAGCGACAACATCGACCGAGATTACTTCAACCGTTGGACCAACAGCTCATCGACCTCCTTGATTCCAGAACACCTAGCTAAGGCCATGCGGCAATCGGAGAAAGAACCCGTCAGCAGTTGGATCTCCTCGGAGAATTACATCTTTCGCTGGTACACCGAAGTCGATGCGAGTCGCCATTACGTGTTGGTGGTGGATACCTCCGATGCGATCGGACGAGACGACATTGGTGTGGTGTTGTTGGATTCGCACACAGGCGCTGTGGCCGGTGCCGCGGCGTTCAACGAGACCAACCTCATTCGGTTTGCCCAGTGGTTGAAAGAGTTCTTGTTGAAGTATCGCAACAGCACCATGGTGATCGAGCGACGTTACAACGCACAAACCATCATCGACTACCTATTGTTAAAACTGCCAGAAGCGGGGGAAGACCCCTTTAAGCGGCTGTTTAACCAAGTGGTGCAAAAACGCGAAGAGCGGCAGAAGGATTTTGATCGGGTCATGGGTCCTGGTCTTAACCGCCCTAGAAACATGTACGATCAATACCGTCGAGACTTCGGGTTTGTGACCGATTCGGAAAGTCGGAAGTTGTTGTACTCCAACGTGTTGATGAACGCGGCTAAAGATGCAGGGGACCGTGTCAACGACAAGCAGTTGATTCAACAGGTGCTGTCTTTGGTCATTAAGAACAACCGGATAGACCACACCTCCGGTGGACACGATGACATGGTCATTGCGTGGTTGATTGGGCATTGGTTCTTAAACCACGGCATCAATCTGGCGGCCTATGGGTTGAACCCAGCAAGCGTCATGACCGACCGGGCTCGAGGGGGTAAAGAACTCACTCCCACGGAGGAGTATGAGCATCAAGAGCAAAAGGCATTAATGAGTCACATTGAATCCATCCATGAGCAGTTGAAGGTGGTCAGTGGACGAATGGACATTCTTAGACTAGAGGGGGAGATGACCGCAGCCATGTCTCGACTTAAGAGCGACGATTCAGACGGTGTGACTTTGGATGCTCTTTTACAAGAAGCCAAGGACACCCGCGATCGACGTTTGTATGGGCGCCAAGGTGCCCCTAATCGAACTCGGATGCTGTTGGAACGTTATGGACGTTAATGTTTGGAGACTTAAAGGTAAGAGCCACTGCCGTCGGTGGTGGTCGTTGTGGTTGAGGCGACTTGCTACGACGATGTCCAGTACCGTGTGGACCGATCACTACCGCCGGCCAGGAAGTACGGTAGGGGCACCTTACCCATTACACGTGGAAGTGCAGTGCGTTCAGCTCAATTACGAGTTTGGCAAACAGATGGGACTTCGGTTGGCAGTGAAGATGACAGCACTGATCGTCATTGAACACTACCTTACTGAGGATCTACGTCCACGTCAGTCAATCAACCGATACTACGGCCTCACTCGGTCTCAATTACTCAAGGTGTTGCGTCACGAGTTGCCGTGGGTGGATGGGTTGCCTAATGGCGCGGCAGGCGAAGACCGTCAGTACGATCGCCGCCCTCCTAGAGATGTTGCTTAATTCAATCCATCAGTACGTTAAAGGAATACCGAATGAGTCGTTTCACATCGTTCTTTAAACCCAAGCGACTTTCAAAACAAGTCGCCGAAACGATCGCCCCTCCAACGCGAGCTCCAATCGACGTTCCGCTACCTTTAAGACGGTACTTTGAGGCATCGACCTACATCCCAGTGTATTTAAGCGACGACGTCTTACACCCGGTGGTGAAGATGGTGCAACTCACGTGTGAGGACGGTCCCGGGCAGGTGGTGTTTCGAGAAGACAGTTTGTTGGATCTGGATTTGCTCCAGAGACACAGTGGCAAACGGTTTCATCGCATGGATCGGAGTCAGTATCGTCAGGTGTTGGGTGAGGTGGGGGTGAACCTGATCCCACCCATGCCAAGACTGACCTGTGCCTGTACCTGGGTAGACTACAGAGTCGATGACTTAGATAGCGCTTTGGTGGATCTTACAGGGCAACGAGAGTACGCGGTGGTTTCTAAAGTCATGTTGATGGATTGGCTGAAAGATAACCCTAGGGTAGATATCGCCATGTCCATGTTACAATTGAACTCTGATGACGGCTCTATACAAAACGACACCGATTGCATCAACGGGGCGATTCGTAAACTGACCAAGCTGCGCATAGAACGGCGCCTGGTGGACACTTTGGAATTGCCTCCGTTGCCCGACATCGCTCGTCGATTGATCGAGTTACGCAGCAACCCTCAAGGCAACCTCATGGATCTGGTGGAGGCGATTGAAAGCGATCCTATTCTATCAGCGAACGTGCTTCGTTGGGCTAACTCGTCACTCTATGCGACGACAGTCAAGGTCGAGTCCGTAACCGACGCTGTGGGACGAGTGTTAGGGTATGACATGACCATGAACTTAATGATGGGTCTGGTGTTAGGTCGAGTGATGGACGTCCCTGACCATACCCCTACGCATGTGTTGGGGTTTTGGGAACAGTCGATCTGGGTGGCACACGGCGCGCGCGCGGTGAGTAAACTCTTACCCTCAGACCGTCACGTCCCGCACGGCTTGGCGTATTTAACCGGGTTGTTGCATAATTTTGGGTACTTGATTCTTAACCACGCGTTTCCACCGCATTTCCGTTTGATCACCGAGTCAACTGACATCAACCGACACATAGACGTCAGTTTGGTGGATGCGCACATCCTAGGCATCACTCGAGAGCAGATAGGTGCGGAGTTGTTGCGCAACTGGATGATCGGTGAGGATGTGGTGACTGGGGTACGTTATCACAAGCGTATTGAGTACACACATGAGGCGACTTACGCCAATCTGATTTACTTGACTCGGGGAGTGTTGATGAAACACGGGGTTCTGTTGGGGGCTAGATACACCGTTCCTCTGGCTTTATATACTTACTTAGGTCTATCGCCTGAAGCCGTAGACGATTGCATAGTGGCTTTGTTGGAACACAAAGACGAGATTTTAGGTATGGCACATCGGGTGTGACGGCATAGGGGAGGGCTTTCGCCCTCCCCATATGCTGTCTGTGAGCGCCTTAGAAGACGCTGGAGACAAGTTCATCCGCACGTGACTCCATGGCTCCCCCTTGACTGTAGTAGCTCATGGTGAAGGTCCTAAGGACGATGTAGATCATACATCCCGTTCTAACAGACGCCAGCAACGATTTGTTGTTTGACCTGACCGCCCGCTTGGTGATGGCCAACGACAAATCACGCATCTTCATCAAGGCCGGATCACTGGAACGTGACGACATGTACAAACTGCGCAACCGAGAGATCAACACCGACAGATTGATGCTGTTACGAAACACCTGACGATTCTCGCTCATGAACTCAAATGCATGAATCAAGGTCTCATCGATCAACTCGCCAATCTTTGGATCACCTCGGCGACCGTAGTTGTCGGCCATGTACTCCAAGGCCGTTATTAGGTGTCGATCGGGCAGGGTGTGCATGACGTCAGAGACGATCTTCACCAGCTCCGGACGAATGAAGGTCTGACGGTCACTCAGGGCGCTGTGGATGTACCGTTTGAACTGGCTGCTTTTGCGCGACAGATCACGGACGTGCATCTGACCGTCCAAGTCAATCAACGATGAGCGAGTCTGTACCCGAGAAGAGCTCTTCTTCACCTCGTAAAAGACGTGTACCATCTTTTTCACGATTTCCCGAATCCGACCTTGGACGTCGGTGAGCACGTAGAGGATGTCCTTGTCGTTGTCGTAGCGTGCAATGGTGTTGGCGTGTATTGAGTTACGGGATAAGATGTCTTCGCAACGCGCGGTGATCAAGGCTGTCCAGCTGCCTTTTTGTTTCAGTGCAAACTTGTAACTCAAAGCTGCGTAAGTGGCCTCGACTATCGAGCGATCGGGCTCGTATGGGAAGTTGTGTGCCATCAATGAACTCAAGTACCGGTAATGCAGAATCCTTAGAGTGTCCATCATCCCCTGCTCCCGTTGTCGGGCAGACAGGGAGCTGCTGGTCATCAACGCGTGCAACATCCACACAATCGAGTGGGAGAACACATCGCTCTGCACGTTTCGTTCAGGGTGGATGCTTGGCAGCGAGTGCAACTCGGTCTTCAGAGCCACGTCGTCAACTTGCATGATCTCATCGAACCACAGGTTCCGCTCGGAGTTGTGGAATCGTAACGCTGGGGTTCCTAAAAGGTTGCCGCCTAAGAAGGCGATGTGGTTTTCGTTTTTGTTCACGAAGTGGCGTTCAAACTGACTGATGGTCTTCACAAGCTTGAGATCGATCTTCAGGTGTTTCATCTCTTGCTCGAAAACCTCACGGATGGTACTTGCCATACGGGGCCTCGTCTCTGGGTTTGTTGTCTATATGATCGGGCGTCAACGGCCCCGCGGGGGGACCGGCCAGCTGATCCCCTTGTGAGGGTATCAAAGGTATCACGGGGGGGTGTAGATCTTTGGTCTGTTCTGTATGGGTTGTTTCTTCTGTGATCGATGCATCCGTTCTGTTACCCTCATCCATACAAAAACCCAACTCATCTATTATTCTTTACAGGACGGATTTATTATTTGCTAGAAAGAGGAGCGTAAGCGACCAGCCTTTCGAGCCCTACGTTTACGTAGGGCGTAGGTGGCAACGTAGTAAGGAGGGGTAGCGATAGTGTGCGTCTACGCAATATGGGGTTATTGCTAAAGCGTGCACCACGACCCCAAGTTCCTCCTATGGTATAGCGCGTTAAGCGCGCTCGTGCTTAAGGTTATCGTTGGGGTAACGGGTTTGCGATGACCTTAAGTGTGCTGGTGTCCAGAGAACCCTTTGTTGAATAAACACAAGTTTGTACGGGTTACTTGTGTTTGGGTAAATTACGGCGGTTACAGGTTGTGTTTGCCTTGCGTTGGTTCGCGATGGCCGTTACCTACGGGGTTCTCTGGACGGGGCTTAGTAAGTCGCATGAGGAGGCTCAGGCCTCCTCTTATGCCGATTCCAACAAAAGACAGACCTATATAACAAAGGTGAGTTACCCATACGAACCTTTAGAAGGAAGTCCATTATGTCGTTTATAAAGAGCGTTGCTATAAGTGTTGCTGTGAGTGTTTCTGTCAATGGCGCGTTCGCCGTTGGCCGTAAGCTGAAGACTAAGTACGATCAGCGCAACAAGAAGACCACCGCAACACACACCCCCAAACCAGACACCACTACCGATGAGTACGCCAAAGAACGTACACGTTAAGGACAAGACCATGCACGAACTGACGTTGACTAACCTACCGGCCTACGTTGAACGCGAAGCTCAGCTGGTGACTGTGATGTTTTCCTTGGCGTCGGTGGCGACTCAGTTTGCGTCGGCGGTGGCCCCTAAGCGCATCGACGTCTGGATCGCCGACACGATACTGGATGTCAATGCGTACGCCAACAGCGTCTTACCCATAGGCCCTGTAGAAGCCACAGATTACTATCTGGTACTGGCCACCACCGAAGAGACTTACAGTTACGTCCTCCTTCCCCGGGGGCAGTTGATCCAAAGCGTTCCAAGTTTAAGCTAAACCCGACGATCTTTACTCCACGAACCCCACTACCTTTAGGATTCTATTATGTCTACCGTAACCCTACCTTCGTTTAACAACCTTCTAGGATTCGATTTCACCACTCCCAAGGTCCTCGTCTTAGACGGTATTCGGTTCCGCACGGGAATATTTGACGATCATGCAAAAGTAAAGCAACGCATCTATAGCCTAATGGCGTTGTTGTCAGACGACGATGTTAAACTGATGCGCGAGTCGGGCATTGAGTTCTTGATTCATGACAGCTTCACCAAAGCCAAACACCATGGAGACGTTTCCGCTCACTACGCACAGTCAACGATCGTCCTTACGATTGACCCCAAATTTATCGCTCTCGAAGCGATGTTTAAGGGCAAACGGCGCGCCGCCGCCATAAGCGCTCAGATTGAGGTATTGGTGAACCTGGATCTGTACACCAAAGAAGCGATCGACTCCCCAACCAGGAACAAGCTGCTGCTTGAATCCGTCGCAACGGCGTACTTGAAACACGGCCTCATCACCAACAAAGAGAAGTTTATCGCCGCCCGCACCATCAGCGTCAATGTGATGGGGTGTATTGAAAGCGGTGTAAAGCTTGCCGGATCAGTTGTGAGTTTCTTCCGCAAGTAGCGGCATAGGGGAGGGGCATTCGCCCCTCCTCTTATTTTTTGTCTTAATCCTATGTCCCCACCGGACATTCCACCATTAGGACATAATTACCCATGGCAACTTTACAAGACCTTCAGACCAAACGTGACGAGCTTAACTCAGCGATCGTGGCTTACACTCAGGCGGTACAAGCCGGCGTTCAGATCGACATAACCACCACCAAAGCCGCAGCTCAAGCCAAAGGCGATGAATACGCCAAGTTAATCTCTCAGGTTAAGCAAGACGACCCAGCCGTCACCAACGACGATCAGCTGTTCAGCCGCCCTGCGGCCATGAACGCCTTAGCACGTCAAGATGTGGCAACGATTATGACGACAGGCCGAATGTTCGGCGCTGGCATGAAGTTACTCGTTGACACCGAAGGCAATGCATCAGGTGCTACTAATGTGATCTTGTCGTTTGCCGCCGGTAGCGACGTCACCATCGATTGGGGTGACGGTACTGGCTATCAGGCGTACACTGGAGCTGCATCTCACAACTACGCGACTCCAGGTCAGTACACCGTGGAAGTCCACGGCACCGTCAACGGTTTCACCACCGCACTAAGTGAAAACCGTCAACAGATCAAAGACGTCATGCAATGGGGTTTGTTAGAGTTTGCTTCTACTGCCATGATGTTTCAACAACGCCTTGGGTTTGTGATCAGCGCTTCCGATGGGCCGACGATCTTACCAGGCGCCAGTTGCGCTCAGATGTTCTACAACGCTAATGATTTCAACAGCAACATCGACCATTGGGACATGGGCAACGTCGTTAACATGTACTACATGTTTAGTTTCGCCACGAACTTCAACCAACCACTCAACGGTTGGAACGTCAGCAACGTCACTGACATGGCCGGGATGTTCTTTAACACACTCGGGTTCAATCGACCGATCGGTAACTGGGACGTCAGCAACGTCACTGACATGTCTCGCATGTTCTACAAAGCCAACGCCTTCAACCAAGCTCTGAACGCCTGGAACGTCGGTAGTGTTACTAACATGTTATTCATGTTCAGAGACGCCACGAACTTCAACCAACCACTCAACGGTTGGAACGTCAGCAACGTCACTGTCATGAGCGATATGTTCAATCAAGCCGACGCTTTCAATCAACCGTTGTACTTGTGGGATGTAAGTAGTGTTACTAGCATGCCATATATGTTCGCCAACGCTGACTCCTTCAACCAAAACCTCAGTGGTTGGAATGTGAGTCAAGTGACTTCGTACACCGGGTTTAATGTTAACAGCGCATTGGTCGCTGGTAACGTACCTAACTTCTAACCGACATAGAGGAGGGCTTGCGCCCTCCTCGTATTTTGCCTTAACATCTAGCTGCTTTATTTACCGCGCCCGATCATCGATGAGATGAACGAGTGCATTCGTGGTCTATCATTTGTGAAGCTGGCTTTACCCCAGTTCTCTCGGTAGTACTCCATGTACATCTCGTTCGCATCGACGTAGTTATCCACCGTCTCACGAATGCGCCCCAGAGGCACGCCACCACTCAACACCCCTTGATCCATGGCGATGTTGGTGTTGTTGTAGATGTAGGCTTTGGTGGCCAATTCCACCAACCGCCCGTAGACCTGAAAGATCCCTGGGTTGAGGTTCATCATTCCCTGGTCGTTCTCCACCAAACAGGTCAGCCCCAACTGATCCGACAGGTGGGTGATGTCGTCTCGGATCATCACGGTGTTGTCACCAATTAACTGACAGTTGGCGGTGGACACGACGGGCATGCTGGCTAAAGCCCGATACATGTCTTGCGCCGCGGCCAGAAGCTGATTCGACTGCCCTTGGTAGTAACTGGGTTGGCCGTGGTGGTTGATGTAGTTCAAGGTGCGGATGGAGACAATGCTACGTCCCCCGGTTGCCTCATGGGGTACACGCACCACGCGAGTAGCGTAGTCGATCTGCTCGTACGAAAAAGGACGTAGGTCAATACCGATCATGGTACCCCCCACCAGATTGCAGTCGATGTTGACACGGCCTTCAATGACTTTGTCACGAATGGAGGCGTCGATGGACACGTTCTGCTCGTTACCGCGCCAGCGTGCGCCGAAGGAGGTAATGGCTTGTGGTGAGAAGGCCAGTCGCAATACCGAGTCGGGAATGCTGTGACGGACATTGTTCAAAGCGTAGGTAATAGCGTTCATGAGATAGGCTCCTTAAGTCGGGTCATAAGATGCTCTGTGATTGGAACCCTCAGAATCTTAGGGATATATCATCCAAGGGTAGTTGTATTCACCCCACCCGGAGACTTATACTGAGACCCACACATCCGACACCCCTGTGTCCAACGTACCCTGATGGTTTTTACTAACAGGCAATGACCAATAACATGCAAGTATTGCGCAATACTTCAATCGAAACTTTAGGAGTTATACATGTCTAAGAAATTACGAGTATTTGGCTGTGGCGGTGCGGGTATTAACCTGGTGACTCATTACTTCGGTAAAGACGCCGAAGCGGGCATGGCCGAGATGGCCCCAGCGCTGATCGACACCAGTCGCTCTAACCTTATGGGCCGTAAGATTGACGAGGACTCCACGTACTTGGTAGAAGGCTTGGATGGCTCCGGTAAGATCCGCTCCGAGAACTACGACTCTATCAATAAGACCATCAAACAGATCCTGGTTCAAATCCCCCCCTGCGATATGAACGTAGTGGTGTTCAGTGCCTCAGGCGGCTCCGGGTCAGTCATCGGTCCGCTGATCATTAAGCACCTGAACGAGAAACAGATCCCTGTAATCGCGATGGTCATCGGCAGCGACGAATCCACCATCGCCGCAGAAAACACCCTCAAAACCATCAAGTCGTTGGAACTGGTGGCTAAGAACTCCAACATGCCGGTCATCATGTCGTTCCACAAAAACGATTTGGCTGGTCGGCGTTCTGACGTGGATCGTTCCGTGTGGTCAGTGATTTCATGCTTGAGCATTCTGTCGTCTGGCCAAAACGCTGAGATGGACTACCGTGATCTGGTGCATTGGGTACAGTACACTAAGATCAACGGCGGCCGCGCTCAACTGGCAACCATGCACGTGGCTACTTCAGCCGAGCACATGAAACGCATCACCTCACCTTTGTCGGTTGCCAGCTTGTACGGCAACCCGGATCAGGAACACCTGGCCACCTCGGCGGATTACCAGTCAGTGGGTTACACCGATCTGTCCAACACCGATTTCGATCAGATCCACTTCGTCATCGGCGTGAACGACTTGTCCCGTATAGGACGGGATTTAAAGTCACAGGTAAGTCAGCTGTTAGAAGAACGAGGCGCTCGGTTGGACGTTGATTCCATCCTCGACTCAGAAGACAACACCGATCAAGACGTTGTGCTATGATGCCACCGCTTCTGTGGTTGGGGTATCGGATGTTCTGGGGGGTTGTTGTCTTGCCCTCCTGGTGTAGAGAAGGACTCTTAGTTCTTATCCTCACTCGCGATCCCTACCCTACCCCGAGCACTAAGGACGTCCTCCAAGCACGTCCTTATGCAGATGTGAGGGACAGACTGGAGTCGCCGTATTGTGGGTTCGGTAAGACTTGTCTGACACCCGCCTAAGGTTACTGGAGTCGCCATGCGACGTTTAGTGCTCTCAATGGGACTGTCGTGGGTTCAACCGTCTGACCTAGGGGTATTGCTCTGGTCGTGTATAGGCGTTGAACTTCCACCGGCGCCATCGAGTGATTATGAGCGGGTGCAAGAGAGTTTGATCCGAGTGACCTCTTTAAAAGTTCCGGCTTTTAAAGCATCAACTCACACCGTTTGGGTCGGTGGATTGATTCTGGCGCACCCACCGTACTGAGATAGACTCAATAGGGCCCCATTTTTGTGGCTCTCGCCGTTGATTCGGTTGGAGGTTGAACCGTCTGTGGACAATGCGATTCGTTCGTGTTGGTTCCACGTGGCGGTTCAACCTCCTTTATTTTTTGTCTATCTCTTGAGTAAACGGTGCGTATAATACCCGTACAACGCTCTGAGACTAACGTGAATAGGCGTTACTCTATCAATTGGTACATAGATGGCTATTCCTATGTAAAGGGCCATAGAAAGCACTCCAGACGTTTTCAGGGATATATTATCCAAGTGTTATCTTATCCTTGACCAGAAGCGAGAGACCCCTGTGATCTTAATCTTTGACGTGCACGAGCATCTCTATCGCTTGGAGCAACGCTCTCGGCGACCAGAGTCTCTACTGTTGCACATGGTTGGCCACCATTTGTATCGGGAATACCATTTGAACACCGTACACCGAATCCTGTCGGTCGAACACATCAAGCACTACCCGGAGTTTCACCGCCTGTTCAGAATTGAGCTGAGTCTGGTGGGAACCTCCATTGTCCGCACAGGCTCGTTCGATGGCCACTTAACCTTAATCAACAATGACCTCTGCGTCACCTTAGAAACGACCAGGATTGGAGCACATGCACCCACACACCAAATCTCAGATCATCACCTTGAGCGGCTGGGCCGATATCGCCACTGCCTTGATCCACAGTTTTCTATACACCCAACTCGAAGAGTACAGTCCCGACCCCGAGGTGGTTGAGAAGTTAAGTCTTAAGTGGACCATCAAAGACAGCACTCACTGGGTTGGCGTGATGTTGGACGATGAGTTCAACCGTCAGATGGCGTGGGCCGATGGCACCGATGTGGCGTTTGATTCGATCATGCTCCAGATGAGCGAGAAGTACGGTTCGGCCTTACCTCAGATACTGCACCTGGACAAACCGAACAAAACCCAACGGACCTTGTTCTTAGAAGATCTGATTGTGACCTTGGACCCCGTTACGGTGGTGATCGGTGAGTTCGTCTCGGACTTGGTCAAGCAAAACCCTTGGTGGGTCTGGTCGATTCACGGTCGTGGCGATGTGGTCTTATTGGAGTCGGATGAGGATTTCCGCATCAAGATGTTTAATCAAAAAATAGAAACGGGCGAATGGTCCATTAAGTGAGGGCGTATGGTTTACGAGTATCGCCACCAATTAAAACTCTATGAGGTAGGGTCGTATCTGATCGACTACCTTGATGAGTACGCCATCGTGCCCTTTGCAGGCACCATTCACAACAGTCTGGAATCGTACGTGCGCTTCTTGCTGATGAACGACTACCATCAAGCGTCTCAACTCAAAGCCACGCTCACTCGCCTACTGCCCCCGGAGTGTGTAGAACCGCTCGCCGACACCATCCACGACCTGCTGTTGTCTCAGCTCCGCCCTTTCCTCAATCTGGATGAGGGCGAATCGGTGGTGTCGGTGCGGGTGCAGCGCAACTACGACATTGAGGTCATTGTGGAAGAGCTGGACGGCGCCCATTTGATTCAGGCTTAACCCTAAACGTAAAGGACGGTTTTGGCCGTCCTTTATTCACAGAAGGCAATCTATATGACCAGTCATTCGACGTTGATGGATTTGTATTCGGTGCATCAGATCTTCCGCGACCGTATGCTGGAGATCATCCACACACACCCCACCACGGTAGCGCCTTTGGTAGTTGTGGACGATTTCTTTGATATCTGCACCCACCGCGCTTCTGATGCGGTACAGTTCTTTGACGACGCCGGTACCCAACGCCGACACCTAGATCCCAACAAGATTCATCGGGTGATGGTCAGTGGGCATATGCAAGACATCTTCTTTGATGAAATCGGCGACTACGTCTTTGAGGCCAACTACTTCGACAACGACGCGATCGAGAACAAGTTCGTTCACCACGACATCGCCTCTGTCTGTTGTAACGCCGTGGGGGAGATCCTACGAGTGATCATGGGTGTAGTGGTACAGTTCCCTGAGGGCCGCCGGTTCTTTCATCCTGACAACACCAAATTGAATCTGGCCATGACCGATTTGATCATCGAACAGATTCCCCATCGACGTGATGTAAAGGTCACCGTTAGGTTTGAGTGATATGAGCAGATCCCCATTACTTATCCTGTCTATGTACGAGTCGTTGGGTTTCTTAAAGGAATCCCTACAGCTACCGACGTATCTGGCGCAAGAGTTGATCGAGATGACGATCTACTGCCAATTAGAAACTGTAAAAATGAACGGCATTGAATCTGTGTATGGTGCCGGGTCGTCTTACATCAGCGTGTACGAGACCTTGGACGATTTCCTGGATCAGAAGCTGTTACTGGAACCTTCACCCATTTCCCGCCGGAAGTTACGCCGGGCGGCGTTGAACGTTTTAGGCGCGTTACCAGACCACGACGGCTACTGGGACGCCTTGATTCACCAGGACACCTTACACTGTCGAATACACTGGCGCTCAAGCGACGTGTTGATCCATTTTGTTTGAGGTACGTTATGAGACCCCCTGTAATAATCCCCACCAACGACGCCATTCGAGATATGTTCCACATGTCTCAACAGATGCAATCGCTGGAGTTCGACATCGATGAATGCATCCGTGCGGTGTTAGATGCTTTGACCTACGCTCAGAACTACCCACGGTCGTTTGATACCGACGTGGTCTTGCTCCACGAACAGCACAACGTACATGCCCTCAGCACTCACGACGTCCAGATCCTCAACAGCATGATGCGGTTGTTGTACGACAGAGTCTATCAGGCGTTGTGTTCTATGCATATGTACGATCTTAACGGACGCTGCTATTACGAACACTTTACCACCGACCACGGTAACATCTTACTGTGGACCGAACCGTTCGTCCAACCGCCGTCAACCTAAAGGTGTGTGATGATAAAAGTCGTGATTACCGTAGAAGACTTAGAGCTTCTGGTGGCTGTGGTGGAAAGCGACTTGGGTCAAGACGTTCCAGTTGACCCCCGCTCGGTATTGGATAGGATCAATGGTATGATTGATGAAGCGGTCGAGTGCACTCAGAGTGAGGACTTAGTCAGTCAATTTGAGCACTTACTCTCGGAGGCGACGGAATTCAGCGACGATGAAATGCTGTACTTAGCGCCTGAGTTGTACCTCTTTAAACGGGTCTTAACCGAGATCCGCCGGCATCCATACACCAGACGTCACCCTAAGACCCTTCGCCACATCGCTATGGTTGGGTTGTTGGGTGACCTCATGCTCTATTACCAGTGAGGATCAGCAATGGCTACAACGAACCAATTCACCATGGGCGCGATGTACGATTTCACCACCCACGCACCGGCGGTGTTGGGGGCGTTTCGTAGTGTAAAGGTCACCGGCATTGTAGACTACCGTGGGGCACAGCAGTACATAGACCCTGCTGCACGTCACGCCAACGTGTATGGTAGCCTACCGGCCAACACCGCGCCAGACGACCATACCCGCTACTATTATTTGGTGGTGGTACAAACCAACGGCAGCACCACGGCCCTCGGTCTACCGTGGATCGTCAGTGACAGCGTGCAATTGAAAGAACGCGGCCGCATCAGCGTGTCAATCGAAGACACCGGCCCTGAGGACATGGCGAACATCAAACGCGCCTTGATCAGCAACGGCTTCACGGTGGGTAAGATTGAATTAGCCAACTAAAGCCTGTGTGTTAATACCCACACGGTTGTACATGGTATGCATCGATACTGCGATGACTGGACACCATTGCACGTTGACTCCATTGGAGGGACTTCGGTCCCTCCTTTTTTCTGATTTAACTGTGAGACCCCCAGTATGTTGACCCTGATCATCGAGATGCGCGATGTCATCGAAGAGCTTCAGATGAAGGTAGAAGAGGCCCTACAAGTCTCTGGGTTGGAGGTTGCGGACGACGTGGTGAAAGGGCTGTTCCTCGGTATCTTAACCTCAGCCGACACCGTGTACGAGCACATTGACAGTGATAAACAACTGAACCTACTCGCCTCCGAAGACATAGATCGGGCACTGAAGACCCGAGTTCTACACGACACCTATCGCGGTGATCTTTACTGTCTACTGATCGAGTTGTGCAACGAAGACAATGCCACCCTTAGGCAGATCGCGGATTACGGAGTGGATGCCTTGGGCGAGCTGTTCAAGCGGTTCATCCGAGTTATGCACACCCACCCCGGCTGTCGTGGTATGATCAACGCGTTCTTGTCCACCAGCACCTTCCCCACAGGTCTTGGTCAAGCAGCATTGATCCCCACCTTCCAGGAAGCGTATAACAATGAGGACGTCATTGTAACCATCGTAGTCAACCCCGCACTGACCGGAGCGGCCTAAAGGTCGCTTTTATTTTTTTGCCTTGGGTGTTTTTTTGGAAGCCCCGGAGGTATGTTTATGAACACACTAGGAGATGCTCATGACGTCCTTTTTTGTAAGACCCGTAGAAGACTACCACAGAGACATAGACGTGGCCACCGCGTATTACCGAGACGCAGCCACGGGTTTGGCAAAGGCCACCGGCAGACCCTTTCAGACGTGCTTAGACTACGTTAAGGAAGTCACCGGACCCAACGGCCGCCTACGCTTTGAAGACCCGCCTATGAAGTACGTAGGGCGCAAGAGCAACGGCGATCGAGTGTTGAAGGTCACCACCTTCTTGAACTATCTGAAGACCGTCACCGACCACCAGCTCATACTGGCTCCTTCCATGACCGTGTACCAGAACCCCCACGTGGAGAAGTCGGTCACCGCTATTTACATCGACGTGAACATTAAGAAACGGTCTAAATCCAAGAAAGAGATGTTCGCTGCGAAAGAAGCCGGACAGGAAGCCTTGCATTCGTTTAAGAAGAACGAACAACAGACGCACAAGATCAAGAACAACGCTCTCTCAGGGGCGCACTGTTCGGAGTCCACCATCTTGTACTTGGACACCATTCACTCAAGCTTGACGTCCACCTGTCGATCCGCCGCCGGGTACGCCAACGCCAATAATGAAAAGGTCATCAGCGGCAATCGTCATTACTGGTCATCGGACATCGTGATTGCCAACATCGTCTCGATCATCAACCACGTGGACTTAAACGCGTTTGCCTCGGTCATGGAGGACTTTAAACTTCAAGCCCCCACCGTCGATGAGACCATGGAATGCATTCAATACAGCACCGACTTCTACTGGCGAGACCGTAAACGGATGGATTTGATCCGTCGGGTAGTTGGAGGGTTGAGTGATGTCGAACGCGCGGCGTTTGTGTACACGGGCGATTTGCACCACTTAGCCAAACACAACCCCGATGCGGTACGTGCTCTACTGAAAGAGATAGCCACCCTATCGGACGAACCGGTCACCGACCCTGCGCAGTACCTTAAAGGCATCTCCGACGAACAAGGCGCCATGGTGTCTTTGCTGTGCGGTAAGTCTATGGGGGGTAAGAACCTGAGTTCGTTCGACGAGTTTGCGCCTGAAGTCCAGAACCGCATAGGCGCGACGGCCAAACGGTTGACCGAGACGTTGGAGCACTACCGTCAATTGATCAAAGTCCTTCTGGTCAGTGACGTCATGCCCTCCAGTGTGGCCAACTTACCTAACGTCATTCGTCGAAACGCCATTACCTCGGATACCGACTCTACTATCTTTACCGCCCAAGACTGGCTGCGCTGGTATTCGGGTAAGATCTCGTTCGAGGAACAGACCGTTAACATCGGTCACGCGGTGGCTTTCTTAACGTCGGCGTCGATTACCCACATACTGGCAAAGATGTCGGCCAACATGGGTGTGGCTAAGGATCAGCTGCATCAGTATCAGATGAAGTCCGAATACTACTTCCCAGTGTTTGCTTTGACCTCACGAGCGAAGACGTACTTCGCCCACGTCGGTGCCCAAGAAGGGCAGGTCTTTGTCGAACCCGATTTGGAAGTCAAAGGGTCGGTACTCAAAGGGTCGGCCTCCCCGCAGTTTGTGATGGACGACGCTGACAAGTTGGTCAATGAAATCCTGGAAACGGTGGCTTCGGATAAGAAGATCCAACTCTACCCAATCTTAAACCGCATCGCCACCATCGAGAAGGACATCTCCGATTCGATATTGCGTGGGGAAACCTATTACTACAAACGGGGGGAAATCAAAACCGCCGACTCGTACAAACTCAGTGAATCCAGTAGCCCTTACTTCCACTATCTGTTCTGGGAAGCGGTCTTTGCGGATAAATACGGTCACATCGAAGCTGTCCCTTATCGGGTGGTGAAGGTGTCTATTGAAGCCGATTCTAAAACCGACTTTCTTAAGTGGGTGAACTCGTTTGACGACGCTGGGCTTCGTGAGAAACTGGTGACCTTCCTGCGCAGTCACGGCAAGGATAAGGTAACCACCATCAACGTACCTCAGGCTGTGGTGGAATCCTCAGGGATACCTAAAGAAATCATCAACGGCGTCTCTACTCGGAAGATCGTCTCGAATTTGTTGGAACCGCATTACGTATTGTTGGAAACCCTAGGTTATTACACAGTAGATGACAACCAGTTGCGACTGGTCTCAGACACGTACTTGCCCACCGTGGCGGAATAAACGGAGTGAGCTAGGTGAAACGGGCCTTAGCTCGTTTCACCTAGCCGCTACAAGTACGCTATAATAGCTCGATCGATGTGATCGAGCACGCCTTCTGCTGAGTCCTCACCCAAGGCCGACCCAAAGTCTCGGTCTTGTATCAGTTCTCGGTATTTACGTTTGATGTTCGCTGCCTCGTGGTAGTTACGCGCACTGCCTGCGGCGTAGTCACACTGCACCATAAACTCCAAGATTGGCAACACGGCCAGATTCACCGCCCAGGCGTTCTGTCGAGTGATGGCAATCTTAGGCGCGCGGCTGACCACATACAGGTCACGGTGGTCGTCCACCAGCTTGATCTGCTGCAGCATGTCGTCGTAAGTCATAGGACGTTGCTGAAGGTGTGCTATGCGATCGATTAAGTACTTGTCGGTCTTATCGCTCAAGTCGGTCAGGTAGAAGGGCCAAGCGTTGTACCCTTCTTCTAAAGGGGTGGTTTGCAGATGGGTTTTCAATCGATTAAAGAGGGAGATCTCTAACTGACTGATCAACGCATTACCCAAGGGGTACTCGTGTACAAACTGCATGACGGTTCGGATGAAGGGTTCCCCTGCCCGTTTTTGCGCCAGGTACCATTGCCGGTACTGGATGGCCATCATCACCACGTCGATCTGAATCACTGCCCAGGTAGGCGTTTTGCTGGATTGACTGCCGTCTAACGCCGAGATGGACAAGTGGTTGAACGGATGCCGCAACACTTTAACCGACTGTAAGCTTTTCCAGTGGGTGTCCAGATCCAACAGATCGAAATCGGTACTGACCGAGAGCAAGGCCTCAAACACGTTCTTACCGTAGAAACGATCGTCGTCGGTCACCTGCCCGCGTTTACCGGCGCTGGTTAACCCGTTAGCTCGGGTAATCCCTTCCAATCGATTGCTGACTAATCGATGGTATTCGAACAAGGGGAGATTCGGATCAACGGCTATGCCAGTGAGTAGCTTGACCAGGATGTGGTTGCTGCGCACCGCGTAGCTGGCCCCTCTTAGGTGGCGCAGCACGGTGATGAGGTTCTTACGTAGTTGACGGCGCACGTACTCGTACCCAGCCGGGACGGTAACCCGTGCAGCGCCCGTGCTATGATCGGTAAATAACGTATACATAACGAGGTCTCGTGGCGGTATTTAGAAGCAGTAGGAGATTAGGTCATAGTATGCGAGCAGTGTACTCGCATCCTCCGTTCTTCGGCGTTTCTAGGGCGTCGGGGAGCATCTATACCGTTATGCCCATTTGGCTGTGAAATTGGACGGTTTGGCGCTATCTAATGAACCAATGATAGACACACATCTATAATTTCTTACACGGTAGTGCCTACTATATAGACACCATGCATCTGGACATCCTCGACGGAGGATGATCCGGTCAACCCACAGTCTATTCGTTTTTACTCTGTGGTCGGTGTATAATCCATGGATTGTAAAACATTTGAGACCTACATCATCAAGGTGACATAGTTCGCTTAAGAACTGTGTTTGCGCAAACACAAACCGAAGAAAGCAGGAGTATTACGCATGCCAGTAAATATCGATGACGACAACACACCAAACACCAACCCACCCCGCGAAGAACAGACTGCCCCCCGTTCCAACCAAAACCAACAGTCTCGTTCTCCCCGCGGTAAACGTGAAGGCATGGGTGCTCTTGGCGAACGCATCCAGCGTTCTATGAAACGCAACCAGATGGGCGAGGCCTTGGCTGAGTATCAGCGTGCTGTGGACAAAATCTTCAGCGATCTGATGGCACAGACAGGCGCTGAGTTTAAGGTTCTGCCTTTGGACGCCAGCCGTCACTCCCTACACTACTCAGCAGTCATGCTGGTAGGCGTAATGAACATCGGTGGCCAAAGCATCGCCTCGACGTACACCATGATTCTCGAGGGGTCTGCGTCTGACCCTCGTCCGGTCATTGCTCAGGTGTACGGGCAACCTGTTGAATCCATCCGCACCGCGATGGACGCGTGGGACGAACTGACGTGGCAGAAAGTGCAGTCAGTGGTTGCTCAGCAATACGGCGACGGTGTCAACATCATGAACGCCGGTGCGATGGTCGTACCTGCCGAAGTAGAAGCCAAGGATGAAGAGCGTGTGTGGCAGATCGTTTGGGCCGCTCAGGAAGCTGTACTGTCCAATCTGGAAAGCGCTTTCCCACAAGACTTTGCTCATTTCAACCTGGCTGAGATGTTTGATCCGTCTCGCGATCGCATGAACGCGTCTTTCACCTACAACGGTGATGATGGCGAATCGGTTACCGGTCTACCTGTACGTAGTGACATCACTTTGGTCATGGCCGCCAGCGAACGCAACTCCAGCGGTCGGGATGACGTGTCGTCTTTCCAACACCAGACCTCTCGTGACCTGATGGAAGTGAACAGCTACGTGGATCTGGTGTACGCCCCGAGCAATCAAGTGCCCGCACCGGGCCAACAGCCACCGACTCAGACCTTCGTGCCACGTGTGGTTCTGACCAAGGTTACCGCTTTGGATGCGCCGTTTACTCCAGAAACGTTCCTGTTGGCACTAGCCACCTCGTGCTTGTTGGGCGAAAGCTACAACTGGGCGTCTCAGTTCGCTAACTTCTCGGCTGAAGAAGTGCACGACATTGGCGGCGTTGGTTACCGCATGAAGAACCCAGCAGACGCCAACGCGGCGTCGGCAGCCATCGACACCAAGACCAACAGCTTTGGCACCAACGAGTTGTTTGACCTGGTACAACACACTTGCTGGAAAGATCCTGCGTTCTCCATCGACTGTGAAGACGTGGGTCCCGAGTCCTGGCTGACAGGTGCCCTGGTAGATGCCGCACACAACAATGCCCAAGCGATGGACTTCATCGTGCAAGCAGCCAACAACTTGACCAATGGTCAGTTCAGTCAAGTGTGGCAGGGCGGTTCCATCACAGCGTCTGAAAACAACAAGGTACATTTGGGTACCTACGTGGATGCTCAGGGTCAGATCCGCGATCTGCGGGAAATCGACAGCCTGGCGATCCTGAATCACTTCGGTCATAACGACATGACTGCGGTTAACCTGTGGGAAAGCACGTTTAACGACATGCAAGCACCCATCGAACTGCGCCTTGAGAAGCGTCTCCAGATGATCCGTCAGCTGGCAGGTAAACTCAAGATCCGTGGCTTCGCTGAGCGCGTAACCTTCGTTCCAGAATTCCTGGATGCGCTGGTACAATCAGTCGTGCGTGCTGGCTTGGCAGTAGATCAAGATGGCCTACAGTCTCTGTACGGTCAGAATGTGCAAGTTGGCAACAACTTCCTGCAGAACTACGCTGCGCACACCGGCGCCAACGGCATGATGAACCAAAGTGGCCCTGTCGGTCACCACGCGTTCCGTCGGCCGATGTCCCGCTGGGGCTAATCGCCTTAGTAGACGTGAATACAGAGGAGGCCTTCGGGCCTCCTCTTATTTTATTTTTTCAAGTCGTTCTTACTCCGCACGACCTGAACTAAGGTACCTTAAACGACATTGGAACTGGTTAAAGCCAACCTAGATTCGTTATGGTACGAGAAAAGACGTTCTCTACTAGGGAGTATATCGATGCAATTACCAACTTCACACGTGGCCACCAAAAGCCAATCTGGAGTGTTCTGTGAGTTGATTGATTACGATCGACTCTATGAGTCAGTGTCCGACCACGCCATGCTGGTCAATACGTTCAACACCCGCAACGACGATGAAAAGGAACGTCTGAACCGGTTACTGTACACCGAATACGAAGGCGATACCTTAGATAGCAAACCTACCTGCGACTGTGGTAAGTTGGCGGGTGAGTACAACAAAGGCATTAAGTGCAGCAACTGCGGTACCGCGGTGGTGGCCATCACCGAACGTCCAATGGAGTCCCTGCTTTGGATCAAGGCCCCGGACGGAGTGCGTTCCTTTATCTCTCCGGCTGCTTGGAACGTACTAAACTCCATGTTCACCTACCGAGGCGTTCAATTGGTGCGTTGGTTGACTGACCCAACCTACACCCCCAACAAGAACGTAGACCGCACCGACCCCCTGTTCGAACGCTTCCGTCAGGCGAGTTGGAAACGGTCCATCAACCACTTCATCGACAACTTTGATCAAGCCTGCCAGATGATCTTCGATGGGAAAGTTGTGAACCCCATTCCCAGACGCCGCCGGATGGAGCAGTTCATCGAGGAGAACCGAGACCGCTTCTTCCCTCAATACCTACCGATCCCCAACCGCGCCATCTTCATCACTGAGAAGACCGCTATGGGCACTTACGCCGACAACGTGATGTACTCGGCGATCGACGCCGTGCGCACCATGACGTCGCTGGATTCGGGGATTGGGCCGGCCACTCAACGGATTAAAGAAAACCGGACGGTGAAGGTCATCCAGCAACTGTCCAGTTACTATCTGGAGTACACCAAGAACAACCTGTCTAAGAAACCCGGCATGTTCCGGCGGCAGGTGTATGGGTCTCGACTGGACTTCTCTGGGCGGGCGGTGATCAGTTCGTTGTCGCACCCCCATGCGTACGATGAGCTGCATTTCCCTTGGGGGTTGGCGGTGATGATACTCAAGAGTCACATCACCAGTAAATTGATGCGACGCGGTATGACGCCCAGTTCAGCGGAAGAGTTTCTGATGCTGCACACCACCAAATACCACCCACTGTTAGAGACGTTGTTCGACGAGTTGTTAGAGGAAAGCCCGCAGAAACGCCTTCCCGTGTTGTTCCAACGGAACCCGTCTCTGGTGCGTGGCTCAGCCCAGCAACTGTACATCAGTAAGATCAAGACCGACCCTACCATCAACACCATCAGTTTCTCCGTTCTGGCCTTGGCCGCACCGAACGCGGATTAAAGTCTTTCGATAAGTTTCTAAATATATATCATCCACGTACATTAGATGCGAGGTGATTTATGTACTTAGAAGAATGCTTAAGTGTATCAGGTTATTATCACCACCCCCGATTCGAGACCATAGCAATTTCTCGAGATAGCGACGTTGTGGATCTAAAGACGAAGGAAAGTCTGACCCAGTCGTTCAACGGGTACATGGAGTACTACACAGTTAACGTCCCTAAATACGGTACACACACAATGCACCGACTCGTAGCGGAGACCTTCATTGAAGAAGATCGCCCCATCGAGAAATTACACGTTAACCATAAGGACGGTGATAAAGCCAAAAACCAGGCTGATAATCTTGAGTGGGTTACGCCACAAGAGAATGCCATTCACGCATACACCAGTGGGTTAAGAAGCGATAACCGCGAGGTCTTAGCAATTAATCTCAACACTGGTGAGGAACGTTCGTTCTACTCGTTAAATGAGGCAGCCCGATCGTTTAACGTAAACCCTGAGAAGCTCCACCGTTGGTTGAACAGTAAAGAACTGTATCCGTTCAACCACCACTGGAACTTGTGTTACAAAGGAAGTCAGTGGAAACCGTTGGATAAGTCGCACATTGGACAGCATCCAAGATCGCATCCCAGTGATGTGGTGTTATATCGACTGGACGATCAGTGCGCTATCCTTGTAGGTAGCTTTGCCCAAGGGGCAGAGATGCTTGGAACCACCAGCACTACTGTGTCTAAGTACGCCAATGAGTATGCTAAGGTCCCCCTCAAAGGACACCTTGTATATATCGTCAGCGATTACCCGGACGAGTTGGTCGAAGCAGTAGATTGTAGGAAGGAACGAATACCACCGACTGCGCCCACCCGAAAGCCAGAACGGATCATTGTAGCCGATACGGTTGCTGATACGTCCAAGGAATGGAATTCGGTAAGCGAGTTTGCGTTTAGCGTCACTGCTAAGAAAAATACGATTCAACGCTCGATGTTGAAGAACGACGGTATGTGGAAACACTATTGCATTAAGTATATCGACAGTCAAAGTCCTACACGGCAGTAATGTCGTGTGTATACTCCTTTAATTGCTGGAAACCCCTGAGAGCTTCATCGACCACAACGTGGCTGGAAACGGCGAGCGTGACGGTTCAAAAACGATGAGGATTGGGCAATCAGCAGCGAAGCTCCTGTAAAATGGAGAACGTTCAACGACTATCGCCGGCGGGCGAGTAGAACCCGAGTGGGTTCGAAATAGGGAGGGTCCTAACTCTAAACGAGAAGGATCAAGATATAGTCTCGACGTCCAGTGAAAGCTGGAGCTGCAGATCGTGCTGCGGGGTGGATTTAACGTATCCACCTGAAGATTTTTGTTTGACGGCGACGAAATGAATGTTGAGCTTTTGCTCGACCAGGTAGAACTAAAAGCGTTCAGTCGTCTGGCTCCTCACATGGGCGTACTGGATACCCACGCACCGTTCAAGATTTCAGGCAACATCAAGCTTCCTGGACCTGTGATGTCTACCGTGGTGTCGTGGATGCACCATGGCGAGGAATAAACACATCAATGACCCCGAACAACCCGTACCGTTTGATAAAGGAGGACCGTGCGAATGCCTCAATTCTATACCGGTGACAACGACACGTTCGATGCGTTTGCGCACGGTGAGGTTCACCCCGAAACCGCCCGCTACCTAGAGAACATGATACAACAACCCACCCAAGCTATAGGCGCAGCCAGTCAAGCACTGATGAGTCAATCGGCAGAGCTATACGATCGGTTCATGGGTTCCACCGCCATGCGTCGCATTCGTGCCGCCGGTCGTCAGATTGCCAGTCATTGGCAACGCGACACCATCATGCCAATAACGACCCCCGCACAACTCCAGACGGCACCTATGTCTATGCATCGATGGCTGATGGCGGAACCAACGGTGCGGGCTTTGTACCACGAGCAGCAATGCGATGGGTACAGCGATACTTACGTAGACGCCGAACCCGGACGTCGGGGCGTAGACCACAGCGACTATCGTCGTGTGATGGACGGTATTGTTGAGATGGACGAAGACGGCGGTTGGTCGTCTACGGAATATCTGGACGAGCTCCCAGAGAACGAGAAAGAGTTCTTGTTTGAGGAGCAATTCGATCTTCTGCGCAGTTGGCACACCATGGCTGCAGCTGTTATGGCCAAGAAGGACGATCCTACCTCACCGTGGAACGCTGAACTGTAACCATTGTAGGTGGGGCTAAAACCTCACCTACATTTTTTGTTCAATGGACAGCAAAGGTATGTTAGGCAACATAGAGTCGTTTAAAGAAACGCCGCTGCCGGTGGTCAAACCCGCGCCTGTGTATTTGATGAAGGACGTTCTGGTCGCCTTGACCGAACCCGACCGAGAGTTGACTTACGGCCTGCCATTTTGTGAAGTAATAGAGGGCATACCCCAGTGGATGATCGGTACCCAGGACCCACAGTACATCTATCGTGAGATAAAGGCATCTTTGCACGCCATGAATCTTACTTATACCCATTTGAATGGACGTCTGATTTATCGGGCCCGTCCGATTACCCGTAGGAGAATCCCGATGGCTTACAGTGGTCTGTTGGTTAACCGAATGAAGCAGTTAGCTGCCGACAGTGCTGGCGATACCTTTGACCCTAAGTTAGCAATAAAACTCTATCAAATGCTGGGCGATTCTGGTCGCGCGGTGTTGGTTGATCATTTGACCAACGGTCCCATCATCAATGCGAATTACGAGATGGAGGGGTATCAGTCCGGACTGGTGACCATCGGGTTACTGACTCGGTGTGTGATCAAAGGTAAGACCGGTTTAACGGTAGCCAATGAGTTGGCTCTGCGTGTATACAACGCAGCTCTAGACGAAAAGAAGGATCGGACAAAATGACTCGACTTCCAACTCTCACCACCGCAGGCTGGGTCGACGACGTCGTCACCATGTCTGCAAAGTTGATCGATTACTTTTTGGTCAGCGAACACAGTCAAACTCAACTCTATCGGGGGAATATCACCTCGATGACGTACCTGGTTCAGCGATATGGCAGCGAACCTTCGGCCTTGGCCGATCACACCCGCTCGCAATTATACAACTACCTGAGTCACTACTTTGACGAAGTCCAGGTCAACACCGACGCTGACAACTTAGATTCGGCGAATGGACGATACAATCTGCGTATCGACGTGATGTTGACCAAAGACGGACAACAACACAGTTTAGGACGCCTATTAGAAATTGGCGATTCCCGTATCTTAGGCGTGACCGACTCAGCCTACCGTTAAAAGGAAGTCTTTTATGTTGACGAACACCCAACGCATGACCCTGATCAACCGATTGCAAGTGTTGCAGCAAGAAATTGCCAACGTCACCCAAACCTTGATCGATAACCCCTGTCCGTTGAGCGAGTCAGAGTTGGATAAAGTAGCCGAGTCCATATTGAAGAACGGCGCGGTTATGCAACTTTCCAGTCTGGAATATCAGTTGAAGGTCGGCATGGACGACAGCGTGTTGGCCACGTATCACCCACGCGCCCCAGCCAACAAAGTGAGAGCTTACAACTCGCAAATCGACGATCAGACACTTACCGTCTTTGAACGGCTGATTGAAACTGGGCAGTACGTGATGCCGGACGGCGATGAGGCTGCAGAGGCGTTCTGTATTCGAATTGTCAACGGTAAGGCCGCAGTGGAACCGCCCAAGGACAACTCGACCGTGGCTAAGGCTGTGGTCGATGAAGAACCTAAAGACAAAGAACTCAAGGCGTTGTGGGAAATCACGGTTACTGACGAAGAACCAGCCAACCCTATCCTTAAGATCGGACCTAACCGGGTTGTGCGTCAGAAGGTCGACGGTGAGACTCTGGAACAACATCTGGAGATGTGTGGTACGTCGCGCATCGTCTTTGAAGAACAGATCGCAGAGCTGCGTGAGAAAATGGCTCCGGGCGTCGTGTGTTGGGTGCATCTGGTCGAGTCTAACCTCAGTTAAAGCGGACGGATGTGCTTGATATATTGAGAAAAGACACCATTTTGACACGGGAGTAAACTCATGTCACAGACAGATGAGAAGTCGCTGGATGCGATCTTAGAGAGCGCTAAAAAGGACCTGGCCAAGATCACTGAGAAAGAGTTCACGGCCAAACTGTTGCCGATACTCACCAACACTGGCGAAAGCGCCAACCTGGAAGCGTGGCTGGACACAGCGGGTTCTTGGCAGAGATCCATCGCCGTCACCGACCCCACGGGTAAAGATGTGTTGTTTATTGTACCGGCGTTGATTGGCGGAACAGGGAAACCGGTATTGCAACGTGGCGATAACTCGGCCTACGAGCTTATAGAGAATGCTCAGCGTAAGATGCGGGTTGTCCCAAGGGCAGGCGATGAAATGCTCATCAACGGCCTCAGAGAGCGCGTCAGCATCGATGGCGACCGTGCCGAGGCCATTAAGGTGTGGAACTACATCTATCGCCGCTACGGCTATACGGATTTGCTGATGCCGGAGGCGCATTCGGAAGACGAAGTTGTCGACAATGGCAGCAACTCCGCTTTCTCTGGATACGACGAGGCCTGATGCTCAATCAAGCGCTTAACATCGCCGTGTTCTCCGATGTCCACTTAGGACATAGACGAACACCAACCGAGTCGATCATCGAAAACCTGAAACGCGATATTCCTGACACCGCTGCCACCGCGGACTTAGACGTTCTGTTCATTCCAGGCGATCTGTTTGACCGCCTGTTGAATTTGCCAGACAACACCGTCTACGAGATCCACGCTTGGATAGCTCGCTTGTTGAAGATCTGCAAACGCCGAGACATAGTGCTGCGGGTATTAGAAGGCACGCCGTCTCATGACTGGAAACAGAGTCGT